CCGCCCCCGCCGCAGTATGCACCGCCGCCGCAGTACGCCCCGCCGTCGCCGCCACAAACCGACCCCAACCTGGTCGCGTTGTTGTCGCAGTTGGCCCAGGGCATGCAGACGCTCAACCAGCGGGTCGGGGCCGTCGAGCAGGCCCCGCGACAATCTCACGAGTCCCGCCCGTCGCCTGAGCTGTCGACCCGTCCGGCTGACCCACGCCCTCGTATGGCTCCGGCGAAGTCGGTCATTCGCAGGAAGGTCGGCGATGATAACCCGTACGCTGCCGACTCTCAGAAGCCAGTTTTTGAGGACTCGGTCCGTGCGGCCCGCGATCACCGCCGCGACGACGATGACCGCAGCCGCGATCGCGACCAGCACCTCGACGAACTGGCGGACGATCACCGGGACGGGATTATTGTCGGCTTCGAGACTCTCGGTCTGCCGTACATCACCGGTCCGATCGGTCTCAAGGCCCGCCGCCGGGTGTTCTTCGAGTTTCCCGAGACGGGCAAGCAGTCGGCGTTCTACCACGACGTGATCGAGAGCAAGAACTGCATCGCCCTGGTGTACGACACGCGGTACGAGGACGGCCAGCAGTACGAGCCGCCGGATCTCGACATCAAGCAGATCAAGCTGCACGTTCCGCACCTGAAGAAGACCTTCGTTGTGTCTTCGATGGGTTTCTCGTACCCTCAAGGCGTGTTCGACCACGTTGTGTTGGTCAAGCACGACGTCGAGACCCTGGACTACGAAGACGTGAAGTGATGTAGTCCGTACACAGAGGAGCAGGTTATGATGGAGAAGACTGGAGTTTGCTCGGGCGAGGGCGAAGCACCCAAGCCCGACGAGAAGAAGGCTGCCGACCAGCCGGCGGATCAGAAGTGCGGCCACGTGCACCAGGGGTGCGGCCACGACACGCTGAGCAAGATGGCCGAGAAGGCCGCTGAGACGCCAAAGCAGTAAGCCTCGGGCAGATCACAACACGGACATGGAGGTCCTTCAATGGGATCTGCTACACTTCGCGGTCAGTTCGCTCGCTTCTCCGGCGTGGGAGGCGGCGAACAGTTCCCAGATCCCTTCCTCGACGTCTCGTCTCTCGCCGTCCCCGGTACGATGCGGAACGCACTGTACTGGTGCGAGTACATCTACTCGATCTTCGGCACCTACCGGATGGCGATGGAGCGGATCATCTCCTACTTCCTCACGGACGTGGAGATCCGCAACGTCAGTGACGACGAGAAGAAGAAGTGGGATGGCTTCCTCGACGACACCCTCGACATCATGACGGTGTTGCAGAACCTCCTCCGCGACCGGATGTGCTACGGCAACTCGTTCAGCTCGGTCATCGTGCCTTTCAAGCGGTTCCTGGGGTGCCCCAAGTGCGGTGCCCATTACCCGCTCAAGGTGGTGATGGAGAACGCCGCGTTCGGGTTCGCCTTCAACATGCCGGACTTCACGGCCACGTGCCCGCAGTGCAAGGTGGGCGGCGGCTACCGGGGCAAGTGGCGGATCGACGACAAGGCCGATGACGAAGAGACCAAGATCAAGGTCAAGCGGTGGAACCCGCACGAGATCGAACTCCTCCATGACCCGTACACGCACGAATGTCACTACCTCTGGCGTATCCCCGAGGAGTACAAGCGAGCCGTCCGCCAGGGCAACCTGTTCCATCTTGAACGGGTGCCCAAGCAGGTCTTGGACGCCATTCACAAGAACCAACTGTTCCGATTTAACGACGACACCATCTACCACATGAAAGAGCCGACCCTCGCGGGCGTGCTCAACCGGGGCTGGGGTATCCCCCGGATCATCTCGAACTTCCGCCAGATCTGGTACGTCCAGGTCTTGCACCGCTTCAACGAGGCCATTGCCCTCGACTACGTCATTCCGTTCCGCCTCATCACACCGGGTGCCCGCCAGGGCAGCAGTTCGACGGGTGGCATCGCCCAAGATCCGCTGATGATGTACAACGGCGGCGACTTCCGGGGCCAGGTCCAGTCGATGATCAAGCGTCGCCGCCGCGATCCTGCGTCGTGGCAGGTGCTGCCGTTCCCCGTCAACTACCAGATGCTCGGGGCCGAGGCCAACCAGCTCGCCCCGCGTGAGCTGATGGATCAGGGCATGGAGACCCTGCTCAATGACGCCGGCACGCCTGTGGAACTGTACAAGGGCTCCCTCCAGCTTCAGACGGCCCCGGTGGCCCTGCGGCTGTTCGAGAGCACGTGGCACCACCTGGTGCACGACTGCAACTCGGCCCTCCAGTGGATTGTCAAGCAGGTCGGTCAGATCCTGTCGTGGGAGACGGTGGACGCGATCCTGAAGCGGGTCACCATCGCCGACGACATGCAGAAGCAGATGTCGGCCCTCCAGCTCATGATGAGTCAGCAGCTGTCGGGGACCAGTGCCCTGTCGGCCCTGGGGTACGACTGGATTCAAGAGCAGAAGCAAATGGCCGAGGAGTCCCGGACTCAGTCCGAGATCCAGAGCCGCACTCAGGAAGAAATGGAGCAAGCGGGCTTTGCACAACAAATTGCAAAAGGTCAGCCTCCTGCTCAGGGAGGCGGGTCTGCTGGTGCTGGTGGCGGTCCTCCTCCCGGCGGTGCTGGCGGTGGAGGCGGCGGTGGTGCTCCTGGTGGTGCCGCCCCTGACGCTGCTACTGCTATGCAAGGAAGCATGGCTGGTCCTGTCACGCAGTACATGCAGCAGCTGTCGCCGAATGTTCCCCAGACTCCGCAGGACATGATGGCGGCGGCAGACACGATTGCTCAGGGTTTGCTTGGGAGGCCCGAGGGCGAGAAGGACATTGAGCTTCGTAAGCTCAAGCAGGGTAACCAGGTTCTGCATAGCCTGGTCACCGCCCGCATGGACCAGATCCGTCGGGACACAAAGAGCCAGGCGGGTAACCAGGCCATGGCCCAGATGCAGCAGGGCGGCGGGGGTGGAGGTCAGTGATGCAACCCAGATTCCTGGTCATCATCCCGACCTACGGGCAGTTCGACTATGCGGCGGCGGCGTGCGAGTCCCTCTTCCGGACGACGCCCGACGCCGCCGTAATGGTCGTTGACGACGCCAGCCCCGAGATGCTCGACCGCTACAAGTACAACGAGAACGGACCGCACCCGCTTCTGGCCGAGGTCGCCAAGGAGTACCAGACCCGCTTCATGTACCTCGGCTTTCCCGACAATGGCGGGCTAACCCGGTCCTGGAACGAGGGTCTGCGGGCGGCTCGCCTACTCAACTTCGAGTTCGCCTGCTGCACGAACAGTGACGTGCTGTTCACTAGGGGGTGGACGACGTCCCTGGTCCACTGGCTCGACAAGGGCTACGCTCTGGTCGGCCCCGTGTCGAACGCCCCCGGTATCACGGCCGAGGGACGTCAGGAGGTCGACAAGTACCTGCTGGGCTACCACCTCAACGACAGTCCCGAGTACCTGGACGGCATCGCGGAGATTCTCTACAAGAGGCACTTTAACAACGTGGTGCTCTCGTCGGTCAACGGCTTCTGCATGATGGCCAAGACGGTCGTGTGGTGGCAGAATGCGTTCGACAAGGAGCACGTGTTCAAGCCCTCCAACCCGTGGAACAGTAAGGGTCGACCCAACCCGACCCCGCTGATGACTCTCAACGAGGACGAGCTGCAAGGACGGTGGCACAAGGCGGGTCTCAAGACCGCCGTGGTGCCCGGCTCGTTTGTATTTCACTACCGTGCTGCTACCCGAGGAGAGCGGTACAAGCGGGGCAAGTGGTTCCGAAAGGTGACGTGATGTCTGCGACTGTCTGGTCCACCGACGAGCCGAAGTATCCGGGGTACTACTGGGCGATCTCCCGGCACGGGGAGATTGACCTCGTCCGCGTGCGTTCGATCGTGCATGACTACCCATCGACCGGCAACTTGCTCGCGACCAAGTACAACTACACGTTCGGCGACATGTGTGCCCCGGACACGATGCGGTGGACGCACTGGACGCCCGCCGTGGCCCCCGAACGGCCCGCCAAGTTGCCCGAGCCTCCGACAAAGAAGGAAGAGCCGCCACGCAAGATGGGGCACAGGGAGCGGAATGAAAAGGTCCTCGAAGACGCCATCCGGGAGCAAACGAAGCAGGCCCCGATCAAGGCCCGGTTCCAGACGCTCACCGCTGCTGAGGGCGACACGGTGTCGCAGACCGTGTGTGTCGGCGAGGGCATGATGGTGATCGACGGCGTTGCCGTGATGCTGGACTTGGGTATGCCTGCCAAGGACGATAAGGTTAGCGACCTGGAGACAGGTTGGAACCTGGTACGAAAGGACTTGCTGGACCGGTTGAGCAAGATTGCCCACGGCCGGGAGGAAGTAGGTGTCCGGCACCTCCTGGCGATCGCTAAGGAAATCGCGGCCGAGGTGGTGACAATGTCCGAGGCCGGGCGTGCGGGGGCGTATCGCCGCTTGCGTGCCGTGAACCCGACAGTGCTGTGTATGGTGAAGTCGTTTGTTACCCCCGCCAACGAGAAAGAGGACAACTCGCTGCCACGTCCCTAATTCACACCCCTTCAAGGAAGAAGGTCTGCCATGCGTGTAGCGGTATACACGGGACTGTTTGGCTCGATCACAGATCGGCTCAGGTCCCCGCTGTACGAGTGGCGTGAAGAGGTCGGGGTCGACCACTTCGTGTTCACGGACCACGACCACGGGTTCCCTGCCCCGTGGCAAGCCCGCCCCTTAGCTTGGCGGCACCCCGGCAGCTCGCGACGCACCGCCCGCTACCATAAGGTGATGGTGCACGAGCTGCTCCCGGACTACGACTGCTGGGTTTGGATCGACGCCTGCCTCCAGTCACGCACGCCCATCTCGACTATCCTCGACTCAATCACCGGGCCGCGTGAGATCGCCACGTTCAAGCACCCACATCGCAACTGTGCGTACTCCGAGTTCGTGGCGTGCACCAAGTTCCGCAAGGACTCGGTCGAGGTGATGCAGAAGCAAGTCAGTGAGTACAAGTTCAACGGGTTCCCGCCGTCCTACGGCCTGGCCGAGACCGCCTGCCTCGTCCGACACAACTATCCCGACGTGGTCGAGTTCAGCACGTTCTGGTGGGATCAGATCCAGAAGCACAGCCTGCGGGATCAGATCAGCTTTCCCTACACCTCGTGGAAGTTCGGCACGCCGTGGGGCGAGCTATTGGGTTGCCGGGACAACTCGCCGTACTTCGTGTTTCACAAGCACACTAATCACGGAGACGGCCGATGATCACCATCCTGACCCCCTACGGTCGTAACGAGGTCACTATGGCGGCGATCCGCCTGGCCGACCTCGGTGTCGCCGCCGGCATTGACGTTAAGCTCGTTGCCTTGGGCGTGCACGAGCAAGGCATTCACCCGTACTGGGACAAGCACGTTGTCAGCGGCCGGGACAACGGCCTGTACTTGGCCGTTCGTACCGCTTCCCGTTGTGTGTGGTTCGTGTGCGACGAAGAGTACCACGACATGGCAACACTCGTGTCGGACAAGGCCAAGCACATCTTAGTCCCGTCCTGGCACCATTTGACACTTGACGCCAAGGGGTTCGTAGCCGGTGGCTTCGACACTATCGTGTGCCCGACCAAGCTGTGTCACCACCTGGTGCGGACACACATCTTCAAGGATAAGGTGCCCGACGACAAGGTACTGACGTGGGGCCGGTGGGACTCCGGTCTTACGTTGACACCGCACGAGGGTCTGAGTGGCAGCGGCGGGGTTAAGCTCTTGGTGGCGTGCGACACGCACTGTATCGACGAGTGCGGGCTGATGACACTGCGGATTGTCAATCAGCTCCTCGAACAGGTCGAGCACAGCCGCGTGACGCTTATGTGCACCAAGACTTGGTCGAAGCGAGATCGGGGACGGATTCAGGGCTTGGTGGCTGTGTGGCAGGGGCGGCTGATGGTGCTTTATCCGACATCCATGGTTGAGCAGACGCATGTGATGCAGACGCACGATTGGTGCCTGATCCCGTCCGTGAGGGCAGACTTCGGCCTCGTCGCGACGCGGGCACACGCCTGCGGTCTGCCCGTGATCACGTACGACGTGGCTCCGTTCTCAGAACTCATCACCAACAACTACAACGGCGTCTTGGTGCCGTGCGAGTTAGGGGCCAATTGGATGCAGGCACCCGTGGCCGCACCCAGCAGCGTGCAGTTCCTCACCACCGCGATCGCCGCCCTGACGGACAAGACCAAGTTGTTTCGCCTCCAGTCGGGCGACTGGCCTTTATCTGTCAACCGCAAAGCATTCGCCGACCTGTGGTTGACCATTTGGGGCGTGGGTGGGTAGTCTACTGCCTCTTCGGAGAGGAACGAATCACCATGATGCGGAACGGCGAGATGGGCTGGCGGGATTTCCCAAAAGGTCCTCCATCGCCCGCCAACAAGGAGGATGTGGTGGCTGAGAAACCGACGGAAGAGGAAATGCAGAAGGTCGCCGAGCAGGCAGCCGCTGCGGGCAAGGCCGTGGGCAACAAGCCGGTGGTGACCCGGAGCGTCGCCCCGAAGGTTATGGCCCCGGCGACGGGTGCCATCGCCCCCAAGGTCATGATTCCGCCGCGTGCGGGCAGCCCGACGCCGACCAACGTGGCCAAGTCGCTGAGCCCCTCGTCCCGCCAGCAGGCCGTCAAGCAGGTCGTGGTCAACGATGAGTTCGGTTACGACGTGGCCTTCAACATGGCGTTCCTGGGCACCGGCCAAGGCGGCAGTCGCATCGCCAACGCCTTCTACCAGCTTGGCTACCGCCGCGTGGCGGTGATGAACACGACCGATATGGACTTCGCGGGTATCGCCGAGCCCATCCCCAAGCTCAACCTGGCCGTGGGTGGTGCCGCCAAGGACCCCATCTTCGCTGCCAACAGCCTTCGCGGGCGTGAGGAGGAAGTGTGGGACCTCATGACACGGTCGTGGGGCAATTCGCCGGACTACGCTCTGATCTGTGTTGGGCTGGGTGGTGGGACTGGCAGCGGCACGACGCCGATTCTGGTCGACCTGGCCCGCAAGTACATGGAGAGCAAGGGCAAGCCCCCGAGGGTTGGTTGTATCGTGTCGTTGCCGCCGACGACCGAGGGGCAGCAGGTGTCGAAGAATGCTGTGCAGACGTTCAAGACCCTCCTGGACATGAAGGTCAGCCCGATGCTGATCATCGACAACGCCCGCATCCATGAGCTGTACAAGCCGGGCATGACCCGCCTGCACGCCACGGCCAACGAGACCGTGAGTCAGCTGTTCCACTTGTTCAACCAGCTCGCCGCCGTGCACAGCGAGTTCATCACGTTCGACCGTGCGGAGTTCGCCCAGCTCCTCGACGGCGGCGTGGTGGTACTCGGTGCGGCCGACATACCTGTGGAGTCGATCAACACCCCGGCGGACATCTCGACTCGCATCCGCGAGGACTTGACCAACAACGTCCTGGCCACGGTCGATCTCAAGCGGGGCAAGAAGGCGGCGTGCCTGTTTGTGGGCAGCCAGGACGTGCTTGACAGTCTCAGCCTCGACTACTTCGACGCCGGGTTCACGCAGCTCGACCGCTTGATCGGGTCGGCGTACAGCAAGAAGGTGCCCACCGTCATCCACCGTGGCCTTTACTTGGGTGCCGAGCCTGGGCTACAGTGCTACACGATGATTTCCGAGCTTGACCCGCCACTCGACCGGCTGGCCGAACTCGGGAAGAAGGGCATGCTCGACACCGCGTCGAGCCCCAAAGGCGTGGCCTCTTTCTTGGGTGTACAGGACTAATGGAACCCGACCTCTGTCAGATCTCGCTGATGGTGCACATCAGCTGGGCGGACGGAGAGTGCAGTAACTTGCACTCCCCTAACGTCGCCCGCAACGACTGGACCGACGAACAGATCGTCGCGTTCCTGAAGTCCGAGATGGAGGGCCACATCGCCATCCTTCAGGCGAAGCTGGCCCAGCGGTCGAAGCGGATCAAGGACAACCCGCCGCCCCTCTCGTCCATGGAGAAGTCCATCGCGGCACTGATGGATGAGGTCGAGGTGGTTCCGCTCGCGTATCCGGCGATGCACCCGAAGAAGCCGAAGAAGGGCTGAAGGCCGCAGACACTACCAACCACGAACCAGGGCGAACAGGATGTTTGGCGACTCGATCTACCACACAAACCCGGCCACCGAGGACCTACCCCACCTCATCGCCCTCCTTACTAAGGAGTTCCAGGCGTACGTGGACGAGGCCCGCATGAAGCACGGCATCAAGCCGGACAAGAACGCCAAGCCGCCGTCCGCGAACGACTTCATTAAGTTCGCTGTGGCGTACCTCGATAAGAACCGCCCCGTGCAGTTCTTTCCCGTGGACAGCAACCACGGGTTCCAGCTGTCTAACCACGTGCGGTGCACGATCAGCCCGAGCAGCAAGGTGGCGGGCACCATGCAGGACTCCGGGGCGGTGCACGTGACCACCGGCGAATCCCAGCCCGGCATGGACGGCGTCAAGAAGTCCGAAGAACTCCGGATCATCTGATGCGAATCGTCTCCCGCGACGAACTGATGAGCATGCCCGAGGGCACGGTCTACTCCCAGTGGAAGCCGTGCTACTCGTCCGGTCTGTTCGTGCACGGCGGTCCGTGCGGCGTGGACTGGCTCGAAGCGGACTGCCTGCCCGAGAGCGACGACCACGGCAAGCTCTTCGTGGATGACCGGTTCGGCCGCGAGGGCATGTTCGCCCACAAGCAGCAGTACGCCGTCTACGAGACCGAGGACCTGCACAAACTGGCCCGCATGTTGGGCATGCGTGTCTTAACCCCCAACGAGCTGAAGTACGAGAAGGCCGGCAACCCGGATTGGCCTTCCCAGAGGGAGTGCGACCGTGCCGAGTAGCGACGAAATGGACTTCAGTCAGCCGAGTCCTGAGCGGGACCGTCAGGTGACCCTGGCGTTGACGCACTTTTTCGATGCTTACTGCAAGGACGAGGAAGTTCCCGACGTCCACCGGCACGTCATCAACCCCGAGGCGTTCCTGGGGTGGTTGCAAGGGCATGTCGTCTCAATCGACACCGACGAGATGCAGACCCGGCTGAAGCTGCATCCCGAGGTATTCACCTACATCGAGGCTCTGAGCCATTCACCGAGTGCCGTGCAGGCGTTGGCTCCGGTGTGGAACGCCATTGTCACCGCAACGCGGGCCATGCCCAAGCGAACACTGGCCTCGACCAAGCTCCTATACATGCTGGAGTGGGACGACGGCACGATCCTGCCCGTCATGATCCACACGCCGGTCGAGATCGTTGAGGGTCAGGGTTTCACGGACGGCATTGTGTGCACGTTGCTCGCCAACCAGGTGAAGCAGCTCGTCAACATGGTGCTGACTGACGGCCTTGACGGCCTGTACGCCAAGTTCGGGGACAACCATGGCGGCGATGGGCCGTTCGTCGAACTCATGAAGGGGATCGTCCGTCAGGTCATCCCCGGCAGGCGGGAGGACGGCCATCCCCACAGTGAGCCCATGAAGGCGTTCATGGGCAAGTACATGCGACTGATCCATGCGTGCATCAAGCCCCCGGTCCCGCCCAATGTGCAACAGCTCATCGACGAGCGGCGGGCCAAGAAGGCGGCGGAAGCTAAGCCGGGTGAGCTGGTCGGTGGGTTCGATGCTCCGGCGGGCTGAGACGTAGATTCCAGTTTCTAGATCGGCGTGGGGCCGTCCCCACGCCGGCTTGTGTTTGGTGCCGGAAGTTGCGAACATAAGGACATCCATGGAGGGGTGCCCGTGCCTTTCAAGTCCAAGGCCCAGCAACGCTGGATGTTTTCGCAAAAGCCGGCAACGGCCAAGCGGTGGGCCGACCACACCCCGAACATCAAGGCCCTACCCGATCGCGTCGGTAACGACGAGAAGTCCGCTTCTTCAAACACGGAGGTTTCGATGAGCAAGATCGCCGCCCTGGCCGCTGCGGCTGCCGAGGCACCATACGTCAACAAGCTCGCCGCCGACAGCGGCCTCAATCGCGACGAGATTCAGCACCTGGCGGGCGTCTGCCGGATGCCCTTGGCGGCGTTCTGCAAGAATGCTTACGCGGACCCCCAGGCGTTCAATGAGCTGGTGAAGCTCGCTGCCCCTCCGGTGCCGGCCAGCTGGTTGGCCAGGAACAAGCTCGGGGTCGGGCTCGGTTCGTTAGGGATTCTCGGCGGTGCTGGGGCGGGCATCTTGAGTGTCCCCTTCAAGGGTAAGGGCGGTCCAGCTGCCACGCCTGCCCCTGGAGCCGGCCTGGATCTCGGCGGACCGCCGTCCGACGTCTCCGTGTCCAAGCCCGACCCGGCCGATGCGGCCACGCCCAATGCGGGTAACCCAGCCGGTGATCCCGCCGCTGGTGGTGCTGCTGCCGCTGGCGGCGGGGGCGGGATGTCTCCGGCCATGCAGGCCCTGCTCGCCACGGGTCTGATCGGCGGCGGTGCGTACCTCGGCCACCGCATGACCCGCAAGAAGCGAGAGGGCAAGACGGCCGGTGACGAACTGACCGGGCTGATTCCGAGTCGGCCCGAGAGTCTTGCCGGCCCGCAGCGTGGGGCGTTGTCCCGGCTCAGCGGAATGCTCCCCCAGAAGCCCGAGCCCGTGGACGGGTTCCTCGGCAACTCGCCCGCACTGGCCCCTCCTCCGCGTGAGTTGAGCGGAGCATCGGGCTTTCTGCCCAAATCGCTTGGCGACATCACTGCCAAGCTGTCGGGCCAGAGCCAGAGCGGTATTGTGCCGAAGCCGGCCGAGGGCCTGACGTCCACCCCAACGGGTGAGGGTGTGCCCGCCGCCAAGGCGGCTCCGGGTCGCGGCATGGGGCTGCTCGGCCCCCTGGCTGCCGCCCTTGGTGCCGGTGCACTCGGGTACGGTGCGTACAAGGCTGTCAAGGGTCGCAAGAAGAAGAAGCAAGCCTCGGACAATCAACTTCAGCGGGCCGTCAAGCGGGTCATCCTCACTAAGGTGGCCAAGTACCAGGTCAAGGTCGCACGGGACTGCATGGACGGCTACCTCAATGAGGTGGTGCGTCTCATGCCACTGGAGAAGCGTGGGGCTGTTCGACGCCTCCAGGCTGAGATCGTGTCGGGCAACCAGCTGACCAAGGCCATCAAGGTCGCCTTCCCTCACCTGCACGGCGAGGCACGGGGCATCCTGGCCCACGAGCTGTGCAAGGCCGCGACGAACTATGCCCACAAGCGGGCCAACGAGGACTGCGGCGACACGAAGGGCTCGGCGAGCATGATGGGGCCGATGAAGGATGCGGGCCACATGTTCCAGAAGATGGGCGACGACATGAATGCACCGGGTGCGATGATTGGCAGTATCGCTGCCGGCGGTGCCGGTTATGGTCTCGGAAAGACCATGATGGCACCGCCCAAGCCGATGCCCAACCCGACGGCCCGGCGGGCAGGCTTGTTGACCAAGAATCAACCGTTCCCTGCCGGTAAGATGGGAGGCGGGTCTGGCGTGCATGGCGGGCCGCGTGCCGCCTTGAACCTTGGCGGTGGTGGTGGCGGCAGGGCCGGCTTCCTGCGTAAGCTCGTGGGCTACCTGCCGGGTTTGTTGGGGGCGGGTGGTGCGGCGATGGGCGGGCTCGGCGGCAGTCAGCTCGGCCGCAAGTAATACCACTTGCGTGGACTGCCTGATTTCGAGCGGAGTGGGTAATATACCCCCTCCGCTTGTTCGTTTCTGGAGACTCGTATGAACACGTACGACAAGAAGTCCGGCATGAAGCGTCAGGGCATGCTGGCCGACGGATTCATCCGCACCGACACCGAGATCGGCATGCGGCAGGCCGTGCGTGACAGCCCCGACGACGACACGCCCCTGCTGGTGTACGCCGACCTCCTGGCCGAACAGAGCCGGTTCCACGCCGAGGCTCGGGTCAGGTGGTGGGCGAAGGCCCGCCGCCGGCTCCGGTCGTTGGACCTCGACGGCGGGGACAAGGCCGTCGAGGTGCGGGAATGGGTCATGGACTCCGAGCAACGTCGTAGCACCGGTGCCGAGCTGAACGACCTCGATGATCCTCTCCAGATCATCGACAACGAGCTGGCGGACGTTAAACCCGAGTGGGTCAAGCGGCTGTTCGTCATCGAGATGGTCCGGAGGCTGAGTTGGGTATACGACCCGGAGAGGTACAAGTCCGCTCTGCCTACTCGCCGGCTCATCACCATCCGTAGTCCGCAGTTTTTGGCCAGCTTGGTCCGCTCGGCGATAACGATCATGAACAGGCTGCCGGACGTTATCAAGTTGTCGCCGGAGCAGCGTAAGCAGTTTCAAGACTGCATCAGTAGTGACCGGTTGCCGCCCCGAGATATCGTTCACGAGCTGGTCGATGCGGTGTTCAGTCAGACCTTTGCACACTCAGCGGGGTTGATCAAGGACACGCTAACGACGGCTGAAGAGTTCGCCCTGCACCTGGCCGGCATCGACGAGCTGACGCGAGCCCGTGTCACCCTGACCCCGTTCACGTCGGAGTACGGTTGGGGGTACGAGCGGGACGCCGTCATTCCGACTTGCGTCAACGCGGCCGTCAGGTGTGCCAACAAGAGCCTGTACGGCACCGTGGCGATGGGCGTGCTGGAAGACCTGTTCGACGACGTGAGTCGACGGCACCCTATCATTACTCAGGTTGTAACCAGGGTCGAGTGTGGCGTGTCGATGCTCTTATCCGTGCGGGAGATGACGTTAATCATCAAAGAGGAGTCGCCCACCAAGCGACTCGGCTAACAAGGAGTCCATGATGACTGTTGACCACCAAGCCCTTGAGGCCGCGTGCCGCAAGATGCTGGCCCAGGAGTTCGACGACGTCTGCTGGCTGGACGTGTACCGCGAGATCGGTGTACTCTTAGGCATCCCGTACGACCCCAAGCTGCTACCCAAGGAGAAGTTCCTGGGTAATTGCTCCCGGTACTTCGACTGCATGGCGGCGGGCAAGACCGAGGAGTACCGCAAAGAGTGAACTACAACTATTCGCAGGCGATGCACGACACGCACCCGATCGACGAGCTGGACTTGTCCCCGTGACCGGTCACCACGCTCACGGAGACTACCATGTACGTGAAGCGGGAGCACTTCCCGCTGTCGATCTTTGCGTACGAGACAGTCGGCTTCGCCATTCTCAACGAGGAGGACCGCAAGTAATGACCCCCGACCGATTCGACCACCCGACCTGCTGCCCCGACGTCAAGCACCACATCATCTGGTTGGTCCCGTGCCGGAATGACAAGGACGTGAAGACGCCAGGGTGGCACATGGGGCAGGAGAAGTCCATCCCCGTCAGGTACTGCATGTTCTGCGGTAAGAAGCTAGTCACCGACATCCCACTGTTAGCCAACAAGAAATGACCATGCCCGACATCGACACGGAGGACAGGATGCACGTCGTTTCCCGCAAGATCATCGTCTGCAACACCTCAAAGGAGTTGCTCGCAGCACTGGACGTGTTCCCCGACGGCACGCCCCCCAACCACACCCACGTCACCCGTCACTGCCCGGCCGACCCCGAGCACGCGGTGTTCCCGTGTGTGGTGGTGATGACGCACTTTGCTCGGGAGTTCGACAGGCGTACGGACTCTGACATCGTGGTGCTCCCCTACGAGACGCTTAGGGAGCACTTCTGGACGGCCAGGCCGTGCGACCCGCCCTACGCACTGCACCAGCCCAAGCCCCGTGCGTGCTTCGTGTGCGGCAAGGACATGACCAAGCTGTACTTGAACCGCGTGTACTTCCCGTCCTGCGGGAGCCAGAGGTGCGAGATGAAGATGCAGGGCGGCGTGGACGCACACGAGCACGGTGCCAACCGGTGTGCTTCGACGACGCCGTGTACTGTCTGACAGGACGTCACGTTTCGCTAAGGACGGCTAGACCCTTACTTGGAGTCTTGCCCGTGACCGTAAAAACCAAGTTCGACTACCCGGCCTACTTGCTGAGTGATGCGTGGGCCAAGAAGAAGAAAGCCGCCTTGTTTCGTGCGAGGAACCGGTGTCAGTACGACTCTTATCTTGTCGGGATCGGACGTTGTCGGACCACGCGGTGCTTGCAGGTGCACCACTTGACGTACGCCCATATAGGGGATGAGCGTGACCATGAACTCATTGTCGTGTGCCCGACGCACCACGCGGTACTGCACCTGCTCCCCCGTAAGTGCGTAAAGTGCAATAAGCCTGTTTTCACCGACGCGAGTGCTGCTGGGTGTGCCGAGGAGTTTTTCAGACAACATCCCGGCGTGTCACTGGCGGGATTGGATGAGACCTTCTCGAAGCGTTGTTATCGGTGTCGTGCCGAGCTTAATCGAGAAGTGTCCCAGACCGTTGCACGTGCGGTGGCCCAGGCCGTTGCACGTGCGGTGGCCCAGGCGGAACGTCAGGGCGAAGCCGCGATTGCGAAGAAAAATCGGTTTGCGGGTAGGTCGCCGCCGAAACCTTTGCCGCCACGCAAGTCGTACTACAAGAAGAAGAAGTCGTAGTCGCTTCAGTGTGCGTGGTATAGTCGGGGCGTACACATCACAACGACAAGGAGGTCGTATGACGCCCGAATACTGCACCCGCACCGACAAGCCACGTGGCCGCTACCGATGCACCAGTGATTGGGTGCTGCGTAACCAGCCCCTGCTCGCCGGTATCACGCTCCTCATTACCGTGCTGGCGATCCTCTACGACATCTACCTGGTGTGGGCTCTCAACCAGCCCACGATCAGTCGGCAGGTGTGGACGGCCACGGAGGAGCAACCGGCACTGGTTGTGGGTGGAGTGTTCGCCACCCTAGGTATCTGCTGGCTGATACGGACGTACTGGGGGCTGGTGCTGTTCATGGCGTTCCTTGGCGGGCACCTGTTCGCACACGGATGATCCCTCTGTCACACCAAACCACCGTCAGGTACAATCCACCTGTGCCTGACGGCTAAGAAAAAGACCACGCCACGGAGGGCGAACAGTGAACAAGCAAGCTCTTGGTGCTCAGCCGAGTCCTATCGTCCTCGGCGGGCAGCAGTCGGGAATGGGCGGTCTTCCGGGCATGGGCCTGAGCAAGATGCTCTCCGGTGCGGGCAAGCCTGCCCAGAACAACCCCATCAAGTCTATCGCCGCACGCCCCCAACCGAACGCAACGGTCGGCGGCATTCAGGCTGCGGCCCAGCAGGCCCAGAAGCAGGCGAGCGGGGCGGCAGGAAAGGGCATTCGGGATGCGGTGGCCCGGATTGTGGGTCAGATGAAGGCCGCTCAGTCGGTTCCCAACGGGGGACCGGTGCGTTCTTCCAAGGCCAAGAGCCGGAATGTACGCACGCTCCGACCTAACCCACCCACGGCGACGAACCCTGGGACGGCCCTCGACACCGGGCGACCCCTTTTCGCCGAGAAATCCGCTTTTAGTAAAAAGGCTGCGGGCCTGGCACCGCCTCCAGCTGGTCCTCCGATGGCCGGTCCGCCGCCTGGTGCTCCTCCGGGCATGGCTCCCCCTCCGGGTGCTCCTCCGGGCATGGCTCCCCCTCCGGGTGCTCCTCCGGGCATGGCTCCCCCTCCGGGTGCTCCCCCCGGCCAACCACCGATGCCGCCTCCCCCGATGCCCGGACAGCCGGTGGCACCGGGCCAGCCGCCTCCCGGACAGCCGGTTCCTGGCACCTCGCCGCAGGACCCGCCGCCACCGCCGCCGGTGCACCGCCGCCAGAACATCCGCCACGGCGTGATGCGGCTGCTCAACATGAAGAACCGTCGTCCGGTCGGTCAGGCTGCCGCTCGGGAGGACCTGAAGAACGACAGCATGGGAATGGGCATGATGGCCGAGGCGTCCGACGGCGGATCTAAAAGCCAGATTCTAGACAAGCAGGCCGAGATGCCCCTGGGTGCGGCCCTCGGCTACGCGGCGGGATCGGGCATCAGCGGTGCATTGCAGGGTGCCGGTATCGGTGGCGTGGCCGGGGCAGGCTACGGCCACGCCAAGGGCCGGATGGCGATGGGTGCCGCACGCGGTGCTGCCCGTGGCATCTCCACGGGTGCCGGTGTTGGTCTTGGTTCAGCGTCGGGTGCCCTGCTGTCGCACCACATGGGTGGCGGGCCGCTTGCGACGTTCCTCGGCAGCCTTGCCGGTGGCGGGCTCGGCGGTGTGGCGGGTTACCACGCTGCGACTCCTGTCATTGGCGACAAGATGGAGTCGGCCGATGAGAAGTCTGACCGTGAGGTCGAAGAGCACCTGGCCAAGAAGAAGCAGGCGTCCGACCGGGTGACCGTGATCCGGCAGCTGCTCAAGGAGGCCGGTATCCTCAAGCAGGCCGGCGTCAAGGACGTCGCTGCCAACGAGATTAACAAGCGGAGCTTCGACATCCGGGCGATCGTGCTCCTGCTCAAGTCCGCAGCCCAAGACAACAAGGGCAAGGCCGTGACGGCGACGGGCGAGGGGACGCACCTGTCGTACCAGCACAAGCCCGACCACTACATGCAGGGCCAGGAGGCGTGGGCCTCAGTGGGCGACTACCTGAAGAAGAAGCCCAAGGAGGAGCCGAACCCGTTCAAGGGCCGGCACAAGTCCGCACGGGAGTTCGACGCCGACGAGACGGCTCAGATCGACCAGGGTAAGTCCCGGCTGCTGCCCAAGATCTTCCAGAGCTATGCCACGCCCATTCCCGAGATGATGGCCTCCCCGGCCAAGCAGGGCGTTGGTGCCGGCATCCTCGGCGGTCTCGGCGGTGCGGCCCTGGGTGCTCACCTTGGCGGCGGCACGGGAGCAGCCATCGGCGGTCTCGGTGGTGCGGGCATCACGGGTGCGTTGGCGTACCTGAGCCGCAAGGCCAACAACGAGGACCTGGAGGAGATCATGCGGCGGTCTCCCAAGGGGGCCAACAGGCACGACTACCTCGCAGACTCTGTGGTGAACAACGATCTCAACCGTGACACGACCATGGGTGCCGCCGGGATCATGGCGGGCGGGATGCACGGCCTCCATTCCAAGGAGGGGATGGACGACTGGTACGCCTGCGGCGGCGACGAGGGCCTGTTCAAGAAGACCATAGACGCCAAGCGACGCCGTGCCGACGAGGCCGCGTACGACCCTCCCGTGGCCGAGAAGGACGCCGTTGACCTCGACATCGCCAACTTCATCGCCGAGGGTGCGATACTCAGTCGACTTGCGTGAGGACGGACATGACGCCGTTTGCCGAGGCATTCTTCGCCCGCTGCCGTGACAAGGGACTCACGCCGCAACAGATCAAAGAGGCTGTTGACGGCGTGGGCCTTCGTTTCGGCGAGCAGGTGTACGCCGAGCTGAATGAGGGGCTGGAGAAGGAGGCCGTCTTCGGTGCCCTTGGCCGTGGTGCTGTGGGCCTGTTCAACGGCATTGGCCGTCCTGCGGCCCGGATGTTCGGGCAGGGCACCAAGGCCGTGGTGAAGGCACCCTTCCAGGCGGCGGACAAGGTCAACCAGGTGGCCCGGTCGGGTGCGAAGGCCGTGGGCGACGCCCAGGTCCACGGCGGCAAGGCGTACGTGCGGGACCTCGCTGGTTTTGGTCAGGGGGGCAACCTCCGTGGCGAGACCATGTTCAACTCGACGACGGTGAAGCCGTTCCTGCGTCGACCGGGGATGAACGCCCGCTTGGCGGCGGGGCAGACTCGCGAGCAACTCGCTGCGACCCATGAGCTACCAGGCAATTGGTCCCGCATCCCTGGTGTTGGGGTGACCAACAAGGCTCTCAATTACCTCGACCGCAACCGGTTCACGCACCCGTTCATGCACGCGGCCAACGTGACCAAGAACCTGCTGGGTACGCCCTTAACTCGCCCACTCACGACCCCGATCCAGAACAATCTGCTCGCCCGTGGTGCTACGAACGTGGCCCAGGGTGGAGGCAAGGCGATCCTGGGTCGGGCACAGCAGGCGGGCGGGTACGGTCTCATGGGGGCCGACAAGGCTCTCGGGGCTGCGACCAAGATCGTCGGCTTCGGTGGTGCGGGCGTGGCCCTCGGCAGCGGGGTGAATGCCTTGTGGCACGCCCCGGCTAACAACCTCCAGAGGTTCACGAGAGCCGTTGACCCGTACAACACGGTGGACCCGAACGGCGAGATTGCCAAGTTACGGGACAATCCGCTCCCCGCGATATGGGACAGCTTGACGGACAAGTCCGACATTGCCGAGGTTGGTCGGGCTGCGGGGAAGCGGAACTTCCCGTATACCGTCGGCAACGCCGCCCACAACAGCATGGTGCAGGCGAACGAGAACCCGGTCAACAACGTGATGAAGCGGATCGGCAACTTCACGGCGGGCGGCAACATCATGCAGGGGGTGATCCGCAACCTTGCCGACTATACGCCGGCCCCGACCGAGCAGATCATGGAGGAGGAAGTCCGCAAGCGGCTGCCAGCCCTCCAGCAGAACTATGAGGCCAACGTCAACAGCCCGACGGGCCAGCGGCTGCTCCGGGCTGTTAGCCCGATCGCCCGATCGCAGACGTTCTCGAAGAATCAGTTCCATGAGCACGGCCTGCCGACGAGGACCGGCCACGAATACTACCCGCCCGAGGCGTTGCAGGAGCTCCAGAACCGCTCGGTTCGCACGCACCTCGGCAACGCGATCGGGGACAACAACGCCGCCAGGGCTGAGCCGCTGGTGGCTGCTGCGATGAAAAGCAACAGGGTGCAGGGTGCCCTCGACGTGCCCGCCGTGTCCGACATGCTGAATTGGTCGACCTGGAAGTCGCCGCAAGACGCGGCCAAGATGACCGCCGCAGCCAACCTGTACCCTCGTTTGGCTGCGGCTCAGCCGAAATTCAACCTCAAGGCTGTGGCCGAGTCGCCGGAAGCTGCTGGGGCTATGTCGCACCCGGCTGCGAAGGCGTGGGCTCAGAGGGTGAGCGGAGGGATGTCGGCCCAGGAGGCGTCTCGGCTGATGGCCCAGGAACAGGGGAGGATAGCTCAGAAGAGCGTACAGACGCTGGCCTCGTCCGCACAGCAGGCGGGTGGCGAGGCTCTCGACACTGCTCGGCAGGAAGCGATGCAGCGTATTCGGCAGCAACAAGAAGCGGCCAAGCAGTCCGTGGCCAAGCAGGTGATCATCAACCAAATGCTAGGTCGCACGACGAGCGGGCAGGCGTGGGCCAATTCCGCTCGACAGGTAGGCAACGAGACTGCCGACTCCGTGCAGCAAGCAGGCAACAAGGCGATCGACGACGCTCGCCAAGGGGCGGTGCAGCGGCTTCAACAGCAACAGGACGCGGCCCGACAGGAAGTTCCTGGGTTCATCCGACCACACGTGCCGACAGTGCCGGGACTCGCCAAGGGGGGAAGTGATATGACTCCAGCCGCTAAAGCGTTCTTCGACCACTGTCAGCGGAAGGACCTTGAGAAACGAGCGTACTTTGGTGCCCTTGTTCGTGGTGTTGGCGGCTTAATGGGACGCGGGGCAGCCGGGTTTGCCAAGACCATGGGCGGCTACGGCCAGGGCGGCAAGCTCCAAGGCACCAAGCTGTTCGACTCCCGGACTGTCAAGCCTCTCATGAACCGGGCCGATATGCAGTCTCGGGTTGCGGCGGGGGCGACCAAGGAGCAGTTGGCCCAGACCCACCAGTTGCCGGGCATGATGGATGGCGTCCCTGGTGTGTCGATGTTGAGCCGAGGCGTCCACGCTCTCGACACCAACCGCTTGGCTCACCCGCTTGTGCAGGCCGTCAAGACCGTAAAGAACACCCTGTCGACGCCCCTGACTCGGCCGTTCACTCAGCCGATCCAGAACAGCATGCTTACCCGTGGTGCCGCGAACGTGGCTCAGGGTGGCGGGCGGGCCGTTCTCGGTCGAGGGCAACAGGCTGTCGGGTATGGTCTCAAGGGCTTCGACAAGACCATGGGTGGAGTGACCCAGGCTGCGGGTGTTACCGGTGCTGGACTTTTGGGGGCTGGTGGGGCGATGGCCCTGGCGAAGTCGAACCCGACCAACATTGATGATGTGAGCAACAAATTGCCGTACGCGATCGGCAATGCCGCGTACAACGCTCAGCAGAACGAAGAGAAGTACCCCTTATACCGTGGGCTCGGATACGTCAACAAGTTCACCCTGGGCGGGCAACTTTCTAGCCAAATTCAGAACGCTCTGGCCGATCCCACGCAAGCCCCTCCATCTGAAACGGCTGGCGTCGTCGGCAACATTGCTCCGCAGTTAGCGGCACCGGTCACCAACGCCGCCCAGCAGCCACAACCGCAGGCCCAGCCACAACCGCAGGCCCAGCCGATGCCCCAGGCTAAGCCGGTGCCACAGCACGTTGTGCCGGCGTATACCGGGTCGCGTCTGCCTGCCAACTTCGGGCAGCAACAACCTGTTCCTCCGGTCCCGTACACCGGGTCGCGTCTGCCTGCCAACTTCGGGCAGCAACAACCTGTTCCTCCGGTCCCGTACACCGGGCCGCGACTACCTGGGTTCGACAAAGGCGGCATGGACATGACGCCGTTCGCCGAGTCGTTCTTTGACCACTGTCGTCAGAAGGGCCTCGGTCTGTCGCAGATCAAGTCCGCCGTGGACCGGGTCGGGACCAACTACGGCCTTCAGGTGCACGCTGAGCTTGCTGCCGGCCTCAAGAAGCTCGCGTTCCTCGACAGCTTCGACAAGATGGTGGGCGGCAAGCAGGAGAAGCCCAAGACCGCACCGACCGCTCCGTCCCCCGGTACGCTGCCGACGGGCAAGAATCAGGTGAGTCAGAAGACCCAGGTGGCTCAGGCGACACACCCGCAGGGGATGGGTGAGGTCAGCGTCAACAAGAATACCGGGGCGGCGTCGCTGGCCCCGCCGCCGATGTCCATCACCGGTCCGAAGTCGATGAAGGCAACGTCCGAGGTGGCCAATGAGCAGGCTGCCGGGTCGGCTCAGCAGCTGGCGTCGCAGTACGCCCCGTCGGGTTGGTCGATGATGGGCGGGCAGCAGATGGCCCAGGGCCTAGGCAGCATGTTCGGGCAGAAGCAGGCGTTCGAGAAGGACGCCGTCTGGCCCAGCAAGGAGACCCTGGTGTCGGGTGCGAAGTGGCTGGGCGGACTGGTCCGTCCTGGTGCGTCGTCGACCAAGCCCTTGATGCGGACCGGCACACGGGGTGCTCCGACGCCGGGTATGGGTCCGAAGATCGTGTCTCCGCGTCCGGCAACACACGGTAAAGACAACTCGGGTCTCAACATCACCGAGGCTGCCACGCTCCCCCGTGCGGCGACTGCCGCCGGTCGAACGCGGGCGAACATGTCCGGTAGTGGCATGCAGATGACCTTCGGTGGCTTGCAAGGCAACATGACGGCCAACGCGATGGGCGGCGGGGAGGGTAGTTTCACCCTTGGTAGTCCGGGGATTGACCCGGCCACTGGCCAACCCGAGGGCGGCTGGCGAAGTTGGAGGATCAATCCGCTGGGCATTGCCGGCGGTGCGTTGATGGGCAACCGAGGATTCCGCAACTCGGCGACGGGTCAGACGCTGTGGCGTCCGTTGGCTCAGTCGTTTGCCGGGACCAATATCGGGTTCGGCATGGACCAGCTCGGCGACATGACAGGTAACGGTGACCCGAACGACCCTGAGAAGTGGAGCCGTCGCCTGAGTCGAGCCGGTTTGATGACTGGCCTGGGGGGCAACGTCGCTGCTGCACGCAACTCGTCTTTGGTTCGGACGAACGCAGCGGCACGAGCGGCGGGGACGACGCCCGTGGAACCTAGCATGCTGAGTCGGGGTGTCACGACCGCCCTGGAGGCTCCGTCGAACGCGATGACGCGGATGGGTCAGGGCGTCATGGACCCGTTTAGTCGTGCCGGGCACTTCCTGTGGGGCAAAGGTGCATACCAGAGCGGTGCCGCCGGTTTGTCCGGGGCCAGGAAGCTCGGCTTCCGGGCGGGGCAGGGGTTGACGCTCGGGACGGGGGCTGCTGCTTTGGGCGGAACGGCCTATGGTTCTCTGCATGACCAGGTCGCCGGCGACGTCGACAACAAGATCAACGACCTGAAGAAGACCTTCATCGAGCAGGACTACCCGACGTTGCAGGCGAACATAGCACGGGACGCGGACAAGTACATGCACGAGCGTGGCTTCCTCAACGAGGAGGGCCAGTTCGACCCGACCCAGGAGATCCGGTACCAGATCGGCCAGCGGGTGGGTAACGTCGGTAACCCGTTCTTGAAAGCTCTGGGGTACGACACCGAGAACATGACGGGCGGGCAGCGGGGAATGGCGTTGGGCGGTATGGGTCTCGGCGGGCTCGGGATGCTGACTGGTAACCCGCTGATAATGGCGGGTGGTGCGGGCTTGGCGGCTTATCCCCGCATCCAGCAGAACCCCGGAGCCATCTCCGACGCTTGGAACAAGCTCACTGGCGGTCAAGCACCCGCACGCGATGAACTCCATCACCAGACTAACAAAGCCCGTCAAGCCGCTCAGGGTCTGACGGGCGAGGGCCACTCCTAACCGAGGGACGAAATGGCCAAGGCGACGCGAATCCGCGACCTACCCGATGTCAACACCGTCGATACGACGCAGGTCTCCATCGCTACGGACAGGCCCGGCGACGGCGATGCGTCGCAGCTCAACCTGGCCAACCTGATCGCGTTGGTTGCGAGTGGCGGCGGGGGCAACGTCTCGTACATCCACACGCAGGCCGTCCCGGCGGCGGTATGGACCGTGAACCACAATTTGGGTAGATTCCCATCCGTCTCCGTCGTCGACAGTGCCGGGACGCTCGTCTTCGGGGAGGTGCGGTACGTGAGCAACGCCCAGCTCACGGTGACGTTCTCGGCGGCGTTCGGTGGTAAGGCTTACATCAACTAACTTCTCGAAAGCACGGAGGCTTTTCGCATGCTGTTCCTCAACAACATCAACCTGAACCAGAACGAGCTGCAAAACGCTCGCGTCCAGAACCTGGCCTCGGCCCCCGGCTCGCCGGTGGTCGGCCAGATCTACTACGACACAGTGCTCGGCTACTTCCGCCTGTGGAACAGCTCCCGCTGGGTCCGCCTCGACGACATCTGGGCGACGGGCACCTCGGTCACGGCCCCGATCACCAACTCGGGCACGTCACTCGCCCCGATCCTGACGGTGCAGGCTTCGAGTGGTTCCCAGAACGGCTACATGTCGTCCTCGGACTTCACCAAGCTCGCAGCCGCCACCGCCTTGAACACGGCCTCGACGATCGTGCTCCGGGACGGTTCGGGCAACTTCGCGGCGGGCATTGGCACCTTCGCGGGCTCGGGCAGCTCGTCGGGTGTGACGCTCTCGGGCACGGTGACCAACGCCACGGACGCGGTCACCAAGAGCTATGTCGACAACCTGATCAACGGCACCAAGTGGCTCCAGCCCGTCGTCGTCATCGCCACGACCAACATCGCCCTCACGGGCCTGCTCACGATCGACGGCTACACGGTCTCGGCGGGTGAGCGGGTTGCGGCGACCGGCCAGTCGACCGGGTCGCAGGATGGCGTCTACGTCGCCGCTGCGGGTGCCTGGACCCGTGCGACGGACCTCCCCACGGGCTCGGACGCCGCGTCGGTCGCGTTCTGGGTCCAGAAGGGCACGGTCAACGCCGACAAGGCGTTCGTCTGCACCAACGACACCGGCTCGGCGGTGGTGGGCACGGACGGGCTGACCTTCATCACGTTCTCGTCCGGCACGTCCTACGTCGCGGACGAGGTCTCGCTGACGCTGACGGGCAACACGTTCTCCATCAAGGCCCTCGGCGTGACCAACGCCGAGGTCGCCACGGCCGCAGCCATCGCTCGGACCAAGATCGCCAACGGTACGGCCGACCACGTCGTCATCAACAACGGCTCGGGCACGCTGTCGAGTGAGGCCAACCTCGCTGTTACTCGGGGTGGCACGGGCTCGGGTACGGCTGCCGGTGCCCGCACGAACCTCGGTGCCACGGGTAAGTTCGCCGCCAGCGTGGGCAACGGCTCACTCACGACGATCACCGTCAACCACGCACTGGGCACCACGGACGTGATCGTGCAGGTGTTCACGGTGTCGGGCGGTGCGGGCGTGATCACCGACTGGGTCGTGACGGACGCCAACAACGTCGACGTCACGTTCGCCGTGGCACCGACGACCAACCAGTACCGCGTTGTTGTGATCGGCTAACCGGGGGTGAGAGATGCCGAAGCAACTCGGTACGACCAACGAGGTGTCGCGTACGTCTGCCCCCGGTTCACCGGTCGGGGGCCAGACGTACCACGACTCGGCTACCGGGAAGACGTACGTTTACGACGCCGTCAACTCCAAGTGGCAGCAGTACGGCGGCAACCTCAGTCTCGCGATACAGACCGCGTTCGTTCGGATAACGTCAGACACCACGACGACGTCGACGACGTTCACGGACCTGACCGGCGTGACCCTTACGCTCACCACAGGTGCCTGCGACCTGTTGATCTGGTTCACGTTCAGTGCCAGCAACTCAAGTGCTAACCGGGCGATCAGCTTCAGTGTCCTGTTTGACGGCACGTCGTACATGGGGGCCATGGTCCGCCCGCCTGGGGCGAGCATCGCCGATTCCGGGGCCATGGTGCTTCGCATCCCAAGCGTCTCGGCCGGTAGTCACACCGTCAAGATCCAGTGGAAGGTGTCTGCGAACACCGGACAGATTCGACCGGTCACGGGTGCACCGCTTGAGGAGCACGCAGCCTTGCTGGTTCAGGAGGTCACTAACTAATGCCCACGCCAACCACGTACACGTACTCGATCGCCGATGACTTCCCCGACGGGGCGATCAACCCGTCGAAGTTCGACGCCGAGATCCGGGCATCGGCCATCTCCATCGCCCTCGACAGCGTCGGGACGAGTGGCGACGACGTACTTGTGCTGTTCAGGGATGCCCTCCCGTCTGGCGACAAGACGATCCTCGATAACGACGTAGCCGGGCACCCCAAGGGCGGCTTGATCGCGGCCCACGACAACACGCCCACGCCCGGCGACATCCAGTCGGTCTCGTTCGAGACGCCGCAGTTCGTCTGGCAGAAGCCCGTATCGGTGGGCACGCGGGCGATGGTCTTCTCCCAGGACTTCACGGACAAGACGACGTGGTTCACGGAGTCTGTCGAGGTCAGCGGTGAGGCCGTTGGAACCGGAGACGGTTCCACGGTCACGTTCAACCTGGATCACCCGTTCGTCATCGACCTGAGCCATGGCAAGATCTCGGACGAGGACTACATCTTCACCCCGGACGACGGCTCGTACGTCCCCGTGGTCCGAGTCGACGGCGTGGTCAAGACGGAACGCGAGTACGGCATGGCCACGGGCGGCGACTACACGATCGACTACGCGGCCGGGACCATCACGTTCTTCACCGCCCCGGCGAACGGCTTGGCGATCGCGTGCGACTACCACTACAGCCCGGCGGACTCCGGCAGCACGTTCATCGCCGCCCCGGCTGCCGGTAAGGTGCTCACGCTGACGGCGTTCGAGATGAACATCTCCGTGGACCTGTCGTTCGACGACTCGATCATCACGGCCGCGTTCATCTACCCGCAGGCACTGGGGCAGCCTGCCGGGCCGAAGCTCGAAGTGCCGGGGACGCGGCAGTATTTCAAGAATGCGGACGACCTGATCAACTACACGCAGGGGTCGTTCCCCTTGTGCCCGGTGATCGTCGGGGCGAACGGCCGGGGGATCACGCAGCAACGCATGCAGTTCCGGTTCTCGTACGGGCAGACGACGTCGGTCATGGAACTGGACTCTGCGATCGGTCTCGAACTCCGCATTTGGTTGAAGCACCACATCCCGCTGGGCGGCGAGAAGGCGTGTGTTACTTTCGAGGGGATCTCAAACTAATGAACCATTTCTTCGAGACCATTCCGGGTTTCTCGGACGGCCCGCTGTTCGACCTCTACCGGGAGATCGCCCGGCGGGTGCCCGCCAACGGCAGCGTCGTCGAGGTCGGCTCGTGGCTCGGCCGCAGTGCCGCCTTCTTGGCCGTCGAGATCATCAACCTCGGCAAGCAGCCCACCATCTACGCTGTGGACACGTGGACCGGGATCATGGCCACCAACAGTGCCCCGTGGGGGATCGACATCCCCGGCGACATGTGCCCGGCGTTTATCAACAACATGATTAAGGGTGGCGTCGGCTCGCACGTGCACCCCATGCAGCTCTCTAGCGTGCAAGCCGCAGCGACATTCGCGGACGGCTCCCAGGATGTTGTGTTCATCGACGGCGACCACACCTACGATTTCGTCAAGGCCGACATCCTGGCGTGGATGCCCAAGGTCAAGTCCGGCGGTTGGCTGTGCGGCCACGACTACCGGCCCGAGGACCCCGGCGTGATCAAGGCCGTCGACGAGCTGCTCCCCAACCGGACGGTCAAGGGGTCGTGCTGGGTCGTCGACATCTAGATTCCGGTTTTAGGAGTGAGTACCCATGCGTGGTGTCGTGACAGCGGCCGACTCGGAATACTTCCGGCCGCTCCAGTGCCTGGTCACCTCCCTTGCGGGTAACTCGCCTGCAACCTCGGTCGTTGTAACCGACCTCGGCCTGACGGATACCCAGGGAGAGTGGCTGCGACGCCGTGGCGTGACCGTGAAGCCCAAGCCCCACGACTGCCTCCTGGCGGTTCCTGTGGGGCATGAATTGTGGCAGATCTGGAACAAGCCCGTCTGGATGGCCTACAGCGGCCTCGACCAGTGTTTGTGGCTGGATGCCGATTGCGTCATTTTGAGGCCCTTAGACGCGATCCTGGATGAATTGGCGGCTAACGGGTCGTTTGCGGTGCGTCACACGTACGACACGGCCTACCCGCTACCTAATGACCCCTCACTGTACGAGCTGTTCCCCGTCCTGCACGAGATCCCCTACCCGCCCAACAACGGCGTGGTTGGTCTCGACCCTGATCGTGACGCCGACCTCCTCATGCAGTGGACGCGGATGTGCCACGAGGGCACGGTCGGCCGGGCGAGGCAGCTGGTGACGTGGCAGGACGAAGGGGCGTTGATCTGGGCACTGCGGAAGCGGGACTACGGCCACCGCGTCCTTGACCGTCCGGGGTGGAACCGGATCGTCGGGACGGACGACCCGGCCTCCACCGACATGCACACCTGGCTCGACACGGAGGTGGCTAAGTGGCACGCCCGCGAGCCCGAGACGATCGTCCTACACTTTAGCCAGTGCAAGTTCTGGCTGAAGTGGGTGACCGGCCTATAAGGAGCTGGCCGTGACTCTGGTTCCCATAAGGAGTTGACATGGAACGTCCGCTCGTCGACGTGAAACGAACTGTCAGGGCGATCGTCGTCAAGTCACCCGACGACGATCCCGAGAAGGATCTGATGGCTCAGCGGTACGCCGAGCCGGGGTCGTGCGAGGGTCACCCCGACCAGGGTCGTGGGGGCTTCCTCACCTTCGCCTGTCCTGGGTGCGGCGACGTGGGCGGGATTATTGTCGGGCACCCCAAGCCCGAGCCCCCGCCGAGCTGGGACGCCGTGAAGGGGTCACTGGAAGATCCTTCCACGCTAACGCTGTCTCCGTCGATCCTGTGCAAAGGCTGCTGCGGCTGGCACGGGCACCTCGTCGACGGAGAGTTCAAGAGTTGCTGATCTAACTCGCAAGGAGGCGAACGTGGACAACAGCATGACGTGGCGTGAGTGGTTTGCCTGGGTTCTCTTCGGCAAGCGACCCGAGCCACTGCCTCCCAACACCAACCCGTGGCCGACTCAACCGCCCTCGGCCAACGAGACGGCGGCGAAGCTGCTCATTCTCCACAACGACTACCGGGCGGAACGCCGCGTCTCGATCCTGTTGCTCAACGGCAAGCTGTGCACGGCAGCCCAGGTCCACGCTGACGCGATGGCCAAGGCCGACCGCATGTCGCACCAGTTGCCGGGCGAGCCGGTGGTCAGCGACCGCATTGCAACGGCGGGCTACCTGTACCGCTCGTGCGGCGAGAACATCGCCGCCGGGCAGACGACGCCCGCGTCCGTGTTCCGGGACTGGATCGGTTCACCGCCGCACCGCAACAACATTCTCAACCCCGCCTACTGGAATGTTGGATTTGGGGTTGCCGTGTCGGCCAAGGGGTGGATCTACTGGTGCGTCGTCTTTGGGCAGCCGCCGTCGTCGATGCAGTTGGCCAGCGGGGTCACCTCGACGTTCACGCACACGGCTGGCGGGGTCACTCGCTGGAGGGCGTGATGGCGGACGCCAACCACGGGCTGAGCAAGACCTCCGTCGGCTCGGAGTACACGCCCGACGAGATCGAGTTCATGCAGGCGGTGCGACGCTTCATGGTCGAGAAGAAGGTGCGGTTCCCGTCGTTCATCGACGTCCTCAACGTCGCCAAGGCGTTGGGCTACAAGAAGGTCGGCTATGAAGGTCTCCGTGGTCATCGCGACGCACAAGAAGAACTTCTATCTGGAGAAGACTCTCAAGAGCCTAGCCCTCCAGTCGGAGAAGGACTTCCAGGTTCATGTGGTAAACGACGGCGGCGACACAAGTACGATTGAACTCGTCGAACGCTTCAAGAACCGGCTCCGCATCCAGCACCACTGGACTCGCGAGCCCGGCCACCAGCCGTGCGGAGCCGCCGCGACCCGCAATGTCGGCATCAAGCACTCCGAGGCACCTCGCCTGCTTATCGTCGACGACGATTGCCTGTGCCCGGCTGACCTGGTGGCCCGCCACGCGACCGTCGGGGGCAACGGTGGCGTCATTGGCTTCCGTCGGTTCGTGGCCCTCGAAGTTGTCAAGCAGCTCACCGACCGGCACCTGGCCGACATCAAGCGGTTGGTCCCGGCTCGGCCCGAGCAGCGGCACGAGGCCAAGCACCAGCGGCGGATGGCCGAGCTGGTGCGGGATAACAAGTGGGAGATCCAGGGCTACCTGTGGACGTGCCACCTGGGTTTACCCACTGCAATCGCCAAGTCCGTCGGCGGCATGTGGGAGGAGATGCTTGGCTCGGGTGCCGAGGACCAGGAGTTCGGCCTGCGGTGCTTCCGGGCGGGCGTCCGCTACCGGGTGCTCACCGACCCGACGGTCTACCACATGGACCACCCGAAGTGCCAGATGCAGATCAATCGCATCCCCCAGAACAGGAAGCTCCTGGAGCAGACGAAGGCAGACCCGAAGATCATCGTCCGCAACGGCGGACCAATCTCCTGAGACCACACCATGCGAGTCGTTGTGAAGAAAGAACACCCGACTATCCTGGTCACCGTACGATCCCCTGTCGACGTGTTGATTGCCCCTCTGGTTAAAGCTCTGTTGTTGTTCCCAGAGGTCGCCACTCTCTACTCCTGTCAGGGCACGCGAACACCGACCATGGCGGAAATGCTCAGACCGAAGAAAGGCGAGAGGTTTCCTGGTTGGGACCGAGAACGCGATTCTGCGTGGGTCCGCTTCACTGTGGGTGACGGTAGTGGTCAAGCCATCGCCGCGTTCATCGACAAGCTGCTGGCAACGCTGTACGACGGTACGGTCCCGAACAAGAGTATGCCACGGGCTGATTGGGCTGTGACTTACACCAGTAGTGTGACGCAAGGACGGGTCACCCTAGAGCAACACGAGATCCCGAAGATGGTTAAACAGCTCAAGCGGGTGCACCGCATACTGCATCCTCGGGGAGTGAAAGGTGTGTAACGGAGGACCGCCAATGATCGGTTTCATCTTGGCCGTAGTGCTGGCCATCCACGTAGACCCTGTCGACCGCCTGATTGTCGAACTGGGCGACAAGGAGTACCGCGTCCGCGAGCGGGCGACGGCCGACCTGATGTACCGGGGCGAGGCGGTGGTCGCCAAGCTCAAGCACGCGGCGGCGACTAGCGAGGACGCCGAGGTGCGGATGCGGGCGGTCTGCGTCATCAACCGGCTCAACGGGAGGCGGTGGCTGACGGCCGAGGCCCTGGTCGACGCGGAGTTCGCGGACTTCCCCTACATCGACGCCCTGTGGTACAACGTCGAGAAGAAGTGCTACGACGAGAAGTCGACCTTCGTGTTCCGGTGGGCCTCGGCGACGTTCAAGCCTTACCTGGAGCAGACCCGGTACTGGAAGCACGTGCCGCTGACGTGCGTGCTGTACAACGACACGCGGTCGTACGCCGAGTACCGCCGGGTGTCCCGACGGGTGGCGATCGTGATGGTGTACGACGGCGTCCCGGTCGACGCCATCCGAGCGGTCTTCCGGGTCATGCACGAACAGGATAAGCTGTTCTACCCAAAGTCCGCCGACCCGCCGCCGTCGTACGTTCGACCGACGGCGGATTACTGAACCCTCAACGGAGTGAGACATGACCGAGCAGGAAGCCTTGGCGAAGATGGTGACGCCCAGCATGAAGCGGAAGTGCTGGCGTAACGGCATCCTCCAGATCCACATCACCCGTGCCTGCGACAAGCAGTGCTTCGGCTGTACGCAGGGGAGCAACCTCGGCGGCAAGAACGTCTACATCACCACCGAGGAGTTCGAGCAGGCCGTGGTCAGCCTCAAGGACTACTTCGGGGTCGTGGGCATCTTCGGCGGCAACCCGGCGATGCACCCGAAGTTCGAGGAGCTGTGCACCATCCTCCGCAAGCACATCCCCCAGGAGCAGTGCGGGCTGTGGTGCAACAAGCTGTTCGGGAAGGGCAAGGCTGCCCGCATCACGTTCAACCCCGAGGTCAGCAACCTGAACGTCCACATGGACCAGGTTGCGTACGACGAGTTCTACCGGGACTGGCCGGAGTGTCGCAAGCAGCTCAAGGGCCACGACACGGACTCCCGGCACTCGCCGCCGTTCGTGGCGATGATGGACGTCGAGCCCGACGAGGGCAAGCGGTGGGAGATGATCGCCAACTGCGACGTCAACCAGAACTGGTCGGCCATGATCTGTGCCGTGCCGGGCCGGGGCCTGCGGGGTTACCTGTGCGAGATCATGGGTGCCCAGGCGATGTTGCACGCCGATGACCCTGAGTGGCCCGACCTGGGCGTGCCGATCGTGGAGGGGTGGTGGCGTTCCAGCATCGAGGCGTTTGCCAAGCAGGTGAAGTTTCACTGTCACCGGTGCGGTGTTCCTCTGCGACGGTTCGGGCAACTGGCCTGCGACGGCGAGTTCGAGGAGGTCAGCCAGACCCACGCGGGCATCTACAAGCCCAAGGACAAGAACCGCCGGGTGGAACTCATCACCCTCGACACGGCACCGGCCGCGAAGACGTTGAAGTTGGTCACGAACTACATCGAGAACTCGGCAATCAAATGACCAAGCACCCCTGCGGCTGCGTCACTACTCCCGACCCGACTTGGTACGCGACCAAGTCGGTGAAGAAGTGTGCCCACCATGTTCAGTACCGGCGGGACCACCCGTCGGGGGGACAGGTGTATTACGAGAGCTTGGGTTCGCTGGTCAACGGGACGTTCTGTCCGGGCAAGTACCTTGAAGAGTTGACGGGTGCCCTCGGTAAGCTGCCGCCCGCCCCGCCGGGCGGCGGCATGGCCGTTGAGATCGGCACGGGGGTTAGCCCGTACGTGAGTCACCTGAAGTCGCTTGGCTACAGCTACGTCGGCTTCGAGCCCGACCCGTGGGCGGCTCAGTGGATGCGGGACAACCACCACGTGCACATGGAGAACCGGTGCTTCGAGGAGTTGGAGGCGGCAGCCACCGGGCAGGCCCAGTTGGTGCTGTGTGCTCACGCCGCCGAGCATATGCCGGACTCGCCGGGAGCCCTGCGAGAGATGTACCGGTTGCTCGCACCGGGCCGTCCGCTGTATCTTATCGTGCCCGACGATACGGACTTGACGAACCCCGACCACCTGTGGTTCTACACCGCCGACTCCCTCCGCTACGTGCTGACGCGGTTGGGGTTTGAGGACGTCAAGATCGTTATGAAGAAGGTCGTCGAGCACGAAAACTTCTTGTACTGCGTTGCCAGGAAGCCCAATGGAAATTGATGCCTTCACGTGTTGCGTCGGCCCCGTCTACGCCAACTACCTGCGGCAGTCCCTCCCGATCTGGATGGACACCCTCGACAGCCTAACGGTGGTGACCAAGCCCGAGGATAAGACCGTCATCGACGTGTGCAATAAGTACCGTCGAATCCGGGTGGTGACCACGGACGTCTTCGGCAAGTTCGGTGCCGCATTCAACAAGGGTGCCGCCCTTAACGTCGCCTACGCCGCGATGGACCCCCACGCCCACGTCCTGCACTTCGACTCCGACATCATGCCTCAGACCAACTGGCGGAAGATCGCCGAGAAGAACTTCAAGCCCGGCACGATCGCCGGTGCCCGCCGGTATGACGAGAAGGGCAAGCTGATTGTCGACCACGACCCGTGGCCGTACGGGTATTTCCAGATGTGGAACGCCAATGATCCGGCGTGCCAGTGCTGGCCGATGTTCGACACGTGGCACTCCCACGCCGGCAACTACGACGTGGAGTTCCTGGAGAAGTGGCCCAAGGCCCGTTGGGTCGATCTCGGTTTCCGCGTGACGCACTTCGGCGAGGTGCGGCAGAACTGGTTCGGCGTCGGTCTGCCCGCCAATCGGCAACAGCAGTCGTTCGAGCGGATGAAGGAGCTGCACAAGAAGGGCCTGCGACAGGTCGCGATCGAAGCTCGTGCTGCCGAGAAGCGACTGGCCGTGCCGGACTACAAGCTGAAGCTCGTCCTCGATAGCCACGACCGGCCGTGGCAGCGGCTCATGCTACGAGCCTGCATGACGTCTGATCCGTTCCTGGTGACCGCGATCGTCGGCCCTGGCTGTCCGGGCTGGGAGACCCTCACCGTCCACGACTCGGTCGAGTACCTGCGGGACCGCGTCGCACGCCTTGCGAAGGAGTCGACGTGAGTTCGACGAACCCGTACGCTTTGTACCCGCCGGTCGCCGGTAAGGACATGCCCCCGAAGGCGAAGCACGCCGACCACGACCAGCAGTTCACATTGGCGTCATTCGAGGCCCATGCTCTCATCCACACGTTCTTTCTGGACTGGAAGGTGTGGCAGGCGAAGTGGATGCACCTGGGTGCGTCCGACACGGCCAGTGCCGAAGCGTTCTTCTGCGAGGTGAAGAAGCAGTTCCGCATCGTCGACAACGAGAAGACGTCGGCCGACTTTTTGAAGGCGGCACTCGAAAACTGCAACAAGCCTCCCGGCCCAGAAGGCAAGCTGAACCAATGAAGATCGTCGCCACCCTCCTCGTCCGGGACGAGGTCGAGATCGTCGAGGCCAATATCCGCCACCACCACGAACGCGGGGTGGACGGCTTCGTCATCATGGACAACGGCAGCACGGACGGGACCAGGGAGTTGCTCGACGAGTTGCAGTGGAAGTGGCCCCATGTCCTCGACGTGTTCGATCAACCCAACCACACCTACGAGCAGTCGAAGTGGATCACGGGGCTGGCGAAGTACATCGCCCAGAGGTACAAGCCCGACTGGGTCATGCACCTGGACGCCGACGAGTTCTGGGGGCACCTCTCCTACCTGGAGACCGTGCCCGCGAACGTGTCTACGGTCTTCCTCGACCGGGGTCGGACGTGGATTCACAAGCCCGTGCAGGGTGAGCCCGACCGAGTTGGTCCGTTCGACCCGAAGGACTTCCCGTTCTGCGTGCTCCAGGACAACCACCCGCGTGTGATCCACCGGCCGTCGATGTTCGTCCACGTGGCCCAGGGGTTGCACGCCGTCGAGGGGCTTACCGGCGACGTCGTCACGAGTCCGGCATTGGAGATGCACCACTACCCGCTCCGCAGCTATGCCCAGTTCGAGCGTAAGGTGAAGAATGGGGGAGAGGCGATGTTGCAGTACCCCGGTCACGAGGGCGATTGCATCCATTGGCGGGATTGGTACAAGCAGTACCTTGTGGGCAGCCTGCGGCCCTGCTACGTCTGGCAATTGTTCAAGCCCGGTGACGTTGTCCACTGCCACGCCCCTGGAGAGCCGGGACAGCCGCAGCAGCGTCCGGCTGGCGGTTCGTGACCGGGTTGAGTATCCTTTTCTCTGCCCACCTGTCACCCCTGGAGGAACAACATGGTCGCTCCCGAAGCCTGCTGGCTCGCCCGCGAGATCACTACTCACCGCGTTGGTCGCGGTGACAACGAGCACGTCACGGTCGAGGCGTTACAGCCTGGCACGTATCGCGTGTCGGTGCCCAGGCTCAGCACCGACGACAAGCCGGGCAACCCGGACGCCCCGCCAAGCGGCCCTGACACCCCACCCAAGCCGTGTGCCCAGCCGTCCCACTTGAGCTCGGATGAATCGCTGTCCCAGACGGTGCTGGAGTTCCGGTCTGAGGGCACCCACGGCCTCACCGACGAGGCCCTGTTAGCCATCCTGCTCGACCGTACACGGTCGCGGGAGCAGACCGACGCCAAGTCGAAACAGGCGGCGTTTCACATTGAAGACGCCCTCAACGTCTTGCGGGCGGATAGCTAGGAGATCATCGTGGACAGTTTCCCCGGCTGGACGAAGGACTTCTCCGCGACTTATGAGATTCAGCGGCGGCACACCATGCTCGGTATCGTTGGGTACGGCATCATTGGGTACGCGGTGGCGGCGGGGTTTTACGGCCACTACCGCCTGTATCGGTACGACACCGACCCCACGAAGTCTGAGTTCCCGTCGGTCGGGGACATGATGGCCGTTCTGCGGCACGGCCCGGTCTTCGTGTGCGTCCCGACGTCCATGAACCCGGACGGCAGCTGTGACACGTCGATCGTGCACAAGGTCTGTGCCCAGTTGAACGCCCACAGCCTGCCGACCGCACGACGCACTGTTCTCCTGAAGTCGACCGTGCCGCCGGGCACGACGGACGCCCTGAACGCCAAGTACCGCAACTTGGACGTGGTGTTCAACCCTGAGTTTTCCTCGGCCAAGACTGCTGTCAAGGAGTTCCTCGACCAGAAGCACGTTCTTCTGGGCGGCATGCTCGATGAGGGAATGAGGACGGCCAAGACCATCTACTCCAAGGCGTTCCCGTTTGCCGCCATCTGCGTCGACGAGGCCAAGGTCATGGAGATGGTGAAGATGGCGACCAACGCCTTCTTCGCTACCAAGGTCGCCTTCGCCAACGAGATCCGCCAGATCTGTGATGCGACGCAGATCAACTACGCCCGGACGATCAGTGTGGCGTGTCTTGACAGTCGGATGGGCGACACCCACTGGGACGTGCCGGGCCACGACGGCGAACTCGGCTTCGGCGGTGCGTGTCTGCCCAAGGACATCAACAGCCTGATCCACGAGGCGAGGAAGCTCGGGGTCGATCCCCGCATCCTGCTGGCGGCGTGGGCCAAGAACATTGAAGTTCGCGAGACCCTCGGCAAGGAGTTAGCCGAATGCACGACAGCATCGCCGGGCGTATCGTCATCACCTGCTATTCGGTAGTCGTCAACGGTCTGCCGTATGACATTTTCGAGTTGGGCCGCGAGGACTGGCCGTCGATCGGTCCAGCGTTGACGTTCCTCGACCCGCCGCCGTCGGACGCTGAACTGGACCTGATCCACGCCCAGATCGGGACCGTGCAGGGGGCTCTCGGGTACAACGATGTCGTGATCGCCCTCGGCCGGTCGGACCGCGTGGTCTCGGTGCTTGCGAGCCGGTACAGGGATGTAGAAACCAGCTTTGAGGAGGACACGGACGTGCCTGACGACAAGAAGAAGCCCAACTATTACAACCCCAAGACTCCCGAAGAGGTCGCGGGGGCCGCGAAGGAAGTGGTCAAGGAACTCGGCCTGCCCGAGCCCAAGAAGTGGCCGCGTTGGCTGCGGTGGTTGTTGTCCGTGCCCGTCATTATCCTGCTGGCGTTCTTCTTCCGGGACAAACGTCTCGGCTCCCCGCTGTACGACAAGATCTCCGGCCAGACGTCGATGGCCACCTGGAAGGTGCAGCCATTCGAGGAGGAGCCTAAGATCACGGTCGACTTCGACCAGCGGCACGGCCTGGTGCGGTACACCTACGTCAACGGCACCGAGGTCCCGGCCGACGGTCTCGCCGCCGCCTACATCACGGCCGAGGACAACGCTCAGCAGCCCGATCGTCTTGCCCCGTACAAGGCCCTGATTAAGGACACCGACTTCCCCCTGGTCGTGTTCATGAACGCTTCGGGCTTCGATCCCACGGGCGAGCCGATATGTATCCGTCGGGCGTCTGACGGCGGTGTGGTATACAAGGCCCAGGACCTCCACCAGGTGAGGTTGGCCGTGCCCTTGCGGGACGGGCAGTTCTTGCTATTCTTGCTCGACGGCACTACCAAGAAGGTGAGTGAAGCGGAGTGGATGCTGAAGGCAATGCGGATGCCGCTCGCCAACTCCCTCGACCCGAAGGAGCTGGAGAAGCTGTCCGACGAGGAGCTGAAGAAGCGTGGCCTCGAACGGATCAGCGAGGAAGAAGCCATTAAGCGTGGACTCATCCCCGGTAAGAAGGCTGAGTTCAGGCAAGTGGAGGTGGCCCCGATGCCGCATGAGAAGAACGACGTGTTCCCTCGGCCGAGGCCACCTGTTCCCGAGTGACAGGAGACGAAGAATGCGTTGGATCGCTACCCTCATCGTGTGCGTGGTGACCGCGTCGATCAGCCTCGCCGCCGACGACGCCCTTGCAGAGGTCAACGCCGCACGGGCCGCACGTGGCCTCCCGCCGTTTATCGAGGACCCCAACCTGACGGCGGGGGCCAAGAACATCGCCGACTTCCGAGCCGCCCGACTGATCCAGGGCCACACCGCCAACGATTTCACGGCCTTGCCTGTCAGCACATCGGCGTCCGCCGCTGGTTGTGCCGCATGGCCACCGCACCTCGGCTGGGGTGCCTGCTGTACCTACGACCGCTACCGCTTTGCGGGAGCGGCCTGGGCCTTGGGACGGGACGGACGCCGCTACATGCACATCTTCGTGCGGTGAGTGGGCGATAACCACGGAAGGTTACCATGATCGGACTTCTCTTGCGTGTCGTCGGCCTGGGACCAACGCGGCCCCAGATCGAGTTGCTGGTCGCCCGGTCGGGCAAGTGGCCGTCGTACCGGGCGGCTTGGTTGAAGGACAACCCGAGGTGTGCCGCCTGCGGCAACCGCGAGAACGTCGAAGTTCACCACGTCATGCCCGTCAGCTGGGACCCGAGCAAGGAACTCGAACGCGACAACTTCGTCACCCTGTGCCCGACTCACCACCTGTGGATTGGGCACCTAGGCGACTGGAAGTCTCGCAACCCCGATGTCCGCAAGGATGCGGCCGACTGGGCCGACAAGATCCACGCCCGGACGTACCCCCACCCCACGAAGAAGCCGGAGTGACCATGAGCACCGAAGTGGAGACTACGGTCGCGGCCGTGCAACGCACACTTGATGCAGCTCTCGCGGGGTACGTACTCGACCAGCCGATTGCCCCGATGTGGGCCGACGACCCGTGGGTGGGCGAGGAGCTGGCTAAGCTGTGGGACGGCAAGCTGGAGTTCTCGGCGATGGTGCTTGCCGACCGGTTCGACGAGTGGGAAGAGCCGAAGGTAGCTGCGGCCCTGCGGCTGGTGGGCGACAAGGACTTGCTGCGGGAGACGTTCAGGGACGCGATTCGCACGCAGATGACGGGCGGCTCCTTCGTGGCCAGGGAGTCGGCTCTGGACCGGGCCAAGCGTACCGTCGCCCACGAGATCCTCCGTCGCGGGTTCCAGTGGTGGTTGCAGAAGCGATACACGATCGACGTCGTCAGCATCAGCATGCCGTTCGCGACGTTGCCCCAGAACCTCTACATCCTCCGTGGTCCCCGCTACCGCGTGATGTTTTGACCGTGCCGTCGACACCGACAAACCCGTCAAGATTGTGGACCGCCTTTGAACCCCCGGAGAGCGTAATGCAGGACCAATGGATGGAGGCGTTCTCCAAGTGGAACGCCTCGACGCAGATGTTGTTCAGTTGCATCGTCATCGTCGCGGGCTTCGTGCTCACGATCCTCGGGTGCATCTTCGTCCACAGCCTGCTGCGGCTGCTGACCGACAGCGTGACGGCCTTGTTCTGGGGCTGGCCGGTCGTGGAAACGCCTCCGGCTGTCGAGGACGAGGAAGAAGACGAGTTGGTGGCTGCGGTGAACAAGAACACCGAGATGCTGGCCGTGTTCGTCGCGGACCACAAGAAGTGGCTGGAGACGCCGGACGACCTCGTCCCGCTGGTCGAAGAGACCAACCGGATGCTGACCTTGATCGTGACGCCGCCCCAGTTGTTCACGGGCACATCGGCGGACCTTGACGCTCTCCGAAAGAACTGGGAGGCACTTAACACCGAGTACCGGGGGATGAAGAGGGGCTGGGACGCACGCAACGCGGCCGTCGCGACGATGGAGCCGCTCGACTACGAGGTCGAACGCAAGCTGATGAGGGAGGAGCAGGCAAAGCTCCAAGAGAAGATGACGGTTGAGAAGGAGATCGAGCTGACCATGGACATGAAGGACAAGTGATCTGGCCGTTATGAATATCACCGGCTACCATGCTCCGACACTGGAAGGCACGGTAGCCGACTTCGTTTCGCAGGGACGCACCAACCAACCTCGGGTGCAACATGGCCAAGACGTTCGATCTTAAACACGAGTTGGAAAAGACGCCCAAGACGGCCGACTCTCCGGTCAAGAAGAAGGAACCGTTCGTGGACCCGCTGGACGATCGCGTGGTTATCCTGACCGATGAGGCCGTCACGAAGACGCCCGGCGGCATCCTGCTGCCGGATCGGGCTCGGGACAAGCCGTCGATGGGCACTGTCCTCGTGATTGGCCCCGGCCGCACGCTGGCCGATGGGACGGTCAAGCCGATCGCGGTGAAGACCGGCCAGCACGTCCTGTACACCCGGTACGCGGGCGTGGAAGTCCCCGGCTGCGAGAACACCATCATCGTCCGCGAGGACGACATCCTCGCCGTCTACGTTGAACGCAGCAATGACTGACACCCCCTGGAGAGACGCCGTGGCAGACTCGTTCAAGCTCGTCATCAAGGACGGCAAGGCGACGATCGAACTCAACGGCGTCCCCATCGCCCATCCGATCCAGTCCGTGAAGTTCGAGGCGACGGCCTTCGGCGTGCAAGCCCACCTCGGACTTCTTATCCCCGTGAATGACGTCTTGATCGAGGCCGACGACTGCGACGTCATCATTACCCGAGCCGAGTAGGAGTTCCCGTGGAGCCCGCGAAGAAACCAAACATCGACACCACCCGGTTCTGCATGGGGGGCGGTGCCAGTCTGTTCCCGCTGAAGGACAAGATCCTGATTACGCAGTCGTGCAGTCGGAAGGTGGAGGTCAAGCTCTGCTCGCTGAAGGACACCGACACCGATGCCTGCGAGAAGACGATCAACGTCCTACACGACGTGTGGATCGGCACCATTGACGAGCTGGTCGCCAGGTTCCGGCGTAGCCTCGAACTGGCCGCGAACGTGATAACGCGGCAGGACGTGGACGCCGGTGTCTCCGACCCACCCAAGGAGTGGGCGGAAACCGAGCAGACCCAGCGGGTGCTGGCCGAGGCCGGTGTCAAGGGGTTTGCCTACGCCCACCTCCCCATCCCGCAATGAATCACCCACTTACTCACTGTGGAGACGCCATGACGGAAGACGAACGCACCCTCATCGACGCCCTGTTGAAGCACTACTCCTATAAGACGGGCGACTTCACCCTGGCGTCGGGCCTGAAGTCGACCGAGTACATCGACGTCAAGACGGCGTTGCTGCACCCGTGTGCCGGTCGAGCTTTGATGGTGGCGACGTGCCGCGAGGCCCTGGCGGGCGTGCACGACATCGACTGCTTCGCCGGTGTGGCCGTCGGGGCGGTGCCCTTGGCGTCGGGCGTGTCACAGGTGGCGTGGGAGTACGGGCAGTTGCTGCCCGCCCTCATCGTTCGCATGGAGGCCAAGGCTCACGGCACGGCTCGCTCGGTGGACGGCGAGGACGCACTCGTTCGCGGGTCGGCGTACTCGGGCGTGGAGTTCAAGACGGAGAACAAGCGGACCAACGCCTGCGTCCTCCTGGAGGACGTGATCACCACGGGCGGCTCGACGATCCAGGCCCTCCAGAAGCTGGAGCGGAGCGAGCGTGTCTTCCCGTCGGCGGTGATCGCGGTCCTCGACCGGGAGCAGGGCGGGATCGACGTCATCAAGGCCGCATATCCGCACCTGATCGTGCGGACGCTGACCCGGATCACGCGGGTGCGACAGGCTCCTGCTCTGCACCAGATGCCGGAGTGGGGTAAAATGGGGCAATGGATGCGGCTCAGGCCGTCAAGCCCCCAGTGGCCCCTCATCAGGTGATACTCATGCAGGTCAAGGAACGACCGCTGGAAGAGTTTGTGGCGAAGGTTGTAGCACGGCAGCCGGTGACCTTCAGCCGGTGGGGCGACGGAGAATGGTACTCCGTCTTCGGCCGGGACCGTGGCCAGAACTGCGACGGCCACCGGTACTTCCCGCAGATGGGTGCCGAACTGAAGAACGTCCTGCTGGCCAAGCCGCCCTATGTGCTCGGCCTCCAGGGCCTTGCCCGCCGCGTGTTCGACGGCCGCATCGAATCCTGGATCGACCAGAACTACCTGAACGTGCTCGACTGGATCGACGCCGACGTGTTCCACAACGCCTCCCAGGCGAGGACGTTCGGCCCGATGCTCGAAGCCCTGCGGTCCGTGCCCCTGGTGATGGTTGGTCCTCCGCACCTCTCCCGCCTGAAGAAGTTCCTGGGCTACCGGGAGTTCATCACCGTCCCCCCGAAGAACAGCTACATCTCCCGCGACCACCTGCTGCGTGAGGTCAAGGCGGCGACCGAGTCGCTACCCGTGGGGAGCGTGGTGTCGTTCTCGGCAGGCATGCCCGCCAAGCTCCTGATCCATGAGATGCACGCCTGGGCGGGGCAGCGGCTGTCCTTGATCGACTTCGGCTCTGTGTGGGACCCCTATGCCGGGGTCAAGAGTCGGAAGTACATGCGTGACATGACCGTCGAGGTGCCGGATGACGTGGGATGAGATGGCAGTAGTGATCGTCGCGGCCGGGGAGTACAAGCCTGGCCGCAAGTACCTGGACCTGGCCCTCAAGTCCACGTGCGGGTCGATGCAGACGATCGTGGTCGACAACGACCCGCTCGGGTCCAACGGCCCGCCGACCAAGGAAGCGGACAGCCTTAACACCCACCTGTGGACGCAGGTCAACCTGCACCACGTCATGGGCAACCTGCTGGGCCTCGCAGCGGCCATCAAGAGCGATGCCAGGTACGCCTTACTCATGCACGACGACATGGTCTTGCTCGATAAGCGAGAAGTGTGTCGGTTCGTGTCCGAGTTAAGCAACAGGGGCAAGCACGCGGGCACGTGGATGGGCAACCACGGCGGTGATGACTACTGGCCCAACTGGTTCAACTTTGGCGTCGTCGACCTCGACTGGCTGCGGGTGACGCCCGAGTTCTTCCGGTCCGTGTTCCGTGAGACCGAGCACGTCCGTAACGTCACCGACGGCAACTACTTCGCTGCCTACTTCCTGTCGTCGCTGTTTCGGGACATGCAGCTATTTACGGACGAGACTACGGACTGCGGCAGCGTCGTACACCACATCGGCCACGGCACCCAGGACGGCGGGGCGTTGCAGAACAGCCGGTGGAACCCGGCCCACCACGACGACTACACGTACTTCAACAATCGGCCCGGCGTTCGGCTGGCAACCGTCTTGGCGGTGTATCAGGTGTGGTTGGAACACGTCAGCGGGCCTACATTAGCAAAGGAGTCGATCACACCAGAGAAGTAGTCACCATGCTCAACGCCGACGAAATCAAAATGGCAACGGTCCTAGTCAAGTGCGAGGTGTACGTGGTCACGTTCGACGGGCGGGCTGAGAAGTGCTCCGACGTCGAGTCGTCCCAGGTGATGTCGATGACGCCGACCGTGATCGACCACCCGCGTCTGCGGTGCAACTTGCACAAGCGGCTAGACACCGTCATCGACGCGATGATCAAGGAAGCGAAGAAGGTCGCGATGAAGGTGTAGAAACTGGCTTTTGGACTTGTGCGGGTCTACCGCCTTGGGTAGATTCTCCGCTGTCGCGGTGGCGAAGGATCGCCAGCGTGGCCACAGGGCGTCTGCTGTAGTCCTTGGATGCAGCAGACGTACTATTGGGGTGTAGAGCAGAGGCAGCTCGCATGGCTCATAACCATGAAGTCGCAGGTTCGAGTCCTGCCACCCCGACTATCCTCCCGTAGCTCAATCGCGTAGAGCGACCGCCTTCTAAGCGGGATTATGCGGGTTCGAGTCCCGCCGGTGGGTTCAACTCCATGCCACGCACAGACGAAGAGATCAAGCAGGCCAACGAGCAGATCGAGCGAGTGCTCAAGTACGGCGACAAGGAAGCCCTGAAGTGGCTTCGTGCGGCGTACCACACGCACGAGGACCAGCTGGCCCACATGCGTGCGAAGATGAAAGAGCTTCGTGCCGCGTGCCTGGCGAGGATGACCGGCACACTCAGCGTCAAGGAGGCTCAGCTCCTCAACGTCTGTCGGGTTTGCCGAGGATCGTATCAGGCTAAGGGCGTGTTCGTGTTCAACTACGGCGAAGAGTTCGCCCACCAAAAGTGCCTGGAGACTACCACTGTGCCGGACGAGATAACGAGCATCGCGGTCGAGGGCTGCCCCGGTAAGAAGATCGTCAAGGACACGTTCCGGGAAGTCGGCTTCGACACCGAGTGCTGGCCCGACAAGACCCAGGAGACCATCTTCTTCCTCCGGTCGCCGTACGGCGGCTGCTCCGACGACACCCCTGCCAGCCGCCGCATGGCGTCCGCCACACCCGAGGCCGCAGCCGAGTTCATCGCCTACTGGGAGAACCAGATCCGGGCGGTGAAGGACTACGTGGCGAACGGGTGCAACCCCAACACCCAAGAATGGAAGGCAGTCATGGCCGAGCCCCCTCGTATCCGCATCGTCGAGTCCGACGTGGCCTTCGGACCGACGTCCAAGTGCACGATCCCGATCGCCGACCTCCAGGGCCAATGGAAGGTTTGGGACCAGGTGACCACTCACCTCCGCACGTTCGACCCGCCACCGACCCCCGAGGAGTGGCAGATCTTGGAGTGCCTCACCAACACACCGGCGGCGAAGAACGGCCTGTCCGAGACGCGACAAGCCATCGCCCGCACCGTAAAGGTGTGACCCGATAAGGGTCAGGTGAGGATTCTCGGTTACTGTCACGAAAACCCTAAGTTACACCACTGGGAATGACGGCCGAGATAGACTCGTTGTCTTTTGTCCTCACCTGACTCGACCACACGAACGGCTCCAGCTAAGCTGGGGCCGTTCTTTCTTTTACCCATTGGAGTCGCATATGGACGTTACCGTGATCCTTACCGGGATCTTGCTGTGCTTGGCGGTGCTGTGCGTGCTGGCGGTCTACCGCACGTTGGGGCTGCTCCGCGTGCCCGAGTTGCCGACTGTCGAGCGGGTGCCAGTGCAACTGCCGCACGACCTCGAAGAGGCCGAGCCTAAGCCCATGGTGCGGGACGGCATTGCGACCATCCACAACCCGCACTTCGGCCTCCAGCAGGCGATGCAGTACGCCGTCAAGCAGGCTGACGCGGGACACAGTTCCACACTCGTTCACGGCGTGGAAGTGGGGCCGATGGTCGTGTCCTACAAGAAAGACGATGGTGACGCGAGCATCCACGCTCGGCCCGTGACCAGGCTCGAAAAAGCGATGGGCGGCGACATCACGGTCGACACTACCCACCACCCCGAGCCCCTCGTCTCCGGACATGACGTTTACGCTGTGCGTCAGTGTAAGCAGAAGCTGCCGCAGGTTGACATCGCCGTCGAACCCGGTGAGACCATGTTGTCACCCGAAATGGAGGCCAAGGTTCTCGCTTGGGAGAAGTACAGTGCTCAACTCGACGTGGACGCTGCCAAGGCCGTGTACGCCGATGAGGAGGGTGTGCCTCGTGAGCCTCGCGTTTCGCCTGGTTTTTGTGAGTTCCCAGTGGAAATGCCGAAATCCGCCGAGGCGTAAGCTCTCGTGCGTTTTTGCGTTAAGCCGTTGGTTGAGCTCTCAAATGAGGGCTTAACGCACTTATCAGGCCAACTTCGCTTGCCGGGTGTCCCCTTTTCGGGTAATGTTGCCCAATCAACTGTTTGGTGAGTCATCCCTGTCGGAGACAAGATGTCTACGTCTCAAGCGACCGCACGTCTGCCCATGGAAGCCTTTTTGCAGGCCATGAGTTCTGAACAACTCGCGGCGATGCTGGAGAAGAAGAAGGAGCAGGAGAGACTGGGGGTCGTCCCGGCCATCAAGCCCGGCACGATCATGGCCTCATCGTCAATACCGGATGCCCCGAAGTCTGAGCGACGGGTCACCCAGGTCGAGTCGCTGCCCGAAGAGTCCGCCGTGGTCCCGCGTGTGGCTGCCCTCACCGAGCGGCCAGTTCCAACGGTGGCTGCCTCACCTCGGGCGAACCTGCCGCCCCCGTCGGTGCGGCAGCCGATGGTCACGGCCCTGATGGTCATCAAGGACCCGCGTCGGGTGAACCACGCCCGGCAGGCCGTCACCTGCTTCCTCAAGCAGGTCTACCCCCGCAAGCAACTCATCATTATCAACGGCATCGACCCGGTGCCCGAGGTCGTCACCACCACGGACGCAAACGGCGTCACGAAGGAGGTGTCCCTGCCGACGATCGTGGTGCCGTGGGACCACCCCGAGATTACCGAGCACCGTGTGCCACTCATGGGCTACGGGGCGATGCGAAACGAGGGGCTCAAGATCGCCACGGGGGACTACATCGCCAACTGGGAGGACGATGAGAACTCGCACCCGATGCGGCTCATGTACCAGATGGCCCTCCGCACGGACTCGCTGACGACGATGCTCAAGCGGCAGGTCCGCATCAACATCAAGACGTCGACGATCTTCCTGCACGAGGACGAAAACGGGATTAGCACGACGATGCTCCACGTGCGGAGTCACCAGCGGTACGACGAGGACGCCGACGACGAGCTGACCGAGTTCTGGAAGAAGCACTCCGCTCACAAGCGGGTCGTCATCGACAACGCACCGGTCCCGGCCGTGGGCGTGCTCGTCGGCGACGTGCTGCCGGCCCACATGCTGTCGGTCGGGTTCTACTACGACCGCAACCGACGGCCCCAGGAGGAGTTCATGGGGGCCTTCGGCGGTCCCGAGTACAAGGGTTACTGCGGGTTCGGGGACGCGGACGTGGCGTACCTGACCGCGTTGTGCGACACCTACGGATTGGGGTTGAAGGCGACCAAGAGGGTTGTGGACGAGACGGATCTCGTGACGGGTGTAAGGACTGCACCTGTCGTCTGAGTTTTGTATCAACTGCCACGGCTAGTATGCCAGGGCGAGTCCACTACCTTCACGGAGATTTGAAGGATGTTAAGTGCCATGTCAGCGTCTTCGTCCAAACGACCGGCGACTGTCCTCAACTTCGCCCTGGTCGGCGAGGTGCGGAGCGGTGCGGCGGTTGTTCAGGGCGTCATCAATCAGCTTGGGGAGGCGGTTTGCCACCTTAACCTGTTCAACCCGAGTGAGGCGATCCGTCGGGCGTCCCACGAGGAATACTTCGGCCCGACGCGGGACCCCGCTCGGCTGCCCGAGTGGTTCACGCCCGAGACCAATCCTAACCGCTACCTGGCCAACCAGGTGTTCGACAACCCGCTCCACGACGAACGGGTGATCGGCGTCCGTACCCCGTACGCGGCGGTGCGACAGTACGAGCTGTACGACCTGTTCAAGCAGCGGACGCACGAGGGCGACTTCTGTGTCGTCCACGTCCTCCGTAACCCGATTGCTTGTTTCGTGTCGAAGAAGCAGGCCGAGAAGACCCAGCGGTGGTTCGTCGGCGGCGGCGAACCTCTGTCCCACGTCCGCCCTTCAGCGATTCGCCTTGACTCGGCTGAGCTGACGGCCTTCGTGTGGGACTGGGAGTCGACACGGGCCAAGGTCCAGGCCAGCAGCGAGGACCAGCTCCTCGTCCGGTACAAGGATCTGACTCTGCACTTCGAGAGTGAGATGCAGCGGGTGTTCGAGTTCCTCGACCTGTCACCGCGTCGCATCCCGCGTCCCAACATCCGCCGCTTGCGGAACCGCTCCATGCAGGAGCGGATCATCAACTACGATGAGCTGCTCAAGTCCGGCCCCAGCATCGTTCGGCAGCACCTCGCTGCGGAGGATCTCTTCTAATGAGGCGTAAACGGTCCAACCTCTGGACCGTTCTTTTCTGCGGCGTGCTGATCTCGGGCGGTCTCGGCGGGATGGTCACCCTACTGGTCGTGGGGTTGCCCGACGCCGAACGGACGCCCGAGCCGCGACAGCCACCGAGGGAACGGATTCCCGAGCCTCGAACCACCGCACCCTTCGCCCTGTCCTTGCCCGTGGCGTCAATGCCACGGGAAGTCCGGGACGATTTGAAACCTCAGCCTCGCCGCACCCTGATCGCGGGGGCACCGGGCTACTCCGTTGTCGTCAACCCCGATGGGACCAGTTACCTCGACGGCCCCGACGGCCGACAGGAGTTGGTTGACCGCACGCAAGCCGCCTTGCCCGACGAGAGAGAACTGAACAAACGGATCGGGGAGCGGTTGCGACGCTCGTCGACGCCGGTCGTCACGCAGAAGGAGGGGCTGGGCCAACTGGTGGTACTCGACGACGGCGTTGTAGACATTCCCAAGGGCCTGGTCATCACCTTCACCGCCGCAGACAGACTTGTTGTGTTGAACGAAGACGGGGCCTCGACCGTCTACCACGTGAACGGCAAAATCGAGCGACGCGAACGGGATCGGCCTAAAGAAAGTAAGCCGCCCCGACCGCGACCACCTCCCCCGAAATCAATGGAGTAATAATGTCGACCCTCGCCTGCGTCCTTGCCCTTGACCCCGTCGTCTTCACCTGGCTCGGCTCCCTCCCTGTCGTGGAGAGAGTTTTCAAGAAGATCTCCGAGGTCCGTGGCGTTGGCCGCGTCGCCTGCGTGACGTTCGAGAAGTACCTCCCCCAGTGCCAGGAACTCCTCGACGCCAACCTGTTCGTCTCCCTCCCTGAGAAGGACGACTCGAAGTGGGACGAGATCTTGGCCGGCCATGCCCGCCAAGGCAAGCACGCATCGGCCGTCCTCATCAACGCCTGCACGCCGTTCATGGACCTGATCCGGGCCGAGGAGTGTCTGGAGCACTTGAAGCACACCAAGGTGGACCTCGCCGTTACCACGCTCCGTAAGCAGGCGTACGTCGACATGGGGGTCAGCAAGTTCGACCTTTGTGACGTGGACGTTCGGGTCGACGGGATCATTGCTCACCGGACGGCGAACTGGACAAAGTGCTCTCGCAATTCCCGCATGGTTCGGGTCAACTCCATCGAAGCCCTGGACCTCCGGGAGAGTGAAGAGACGAAACACATGGCCGACTCGCTGGTCGTCAGCGGGGTCGCATAGGGAGTGGACATGTCCGACGAGCCTCTTGTGAGCTGCATGTGCGTCAGCAAGCCCGACCGCTGGGGCTTGCTCCAGCGGGCGATCCTGAACTTCCAGGGTCAGTCCTATGCCAACAAGGAGTTGGTGATCGTCGCCAACGACGCCTCCTACGTGGACGGTATTCGGTCGTGGATGTACATGAACCTCCCCCACGACGTGAAGATCCGTGTCTATAAGCGATCGGTCCGAGTCGGGTGCGAGGGCGTCGTGCACGCGATGGCGATGTCCTACGGCGAGTACCTGGCGATCTGGGACGACGACAACCAGAACCACGAGTACCGTCTCCGGGACCAGATGAAGCGGCAGCTGACCGTACCCGAGGCGATGACGATGTTGGAGGACAGCCTCTACTACTTCTATGACTCGCACGAGCTGTTCTTCGTCAACTACCAGAACCCCACCGGTCACCCCGAGGAGCGGGGGGCCATCTCGACGCTCATGGGCCGCAGGGAACTGTGGCCCGAGGTCTCGTACAGCAACCGCGAGCAGCCTCTGGTCGACCTGGTGCGGAAGCTGGGCGAAAGCCGGGTCCGCCTGGCGACGGTGCCTGGTTTGCCGTTCCACCACATCGTCGGCGTCCGGGGCGACAACGGTCGCGGGTATGAGCAGCACCGGCAGATCGCAACGGCTGCCCCCAACGCCCGGAAGCGGGACTGGATCATGGCCTCAGACCGTAAGGCCAAGATTGACGAACTCCTCGCATTTCATTACCGTTGGGATGCACCCACACTCACCATCAGCGGTTCCGACGCCATCGCCTACGAGGCGTCCCCGAACCGGCCGTGGCCCGACGACCTTTACCCGGTCGGCGAGCCGAACGACAAGGTGGAGCGGGTTACGGAGTTACTTTCCCAATGATGGCAGCTCTATTGGAGAACGATGTGGCTTCCGACAAGGAACTGTCGGATCGCGAGCTGGCCGTGGTGCGAGGGATCGCCGAAGGGAAGACTTACCAGCACATCGCTGACGAGCTGGACCTTGGGTACGAAACTGTCCGCACGTACGCCGCCCGCGTCCGCAAGAAGCTGAGCCTCACCAAGGCGGGCATCGCCGCGTGGGCTGTGCGAAACCAGAAGGTATGAGATGGCGACGAACTGGACGCTCCTGAACAACGCCGACGACTGGGACAACTACCGCAAGACGTTGGCCTCGGGCGTCGGCGTCGACCCCCACGCGGTGGGCTGGGGCAACGGCCCACAGCACTACCCGTGTCTGGCTGCGTCCTATCCGCTCAAGGACGCCAAGACCGGCGTCGTCAAGATGATCGGCTGCTACTCGTACGTCGCTGACGCCCTCCGACTCTTGCAAGCCGCCAACGTCCCTGTGGGCAAGACCGACGAGCCGGTTGCCGACGAACAGGCCCTGACCCGCGACGAGGTCAAGCGGCTCAAGGACCACTACCGGTCGACGTCCGCCAACATCCTTGCCCTCGTCAAACTCATGGTCGACACTAAGATCGTCCGTCAGGAACAGTACGAGGAGCGGTTCGTCGCCGCCCTCGCCGAGGTCGATCAGCAGGAGGCAGCCGCTAAGGCTGCACTCGAAGAGCACTTTACCGCAACCAAGGAGTGATCGTGGAAGAAGCAGACCCGATGGCCCTGAACCTCCTGGACGTACCCGGTGCCCCGGCTCGCGGCATTCTGATGCTGATGGGTCGACGTGGGGCCGTCAATGACCTCGTCGAGAAAGAGCAGATCTCCCGACGGCAGGCTCGGCGGGCCGTGGCCCAGGCGACGGACGAAGCGGCCAACGCGGAGATCGCCAAGCAGCCACAGCTGCTCAAGATGCTGGAGGAGGTGCCCCCGCCTCCGACCGGCAAGGGTCGTCTGGCCACGTGGTGGGCTGCCCACAAGGACGGGATCATGGCGATCATCAAGATCTTCTTCCAGCTCGCGATGGCGATCATCCCCATGTTGGCCCTGACGCAGGATGACGAAGACGATAAGGTGGAGTGACGCGGCTCCTAGAAGCTGGTTTCTAACTGAGGGGCCACCGAAAGGGAGGCCCCTCATGCTTTCACAGTCCGCCGCCAAGTTCCAGAATCTCCGGGCGTCCATGCTCGCCAAGATCGCGACGGTGACCGAGGGCAGGAAGCCCGCCGATGACGCCTACGACTCCTACCTCCTCGCCGTCGCCGGGGGCATGGAGTGCCAGAAAGCAAGTCACGAACTTACAATAGTACCTAGTGAATCGCCCACCGCCATGAAGCAGGACGTTGGCTACGGGGCCAAAGCGACCGGCGGGCTGGACGACCGCGAAGACATCTACTCCGGCCGGTCGGGACCTGGGAATGACCCACACAGGGAGGGCGGGGTCAAAAAGAGGTACGTCGGCGGGAAGAGGCCAGACCACATGCTGTTTGATTCGATCGCCGACGAGAAGGCGTTGGCCCAGAAGCCCCACATTACTTGCCCGAGTTGCTGCCAGCGTGTCCGCTGTCTCGACGGCGGCAAGGAGGCGTACCCCCTGCCCAACGGGCAGATCGACATCGACTCCGGGTCGCCGATGATCGAGCAGATTCCGGTTCTTACGTACACTCTCAACCCGTGCGGCTGTCGCGTCAACCAGGAGTGGGCAGCGGCGTTCACGGTCGAGCTGACCAGTCGCAAGGCTGGCAAGGAGCCGCAAGCCGTCGTCGACATGTCCCTCGAAGCTCGGGCCAAGAAGCAGAAGTATCTGCAAGACGGCATCGCCAAGCTGTACTCGGCACGCGACAAGGCCGAGACGCCCAAGGAGAAGCAGTCCCTGGAGTACAACCTGGTCATCATGACCGACCAGCTGATGCGGCTGGTGCCGGGTGCCCACAACCAGGTCACGCCCGTCAAGTTTAGCACCGAGGTCCAGAAGTGGGCCGAGAAGAACAAGCTGAAGCTGCCCCCGAGCACCGAGGAGCCCGAGATCGCACTGGGGCCTGTGATCCCGTCCTCGTACCACGTGCCTGCGGACATGGGCGGACTCGTCGCGGCGACCATTGCCGCGTTGACCGATGAAGAGAAGAAGCACCTCAGTGCCATTTGCTCGACCATGGGCGTCACGCTGACCGAGGCTCTGACGATGTCGAAGACGCACGCCAAGAGCACGGAGGAGTTGAAGAACCCGCCCGCCAAGCCGGTGACGATGACCACGGTCAAGCCGCCGGAGAAGTTCATCGTGTCGCCGTGGATTAAGAAGCGCTTTGCCGAGAAGCTGATCGACAAGGCCGACATGCCGGACGATCTGATGGCGTTCCTGTTCGCGGGGGTGCCCGAGACGCGGACGCTGCCCAAGGGTCCGCCGCCGTCTGAGGACCCTGCCAAGATCATTGAGGCAGCGAAGAAGGTGGCCGAGCAGCTCGACACTTACGACAAGATCCGGGCTCAGGTGGCCTTCCTGCTGCCGCTGCTCAAGAAGAACTTTGCGTACCTGGCTCAGTTGACGCGGTGCTGCGTGGTGCCGGGCAAGACCCACTACGAAGCGGAACAGGTCGTCGAGGAGATCGGCAAGAACTTCCGGGACTTCCTCGACGAGAAGGCCCCACTGAGCGAGCACTCGTCTGTCCTGCTGACGTCCTTCCTGGCGAATGTGGTCTTCTCGACGACCCCCATCAAGGTCACCCACGTGGCCACGCCCCAGCAGTACGTCGGCGGCAGCAGCGTCACCCCGGTCGCGGCCCCGTTGTCGGAGTCACTCAAGGAGGCGATGAGCGATAAGGCCCACAAGAAGGCGATCGAAGAGCGGAAGGAAAAGGCCCGTGAGGCGTTCCACAAGAAGATGGAGCGACTGCCGCGTAAGATCATCAAACTGAAAAAAGAAGACGACTGAGCTTCAACGGATCGGCGGGGCGGTGTACGATCGCCCTCGCTTTGTTTACGCGGACACTTGGCGTGTCCGCTGCGACGTGTTACAACTGATGGAGGATAGCGTGGCGACGACAGTGAAGGTGTCCAAACCGACACCAAAGCAGAAGGCGATCTTGGACGTGATTGCCGGCGGACGACGGATCAGTGTTCGGACTGTGACCAAGGACGGTAAGCCCAAGTCGGCTACCACGGTTGAGACGGCGAAGGGAACGGCCGTCGCTGGTGCCAAGGCCGACCGCGAGACGGTCGAGTCTTGCACGAAGAAGGGGTGGTTGTCCGTGACGGGTGAGAGCAGCGATCCGGAGACCAGTAGCATCCACAAGATCTATCAGATCACGGACGAGGGGAAGAAGGCCAAGAAGGCGAAGTAAATCCCCGTCCGATCAAGTCCTCCGGGGACGGAGGACACCAGGTTGACCGGCCGGGTAATGACTACCCGGCCGGTCAATTTTCATAGGCACCGCCAATGTCCAAGGTACACCCACGCGACGCCAAGTTTCGCTGGCAGAAGCATCTCTTCTCGTGCTACCGTCGAGGGTACGAAGACGCCCTGGCCGGTCGTAACGATCAACCGTACAAGATCGGCCAGGGCGTACAACGGCAACGTCGCGGAGCGTGGCGTCGGGGCTACAACCGAGCCATAGAGGGTAAGCCGCTCGACGACATTAACGGCTAACACGGAGGAAATAATGCCACCCCTTCGACCACGGAAGAAGTCCAAGTTCGTCGCCCCCGCTTCGGTGCACTTCGCGTCAGCTCTAAACGAGAAGAAGGTCAAACAAATCTGCGTGTACGTGCAGTGTCAGTGGGCGGAAACGGTCGTAGGCCCCGTTTGGAGCCACACGCAGCAGAGTGTCGATCGTGCCCTGGCGACACTCAGTGCCCGCTGCGAGTGTGGCCGGAAATATCACAAGGCCCGCGAGTTCACCGGTCACCGAGTGTCTGTGCCTGCCCGCAAAGCTCCTCCGGCTTGATTTTGAAGCACGATTGCCTTGATAATGCGGGTGTCGTCGGTCGTGCTTGCCTTGCTGCTGGCGTCGGCAGGTAAGCGTGGGTTGGCAGGGACTGCCGTAAACCCGAGGTAAGGGCACCGTGGCGGAAAGGCCGGGTGCCTGGAGGTATCGGTGGAACGCCGCTAAGCCACCGTGTTGCCCAGCCTCGCAAGAGGTGAGGCGTTGGACCCAGAGTGGGCGATCCTGGGAGGCAAGCACGGCCGACGACACTCTCTTCGCCCCGAACTGCAAACGGAGTTGCAGATGAACGCTACCGAACAGTCCATCATCAAACTGACCGCCGGCATGGAGACGCTCACGGTCTCGGTCGATCAACTCCGGGAGGACCTTCGTGACGCACACTCGGCCGAGGTGAAGATGGCGGCGTGCGTGGGTCAGATGCAACAGAGTCAGATCACCCTTAATGACAGCATCGCCAGTCTGTTGGTAATCGTCCGCGACGGCAACGGCCAGCCGTCCCTCATGCAGCGGATGTCCCACCTTGAGACTGAGCACATCCTCATCCAGCACAGCCTGGCCAACCTTGCCACCGGAATCACCCAGCTCAACAAACACTTCAACGGCATGAACACGGCCAAGATCGTGTCACGGGGGCAGATCGTCGCGGGCGTACTCGGTATGATCGTCACCGCCGTCATCGCCGCCCTCACGTTGTACTTCACCGTCGTGCCGACCGTTAAGTAGGAGGCTACCGTGTCGCTGCTATCTGTGTCGAACGGCCCCGCTGTGCACCAGCGGGTTGCTTTCATCCTGGGCCAGCGGTTTGTCAAGGAGGCTGGTGTCCCTGTCCCGGTGTACAACCTGGCGGGGACGCTCTACGCGACGCCCGGCGGCTGGATCATGCTCACCGTGCCCAACGCCATGGTGCGAGGCATCTTCAAGTCTATGAGGGAGCCGGGCGTCGAGTTGCCGCCGGGCCACGGCGACCAGCCGTTCAACGCTCACATCTCGGTCATCCGCAAGGAAGAGGTCGAGGAGATCGGCGGCGTCGACAAGATCACGGAGCGTGGCAAGCAGTTCACGTACACGCTGGGGAGGCTGAAGGAAGTGGAGCCTGACGGGTGGCCGGGCGTGGAGAAGGTGTGGTTTACAACGATCCACTCACCGGAACTTCAGAAGCTGCGGCGGTCTTACGGGCTGTCGTCTCGCCCCAAAGGGGGCGAGTACGACTTCCACATCACGTGTGCGGTTCGCCGTCGCGGCGTTCTCGGTCGCAACGGCACCCGCAAGGCGGACTCGGACTAGCTCCGGGCCGCGACCTCTGCGTTCGCCTGCGACGCCTTGATCGCCTCGAAGACCTCTTCGCGGTGCACGGCAACGTCGGCCGGGGCCACGAGGCCGAGGCGAACCTTGTTGCCGCGAACCTCGACGATGGTCAACACGATGTTGTCGCCAATGTGGATCTTCTCGCCGGCCTTGCGTGAAAGTACGAGCATGATCGACTCCTTTCGAGTTGTCAGCGTTTCCGAGGCGTGGTTAGCTTATCACCCCAAAAGGGGACAAGTCAATGTTTGAGTCCGAAGATCCGATCTTGCGGATTCTGGCCCCACGGGTCCCGGAAGACCGCCTCAGCCTGACGAAGGCTGCGTTGGCGGCTCTGAGTACCAGTCTGCCTGGCGTCACGCAAGAAAGCAACCCGAAGCCGTACCGCGATCGTGCCGAGATGTTTGCCATGAAGGACGGCAAAATCTTCGGGGGTCTCGCTGACGCTGGCAACTTCCTGACGTTCGGTGGCGGCATCGACCCTGGTGAAGACCCGGCGACGGCTGCGGTCCGCGAGTTCGCGGAAGAAAGCGGATACCACGTCCACAACCCCCGACCTCTTCCATTCGACCCGCACGAGTTGGACTGGTCGCCGCCCTACAGCGGAAAAAAGCAGGCCGAGCGGGCCAAGACCTACCGGGGTTCCCGGACGCACTACTTCGTCGGCGATCTGGGCGAGCCCCACGGTAACAAGCTGGTTGAGCCGGTGTCCCGCAAGGGCGTGGGACTTTACGACATTGACGAAGCCATGGCCATGTCGAAGCAGGACGGCCTGAGTCCGACGCTGGTGGCAGCGAACGCGAAGCGTATGGAGGTGCTCAAGCACCTGAAGGGGCTGCCGCCAGCTTTGAAGCACATCCTCGTCACAGGTTTCTCGGGGGCAGGCAAGACGACCTACGCCAAGAAGTTGTCGGGCGAAAACAAGATGCCTCATGTATCACTCGACGCCCACCCGTTGTGGAAGCAGTGGAAGGGCATGGAGGTGTCTCACCTCGACCCCGAAGAGAAGAACGCCATGCGTCGCTTGAACAACCGCAAGCTCGTTGAGGATGCGATCCGGAAGGCCAAGGTGCCGTCGATCATTGAGGGCGTGCAGCTCATGCACGGTGATCCTGAGTTGCGCAAGGCCCACGAGCGGCACCTCATCGACACGCCGCTTGATCGCCTCGTCGAGCAGCGATTGACCCGCGACCGGTCGAGTAGCAAGTACAACCCGAAGGCCATGGGCCTCGACGAGCTTGAGTGGCGGAAGCAGCGGGTGGCCAAGGCCAAGGTCGGCACTCAGATCTACAAGGCGTACCTTCCCCGGTGGCGGTCTGATCCGTCCGTCAAGGTCATCAACCACTACGCCGACAAGACGGCTGCCGACTACAAGGAACGCCGGTTCTCGGTGGCCGTTGACCTCGACGGGACGCTGGCCGAGGAGAAGCAGCCGCATGACCCGGACTTCATCGGTCTGCCCCGTCGCGGGGCGAAGAAGTGGATGAAGCTCTTACACGAAGCGGGCGTTCGGATTATCATCTTCACGGTTCGCAACAACCCGAAGTTGATCGAGACGTGGATGGAGGAGCATGGCATCCCCTTTGACCACATCAACGAGAACCCCGACCAGCCTCCTGGTTCCAGCGGCAAGGTCATGGCCGATGTGTACTGGGACAACCGGGCGTTCAACGGTGTCCGACTTGGTGAGTTCGGTCCGTCGATTTTGAGTACGGCCCGTAGGCACAAGAAACAAAAAGTCCAGGGGCAGGGAAGCTCCGAGTAACCGTGAGTACGCCGTGAGTGTGTTCGAGATCCACACCTGCGAGCCCCCCAAGTGGGTGGACGCCCTGGTCGAGACCGTCCTCTCAGCCATGACCCCTCTGGGCTTTATCGGCCCCTTGGGGTATCGTCTGTGGGAGCCGACCAACCCTCATAACTCGTTTCCTGGTTGGATGGTTTCCGTGTTCCCCACGCCCAACGAATGGCGGGGCGGGGCCAACGACGGGCACCGCTGCGTGTCCGGCTTTTGCCTCGATGTGACCCGCATTTTGTCGGCGATGTCGGTGGTCGAGAAAGTGGGTTGGTCTGCACCCACTCTCTACAATGGTGATATGGACGGTCCCGAGGTCTTGATCCAAGGGTCGTTCGCCGGGAACCACGTTCTGTTGCGTGTGTTCAACCTGCCGCCACCCGACGAACCTGCGTCATACGCCGTCGACCCCGTGCGGGGTACGGTCTGGCTGAAGTAGGTCGAGGATGCGGGTGCGGTAGGTCTGTCCGGAAGGAATCGCGGGACAGGTCGGCACTGGTGTTTTGTTCCCATCCCCAATTTGTCGGAGGAAGATGCCATGAGTCATGGCGTTGCAAGTGCGTCGTCGCGTCGTAATTACCAGAGCCGTCAGGACGCTAACGGCAAGACGCTCACCCCGGAAGTTTTGTCCCAGGACTGGAAGGTCACCAAACGCGACGGCCGCACCGAGCCGTTCGACTGTACCAAGATTCGCCACGCCGTCACCCGCTGCTTTCAAAACGGACTCAACGTCACGCCTGACGACTCGCACGACACGGTCGAGGCCGTCACCGTCAGAGTCGTGAATTACTTCGCCGCCCAGAGCGTGTCGGCGATGACGATCGAAGAGGTGCAGCGGGCCGTCATTACTCAGTTGTGGGCGGACGGCTTGGCCGAAGCTGCCGAGCACTACACGCTTTACCGCGAGGAGCGTCGTAAGACTCGCGAGGAACGGCCGATCCCGGCCCACGTTACTGAGGCGATCACCGAAGACGCCCAGCACTTCCCCAGCCCGCTCCAGTATTACCAGTTCCTTTCCAAGTTCTCCCGGTGGCGTGAGAAGGACAACCGCCGCGAGACGTGGCAAGAGTGCAACAACCGCGTCTTCGACTGGTTCGGCACCATCCCGCAGTTCGGCCACCTCAAGTCCGAGGAGGTCGTCTGGCTCCGCAAGATGATGTTCGAGCTGAAGTCCAGCCCCGCGATGCGTGTCGTGCAGATGGCCGGTCCTGCCCTCGAACGGTGCCACGTCGGTGCCTACAACTGTGCCTACCACCCGATCAAGGATCTCTTCTCGTTTGCCGAGTTGCTCTACATCCTCATGCAGGGCACCGGCGGCGGCTTCTCGGTCGAGACCGACTACGTTGACGATCTCCCCCGCGTCAAGCGGCAGGGGAAGGGCAAGCACGCCAAGAAGTACAAGTACAAGGTCAAGGATTCCACCGAGGGGTGGTGCGACGCCTTGCTGTTCGGGATCACAAAGTGGTTCTCGGGCGAGGACGTGGAGTTCGACACGAACGACGTGCGGAAGGCGGGCACACGCCTGATTACCAAGGGTGGGCGGGCGTCAGGTCCGGAATCCCTCGTCCAGCTCCTGACGTTCGTGCGTGGCGTCATCTTGGCGGCTCAGGGTCGCCGCCTGTCGGATTACGATGTCCACTGCATCTGCTGCATGATCGGCAAGATCGTCCAGGTGGGCGGCGTACGGCGTGCGTCCTGCATCTCCATCTCCGACCTGAACAGCCGCAACATGCGGCACGCCAAGCATGGCGAGTGGTGGCGTGATCGGGATTTCCTGTCGATGGCCAACAACTCGGCCGCGTACAACGAGAAGCCCCCGGTCGAGGACTTCATGGACGAGTGGCTGGCCCTCGTGAAGTCGAAGTCCGGGGAGCGGGGCATCTTCAACCGCGAGGCGTGCCGCAAACACCGCCCGGCCCGCCGCAAGAACTGGAAGTTCGGATGCAACCCGTGTGCGGAAATCGTGCTCCGGCCGTTCCAGTTCTGCAACCTCTCGATCGCCGTTGCCCGCCGGGAGGACACGAAGGAAACGCTGATGGAGAAGGTGCGGGCGGCGACCTACTTCGGCACCCTCCAGTCGTGCTGCACCAACTTCCAGTACATCCGCAAGGACTGGAAGAAGAACTGCGACGAGGAGCGGCTGCTCGGCGTCGACATCACCGGCCACGCGGACTGTCCGCTGCTCCAGCCGGGTGCTCCCGGTCGCGAGGAACTGCTGACGGCCCTCAAGCAGATCGTGACCGAGACGAACGAGATGCTGGCCAAACGGTTCGGCATCAACCGGTCGGCAGCCGACACCACCGTGAAGCCCAGCGGCGACTCGGCCGTGTTCTTCGACTGCGGCTCGGGTCTGTCGCCACGGTTCGGTCGCCACCAGATCCGTCGGACCCGCGAGTCGATGCACACCCCGATGTGCAAGTTCCTCAAGGAGTCGGGCGTGCCGTGGGAGGTGGCCCCCGAAGACCCGTCCCTGGTCGCGTTCTCGTGGATCAAGAAGAACCCCGAGGGCTGCACCCTCCGCGAAGACGTGACGGCCATGCAGCAGCTGGAGAACTGGTTGCTGTGGAAACGGCACTGGGCGGATCACTCTTGCTCGGTGACGATCTACGTCAAGGACCATGAGTGGCCTGCGGTTGGCACGTGGGTGTGGGAGCACTTCGACGAGATTACGGGCATCTCCTTCCTGCCGTGGGACAACGGCAGCTACAAGGCGGCTCCCAACGAGGTGGTCACCGAGGAGCAGTACAACGAGCTGGCTGCGAAGTTCCCGGTCATCGACTGGGCGAAGCTGCCACGGTACGAGGAGGTCGACACCACCACGGGTTCTCGGACGTATGCGTGCAGCGGGGACAAGTGTGAGCTGTAGTACCGGTTGAGCCCGCAGACGGAAACCGAGTATGATAAGAGGTCGGGGGTCAACCCCGACCTCTTCGCATTGGAGCCCTGCCCATGGATTGGGAAGACGTGATCCCCCGCCTGGATGCCTGGGTCGTGAAGACGGCGGCACCGTGCTGGGACGTGAAGCAGGCGGCAGCGTCGATCTTCACCAAGTACCCCGTCGATTACTTCTATAGCCCGGACCGCGATCAGGTCGCCCTGTTCCCGCGTACGTCTATCGACTTCCATCGGCCTGATGCCCTGCGGTGTAAGCGTGCCGCCGAGCGGGCGGTCGGTGCCGATCACGTGCGGGAGACTTACCTGACTCGGGATGAGGCCACGGGTGGCGATTGGGTCAAGGTCGCCTACAGCGAGACGCTGCGGCGGGCCGGTGAACTCCTCAACTTCTTCCCAGGAACCTACCCCGGTGGAATCCCTAACGCCCCGAGTCCTTTGGCTGCGATGCTTACGACCGGATTGGTGGGCGGTGGTCTTGGTTATGGTGTTGGCTCTCTGGCTGAAGCGTTAATGCCGCACAAGTACGGCAAGAAATTGAAGCGGACGGGAGCCATTCTCGGTGCTCTGGCGGGTGCGGCTCCCGGTGCTGCCTGGGCGTACGCCAATCATGCGACCGGCCACTCCCTCCTCGACCCGCACCCGCTGGATACCCCACCGATCGAGCAGCTGTCGGACTCGCCTAAGTTCGATCGGCCGAGTCTCCTGGAAAGCCGACTCGCCGGCACCAGCCGCCCACAGACCGAAGAGTACAGCCAAGAGTTCTCGAACAAGCACCTGCTCGCCCCACAGGTGGGCGATGCTTACAAGGGTGCTTGCGACTCGTTTGTAAAGCGGGCGTTCGGGGACATGTTCGGCGGCGGCGACCATCGGCACCGCACGCCGTACGACGTCAACATCAACGCCCTCGGTCAGACGCTGTGGGAGTCGGGGGCGTCACCGGACCTCGCCGCGACGACGATGGGGGCCATGTACGCGGCCCAGCAACTGCCTGACGAGCGGAGCAGTCCCGGACACGTCACGGGCGGGCAGCTAGGTCAACTAGCAATGAACGCGGGGAAAGATTACCTTACTGGGGCTTGGGTCGGAGCGGTGCTAAACCAGGTGGTCGGCACGCCCTACACCTTCAGCCAAATCGGCAAGGGTGTCGCCGCTCTCGGCCTCATCGGGTCAGTTGTGCCGAAACTGTTTCACTAGGAGATCCCATGATGGTGACCCCGCTGTACACGCAGTTGCAACCCGAGATCGACAAGGCTCTGATTCACTACGGTTCCACCGTGCCCATGTTCGTGACGGAACCGGGGACGGTCCTTCCGGCTGTCGACTGGGTCGGCATCCTGACGAAGTTCATCGGTTCCGTTACCAACTTGGCTGGGCAGGTTGTCGGTGCGTCGCCCGAGGACCGAAGGCAAATCGTCATCGACGCAACGATGGCGTTTTACAAGCAGTCGATCCAGAGCTACCTGGCGACGGCGATCGGCCACCCGTTCATCTTCAACACGTTCATCGGGCCTGCCATCGAGCGTGCCCTTCCGGCAATCATCGGCCAGGCTTATGATGCACTGACCGGCATGCTGGTCGCCAAGCCGTCCGCGACGGCGGACGCGACGCCGACGTTCACACCCTACTGAAGGGGTGCGGACTACGAGATCATCGACACCGGGTTCGGTCTGGCACTCCTGCCGCTCGACCCGGTCGTCCGTCGCAAGATCCTGCTGGGCGAGTTCTGAGTTAGATTCTGGTTTCTAGGAGTCAGGGATGACCATCGAGATTGGCACCTTCGGTCACGACGTCTTGATCATTCAGGGCAAGACCAAGGAAGGCATCAACCGCTCGGTTCGCTTCTGGGCGGACCGGGGCTTGATCCATTGCGAAGACTCCCTCGACAACTCGTACGAGACGCTGTCCGTTCGCGAGTTCTTGCGGCACACGCTGGCCTTGAGCCAGATGCTTGGTAACTCGGCGGACACGCCCGGTCGTGGTGCCGACGCCGATCTCAAGAGCTACATGCAGAACATTACCGACAAAGCGGCGTACATCGCTCGGAAGGCCCAGGAGCAGGGCATGCCGGACGACGCTTCGGCCTGCCGCGACCTCCGTCGCCGGCAGCCGACGACGGTCTGCGTTTCCGGCGGAAACGGGATCATGTGACCTTACCGCTCCGAAGGAACGCTATGACGATTTGGGTCATCATTTGGGTCGTACTGATGATGTTCTGGCTGCCTGCTGGGTGCAGGCTTCGTGAACCACGAGGGGCCGCATTCAACGGACTGAACTTTGGCGTCTATTGTCTGATCCCGTGGTTCTGCGTGCTAATCCTGGGATTGGTGTTGTTCGGTGCGGTGTCTGCCGGCCCCGTGATGGTCCGGTAGCTATTCAGGGGTGAGATCCTTTTCTTAGCTGTCAAGGAGGACGGCCAAATGCCACTGACTGCACGGGAAGCATTCAAGGTCGGGTTCGTGGCCCGGTGCGTCGAGCACGGGATGACCGCCCAACAAATGGCGGGGGCGGTCAAGGCCGCGATGGACAAGCTCGCGTTGTTCGGGGCCGTCGGTGACGCCGCCACGGCGTTGACGCAGCTCGTCGGCAGCGTCGGGGTGCCTCTGGCCCTTGCCGCCCCGCCGATCCTGGGCGGCATCGCCGGGGCCGGTTTGGCCAAGGCCACGGACGTGACCGACAAGGACGTCGCCGACATCAAGGACCGCGAGGTCATCGACACCTACCGTACCGAAGCTGCCAAGGTCCGCCGGCAGCAGGCGATTCGGCGGTTGCAGCAGGCTAAGCAGAGTCGTGGCGGGCGGATGTTCCTGTAAGGACGTCAGATGAGCCTGATCAAGTTCAGCAACCGAACGGAGCACAACGGCCAGAAGGTGCACTGGGGGCGGGCGACCGAGGACGGCATGCCGTTTCGCGGCCAATCGTCCCCGATGTATACTTCAGACGAGTGGGAAGACAAGACCGTCAAGGTGGCCGACCCTCACAACGGTCACTTCGACACGACCGACCCGGACCAGAATAAGAAGTATTTGGAGGTACTCGACGGGATCGCCAACGGGTGGTTCCAGTGCATCCACATTAAGCGGCAGTACGACGCCGCCCAGATAATGGTCTACGTCGAGTGGGTCGAATACTTCATGGAAGACGGTAACCGGGCACCGTTCATGACGGCCGGACAAATGGAGTTGGTCAATGGACAGCCTAACCTGCCAGTCGGTGCTCAGTAAGGTCCGCGAGGAGATGCAAAAAGAGGGCTTCCTCGGGGCCGTGGGCGACGCCATCGGAGCCGCCGCCAAGCCCGTCGTCGACCTGGGCCGTGGGGCCTTGGACTCGCTCACTGGCTCGGCCCCGACCCCCCAGCAGCTCGTGATCAGCCAGGCCATAAGCGAGGCCAAGAACACGGCGTTGCGGGAGTCCGCGATGGGCGACGTCGGCAAGATCCTCGGGATCGGCCTCGGCGTCGGGGCCGGTGCCCGAGGGGCGGTCGGCTTGCACCACATGCTTCGCCAGAACATGGCCGGGGCACGGAGTACGGCGGGGTCGGCGATGCTGCCCCTGCCGATCCCGGCCGAGGAAGAAGACGAGGACGTGCCGAAGAGGAAGGCAGCCATGGACAAGGAGGCCACCCCGGTCCCGTGGTTACTCGGCGGTGACGCGACGACCAAGGGCGGCATCCCGTGGTACGGTCTGTCGATGCTGGCCGGCGGTCTTGGCGGTCTGGGCCTCGGCTGGAAGGGCGTCGACGCGGTGATGGAAAGTCGTCGCAAGACGGAACGCGAGCAGGCCCTCGATTCGGCCCGCCAGGAGTTCCACGACGCTCTGCTATCGCAGTACGACAAGCCCAAGGCCGTGGCCAAGTCTGCCGGCGACCACACGTTCAAGGGCGAGGACTGCCCGAAATGCGGTGCGAGCATGGAGGGTGACCCGTACAGCGGGGCGTGCAACTCTTGCGGTCACAAGTGGGGCGAGAAGAAGGCCCTCGACGAGGCCCTTGATCGGCTGTATGACGCTTTCGTCGAGAAACAGGCTGCTCTATCCGACTATCTCGGCCAGGGAAGTTCTAACGTCCTCGGCCAGGCCATGGGCGGGTACGGCATGTACGCCGGTCTGTCGAGCCTGCTGACTGGGGCCGTCGTGTACGACAAGATGCGGAAGCGAAGCCGTTCGGCTGTCTTGCAGAAGGCCCTCCAGCGTCGCGACCGTCGCAAGTTCAACCAATCCCCGACCGAGATCTTCGCCACACCGGAGCCGATCGCCCACTCGTCGGCGGACCAACAGCCGGTCGCGTAACTCGTTAGGGGCAACGGAATGCCTGACAGTCTCATCCCCGATAAGGGTCCGTCCCTCCTGCCCGGCAGCACGCCGCCACCGCCGCCCGTGCTTCCGGAGTCCCACATCCGCGACTTTGGCGACCACGTCAAGACGCGGCAGAACATCTACGGCAACGTCCTGAAGGCGGCTCAGGGCATTCAGCCGGTTTCCAACGTCCGGCACACTCTCCGGCTCCACAGTCCGGAGTACATCGACCCTGACCACTTCAGTATCGACCAACGGAAGCAAGCCCTCCTGACTGGCGGCACCCTGGCCCGCCGCATGAAGGGCACGTGGGAGTTGACCGACAACGCCACGGGTGCTCTCGTCGATCGCCGTGAGCAGGTTATCGCCCGCGTCCCTCACTTGACGAACATGGGCACGTTTGTCCACGGCGGTAACGATTACACTTTGAACCACCAGCAGCGGCTCATGCCCGGTGTCTTCACCCGTCGCAAGGACAACGGTGAGCTGGAGTCCCACGCCAACATCCTGCCCGGCAAGGGCGTCTCCCACCGTTACCTGCTCGATCCGGCCAAGGGCGTGTTCAAGATCAAGATCGGCCAAGCTGAGATGCCGTTGCTGCCGCTCCTGAAGGCGATGGGTACGACCGACCGAGAGCTGTATGAGCACTGGGGGTCCGAGCTGTACCAGAGCAATATGCTCAAGTCTGAGGGCGGGGTACTGACCAAGCTCCAGAACAAGATTCTGAGTAAGGTCGACCGGGACAACCCAGACGAGCAGCACCGTCGCCTGGCCCTGGTCAAGAAGTTCGAGGACATGGAGGTCGACCCCGAGGTCACCAAGTACACGCTCAAACACCCCCACACCCGGATGAATAAGGACACCATCCTGGCGGCAACCAAGAAGCTCTTGGCCGTCAGTCGGGGCGAGGACGAAGTCGACGACCGGGACGCCCCGCACTTCCAGACCGTGCTGGGTCCCGAGGACCTGATCTCCGAGCGGGTGGCCCGCGACCACGGTCGCGTCCAGAAGATGCTGTTTCACAAGATGAGCATGAAGGGACACCTGAAAGACATGCCGTCAGGGGCACTGACCCGGCAAATCGAGCAGACGCTCCTGGGCTCTGGCCTGGGCCAGGCGATCGAAGAGATCAACCCTGCCGAGGTGTTCGACAAGCAGAGCCGGATCACCCGCCTGGGTGAAGGCGGCATCCCGTCGATGGAGTCGGTTCCCGACGACGCCCGGAGCGTGCAGCCCGGTCATATGGGGTTCATGGACCCCTTGCGGACGCCCGAGAGTTTCCGCGTTGGCATCGACCTGAACATGGCTCGGGGGGCACGAAAAGGCGGCGACGGTCGCATGTACTCCGAGTTCCGGGACGTTAGGACGGGTAGGCTTGGTTGGAAGAGCCCCCAGGACCTGGCCGAGGCGGCGATCGCGTTCCCCGGCGGACTGGCGTCGACCGCGAAACGTATCCCGGTCATGAAGGGAGGCAAGATCGCATATGTCCCACGCAACGAAGTCCAATTCGAGTTGCCCCACTTTGAGAATGCCTTCTCGCCCCTGGGCAACATGGTCCCGCTCAAGAGCATGGTCAAAGGGCAACGGGTCGCTATGGCGTCTCGGATGCTCACTCAAGCACTACCACTTACGAACGCAGAAGCACCCCTGGTTCAATCGGGCCTTCCAGGATCGGGTGGAGCGAGATCTTTTGAAGAAGAATACGGACGTCATCTCGGGGCCGTGCATGCTGGTGAACACGGGGGTCGGGTCCTTGGGATCAGTGACGGAGGGATGGACGTCCAATACGCAGACGGACGCAAAGATCGTGTCGATCTCTATCACAACTTTCCCTTCAACCGGAAGACGTACATCCACAATACTCCTGCACTGAAGCCAGGGGACACATTCAAAGCGGGCCAGCTCTTGGCCAAGAGCAACTACACCGACCACACCGGGGCTGCGGCCCTCGGTGCGAACTTCCGCGTGGCGTACACGCCGTGGAAGGGGTACAACTTCGAGGACGCTCAGGTCATCTCGGAGACGGCGGCGAAGCGGCTGTCGAGCGACCACATGTACCACCACGAGGTGATGGTTGACGACAAGCACAAGATGGGGAAGAAGAACTTCATCAGTTTGTTCCCCGGCAAGTTTGACCGGGAGACGCTGGCGTCCCTCGACGACGACGGCATCATCAAACCTGGCACCAAAATCGAGCACGGCCAACCTCTCATTTTGGCCGCACGCGAGAACGACCGGGCAGACAACAAGGTCCACAAGAAGAAGCAGGCGGGACACAATGACCAATCCGTTGTGTGGCAGCATCATGATTCTGGGGTCGTTACCGACGTCGTACGGGGCAAGGACGGGCCTGTCGTCCTCGTTAAGTCTTCTTCACAGATGCAGGTGGGTGACAAACTCTCCGGCCGGTACGGCGACAAGGGCGTCATCAGTGCCGTCGTCCCCGACCACCAGATGCCGCACGACCGCAACGGTAAGCCCTACGAGATCCTGCTCAACCCCCTCGGTGTGATCAGTCGTACCAATCCAGCCCAGATGGTCGAGGCCCAGCTAGGCAAGATTGCCGCGTTGACAGGCAAGAGGTACAAGCTGGAAGACTTCGGTAGCATCAAGGACTTAAACCAGTTCACGATTGACGAGCTGCGGAAGCACGGCCTGACTTCGACCGAGGACATCGTCGATCCGGCCACGGGGTCCAAGATCCCCGGCGTCCACACGGGCAACCGGTTCTTTATGAAGTTGCACCACACGGCCGAAAGCAAGGGCCAGGGTCGTGGCGGCGGCGGGTACGGCATGGACGAGACGCCCAGCAAGGGCGGCGAGAGCGGCTGCTTCACCGAGCGGGTTTTCCTCCATACCGAGTCGAGCGGCCTGGTGTCGATCGCCGAGGTCGTGCAGAAGAAACTGGCCATCAACGTCCTGACCAAGAAAGCCACGGGCGGCAAGCTCATGTGGATGCCGGTCGTCGACTGGTTCACGTTCGCCGTCAAGCCGATCGACATCATGGAGGTCGTGACCGACACTGGCCGTGTTTTGGAGGTCACCAGGAACCACGAGATCATCCTGGCGGACGGATCGAGGAAACTGGCCGGCGACCTGGTCGTCGGCGACGAACTACAGGGGGCGTGATGGACGGGCTCAACATTCTCGCGGCCAAGGCGGCAGCTCTCCGCATGAAGACGGCTGCCGTCGACCCGGCCGACCCCGGCGAGGGGCAGTCGGGCTCACCCCTCGGGGCAGGCCAGCAGACGCTCATGACGGCGGGCAACCGTCCGCCGGTCGACTTACCGTTCGCCCCGGTCAAGTTCCAAAGGTTCGGCGAGGTTTCCGAGAAGCCCACGCCCCGGCGGCGGGCGAGGCCGGGTAAGCCGATGGCCAAGCCGGCAGCCAAGCCGGCCCCGGTCGAAGCCGCCACGCCCCAGAGCATCGACCCCCGTCGGGCCATGCAGCGGAGTTTGATGATGAAGCTGCGTGGCATGACCGGCCAAGCCCTGTCCGGCCTACACGACTTCTGGACGAGGAAGCAGCGATGAAGGTGGCGTACATCGGCCCTTACCGGGGCGTCACGAAGGCGAACGGGCTGGTCGACGTGTACGACGTCACTGTCGACGGCATCCACCTGTACTTCGCCAACAACGTCCTGGTGTCGAACTCCAAGCGGATCTCGATGCTCGACGTGAATGCCCTCCTGTCCCACGGGGCCGTCGAGAATCTCCGGGACGTGGGCAGTATCCGGGGTCAGCGGAACGAGCAATACTGGTTGCAGTTCATGCAGGGACATATGCCCAGTGCTGTGAAGACCCCGATGGTGTACGACAAGTTCCACCACCAGCTCAAGGCGTCCGGGATCAATGTCGTCCGGGATGGCCCTCGCACTCACATCATGGCCATGACCAACAAGGACGTGGACGCCTTGGGCGGCAACCGCGTCCTTACGCACGGCGAGACGGTCAACTTCGACCGGGACTTGAAGCCAGTGGCCGGGGGTCTGTTCGACCCGGCGATGACCGGCGGGCACGGCGGCAAGCAGTGGTCGAAGATTAAGTTCGACGAGCCCATGCCCAACCCTGTCATGGAGGAGCCGATGCGGCGAATCCTCGGGTTGACGGCCAAGCAGTTCGAGGGCGTGTTGGCGGGCACTGAGACGATTGGCGGGCACGGCACCGGCCCGAAGGCCCTCAAGGCCGCGTTGGAGGACATCAACCTGACCAAGGAGCTGGCGACCGCTAGGACCCAGGTTCAGTCGTCGAGTCGTAGTAAGCGGGACGAGGCGGTTCGCAAGCTCGGCTACCTGAAGAGTGCCCAGAGCCTCGGCCTGCACCCCAAGGACTGGATGCTCGATCACGCCCCCGTCCTGCCTCCTGCGTTCCGCCCGGTGTCGATGATGGGGCAGTCGGGCATCCCGCTGGTATCGGACCCGAACTACCTCTACAAGGAGCTGATCGAGGCCAACAAGAACCTCGGCGAGATGAAGGGCATGGTCGGCCACGACAACGCGGGGGCCGAACGGTTGGCCGTGTACCACGCCTTCAAGGCGGTCACCGGCCTGGGCGATCCGATCACCCAGAAGAGCCAAGACAAGAACGTCAAGGGCATCTTGAAGAGCATCTTCGGCACGTCCCCCAAGTTCGGCACGGTGCAAAGGAAGCTCCTGTCCTCGACTGTCGACAACGTCGGCCGGGCGGTGATCAGCCCGAACCCGGACTACGACATGGACACGGTAGGCATCCCCGAGTCGAAGGCGTTCGAGGTGTACTCCAAGTTCCTCGTCCGGCGGATGCACCGCCAGGGGATGCCGATCAGCCAGGCCCTCCAGCACGTCAAGGATAAGACCGACAAGGCCCGGTCGATCCTCCAGGAGGAGATGGAAGACCGTCCGGTGTTCATCAATCGGGCACCCGTTCTCCACCGATTCGGTATCATGGCGTTTCGCCCCAAGCTGGTGAAGGGCGACACGATGCAGGTGTCCCCGCTGATCGTCAAGGGGTTCAACGCTGACTTCGACGGTGACGCCATGCAGTTCCACGTGCCGACCTCCGAGGAGGCCAAGAAGGAGGCCCTGGAGCGGATGCTGCCGTCGAAAAACCTTCTATCCCCGGCCGACTTCAAGAGCCCCGTGCACGTGCCCGGCCAGGAGTACCTGGGCGGTTTGCACCACGCCAGCACGGCCAAGAAGGAGAAGGGTCGGCCCCGCGTCTTCCGGAACAAGCAGGACGCCCTCGCGGCCCTCCACCAGGGCGAGATCACCGAGGACACTCCCGTGCACATCATGGAGTAGTCTTCTCTGTGGCGTGGCGTTGCAGTAAACTTGAACTCGATACGGTATCCTCTGCGGGAAAGGGATTTCCATGAGCCAATTGATGACGCCTTACGGCGACCACCTGTGTAACCCCGAGTTGGTGAAGGAAGCCCGCCGCAAGATGTCGGCGAACTTCACCAAACTCGCGTTCGTGCCCGGTGGTGACCCCTCCATGACCGGCGGCGGTGGTGCCCCTCCTCCTGGCGGCGATCCGTCCATGGGCGGCGGTGCCCCTCCGATGGACCCGTCTATGATGGGTGGCCCGCCTCCCGGCGGTGACCCGTCCGGCGGCGGTGCTCCTCCGATGGACCCGTCCATGATGGGCATGCCTCCGATGCCGCCTCCGGGCGGCGGGGGTGGCGGCGACCCGGCGATGACGGCCAAGATGGACCAGATCCTCCAGGCCGTCCAGGGCGGGTCGGCTCAGTCTGGCTCGAACATGGCCGGGCAGATCAAGCCCAAGATCGACGTCAACGTCGCCATCATGCAGATGTCGAAGATGATCGCCCGCATTGCGGACGCCCTCGGTGTCAAGATCCCGGCCAGCGAGATGATCGCCACGCCGACCGATCTGACCCAGATGGCCGCGAAGCAGCAGTCCGGCGGGCAGCAGGACTCGGCCATGGGTGCCCCCGGCGGCATGCCCCCGATGGGCGGGCAGCCCGACATGGGCGGTGCACCACCCGGAGGCGGCGGCAAGGCGGCTGCCGACGCGGGCGTGGCGTACTCCCACAAGGGCCTGGAAGAGACCATGAACAAAGCCGCCATGATCGCCAGCCTTCGTCGGCGTCCGGCGGCGTAGTGGGGTGACCCGTGATCGTAGAGTTGATTCTCAAGGACGGGATCGGCAACAGCAGGCCACTGGTCTTGCAGGTCAATCAGATCCTGATCCGCCAGGACACCGGCACCCCGATCGGCGTCGCTGCGGAGTACGGAGGTGGCCGGAGCCAGGCCATCTCCATCGTCGGCCAGGACGACTTCAACCGCATGCTGAGGAACCTCGGCATCGGCGAGACGGTCGTCTGCGACCGGTTGGAACTTCCCAAACCACCGCCCGGTGCCCGACTGATTGCGGGGCCGAAGCCAGGAGAATGACATGAGTCAGCAGGACGACCTTCGCAACCGGTTCGACACCAACAACGCTGACCGGTACTACCGATCGGGCACTCCGTCGGTGTTCGCCGGCCAGCCCGTTGACAGCACAACCATGAAGCCGGGCGAGGCGATCATGCCTGGCCCGCCCACCAACTTGGCCTCGCTCGCCGACCTTAACGACAAGGACACCGACCGGTACTACCGGTCGAAGGACCGCAAGCCGACGCCTCAGCAGGTCGCCGCACTGAAGACTGGTCGTCCCGGCGGGCACCGCGTCAAAATCGGCGACATTCCCGTCAACGGCATGGCCACGGTCCCCAGTCGGGTGCCTGGTCAGCTGATGCTCACCGACGCCCGCGAGGTCGACGCGGTCGTTCACTCGGCCGTCAACATGGTCCCGACCGGGCCGGTGACGATCCACGTGTTCGGCGACAACGCCTTGGTCATGCGGCTGCGGACGCGGCTGGAGATGCTCGTGACCCGCGAGACGATCACCGAGGACCAGTACCGGGACATCGCCATTCTCGGTCGAGGTCCGGCTCACGTGCTCAAGGAGACGCGGACGCCTGACGAGATCTACGGTGCCCCGGTCGCCAACGGCGAGGGCAGCGAAAAGCCGGTCCTGGGCGACCCGATGGACTTCCTCAAGACCGACGAGGTCGAAGAAGAGGCGATCCCCGAGGCCCCGCCCCCTGTCGAGGTCGATGACGGCACGGACGACTTCCTCCAACCCGAGGAACCGGTCGTCATGGCCCCGCCGTCGAACTTCCTGTCGGCCGTGCAGCCGGCTGAGGCAGCCGAGGTTGACGACCTGTTCGACCTGCCCCCCGAGGACAAGAAGATTGAGCCGCCCTTGCCCGCACTCCCCGTGACCGGCAAGAAGGCCAAGAAGAACCGCCGCTAAGCACCTCGTGCGGCCCGCACGTTGCGGGCCGCTAGATTCCGGTTTCTAGATCTTAGGGGCACGGATGCCTCCCCTCCGCACAACGATGGGTCAGCTCCTCATCAACGAAGCGTTGCCGGAGGAGTACCGCAATTACGACCGGGTGATGGACAAGAAGGGCATGAACGCCCTTCTCCGGGAGATCGCTGAGAAGAGCCCCGAGAAGTATCTGGAAGTCTCGAAGAAGCTGGCCGACGTCGGCCGGCACGTCGCCACCCGCTCGGGCGGCAACAGCTTTTCCCTTGAACACCTCCTCAAGGCCAAGTCGGCCCACAAGATCGGCGTCAGCCTCCAGGGCGACATCGACAAGATCCTCAACGACGACAAGCTCACCGACACGCAGCGGCACGAACTCATCATCCGGAAGGCTGGGGCTGCACAAGATCAGCAGATGAAGGACGTGTACGCCGAGTCCCTCGCCGAGGGCAACCCCCTGGCCCGTCAGGTCCAGTCGGGCAGTCGCGGCAACGAGATGAACCTGTCGTCGCTCCGTGGCAGCGACATGCTGTACACCGACCACCACGACAACGTCATCCCCCTGCCTGTGATACGCTCGTACAGCCAGGGGCTCACTCCGGCCGAATACTGGGCTGGCACGTACGGTGCCCGCAAGGGCGTCATGGCGACCAAGTTCGCCACCCAGGACGCTGGCTTCCTGTCCAAGCAGTTGAACCAGATCAGCCACCGGCTCATGGTCAGTGCCCTCGACCACGACCAGGAGTACCCTGCCAACCGGGGCCTCCCAGTCGATGTCGACGACATGGACAGTGAGGGTGCCCTCCTGGCCCAGGACGTCGGGCCGTACAAGCGGCACATGATGCTGACGCCAAAGATCCTCAAACACATGAAGGCCCTCGGCCACGACAAGATCCTCGTCCGCAGTGCGTTGGTCGGCGGCTCACCCGATGGCGGTGTCTACTCCCGTGACGTCGGCGTTCGCGAGCGGGGCGGTCTCCCTGGGCGGGGCGAGCAGATCGGCCTCCAAGCCGCCCAGGCCCTGTCCGAGCCACTCCAGCAAGGCCAGCTGAGTGCCAAGCACTCCGGCGGCGTCGCCGGTCAGGAGAAGTCCGTGAGCGGCTTCGAGGCCGTCAACCAGCTCATCCAGGCCCCCAAGACGTTCAAGGGCGGTGCAGCCCACTCCACCGTCGACGGCATCGTCCAGCGGATTGAGGACGCCCCGGCGGGCGGCAAGTTCATCACCATCGACGGGCAACAGCACTATGTCGGTCGTGGGTACGACCCGAGGGTGAAACCAGGAGACCAGGTCGAAGCTGGTGACATACTCTCCGACGGGTGGCCGAATCCGTCGACCGTGATCGAGCACAAGGGCATCGGTGAGGGCCGGCGGTACTTCATGGGGGCCATGCGTGACGCCATGCGGGGGGCCGGGCTCAAGGTCAACCGGCGGAACCTGGAGGTCTTGTCACGCGGCCTCATCAACCACGTCCGGCTTACCGAGGAGCACGGCGACCATGTACAGGACGACGTCGTCCCGTACTCGACGCTGGAGCACACTTACGAGCCCCGCGACGGGCACGAGTCCGTTCACCCGAAGAAGGCCCTGGGCAAGTACCTAGAACGGCCGATCTTACACCACACGATCGGCACCAAGGTCCGGCCGTCGATGCTGAAGGAGTTCGAGCACTTCGGTGTCGACAACGTCACCGTCCACGCCGAGCCGCCGCCGTTCCAGGCCGAGATGATCCGGGGCATGGCGAACGTCGCCCACGACCCCGACTGGATGACCAAGATGTACGGGTCGGGGCAGAAGGCCAGCCTGCTCGAAGCGGCCCAACGCGGCGGCACGTCGAACGAGCTGGGCACGTCCTTTGTTCCGGGTCTGTCACGGGCCGTGGACTTCGGCCGGGTCGGTATGGTCCGGCAGCCCGAGCCGACCAGCAAACCCGACCTGTCGGGACCGAGCGTGCCCGTGGCCGCGAAACCCCCGGCGGCACCCGCACCGGCACCGGCCCCCAAGAAGAACTGGGCCAGCCTAATGAAGTGGTCGGAGGACAAGAAGTCTCGGTTGAAGAAGGCCGACGACCCGGCCACTGCCCCCAAACCGATCGCGTCGACCGCCCCGAAGACGACGCCTGCACCGCCGCCTGCACCGCCGCCTGCACCGCAGGTCTCGCCACCAGCGGCGACTGGGGCTCCTACTGGGGCCTCAACTGGGGCCTCCCCTGCGGCCCCGAAGCCGTCGTACGATTACGTCGGTGGCGTCGGCACGGCGACGACCGCCAACATTCAGCAGAAGGCTCAGCAGCAGAACCCGGTCGTGTACAACGGCGGGTTCCGACGCGGCCAGAACTACCTACACCACATGGACCCTACCCAGGCTCAGCAGCATATCGAAGAGGGCGGCATCGGGGCGATCGGTCACGGCCTCGATCAGAACGCCTGGGGTGTCTTGACCGGGCAGATCCACGGCCACAACATGCAGTCGAAGTACCCAGGCCGGCGTGGGGTAGGCATGGGCGGTGTTCCGGGTGACGGCGACGAGGACGGCGACGGGCAGGAAGAATACTACCACCCCGGTGGCGGCGTCATGCCGGGGCAGAATCAAGCCGACAGCGGGCCGCAGATGCCGAATATCGGTTTGGCTGACGTGGCCAAGGCGGCTCCCGCGGCTCTGGCGGCAGGCGGGCTAACTGCGGCGGCAACCGGTCGTGTCCTACGTACCGTCAGCAGCGAGGGTAGTCTCTTTTCTCGCATCGGCAACGCCCTGGCCGGGACTAAGGCGGTCAATCCGGCTCCCGGTGTCCCGGCAGCACCGGGACGTATGGGCGTGGCCGGGTTCCTCGGCAAGTTCGTGCGACCGCTGATGGTGGGTAACGATGTGGGCGAGGATATCGGGAACGCAATCGGCGGCAATTACGAGGGCACGAGAAATCGCAACGAGCAGTCCCTGCAAGATGCGTTTAACCTGTTCGCCGGCAAGTCGGAGTCACCTGTCAGTGACGCCGCCAACTTTTTCTTGAACCCCGCCCACCAGGCTCGGCTGCTCGGGCACACTGGTGGCTCGATAATCCAAGAGCGTCGCGACATCGCCCAAGACGAGCAGAACAACGCCGCTAGCGAGTATGCGTTGCTGCACCGGCGGGCTAATAATCCGGACACGCCGCCGGAGCTGAAGCAGAAAGCCCTAGAACGCATCGCCGAGATCCGGTCCCAGAACGTCACCGACCCCGAGTGGCACAAGACACTGGACCAGAAGTTCCAAGCCCAGTTTTCGCAAGAGGCCACCGAGCGAAAACACAAGGTGAAGGAGGAGGAGGCTGCCTCGGCGAATCGGATGGCGGACCAACAGGCCCTATTTCTGAAGGAATACGGAGACCCGGCGAAACTGTCGTCGACCCAACTTACGAACATCCGCCGCGACCCGGTTAAAGGGCCAATGTACGGCGACTACGCGAAGACGCTGATGGTCGCTGCGGTGAAACGCGAGCAGGACCGCAAGGTGGCGGACCAATACAACCAGAACCTCGGCATGCCGCCCGCGTCCACCCGTCGGCCGATCGACCTCACCTACCCGAACCGGCGTACGACCCCGTTGACCGGTCCGGGCTACCAGGGCGACGAGTCCGTCTCCCCGTCGATCCCGCCGATCCAGAAGGCCGCTCCCGCAGCACCCGCCACCCCCGTCAAGCCTCAACTGTCCGTGGACGAGGCCAAGATCTTTGACAAGTTCCAGGACGAGCTCTCCGAGCTTGCGTCGAAGTTCCAGCTCCAGCAGGCGGACTGCAATAACTTGGTCAACTTTCGCTCGACGGGCGACCCGAAGAAGGACGCCATCTTCGACCGCTATCCGGAACTTGCAAAGTTCCGAACTCCAGCGGTTATGAAGAAGGGCGGCTCCGACTGGCTGAGCTTGCTTCGGTAATCGTCTGGTTTGCAGGAACGACTTGTCGTTATAATCGCGGGAGGGAGTACAGCAATGGGCATGGATGTCATCGCACAACTGGCACGAGCGGCCGGCGGTGCCCGTAGCGGGCATCGCCAGGTCGCTTCTCCGTCTCCGCTGACTGCCATCTCGTCAATGGCCAAGATCGCGGCCGTCGTTGTCTTGATGGAGAAAGATGCTGCTGGTCGCCTGGACCCCAGGACGCTGCGGGACGCCGGCAATACCTTGCTGGAATTCGGCAAATTCAGCGGCAAGGCGAAGCAGCTGACTGCGGGGCGTACGCTGCCGACTCAGGCTGTCGGGGGAAGGGTGATCAACCAACCTATCCCGCCTACCCCGATCGTTAAGAGTATGCTCGGCCCGAAACTGGTGCCGGCACCCGCCTCGACGATGTCGTCGCGGGCGTCGGTGGGCGGGACCGGCCCGGTCTCCGCACCGACAAGGCCGGTCCCGAACGTGACGCGGTCGGCGGTTCCCGGCCCGGTCTCCGCACCGACAAGGCCGGTCCCGAACGTGACGCGGTCGGCGGTTCCCAGCCCGGCCGCGACTCCGAGTTCACTGAACTCGCTTCCGACGATGCCGACCCCGGCGTCGCTGGGGACCGCGTCCGGCAAGTGGCTGGGTCGTGCCGGCGTAGGTCTCGGCGTCCCTGCGGCTGTTGGTGGCGTGTATGCGGGCCGCAGGCAGATCTCCGACGCCATTCGTGGCGACCACCCGATTGATACGTACGCCGGGGCACACCAAGAGGCCCAGCGATTGACCGAGTCCCACAATGCCCACATCCAAAACCTCGCGGATCAGATGCAGCAAGTCGAGACAGGTACGTACCAGCCGACCAAGGACCAGATGTACGCCGGGTTCAACCCGAAGACGTACGCAGCCCAGCTGAAGCAGCAGCACGAAGAGGCAGTTGCGGGCCTAAAGACTGGCAAGTACGGCAATATGGCCGAGTTGCAAAAGAAGATGCAAGATGCCAGGCTGAAACTTCAGACGACCGGTCAGAACCTCGGCGGTGCCAACAACGTCTGGGCTGATCGGTTCCACGGGCAGTCGCCTACGAACATGAACGAGTTGCAGAAGCAACAACAGATCAAAGCCGAGTCCTTTGGGCTGAACCTCGACGACCTGCTGAAGCCGGTCCCGCAGGACACCACACCGCCGGGTCTGAAGGCGGACCACAGCGGCGGCAATAAGACCAACCAACGGGTCTTTACGAACCACGATACCGTTCACCCCGTCGGCTCGGTTCCGACCACCGAGCGGCCGAACCCCCAAGAGTCCGGCGACTACTCGCGAGTCACGAAGAGAGTCTTCGGAAGTCAGTGACCATCGGTGCGGTGCCGAAGGAATGGCAGACACACAGCCGAATCCACGGATGGAGTCATGAGCATTACCGCCACGACCAAATTCGAGAAGCGATCCACGGACCAGGGCTGGTACTGGGCGTCCAAGTCGGCCAAGACGCCCCTGCGTCAGGCCGTCCGGGACCTCGACCGCACCAAGATCAAGCAGGCGTCCATCGGCGGCGAGCAGGAGTCGGGCTTCGAGCAAGCCTTCTCCTCGCTCGCCTACGCCTACCTGAAGGACAAGAGTCCCCGGCTCATCGACTACATCATCGGCTTTCAGCTCGTCGACCGGAACGAGGACAACACGAAGGCCATGGGCGTCTTCGGGTTCAAGGTCGGCGACCAGTGGCTCTACGCCCCGGTGTTCTTTTTGAACGGCGACTTGAAAGGCCACGAGCTTCTGTACGTCAAGAAGCAGGACGCCTTCGTGCCGATGAAGGAGAACTGGGTCAACTACCTGATCTCCCGCAAGCCCCACGTCCTGGGCGAGGCTTCGCCCAAGGACACCTACCAGCTCGGCGGTGTCCCGCCGGACATCTATCGCCTGTCGCACCCGCCGACGTCGTCGAAGTACGGCTCGGACCACTATCGGCCCCGCATCCAGGAGTGGGCTCTCCCGTTCTTGGCGTTCGCTGGTGCCGCCGCGACCAAGAGCGACAAGATCTTCCAGAAGCACGCTGGCCTCGACGAGCGGCTCACTCTGACGCGGTTCTTGGGCGAGAACATTAAGCTCGCCGAGGGGGCGTTCGAGTTGACCCAGCGACACCCGCTCCTAAAAGCCGGTTTCGAGAAGTTCTACGGCAGGGACTTTTTCTTGAAACTTGGCCAGGACATGTTGGCCGACGCGAAGTCACTCATCAAGAAGGTCGACCCGGTCCGAACCAAGGTCGCGGCCGACCGCCGCGTTGGCGGGTCCCTCGTCGCCGACCCGCTGCCGGCCGTGCACCCGATCAAGAGCGGTGCCCTCCAGATCATCGTCTACGACGCCCTCGCGGGGGCCATGGGCAAGCGGGCGACCGAGAACAAGGTCGACATGGATGCCCCCGGCGGCTTCACCCAGAACAAGGAGGAGCTGGACTCCGACGAGCGGGAGAAGCTCCTCAAGGACACCGTCCTCATCAAGGACAAGCGGGACTCCCAGGGCGTCAGCCAGGTGTACGACACCCAGGTCCGCATGGAACTCACCAACCCCGGAGAGACCGGGGTCTTCGACGTCCTAGAGAAGCCGGGCTCGTTCGACGAGATGCTGGTCATCATGCACCCCCAGACCAACCGAGGCCGGGAGCAGTGGGCCACCGTGATCCGCCTGTCGGACCCGAAGAACTGGGTGAACATCCACGCCTCCAACCTGTGGGTGAAGCCCAACGCCAAGCCCGACCGCCCGGACTTCCAGAAGTGGTGGAAGGGCGTATCGGACTCGGACACGCTGGAGCAGGAGGGCCATTACCTGGCCGTTGGCGAGAACGGGGCGGGCACCACGCCGTTCCGCGTCCGCAAGAAGGTCGACGACGACACCTACCGGGTCGACTTCAAGGACGCCTGTTCGTACGGCAAGGATCGCCCGACCTGGCTGCCGCCGACGCACAGTAACAACCGGTGGCTGTCGGGCGAGGAGTACGTCTCGACGTATGACGTCCTGTTGCACATCAACCCGCGTGAAGGGTCCGGGCTGCGGTCCGTCGGTGGCGAGCTGAACGTGCCCAAGAACTTCAAGGTCTTCAAGCTCAAGGACCCGCCCAAGCCGAAGAAGCGTGAGGAGGACGGCCTGCTCGCGTGTTGTTCGATGTCGGAGTCCGACCCCGGCAGCGGCACCGAGGAGCGGCCGATCAACCCCGGCAACATCAACGACGTGCAGCTCATGTTGTTCGAGAAGACGGCGGCGATCCGCGTCCTCGACCGGGGCTGCGACGTGTACGTCAAGGCGAATGGCCGCGAGCACCGGATGACCAAGAAGGCGGCGTTCATCAGCCTGGTCCGTGACCACGGCACCGACGAGGCGTCGGCCCGTGCCATCATGCGGCAGGCCGAGAAGAAGGGGTCCGCGACCTACCGCATCAAGTACGCCGAGGGCTTCGGCGGGCCGACTCAGTCTGCGTTGTCGGGTGGTCCTGGGGCTCCCGCGTTCCCGCCGGCCGAGCAAGGCATGGAGCGGGTCGGCAACGGACAGGTCAACGCGATCTACCCGCAGGAGGAGTTCCATCAGGCCCCCGAACTGATGTCCGCCAAGACGGACCCGACGATCTACGACCCGTTCTACCAGCCCGACCAGCAGGCGATGCAGACGGCCCAGGAGGCCGGGGCGGCGGGCCAGAAAGAGGTCTTCGACACGGCAATGATCTCGGGGATGCTCAAAGCCGTCCGCCAGGACAGCCTGGTCGATCGCTACCTGGGCGATCTGATGAAGGCCCTGGACAAGCTGGGCCGCATCCTGTTCATGTTCTACTGGCACCAAGAGGAGTTCGAGGACCGCTACGGCAAGCAGGACTTGCCGGAACTCGAAGACTCCCTCCGCAACGCCTTCGAGGTCATGGGCGACGTCTGCCTCTTCCTCAAGGAGAAGCAAGTCGGTGGCGGTATGGACGGCCAGTTCGGTAACATGGCCAACCCGTCCGACCCGAGTGTGCAGGAAGCTGCCCGTAACTAACGGAGAGTGCAATGGGTGTCCCCCACGAAATCGAACCACGCGGCGGCATCGTCATCGGCGACGCCGAATTCGGCGGCATCTCGGGCAAGGCCATCATTGGCCTCAAGGTCCCCAGCCGCGTGCTGCTCAACAAGATCGTCATCTGCCGGACCGACTCCCCCGGCGTCGGAGGCTTCGCGGTCGACATCTACAACCGGCGGGAAGCGGCCTTCAACACGCCGGTCACGGACGCGGACGGCAACGCCCTGTCGCGGGAGCTGTTTGTCGTGCAGCCGACGATCGCCGGGACACTCGGCGTGGCCCGGTACGACGCTGATGAGTCGCCCGGCGGCTTTGGTCACTATTTTTTCAGCCAGGACCCCCTCCAACAGACGCCGATCACCGGCGTCTCGGACCGCCTCCAAGCCAACAACCGCGTCCTGTGGGTTGTGATCACGACGACCGACGGCTGGGAGTTCTGCGTGAACATCGGTTCCTCGACGGACATGCAATGAATCTGCACCACGCGATGGAGACGTACAGCTTCTTCCGCCGCCCGGACTGGCGGTGGGAACGTGTACTCGTACTGGCCGGGCACAAGCCGACCCCGCGTAGGCCGGGCCGGTCGGACGACAAGTACGTTCGAGACGGGCGTAACTTCATCCTCAAATACAACGCCCCCGACCAGGAGGACCACCTCGACGAGCTGTTCGCGAGGAACATCGACATGTTCTACGCCTACAAGATCCACGAGAAGGAGCTGGAGGAGTCCGACACCGCGATGATGATCCAGGCCCGCATCCTGGCGGGCCAGAGCAACGACCAGATCCACAACGCGACCGGCATCCTCCCCAACACGATCGAGTATTACGAGCAGCTGTTCTTCAATGTCCGCGACCGGCTGAAGTACCGGGACTACATCACCAAGAACGTGCTGATTCCGGCGATGCAGAGGAACTTCGGCCTGGTCCCGTCGCACCACGACGCCGACAACCCGGTCATGCCGTGGAGTAAGGAGATCATCGCCCGCCCCTTCCTCGACGCCTCGATCAAGATGTTCGCGTACTTCGCCGGGCCGATCGTGCTGGAGTTCATGCTGCAAAGTTTCCAGACGGGGAAGATTTGCAACTCTCAGGATGAGATGGCGAAGTACCTGGATGACCACTGGGCGACGACGTTGCGTGCCCGCTCCAGCCAGGCGGTCCGGACGTTCGAGATCAACAAGTTCAACGTCATTGAGTTGTTCGGCATCCACGCCCGGCTGATGGAGATCGAGAAGTCCGAGGAGACCCTCGACCAGAAGAAGAACCAGATCGAGCAGAGCATCGGCGGGCTGATGTCCGAGATCGAGAACGTGTACTCGATCGGTGACGAGACGAACGAGTTCCTGAGCCCGAAGGTGAAGGTCTACGATAAGATGGCGGCTGAACTTCGGGACGGTGAGGTCGGGGCACTCGCTGCCGGCCTGAACGTGAAGGGGTTGGACGACCTGGAGAGCCTGCGACTGCCGTCGCCGGTCCGGGCCTTGCCGACGGACACCAAGTAGCGGTTATGGAGGACCGCCCTATGCCACAAGAAATTGCCAGCAGCGACGAACGCCGCCTCTTGAGTGCAATCAAGACGGCGGTGGACTACGTCGACCAGAAGAACATGAGTCCCGACCAGGCGGTCGAGAAGGTGGCCCGCGACGAACAGTTCGGCCCCGGCATGATTACCATGCTGGGCCGGGCCTACAACACGGGGCGACAGCTCGGCCAGTGGCGGGCCAACACGTCGATCCTCGACAAGCTCGCCAGCTACCCGCTGTGCGACCCCGCCAAGATCGTCTCCTCCGTCTACCCGGAGAAGGTCGACACGAAGAAGGAGGCCATGCACAAGGTCGCCTTCGACGCCGACTACAACGCCCCGCCGACGTGGCTGCCCGACGAGCGGAAGCTCGCAGCCCAGCGGCGGGACACCCCGCTCATGGAGAAGGCGGCGGCGGACGCCAAGGCTGGCAAGGTGCTGCCGGTGTCCAAACCCAAACCGGAAGCCGCCACGGTGCTCAAGCGGGACTACGGCAAGTTCCAGCGAGCCAAGAACGCGGCCGATGAGTCACGCCGGCACGCGGCCGACTGCGAAGACAAGCTGCGTCACCACGTGGCCGACCTGACCTCGTACCTCAAGCAGGCAGCGTGCTACCGTCTGCCGTACGCCCAGGTCGAACACGCCGCCAAGACGTACTACGGTCCCCTTGCTGTCGATCTGTGCAAGATGGCGTACGATCGGGCCAAGTTGCGGGAGCCTGGTGCCGACAAGACGCCCGTCCAGAAGGTTGCGTTCGACCTGCACCACGAGCCGTTCACGATCGTCGTCGCCGCCATCAAGGCGGCTCGGGACGTGAACCAGGCCCGTGTGTGGGCGAAGGAGGCACAGGATTACTTCGACCAGGTTTCGGGACACCTCGTCCCTTTCGCGGAACCGTCCAGCAGGGCCACGGCCCCAAACCAGTCTACTTCCGCAAGTAGCTGGAACCTGCTGGGCGGGACCAAGCAAGCTGCCCACACCCCGATGAGCCTCCTGATCGACGCCGGGGTTATCGCTGCCGGCGACATCGGCGGTGGCGTGGTCCTCAACCGCATGGGCCAGGGCGAACACGGCGGTCCTGCCGCTCGCGGCCCGATCGAAGACGATGAGCCGGACCCGGAGGACGAAGACCGCTTGGCGGCGATCGAGGAGATCAAGGACCAGGCCGCAAAAGCTATGGTCACACCGGGAGCCGAGAAGCGAGCCCTCTCCCAGATTAGCACTTCGGCCATTGGGTCGATGATCAGTCGCGGCCTGGGCGAGTACCCCAAGACCAAGAACGATCTGATCGAGGATGCGTGGCTCGACCTGGAGGACCCGCAGCACCAGAACGAGTTGCGGAAGATCAAGACTCACGCCATGCTGAACTCGATGTTGACCGACCCCGACGACCCCATCTCGGGTCACGACCCGGATAAGGTCGTGTCGGCGTACAACGAAATCGCCCAGCTGGCTCCCCGGACCGCCGAGCACGCCGGGGCGTTAAAGCCGCTTCTGCGGAAGCGTCTCGCCGGGCACACGGAACCGTTCGAGACGAAGGAACTGACCGACATCGAGAAGGGTATCACGGCGACCCGGATCTCAACGCCTAACACGAGCATCCTCAATGACGCTCCCTCTGGACTTCTTGGTTGACGGCACCCTCAAGCAAGCGGTCGATTACCTCGCCGAGCGGGCGGCGAAGGTACGCACCGAGGGCCACACGTGGACCGAGAAAAAGGCCCTCGGCTTGTCCGACATCATGACCTCGGTGGGGGACGTCGCCAAGGACCCGATCGTCGGCAAGGCCCTTCTCGGCGGGGGCGTCGGAGCGTTGGCCGGCGGGGCCAGTCACTACATGGGCAACCAGGACGGCACGCCCGAGAGCAAGCGTAAGGGCATGCTCGGCAGTGCCTTGACCGGTGCCCTGGCCGGCGGTGCCTTGGGTGGCGGCATCGGGGCGGCTCAGAAATACTGGCCGAGCATGGGCGGCGGCGGTCCGAAGGTGCCGACCGACGGTCCTGGCGTCTTCACCGACCTGACGACCGGAAAGAAGTTCTCGATCGATCCGAAGTACGTCGCTGATCATCCGGACATGGTCGCCAAGATCGAGGCGGCAAGTAAGCCGACGGTGCCGGAAAAGGCTCTGAACGTGGTCAGGGGCGTCAAGAGTACGCTGGCTGAAAATGCCCCGTTCTCGTTGTACGGTGGCGGGCTCTTGGGCCTGCACGATATCAAGACCATGTATCAGAACGCTCGCGGTATGGGCCGCGATCCGCGTATGTTTATGACCGGGCTAGAACAGATCGGTAAAGACCATCCCATGTTCGCCACGCCTGAGCGGCAAGCGATGATCAAGAACCTCATGGGCGGACCAGACGCCGCCGTTGAGCGGGCTAAGCTCCTTCAGAACACCAACCAGGGTCTGTTCGGCGGCGGGCGGTGGTTCGGCGGCATTCGTGACTTATTCAGCAAGGGCGGTTTGAGCGGTGATAAGGTCGTACACAACTTCACGCCCCCGCCAACCCCTGGTGTTCCAGACGCCGTGAAAGCGTTCCGCGACAAAGTGCAGACCAGTGGCCCAGCGTCAGCCGGCACGTTGAAAAAACTGGACGCTCTGATCAAGAGCCACGCCAAGTCGGCACCGGGCCTCCCGGCAACCATGTCGAAGGCCGATGTACGGCACGTCAACACAATCGGGTTTAGGGCTCTTCGCGAAAAGAATGTGATGAACAAGGGCCTGTCGACGCCGGCACGGGTGTTCGGGTACGGCTTACCCATGGCCCTGGACGCCGCCGGCTACCTCGGACGCGGAGCCACCGAGGACAAGGTCCGCCACGAGACCATGGCAGAGATGTTCAAGAAGATGCGAGCCGAGGGCGGTCTCAAGCCGCTCGTGCCCGCCGGCAAGTAAGGAGACAGGCAATGGGAATGGTTAAGATTATCAGCCCGCACGGTTGGGACTTCGACGGTCCCGTCGTGTCCATGATTAAGATCGGCAGTCGTGGCCTCATCGGCAACGACCGCTCGGACTTCGTCAAGCGGGCGTCCCACGCCTTTCTCGATGTCATCGACAACATCAAGGCGGCGAAGGACGAGGAGCCTGTCCACGTCTTGTCCCACGGGGCGACTGAGGCGTACGGCCCCAACCGCAACGGCGACGGCTTCAAGGAGGCCACCTGCCGCGAGTACCACAACACGTTCGAGAAGTTCGCCCGGTGGTATCGGAACCACAAGAACAAGGACCCCCAGGCGTCGTACGGGATCATCAAGAAGTCCGCGTACAACGAGACCATGCGTCGCGTCGAGTTGCTGGCGTTCCTGAACAAGGAGAAGTCGGCGGCGGAACGCAACGGCGGGCTGGTCGCCGACAAGGAGATGGAGAAGCTGGCACGTGGCGAGGACATCGCCGTGTCGATGGCGTGCCGCGTCCCGTACGACACGTGCTCGTGGTGCGGCAATCAGGCCAGGACCCGCGACGACTACTGCAAAGAAGCCAGCTGCAAGGCCGGCGGGTGCAAGGACAACCTGAGCCGCCTGGTGAAGGTCGGCAACGACGTCCACCAGCTGCACGTCGACAACCCCCGCCCGACGTGGTTCGACATGAGTAACGTCTTCCGTCCGGCGGACCGCATCGCGTACGCTAATCGGGCGGACTACCTCACCAAGGCTGCGTCCGATCGCTGGGACGGCACCTACGGGGCGTACAGCAGCAAGGTGGCCGAGGACCTGGGCGTTTCTGCTCCCCTGGCTGTCATGATGGCCGACGACTACTTCTCCCGGATGAACCCCACGGACGTTGACCAACAGGTGAAGCTGGCCGCAGGGCTCGACCACTTGGAGCGGACCATGGACCGCCGCCAGGTACACGACATCTACAAGCTCGCCTTCGACGACCGGTTGCAAGGAAAAGTCGATCCTGCGATGCTGGGCGAACCCGGCACGCAGAAGTGTGCCGAGGCCCTGGCTGCACTCGCGGTCGAGAAGGTCATCCTGCCGCTCCGCGAATTCGCGAAGCTCACCAAGAAGGCCGAGTTCGTGGCCCCCGCAGCGGCGGCGTTGCGTGGCGTTTACGGGCGAATGATTACTGACGGGTCCTTGGAGCGGCGGCTGACGAACAATCCGTTTGCTCTCTCCACCAAAACCGCATCGGCCCAGCTTCGCCGCTGGGTGTTGCAAATCCGGGACGGGCTGTCCTTGGAGAAGGCGGCGGTCGACCACCGCTGCCAGCTCGCCTCGATCCGGTCCTACCGGATGCCAGTTCTAGAAACTGGAATCTGGAGCGAGAAGTCCGCCTCGGACAAGCACGAGGCGGAAGAACTCGCGAGGGCGTACGCCCTTTACAAGGTCGCGGCGTTGCAACGCATCGCGGCGTTCGACGACGAGTTCATGTTGACAGCGAGACTGGGTATCGTCCAGAATCAGGTGATCTGACGCCTCCTAACGGTGGCTGAGGTCCGCTCAGGGACTGGCGATACGGACCAACACAGGTAACCGAAGCAAAGGAGTGCTGCCAGCTATGGCAACCAAATCCGCACAGAGTTCGATGGCCACCATCGAATCGTTTCTCAGCCGCGTCGGTCACACCAAGTCAGCCGAGGAGGCCCACACCGAAGCGGGCTCCATCGGCGGTGAGACCGAGCACCCCGTCAAAAACGTCGACGACCGCACCGAAGTCGCACAGACTGGTGCTCGTTCCAAGGAGAACGAAAAGGACGTCAAGGAAGAGCAGGGTGCCATCAGCGTCGACAGCACCGCCGAGGCGAAAGCCAAGACGGCGTCGGCGTTCCTGGGCCAGTTCTCCAAGAAGGCCGAGAACCCCTTCATGAAGAAGGTCGAGCAGGACCTCAAGGCCGAGTCGTCGGACTCCGACGAGTCGGACGAGAAGAAGGGTCGCGACAAGAAGGCCCGCCTCAAGAAGGCCGAGGGTGCCGTCCAGACGGCCGGCTCCGCTGCCGACGATCACGTCGATAGCCCGCTGAACCCTCAGCCGACCGGGCAGACGCCCGACATCGAGACCAAGGGTGTCAAGGCAGGCAAGAAGGACCCCGGTTCCTTGCACCCGGCCCGGACGGACAACGAGTCCCTCGACGGCCACAAGTACGCCTCAGATACCCCGCTGCACAAGATCGCGGCGGACATGCAGGGCCTCGGCAACCTGATCTGTGCCCAGATCAGCCAGATGTCCGAGCAACTCGGCAATTCCAAGACGGCGGCTGACGCCCGCCAGCACGCGGCCAACAACGGCGGCGGGCAACGGAAGCAGGCCGGCGACGCCGATGCCAGCCTCCAGATGCAGGCTGGCTGGGAACTGGCCGGCTTGGCGACCAACAACTTCGACAAGCAAGCCGCCGACCAGATGGTCCACGAGGCCCTCACCGGCGTCATCAAGACCGCGAACGACGACGCCGTTCGTGTGGCCCACTTCCTCGACAACTTCTTCCAGGCTCAGAAGCAGGCCGAAGGTGACCCGATGGGCGGTGGCGGCGAGATGCCTCCGATCGACCCGGCCATGATGGCCGGCGGTGGTGGCGGTGCTCCCGGCGGTGACCCCATGGGTGGCGGTGCTCCCCCTCCTGGCGGTGGCGGCGACGCGGGCGGCATGATGGCCGCTCTCGGCGGCGGTGCCGATGCGGGCGGCGGTGGCGGCGACGTCGGTGCCCCTCCGGGCGGTGGCGAGGGAGGCGGCGGTGACGAGGCCCAGCACCTGGCTGACCTCCTCGACCAGCTCGGCGTCACGCCGGAAGAACTGCAACAGGCTATGGCCCAAGAGGGCGGTGGCGGTGGCGGCGGTGCCGATGCGGGCGGCGGTGCTCCCCCTCCGGGCGGCGACGCACCTCCTGGCGGCGACGCCATGGGCGATGGCGGCGGCGAACCGAAGATGGGTCATGACCGTCGGAACCGGCCCAAGCAGGCAGCTGCCAAGCAGGGTAACCACCGCGACGGCATGAAGGACTACATCACCGAAGTCATCCAGCGGTCGCGTCGCAGCGGCCGTTGATCCGCGTTTGAACCGACAGTAACCTACCGCCTTTTCTCATGGAGGAGATTCGCTAATGAACCCTGCACTCATGCAGCAGTTCATCGACAATACCCTCAAGTTCGTCGAAATCGGCAGCTTCGGAATGAAGCGGGCGTGCGACGAAATTGAGGTTCACCGGTCGATGCAGAAGAAGGCGTCGGACCTCACCGGTCCGGTGCTCGACCTGATGATTAAGACAGGGGCCGTCCGCGAGGACCAGCGTGCGGCAGCCGCCGCCATGCTGGGCAGCCACGCGGAGACCCTGCAACTGCTCAAGAACGCCGTCGACGAACTGCACAAGGAGCGGCTCAAGAAGGGCAGCGACCTGGGCAAGGGCGTGGACGAGAAGCAGGCCGGGCTCAACGGCTCGGTCCCGACCGACTACGACAGCCTCAACGACCCGTTCGTGGGTCGCAAGACGTCCCAAAAGAAGGCGTCCGATATGGCCATGTTGGCCGTGCTCGGGTCTCCCGACCGCTGATAAGTGTTCGGAAACGATTTCCACCTAGTGGCCCTCGCGGCCACTAGATTTTTCACGGAGGATTTGACACATGGGTGCCCCACGGCAGATGACGCAGTACACCCTCAACGCACTCAAGGGGTGGCCGCAGCCGGCAGCCGTTGACTTCAACACGACGTTCGACCCGACCGTAATCGCGGGCAACGCCGTCGTGCTCCCTGGTTCTGTTGTTCACCTCTCGCCCGCCGGCCAGTACCTGCTCGGCGTCGGCGACCTCAAGGTGATGCCCCTGTTCATGTTCAACGGGTCGGACGACCCGGACGTCATGAACAACTCGGCAGACGCCTCGACCACCAAGGGCGTGTTCATCCCCATCAATCCGACCGGCCAGGCCATGGCCCTCGTCGCGATTGGTGCGTACGAACTCGTCTCGACCGCGTTCGTGGCGGGCACGTACGCTCCGAACGACCACCTGACGTCGACGGTCTCGCCGGCCATTGACGCCGGGCAGCTGAAGGTGGGCACCGTCTGGACCGATACCATCTGCGGTATTGTGTCTCGCGGCGTCGTCGATAACGGATACGGCTACGACGCGATCGCGTTCTGGCCGATCTACATCCCGTCCAACCCGTGATCCGGGGACAGGAAGGACTCTAACCCTCAACCAATAAGGCTGCCCCTAGCAGCTCGACGTTACACGGAGGTACTCATTCGATGGCCATGTCCACCCAGGAGGAGGCGAAACTCCTCAACGAGACGATCTTCGAGAAGCTGTCTTCTCGGGACCCCGTCCTCGAAAAGCAGGCGATCGACGCCGTCAACGACTTCACCCGCACGAAGATGCGTGAAGACGGCTTCTACCGGCGGATCATGCCGCCGATCCCGATCACCAACGACGAACTCGACCGCCAGGTCGACACCGACAAGCCGGTGAAGATCGTCGACAAGGAACCTGACAGCCCTGCGGCCATCAGCATTCCGTTCGCGACGTTGCCCCAGAACCTCTACATCCGTGGTCCCCGCTACCGCGTGATGTTTGACCGGATCGCGACCCCTCGATTCACGAAGGACGTGGATGAATTGAGGACGTGGATCATGGACATCCGCCAGGTCCTCAGCGACAACGCGATCAAGGACATGCTGGCGGAAGAAGACGGCAAGTTCCTTCGAGCCGTAAACACGGCCCTCGTCGGACCGGGCCTCATCGTCCCGACCTCGGGCGTGGTGCAGTACGAGGTGATCGCCGGTGGCATCACCCGCGACACGTTGTGGGACTCACTGAAGGTGATGCCCAACACGCCGTCGAACCTCGAAGTCCACATGGTGTTGCTGAACAACATCACCATCAAGGAAGTCGGGAAGTTCACCCGCAACGAAATGGGCGGCGACCTCGCCCAGGACATCATGAAGCAGGGCTGGAGCCTGCAAGAGTTCATGGGGTGCAAGTGGCTGGTCACGATCAAGAAGGGTCTGGTGGCCACCAACACCATGTACCACTTCGCTGATCCCAAGTTCATCGGAAAGTCGTACGTTCTTGAGGACACCACAATGTACATTCGCCGCGAGGCGTACATGTTGGAGTTCTTCGCGTACGAGACGATGGGCGGCACCATCGGTCACACGAGCGGGCTCGCCCGAATCGACTACCGATAATCGACCTTGACGGTCGCGTCGGCCGGGTCATGGGACCCGGCCTTGCTTCACAAACCGACCCCTGTTCAAGGAGGAACAGTCGTGAGTGCCAACGCCAACAAGTTCGGATCGCTGAGTGCGGACACGTACCAGTCCCCTGGGACGGTGACCGGCAGCAACCCCGACAACTTCACCCAGACGCCGAAGCCCGCCCCGCCGGCCAACACCGGGGTCAACAACCACCAGCTGACGACGGTGTACGACCCGTACAGTGCGGCCGACGTCAACGAGGCCCAAAAGTCCGGCTTCAGCCACACCGACGCGACCCCGATCGCACCGGCGTACTGGAACCGGGGCAACGACTACTCGAAGAACGGCGGCGTCGCCTCCGTCTTCGACAACGTGAACAACCCGACCCCTGCTCTGCCGGCAACGACTGGTGGACCGGCGGTGATCACCGGCTGACCCAACTGGCCCTCACCGGAGAGCGGCTAGAAACCAGATTCTTGAACCATCAAGGAGGTGTCCCTTGGCAGGGACCGCCAATCAGCAGGCCGCTCTTCCTGACCCTCAGACGGCCTACCAGAACGTGTTCGACGGGGTTGCCCAGCGGGTCTTCTTCCACAAGCTGGCCCAGCTTGGCCACGTGCCCCGGACGCAGAAGCAGGCGTCCGATCTCCTCGACCTCGCCGGCAAGCTGCGGCTCGTCGAGGAGGAGGCGGCGGTGAAGCAGGCGGAAGACGCCTACGACCCGTTCGCCGCCGCAAACTCGGCTCTTGACCAGGTCCTGGCCCAGGCGGGCTTCGGCTCCGTCAAGGCTGCGGCCGAGCAGGACGAACTCATGTCGATGAAGCAGGCCGCTTCGATCGTCATGCAGGACCCCCTGATCTACGACAGCGTCCTGGCGTTGAAGGCCCACGAGGCCGACAGCTACGCCGCGATGGCTGCCCAGGGTCGATAACCACCAACAACCCCGTCGCGGGTCTCCCGCGTCGGACAGGTCATAGGAGGACCGTACGTGTCTCAAGACACCCACTGCCTGTTCTCGACCGTGCGGAACAACACCGCCGGTCGCATCCTCTTCGGCTTCCTTCCCCCGCACGGGCGGGAGCTGCAAGCTGGCGAGGAGTTCACCGTCTTCGGCAACATCATCGACCTGATTGCCCACCGCCGTGGTGACCGCGTCTCGTCGCGGCGTGACATCCAGGCGTTCGAGTCCGCCATCTCCCGTGGCGACATGGTCATCGTGCACACCCCGGCCCCGATCTTCCAGGACCAGGCGACGCAGGCCATCAAGATGCTTCAGCTGTCGGGCGGGGCTCTCGGCGTCGTCGACCCGTGCTGGGCGAACCCCGGCTCGGTGGTCGAGGAAGGTCCGAGCTAACTACAACGAACCACCCCGGTGGCTCAACGAGAAACCACGCGATGATGCGTGGGCTCGTAGAGATCGGTAAGATTAAGGCTGTACCCGCAAGGGTCACAGCCTTTTTTTTTTACCCATCAGGGAGGACAGCACGTGGCCAGCGAACTCGGCATCATTACGGCCGGCATCCCGGAGGTCGACGAGTGCCCGGTCTTGACCCGCTTGAAGGCGTTCTTGGTCGACCAGGGGACACACGCGACTTTGGAGCACACGTTCAGGGACCGCAAGGGCAACCCTATCGACCTGAGCCCGATCTTCGGCCCCGAGAACAACAGCGTCAGCACGGCCGAGGCCGGGGGCAAGGTCCGCCTCCGGATCAAGGAGGCCGTCGGTAGGGGGCTGAGCCCGGAGCAGAACCCGCTGTGGGAGAACCCGGCTTGGGACTACGCCCCCAGCATGGGCGTCGTCCGAGCCACTCTCGACCCCAAGATCGTCGATCGCCGGGGCGTCTACCAGCTGTGCTGGGCAATCGAGGACGCCAACAAGAAGATCCTCTGCGTCGACAACGCGATCATGAGCGTGGAGGCCAGCCTCTTCGCGATGGACATCAACAACGTCATGGACGGTATGGGGTCGCTGACTGTCCAAGAACTGCGGATGACGATGATGGACTCGTCGCCGTCGGAGAACCTGCGGCTCGACGACATCGAGTTCGGGGCCGAGCAGATCCTCCTGGCCCTCACCCGGCCGATCGACTACTTCAACGAGCGTCCGCCGCCCCTCGGGTACAAGTTCTCGACCCGCAACTTCCCGTTCCGGGAGGCGTGGCGTAAGGCGGCACTGGCTCACCTGTACGAGTTCGCCGCGACCAACTACCGGCGGAACCACCTGTCGTATCAAGCGGGTGGTACGGCCATCGACGACCTCAACCGGTTCAACGAGTACGGCCAGGCCAGCAAGGAGCTGATGGCCGAGTGGACGGAGTTCGTGAACCTGAAGAAGCTGGAGCTGAACATGATGCAGGTTTCGGGCCACGTGGGCAGCCCCTACGGCGGGATGCGTGGCTTCTAAATAAACGACCGAAACGGGTCATATTACCTGAGAGAAATCTTACACCCTAGACGTCGACCACTTTGGTTGGCGAGCACTAGGGTGTGGTTCTTTGAGGGTGTTCCTGTGAAAGCAGTTCTTATGACCGTGTTCGTGCTCGGGATCGTGTACGTCTTCGCCCGGAACGACCTGGGGTTCCAGCCCCAGAAGGAGATCGCTCGGCAGGACAAGAGCGTGTCGACGCTCCAGGAGCAGGCGAAGGCCATGGAGGTTCACCGCCAAGCCGTGGAGTTGGAAGTCACCAAGGTGAAGGAGCGGGCCGAAGAATTGGCCAGGCTCGAAGCGGAGCGGAAGGCCCGTGAGGAGGCCGAACTGGCCCGGATCGAGGCTGAGAAGAAACGGCGTTGGTGGCACGCCTTGAAGTTCTGGTGAGGTCGCGGTGTCTTTTTTTCCCATCCCTCCTCGCCCATTGGGCGGGGAATAACAGGAGAGCATTATGTTCGATGGCTTCTGGGCGTCGTTCGCCCCCGCGTTCGTGATTGCGTTCGCGGTCTCGTTCGGGTTCATGTTGGTGGTTCGGACGGTGCAGTGGACCCGCTATCTCGTTGAGAAGCGGGCCACGGAAAAAAAGTCCGAGATGGTGCTGGAGGCCCTCCCGTGGATCGCACTCTTTGCGAGTGCGGTAGTGACAGTTTATCTCCTGACACGGGATGCCCGTGTCACGGAGACGCCGAAGAAGGCTGACCCGTGTGTCGATGTAGTCGACACGGGCGACGACGAGGAAGAGGTCCGTGAACGGTTCCCCGAGGACGAGGTGTACTCGCGATCCTGATCGACTTTTCTTCCTGCCCCGGTGACGGCACCGGGGTGCGGAGAAGTGCCGATTCGGTACTGATCCCGGCCAATTCGGTCGGGGTGTTTCTTTACCCACCGTCCTACATGGGCGGAAGGAGTCTTCCATGTCCGCAAAGAAGAACAACCACGGTGAACAACTCACACCCAAGCAAGAGGTGGCAATGTTCGAGGATAACCCATATGCGATGGGTTACCAGAGGGGCGGGTTCGGTCGGCGGGCGGCGACACATCGTAGTCGCCCGATCAATCGTACAGCAGCCAGGGTGGCCCACTCGACAGGAGAGCGGGCCACGCGGGTTGATTGAGTTTTGCTTTGGGCGTATCCTTCATCATGAAGGAACGCCTTTTTTTACCTATCAGCGGGGGCCACGGATGGCCAACTCACACTTCCACCGGTGCCGCCTCTGCCCCAACCAGTGTGAACCCGTTTTCGACCGGGTCGTGGTGAGCTACCTCATCCGGGGCGGCACCCGCATCATGTGGGAATTGCTCGACACCTTCACGGACCCCAACCCACTCGTCTTCCAACTCCAGGTCGGCCAGTCCGCCAATCAGGACGCCGACGACTGGGCCAACGTGGGCGGACCCATCGAGAACGCCTTCTACGCCATCGACCCCGAGAAGCGAGTCTTCGGTAAGACCAACTGGACGTACTACCGGGTCCTGGTCACCAGCTCCAAGGGCACCTACGTGTCGCAGCCGGTCGCGGCTATCGGCACTCTCGACCGTCGCGACTGGCGGAATGCCCGCGAGATTATCCGCAAGGAGAAGCTCCGGTTCCGCATCGGGGCGGGGCAGGACGGTTACCTGCTCAAACGTCGTGTCACGGGTGTCCGGTGCACGCACTGCCTCGACTACCAGACGCAGGAGGTCACGGACGCCAACTGCGAGTATTGCTACGGCACCGGCTTCCTGTGTGGGTACTTCTACCCGATGGCTTGTACCTGGGCCGACCTGAGCCCCAAGAGCCGTCGCATTCACATCGACGGCGAGACCCGAGCAACCGTCAATGACATCGTCGTTCAGGCCCGCATGCTGCTTACTGACCTGATGGGTGAGGACGACATCTGGGTCAACAAGAGGACCGACGACCGGTATTACATCCACAAGATCGACCACGTCAGTGAGATCCGGGGGTGCCCGCTCATCGGCAACGTCGAGATGAGGCCCATCGCGTACTCGTCCGTGGTCTACGACATCAAGATACCCGACCAGCTGGCCCACCTCGGGCAACTGCCCGACGCCGGCATCGACTTCCCTGACCCAGCCCACACGCCCGACGAGGGCTACTCGTCGTACGGGCCGAACTTCCCCGAACCATAAGAGACACCGTGCCAAACGACCAACCCCGCAAGCTGTCGTCCGCAACCCCCGGAACGCAGGCCCCGAAGCAGAACAAAGCGAGCCTGCCTCCGGTCGCCAAGGATGACCAGTCCGCGATCCGTAAGACCGTCGGCCTCGACAAGATCAGCCTGTGGAAGTTCGACGTGGACCCGCTGACAGTCGCTAAGCACTTGTTCAATGACCGCGAGATCTACAAGGACGAGCGTACCGCCGGACTGGTGCGACCGGAGAAGAAGAAGGAGAAGCAGTAATGGCCGTTCCACCAGGATGGTGCGACCCGAACGACCCGAACAATCCGGGCAACCAGAACCCCGACCCGTCGCCGTTTACGGAGCCGCCCGCGACGCAGATCATCCCCGGTCTATTCAGCAATCTATGCTCGAAGGGCTGGCGACCCATCTTGATCACCGGACTCCTGCGGGACATGCTGGTGCGGCACTTCGCGGTGCCGAGCAACATCACGGAAGAAGACCTCCGCAAGTACATCTGGAACGAGAACCCGCCAACTGGTATTCTCATTGAAAGCATTCATCGGTGGCGTGGCGATCTCGTAGAGAAGCGTCCCGCGATCATCATGAAGCGAAATGCGTACCAGAACATGCGATTCGGAATCGCAGACCGCGTACGCACAACCGAAGACGGCCACGTTGAGTTCACGACCGGATGGGTCGGCTCGCACACCGTCTTTTGCATCCATGGAACGGGTGCCAGTGTCGAGATACTCGCGACTGAAGTGGTAAGCTACCTCAATCGCTTCCACCAGGTAATTGTCGAGTACCTGGGGCTGCTCCGATGGAACGTAACCGAAGTCGGAGCTATCGCTGAGATCGAGGAGTCCAAAGAGAGTTTCGTCGTTCCGATCACGATAGGCTGGGCCTACGCCGAGAACTGGCGGCTCGAACTGGAGTCCATGAAGCTGCGGCGAATTGCCCTCAGCACGCTACTGTCGTGCTAAAACCATTCTTCGTTCCTGACACACCCGTTCGTGCACGGAGGCACTCTCAATGGCGACGTACGTCCTTCCCCAGGTTTTGGTTTTCCAAGAGTTCAACATCGTCCCGGCGGCGGTCGCAAACCCGCTGCGGTCGCACATCACCGGGCCGCACGCCCAGCTGCTCCGCTACAACGAGACCGACGAGCAGGCCAAGGGCTTCCTCGGCTACTACGACAACCTCCTGCCGCAGCCGCACGCATGGCCGCACCGGCCGGCTGGCGGGATCGTCGACGCGACCTACACGAAGGTGTGGGTCAAGGACGCCCTGCTCCAATACTTCACCACGTTCATTGGCGGTGGCCACATGGTCACCAAGATGGCGTCGTACGGTAACCGCATCCACTCGACCAACCTGAACTTCGCCGAGAACGGGATCTACGTCCGCTCGAACGAGTTCCTCGACCGCGACGTTCAGCCGGGCGACGTGGTCAAGGTTCGCGGCCTGGACAACACCTTGTCCCCGGTCACGCTGTGGACTTACGTCAAGGCTCTGCACGGCGACCAGATCGCCAGCTCGGTCCTGGCGGCGGCGAACGACGTCAACAACAAGCCCACGCAGTCGTACTCGGCTTCGTACACCAAGGTCAGTGGCCCTGACAACGCCATCATCCTGATCCCTGACGGCACAGCCTACGACGGCCTGGCATCGGGGTACATTACCGAAACGTACGACATCATCGTCACTGAGACGTCGGTCAGCAGTGACCTGACCAAAGGCAAGATCCGCATCATCTCCGGTTCGGGTACGGACGACATCCTGTCGGTGGTCCCGAACGGCATGAACGTGCCCACGCCGATCGGCACCCGTGGCCTCACGGTCACGTTTGACAGCAGTGGTAGCGGCGGCGACTCGATCTCGGCCATCGGCGACGGCGTCCTCCCGGCAGACATCGTGGTCGGCCAGCGGTGGCGTGTGACCGTGAACCAGCTGTTCACGGCCCCGTCTGCGACATCGGGCGGCACGTACACCGGCCTCAACGACACGACCTACATCGTGGTCGTCAACCGGGGTGGTACGTACCCGAACGACCCTCAGATCAACATCACGACCACGAACGGCATCGACATCAGCGGGCCGATTGTTGTCCCGGCGTCCGCCACGGCTGTGCCGATCGGTACGCTCGGGGCGACCATCATGTTCTCGGGCGTCGCCCTGCGGACGGGTGACCGCTTCTATGTCCCCGTGTTGTCCGCAGCCGAGGGACCGATCAAGGCAATTGAACTGGGCCAGAACCTGCCGTCCGCCATCCCGGCCGGCAACGAACTGGACCTGACCTTGTTCATCCGCAAGCCGGTACTCCAGATCGAAAAGAACCGCATCGGGTCCGCCCCGCTGACCAACTGGGACCAGACTGCCGAACAGATCACGATCAACGACGGCATCCAGGCGTTCGACGCGACCTGGACGAACAGCGGAGTTCCGGTTGCCCTTCCCCTGTCGTCGGAAGCAAGCAAGCAGTACGGCCAAGTGTACGTCGAATACCGGGCCTGGCTGTCGGACCTCTGCAACGAGGTGTTCACGATCAATGATGTCGGCACCATCAACGACCAGATCAGCGGTGCCTTGCACCCGGACAACCCCCTCAAGTGGGGCGTGTTCAAGGCCCTGGAGAACGCGAACGGCACGGACGTCAAATTCTCGTCGGTGTGCAACCCGGCCGACGTCTCCTCGTGGGCCGACGTACTCGGCATCCTGATCGGTCGCGACGACGTCTACGGGCTCGTCCCGCTGACGAAGAACCGCACGGTCCAGGACCTGTGGGCTGCTCACGTCGATGACCAGTCGGTGGCAACCGCCGCCCTGTGGCGGGTTACCTGGTTCAACCTGATGGGCGTCCCACTCATCCCGATCGTCTCGTCCGGGTCGACGGTCGCCAACCACCTGACGGCCACCACGACGGACGGCGATGTCTGTCTGTGCGTCGTCGAGCAGGACCCGTTCTTCATCGGGTCGAGCTTCACCATCCTCCGGTGCACGAGCGACAACGGCGGGTTCATCACCAACAACGTCCGCCCCGGCGACATCGTCCGGACCGAGTACACCGGCGACGGCTTCGGTAACTACTCGTACACCGAGTTCGTCGTCGACGTGGTTACTGCCGAGGACCAGCTCCGGCTTCTCGTCGGCCCGTCCGGCCCGCTGTCCGTCGGGGCCAAGACGGAAATCTGGCGGCACCTCAGTGCCGGCGAAGAGTCCCAGGAGATCGCTCTGTCGGCTGGCAGCTGGGGCGACCGCCGCATTCGTGCGGTGTGGCCGGACCAGATCGAGTCGGCCGGCACGATCATGGACGGGACCTTCCTGTGCTGCTCGCTCGCGGCCTTGTCCGGCGGCGTGCTGCCCCACCAGGGACTCACGCACCTGGAGATCACCGGGTACTCGAACGTGGACCGGACAACCGCGAAGTTCAACAAGGCCCAGCTCGACGCCATGGCCCTGGCAGGCACCTGGATTGTCACCCAGGACCCAATCGTCGGCACGATCTTCACGCGACACGCGGTCACGACCGCGTTGAACAGTGACATCAACAAGCGGGAGGAGATGATCACCCGCAACGTGGACTCGATCTCTTACCGGTTCAAGGACACGTTCGCCCCGTTCATCGGGGTCACCAACGTCACCCCCGGAACGGTGTCCCGCATCCGCCTCGACACGAACACGCTGATCAACGTGCTCAAGATCGAATCCTCGACAAAGTTGCTGGGCGGACAGCTCATCGACGGCACGGTAATCGACGTGCACCAGCACCCGACACTCAAGGACCGGATCGTCGTGAACCTGTCCCTCGTCGTCCCGTACGCTCTGAACAACATCGAGATCCACCTGACGTTCTGATCCCAGCCACCAACTCCCCCAGGCACGTATGCCGGGGGGAGCTTTCCTATAAGGACAGCCGCCAAGCCTGTGGTAAGGCTCGGCTTCACACACGGAGGTTTTTTCCATGCCCGGTGATATCTTCCTGGCGAACGGTGCACAGCTCGGCGGTGCATTCTCGGCCGAACTCGCCAAGTTAAACTTCGGCGGGGTGGTAAGCAACGCCCTCGTCCAGAACGTCAACGCCACTTACGTCCAGAACATCAGTCGCCTGTACGAAGTGGGCAACGGCACCTACGGCCAAACCAACATCTACTACGTCGGCGGTCGAACGCAGGGCACGCTCGGCCTCGGTCGGGTCCTGGGGCCGACGACAACCATTTCCGCCTTCTACAACAAGTTCGGGAAGGTCTGCAACGCCCAGTACAACAACATCGGGCTGGAGTTCAACCCGCTCTCCTGCCCGCCTGCCGGCGGGTACGGCGGGTACGGGCTCTACGGGTGCTGCCTGACCCAGGTCGGCATTTCGGTGGCGGCTCAGGATATGATCGTCAATGAGCAGTCGCAGATGGTCTTCGCCAGTATGGTCTTCTACGGCAACTGACCCTAGAAGCCAGTTTCTAACTCTGAGGGGGAGGGACGGCCCTCCCCCTCCAGGGCTTTAAGCCCACAAACGCACCCTTGAGGTGAGGCAATGTCAACCGAGTCACATCGGGGTTCCCAGGACCCCGGTATGGGCGTGTCCCAGCCGGACGGTCGCATCCAGGGGATCACCAACCTCCAGAGCGAACTCGACGCCCTGGGTCAGCAAGCCAATCGCCTCACCCGCGACCCCGCCCGCGTCATTGCGGGTCTTCTGAACCATCCGGGACGCCACAGCGGCCTCCGGATCGGCGTCATCGTCCACTCGATCCCCGGCCTCAACTGGTACAAGGTCCAACTCGGCGACTCCGGGTGGGTCGCCGCCTATCACCTGTCGGACTCCATCAAGACTCCCCTCGGCCCCCGCTCCGGGGCACCCCTGACGGCCGGCAGCACGGTCATCATCTTCTGCCCGACGGAGTCGGGATCGGGGCCGTCCGCCATCCTCGGCGTCGTCCCTCACGCCCTGGAGGACGACGGCGTCGCCTGCCCCGGCTGGATCTCCCAGGGCAGTCAGGCAGGGTACAAGCGGGAACGCATTCACAAGCAGGTCGCCAAGGGCATGGAGCGGTCCGGCGGCATCCAGGACTTCTCCTGCCAGTCCCCCGTTGACTCGACGAGCCTGGAATGGAACAAGATCACCGAGACGGGCGTCGGCATCCACATCGACAGCTTCATGGCGTTCCTTCGCGTCAACGAGATGTGCGGCCTATCCCTGAGCTTCTGGGACGGCCTATGCAGCCTGGCGGGCTCCCAGCTGGAGATCACGTCAGCAATCCACGACGAGCAGGCGTACGCCGATGAGGGTGAGGCGAACTACCAGCACATGGTGGCGACGTATCCGTGGGAGGCTCTGGGCTTATACGCCCCCGGTACGGACTTCACCCAGGAGTACAGTGACGAAGACGTGCAGTACAACAAGCCCGTCGGCAAGGTCGACTTGCCCGACACCGGCAAGGACGTCCAGCCCATCCACCGGGTCCGGCACTACGGCGGCTACCTCGGCCAAGGCGGGCTCGACTACGTCGTCAAGCTGCAACGGGACTCCGGCGTCCAGCGGTACAGTGATCCGGTCGCCGACGAGGGCGTGTTCGCCCAGCACGTTGGACTCGACGGTTCGTACGTGGTGCAGTCCGCCAAGAGCATGATCTTCGCCAAGCGGTGCCTGATCCCGGTGCCCAAGCAGCAGAAGCTCGTCAACGATGCGACGGGCGACGACGCCGAAGCCGGCAACTACAAGTTCTCGTCCCAGTTCGGTAGCGGCGAGGACCACAAGGTCAACGACATGAAGGTGACCGGCACCAACCGGTCCATCCGGCGGGTCGGCGGCGTGCAGGACATCCTGGCGTGGAACATTAACTGGAAGCGGCTCCACCCGTTCCACTACCACAAGAAGGATTACCAGGTCGCCGAGGAGAGTCAGAGCCAGTTCTTCAGCCGCACGATGGACAACCTCGACTTCGGCGTCCTGTCGTCCCAGTCGTACATGTCGGACCCCACGCCCAAGGTCCTCCGCATCGACAAGCGGTACAACGACGTCGAATACTTCCAGCGTGAGGCGTTCATCGCCTTCCTCGACGACGGCGGCATCGCCATTGCCGACGGATTCGGGTCGCAGATTACCATGACGGCCGGCAATGTCCGGATCGAGGCTCCTGGGTCCGTCCAGATCCTGCCCGGCCGCACGGCCCTCATCATGTCGGGTGAGGTCATCGTCAAGAGCCACGACTCGGTCGACATCTCGTCGTCGAACAAGGACGTCCGCTTGCGGGCGTTCAAGAACCTCCAGATCCTCGGCGAGAACACCGTCCTCGTGGAGTCCAAGAGCACCAGCAAGACGCAGGACTACCAGGACAAGATCGGCGAGGACGTCGACGCGGGCGGCATCGTCCTCAAGTCTGCCAGTGTCGTCGGGCTACTCGGTGAGGACGTGTATATCCGATCGGGTGCGAAGAAGCAAACAGGTGACATCGTCCTCGACGCAGGCAAGGGCCTGGGCACGGTCGCCGTCAACGCCAAGAAGGTCGATGCGTACGTCAAGAACGACTTCACCATCTGGCACTATTCGGGTTCGATCTCCGGCACCACGGCACCGTCGATGGTGAAGAGCCACCGGTTCGGCCAGAACAACGTGACACACGAGGGGTCGATGGTCTTGGCCAAGGGCCTGATCGTCGGCTCGTGCGGCAGCGGCAACCTCGCCGTCAACGGCAGCATTGCCGCCGTGAAGGGTGTCGCGAGCGGCGGGCAGTACATCGCCAAGAAGGAGGGCCTCGTCGGCCCCGGCGGCGATCAGGCGGCTACGGCCGTCACCGAGCTATGCCAGGACGCCTGCCAGGCCCTCCAAAAGGTCACGAAAGACGGGCAGTTGGCCATGACGGGCGACGTCACCGTGCCGTGGTACGGGACGCAGTCCCTCGGCAGCGACGACACCATCAGTGCGATCGGCTTCAGCTACCGCGACTCGGACGAACCGGGTAAGCAGTACCACACGACCACCTTGCAGTTTGTGGAGAGCCGGTGGCACCAGATCCAGCGGCTGGGCGGCGGGTCCGGTGGCGACACGTGGGAGGAGAAGCCCGTCAGCTACCAGGGACGACAACTGTACCCGTGGCCCGGCAAGGCCAAGTGGGAAGACTCCTCCGTATTCCTCCGGCTGGCCCAGCTCGGCCTGTACGACTGGGGTCGCGGTGTTGACAAGGAACGCAGTAGTAACCAAAGTCAGTACGAGTCGCCGACCTTGCCGGAGAACGAGACGGCGTCACTGGCCCAAAATTTCAAGATCGTCAAACCAAACTAAGGAGGCCCACGGTGGCCAAGGAAGTTGACCTTTCCGCAGCCGGCAAGCCGCCCGTCACCTACGACGACATCAAGGCAAAGGTGGCCAAGGCGACCATGCCCGTGCCGCCCGGCGGTCGGCAGATCCCCGGCGTCAAGGGCACGCTGCCGCTCCCGACCGACCGACCGGTGACCGTGATCAAGGCCAGCTCCCTCTCCGAGGAGGAGAAGAAGGACCTGAAGAAGGTCGGCTGGCGGGAGGGCGAGGACGTTCCGTCGAACATGGCGGACATACTCGGCCAGGTCCAGGCCAACTCGGCCAAGGAGATCGCGAACACCGCCCTGTCCGCCGACCCACGGCTCAAGGACCTTGAAGTCGCCACGGTCAGTGAGAAGGACCTGACGCCCACGCAGCAAGCCGAGATCCGTCGGAAGATATCCGAGACGCTGACGGCGTTCTCCCCGACCTCATCCGCCCTCCCGCCCCAGATCGAGTCCGGCGTCCGAAAACTGGAGGCCGACGCCGACCGGGCGATCGGCCAGCGGCGGCGGGAAGAGCCCATGATTGTCAATGACATGGAGCAGGTGCCTCCTCCGGCGGCGGCACCGCCACCCACGCCACCCACGCCACCCACGGCTACACCGACTCCGACAACGGATCTCGGTGCGGACAAGTTAATGTCGCACTGTCCGCACTGCGAGTGGCCGCTTAACCAGGAGGACATCCCCACGCCGCCGTACGGCGAGAAGATGTCGTTCCTGCACGCGATCCTCGGCTTGAAGTGCTTCGTCAAGGAGTACCCGCTGTTCGGTGGGGCGGTGTCCGTCGTATTCCGCACGCTAACGACCCAGGAACTGGACGTCGTCTTCAAGCATGCCTACCAGGAACGGTTCCGGGGCCTCCTGCCGACCGAGCTGGACTTTTGGGAACGGGTCAACCGCCTGCGGCTGTACCTCCAGATCCAGCAGTTCCGCTCGACGCAGTTCAGTGAAGACCTGCCCGATGGCCTATCGAAGGAATCGAACCCAAACGCCGAGGCCCACTGGAAACTGCCCGACCCGGCCGACCCGTCCGACACGGGGCTCCAGCACATCGAGAAGTACGTGCTGGAAAAGGTACTCCGCAGCGAGAGTCTCAACCGCGTTATCGCGAACCAGGCCCAGCGGTTTAACCGCCTGGTGTCGCGACTGGAGGGCATGGTCGACAACTCGGATTTTTGGAACGCGACCGAGGAGCAGTCCTGACGATTCAGGCAGCCACGAAGGGCGTCATCGACTTTCGCCAGGCGAGGCTGCTGGACGTACGATGGTGGCGTAAGGTGAACATCCTGATCGACGGGATGTCCCGCGAGGACGACCTCAAGTTGTCGCAAGCGGCCTACGCTTACCACCTCGCCTTGGTTGCGAACTCCAGCCTGACGGACGAGAGCTGGAAAAAGTCAACGAAGAACGCCGTGGAGACGTTCAACAACATCATCGGCCTCTTGCACCCCTGGAACGCCCGTGAGGCGGGTAAGGATTCTGAGATCGCCGGGCTGAAGGAACAGTTCAAGAAGATCATCGGCGACCCCGATGATCCCGAGTTTAAGAGGAAGTTGGCCCAGGAGATCCGCGACTGGTACGTCCCGGTTGCTCAGGCCGAGACCGACGAGGAGAGGATCAACCGCCGATTCCGCGAGTTGAAGAAGACATAAAGGCAGGACGCCTATGGACCCGATGCAGCGACAGGCGATGGGGTACGCCCCCATGGCCGCAGGTTACGCCCCCCAGTACCGGTACGGGCTTGAGGGGGCTCCGTTCATTTCCAGCAACCCGCTCGTCGGGATGGCGGCGTCGCCGCTGTTGATGAACGCAATGGGCGGGATGAACATGACCCCGATGGGTCTCGGCCACGATCAGAATGCGTGGGACACGCTTAAGCACCGCGAATTCACCGCGATGCAGCGACAGGCCATGTCCGACGCCTCGGCAGTAGATCGCCAGAGTTTCATGCGGACGTTCCGGGGCGTAGCCGCAATGAGCGGCCAGGAGTTTGGTGCGTCCCAGCGGCGTGCCGCCGGTACGCTGGCGGACGCCGCCCAGTTTGCCGCTCCCATTATGGCTCAGATCGCCCCGGACACGCTCGACCAACTCGGCGGTCTCCGGGGCTCGGCGACGGTGATGGCCAGCCGCATGATCGAGGGCGGTCGTTACCGCATGGACCCGGCCACCGGCCGGATGGGCATGTCGGCCGAGACCGTCGGTCAGCAGTCACGCGAGCTGTACGAAAAGCTCTATGGCGATAAGGCCAAGATCGGCGACATGAAGGGCGTCACGGCGGGCCAGGCCGGGTCGCTGTTCCAGGAACTCCAGATGCGGGGCATGGTCGACCAGGACACCCGGTCGGTGGGGACCAAGACGTCGGACGTCGTCCGGGGGATGTCAGCCGAGCAACTCCAGAAGGCTGCCAGCCGCCAGAAAATGACCCTGCCGGCCGGCGGCGTCGAGAAGTTGTCCGCCGAAGACATCGACAAGCTGTCCCTCGATCCGGCGGTCTCGGAGAAAATGCGGTCCATCGACACGGGGCGGATCGCGAAGTCGATCAAGAACTACGCCGGGGCTGTGTCGGCGATGCGGGAGATCTTTGGTGACCAGGGTCGGCCTAACGCCCCCATGTCCGAGCTGATGCGGGGCCTTGAACAGCTGACGGGCGGCAACCTGGCCCAGATGGACCCGGCCAAGGCCGGCATGATTGCCCGCCAGACGTACAATCTGGCCAAGTCGACCGGCGTCTCAATCGACAACGCCCTGATGATCCAGGGCCACGCCTCCCAGCACGCAGCGGCGTTGGGTATCGAGTCGCAGTTCGGTGTCTCAGCCACGCAGCACGCTCTGGCCTTCGGCGGGGCCTACCGGGCTCGCGGCGAGGGGGCGGTCACGGCCTGGGGGGCGATGAACTCCGACCAGTTGACGCAACTCGACGCCAACCTGACCACGTCGGCGTCTGGCTCCAACATGGCGAACCGCCTCGGTGCGGCCGTCCGCGTCGCGGACTCCGTGGGCGGGTTCAAGAAAGACTCAGAAGCCGCCAACCTGATTAAGGCGATCAAGACGGGTCAAAAGGAGTACCGAGGAGCAGACGGCAAATTCAAGTCGATCGCCCTGTCCGAGGAAGACCTCATTCACACCCTCACCCACGGCGTCGACGCCAGCGGCAAGTCGCGGGGCATCACCCAGAATGACGTCCAGGAGATGCTCACCCAGCAGTTCGACAACCGAGAGCAAGTCGACAAGTACAAGATCGGTGACTCCGTCCGTGGGCTCCAGGGCGAGAAGCAGGTGATGCCATTTCTCGCCGACCGCATGCACGAGACGATGGTCGAGAAGCTGAAGGCGAAGGGCATCAACGAGGACGCCGCCAAGGAGGCGATGGGTAAGGTGTCCGCTGAGGCAACGAAGCAGGTCTTTAGTATGTCGACGGCGGACTTCAACGACCCACAGAAGTTCAAGGCGAACTTCCAGAAGATCATGGAGACCCAGCTGGCCGGCACCGACGCCGGCAAGGCCCTGGCGGCAATGCCGGATCAGGAACGTAACCAGTTCTTCGGTCTTGCCGCCGAGCGGTGGAAGGGTCAGTCCAACCTCGCCCTCCAGAACTCGGGCTTCGCCGGCCTGGAGAACGTCGGCAACGTCCAGCGGATTTTCAACCCCGAGACGATGGCAGCGGCCGATCGGAACCGACAACGCCAGAACTTCACCGGACAGTTACAGGACGCCCTTTCCCCGCTGGGTAAGGGGACGGCCCTGTCGCGGGCCATGCAGTTCCTCCAGAACGCCAAGTCGACCGACAGTCCGATCGAGCTGATCGCGACGGCCTTCGGCGGTGTCAAGAACGAGGACGTCAACAAGGCCCTTGTCGCCCCCCTCCAGAAGCTCCAAGAGAAGCGAGCCGCCCTCGAAGAGTTGCAGGCAAAGATCCTCAAGGAGAAGCCCGGTGAGGCCCGCGACAAACTCCAAGAGCAGCACGACACCGGGATGAGGGAGCTAACCGACGACGCATCGAACCTGGCCAAGGTGTCAGCTGACTTCGGGTTCTTCGGCGAGACCGGCGTCTCCGCGAAGGACACCAAGGAGGCGTTGAGTGCCGCCCGCGACATCTCCCGAGAAGTCGCAGAGACGGCCGGCATCCGCAGTGCGTCTGGCTCGCAGATCGAACGGCCCGAGATCGACGCAGTCAAAAGGGACTACCGGGTCAACAAGCCAGTTACCACCGACCAAGCGGCAGCCGCCATCATCGCCCGCCGACGGGAGACGATTGAGCGGATGCGGACCGACAAGTCAGCGATCTCCAAGGAGGACATCGACGCCACCATCCAACGACGCAAGGCCCTCGACCGCACGGTACTCTCGGAGGATGATGCCCGCAACGAGATCATCAACAACCAGATTGCCACGTGGTCGACGAAGCCCGGCTCCCGCGACGCCAAGGGTCGCGATATGTCGCAGATCAGTCACTCAGACATGGAACTGGAGATGCAGAAGGGCCAAATCACAACGGACGAACAGGCCCGTGCCGTCATCATCGCCGAACGCCGGGCGACGGGGTTCCGTCCGCCGCGAGCAGCCGTCGACGCCCTGATCAAGGGCGGCATGTCTCCTGCCGACGCGGAGGAACTTGCCGCAGCTCGTCAACGGGCTAAGCGGTGGGGGTTCAGCCACGAGATCGACGAGGCCCGGAAGGCAGCTGAAGCCGCCAAGACCCCGTTCACCCCGGCCGATGAACGCAGGAAGCTCGGCGAACTGATCGACCGGGAGGAGAAGGTGATTTTCAACGTATCCGACGATGACGTCAGGAAGGCGAACCCAGGCATCAAGGACGGGGACATTGATACAGCCAGGAAGACGATGTTGGAGAAACGCTTCCAGGACCGATCGGATCGGTTCGGCGAGTTCTGGCGTACCGACGACGGGAAGATGGCCCGCAGCAGCATCATGCGGTCCGAGGACGCCTACCAGACGATTGCCGACAAAGCCGTTACCGCCCCATCGGCCCAACGGTTCGGCACCCGTGGTATCGCGGCACACACGCGGCTTAACGACATCACGACCCGCAAACATGAGCTGGCCCTCAAGTACGCAGGCGGCGACATCGCCAAGCTCCTGCACGGCGACATCCAGACGTTCGGGAACAAGGAGACGTACGAGAAGGTCATGAACGAGATCAAGGAACTCCAAACCGAACAGGGCGGCATCGTCGGGATGTTGCACGATACTACCGGCAAACTCGGTCGTCAGTTCTGGTTGGGCGACGAGGAACAGGCCAAGAAGGACATTGAAGCCAAGAAGGCCGGTGAGACAGACGAGGACTACAAGAAGCGTGTCGTCGCCCGCCAGGAGCAAGTCGGCAACATGAAGGAGGCCCACACCCTGATGGGCCTAACCGACGAGGAGATGAAGCGACTGGAGAAGGGTAACGGCGAGGGCCTTAACCCGCTCGACTTCGCCCGCCGGGTGCTCCTCAAGAAGCAGGCGGACAACGTCGGCATCGCCCGCAAGATGACGGGCGAGGAAGAACAGTCCGTTCGCACCATCATGGCAGCGGGCGACAAGGCCACGACGGAACAGAAGGCCCAGATGGAGAAAATCGCCACGAAGATCGGCGTGTCGGCCGAGGCACTGCCCGGTGCGATTGGCGTCATCGAGGTGCAAAAGGCGGCGGCGGAAAAGTATTACGACCGGACCAGGGAGAGCGGCAGCATGCGGCTGACGCGGGTCGGCAACGTCTTCGGCATCGACGAAGCCGAGCGAGACGGGCAGAAGTGGTCCGCACTCGCCGGGAGGATCGGTTCCCAGTCGGCGGCGGGTACGGAGAGCATCGTCAACTCGGAGAATGAACTCAAGGGTGCGGTCCAGGGCAGCCAGAAGTCGTTTGCCAACGTGGGCGAACTCGGCAAGGCATTCAACGACGCGACGGTCAACGTCTCCGACGAGAAGAAGAGGACCGAGAACCTCAACAATCTCCGGAGCAAACTGCACATCGGAGACGACCATCAATGGGAGAAGGTCAAGGGTGCCCTGGAGGTCCAGCAGCAGCAGGGTCTGCTGGAGCGGAACAAGGACGGCAACGTCTCCCTTGAACAGCTTAATAAGGCGTACACGATCATGGAACAGGGTGGACAGCGACTGCCGCAAGCTGACACCGACAAGGGTGGGTCGAAGTGGGACAATGTCAAGTTCACCGGCACGCTTACGATTAAGGGCAGCCAGGCCGAAGTCGACGGTGCGAGTAGCGGCAACCCCCTCAACCCGGTCACAAAGCCGTAAGGAGCCCCCGTGCCCGTCATCTTTGAGAAAAATCGCGGTACTGTCGTCCGTGTCGACGATCCGACCGCCCAGGCTCGCGTCGGCTTCGTCGGGTTCCAGGACGTGCGGGAGGAGATCGACTTCGAGTCACAGCAGTCGATCATCACGCGGGTGACACTCAGCCAACAGGCGAACGTGCAGTTCCTGCACACCCTAGGGGCCTCGATCTACGTGTACGTATTCGGCGACCGGATCGGCAGTCTGAGTCTGGCGGGCTTATCCTTCGCGGCCCCGTGCGACACCAACCAGGACCACGGCATGGCCCTGATGATGGATTGGTACAGGCGAAACCGCGTCTCCAAGACCGGTGCCCCGGTCCGTATTACCATCGGCACGAATCCGAATAACACGATCGAGGGTTTTGTCACCAGCTCGACCTTCGACACGGTCGAGCCCGAGTCGGGCATGGTTCAGTGGGGTCTCAGCATGCAGACCCTCCCGGAGACTTGAAGTGTACAACCACGCACGCACGATGCTGGCCAACCAGGCATCTTTCAACGGCTCGGCGTCGTACCTCGCCGAGGAAGCTACGCCCACGGACTTCGTGCCCCTGAAGGCCGTCCCTGGGTACTTGACCGTGGTTCGGTCCCTCTTATTCGGCTCCAAGCCCGATCGCCACATGGTGAACTACCGGTGCCGGCAGTTCGTTCGCCTGATCCACGCCACGCCACTGGTCGACTACGTGTTCCAACTCGACCCCCGCGTGACGTACTCCTTGACCGACGCCGCCCTCGTGCCCGCCGCCGCATTTATGCCGGTTGTGATGCAGCTCCAAGGTGTACCGACTACACTCTACGTTCAGGGCGTACCGACCGCTCCGGATACCACTGGGCAGATCGAAACGACCGTCGAGGTCCGCGTTGCCGGCCCGACGTCCGTACAGGTGCAGGAGATCACACCGACATCTAGAAGCCAGTTTCTACCTTTCGCCCTGACGGACGGCCTGTCGGACGCGGTCCCACTCGGCCAGTCCGGATACTCGGTCCGCCTGACGACAACGAGCCCCGGAATGGCCTGGGACGTCGTCGTCCGGAACCGCCCCCAGGCGGACCTAGCGGACCTGCTGGCGAGTCTTACTAACATCGGCGAGCCCAACCTGAACGCCCTGTTCGGCATCACGGCCGAGCAACCTTACCTGACCTTCCGCAATCTGTGGAAGAATCAGAAAGAGCTGCCACTGCGGCTCAGTGCGTTGCTGATGGCCGTGGCGTACCGCATGGACCAAGCGTGGAGAGCTGAACGTGGGACAAACTAAGCAGTGGGCACTGACGCACCTGGGCGAGGGCACGACGCTGACACTCGAAGTCAACGGTCTCAAGTTCGACGTGAGCCAGTTCACGAGTAGCTTCGCGGTGAATGAGATCCCGAGTGCCCAGATCCTTTTGGCCGTGGGTCGCAACGCCCGGACACTAGAAGACGCCGTTATCCACAGTGTGTTCTCGAAGGTCAAGCAGATGCAGCCGGCGAGGGTCACCCTGCAACTCAAGGGCGATTGGGACACCAAAGGCATCCAGTGGCCCGAAGATCCGTTCGTGATCTTTGAAGGGTACATGGTCGGCCTCGCGTACACCAAGATTAGCGGCAAGATCCAGGTGATCGCCAACCTTCGGCACTGGCTGATCGACCTGGCCAACTCCAGCTGCCTAGCCAAGAACAGTCACCCCGCTAACCCGTGGGCCATGACCTCACGGGCTGTCATGGCCAACGGCAACCTCACCGGAGCGAACCTCGGCAAGGGCAATTACATTGCGTCGATGGTATGGTACAAGACGACTGTCGATACGGTCACCGCCGACCTGTGGGGGGCGATGAAGGGACTGTTCTGTCAGCTCGCCGACGTCAAAGCCGAACCTGGTGTCGGGGATGCCAAGTGCTCGGGAGCCGGGACGGAAGCTGCTGTCAAGAATGACCGGGCCTCGAACGCACTCAAAAAGATTGAGGGTCCTGGTGCCAAGGGCACGAACGCTCCGAACTGCGATAAGGCGTACGTGTACGGCACGCCTCTCAAGTTGGACGTCGCGAGCGTGCCGATGGCAACCGAGTCCGTGTCACGGGCACTGTCCCAGGGAGCTGTTGAGTCGTACGCGAACACCAATTTTTGGGACAAGATGTTGGGGACCTTCTTCCCCCAGTTCAACATGGCGATCTACCCGTCGGTCGAGTTCGCGTGCGTCGCGGCCGATACCCCGGCATACAACGGCGAGCCGTGGAAGGCCATCACTCCGGACGAGTACGACAGCTTCCAGATGCAAGCTGAACTCGACCGCCCGCTGCGGGCCGTGGGCGTCATCTCGAACTACTCCGGTGACTACGGCCTCGTCCAGGCCGGGCGGTACGGGTCCATTCCGATCGTCGGTGGTTGTTTCTCAGCCACCTCTGTCGACGCAAGTGACGGCGTTGTCCAGTATGTGTCGCCGCCCGCGTGGCTGGCCGGCATCAAGGACGCGACCGACAACGTATCGGGCACGTCCGGCATCGGCAACGACAAGGTCACCAAGACCGCCACCACGCCCAACGCAAAGGGCGTTGCCGGTCCCGACCCCAAGGGCGACAAGCTCGCTAAGGACGTGCTCGATCTGTTCAACCGGTACGCCCAATCGGTGTACGTCGCTAATATGCTCCGGGGCCGCACCGGGCTGGTCGGCGGCAAACTCCGGTTCGACATCGGCCCCGGATCAATCATCATCGTCAAGGCGTCCGAGGAGAAGTTCCTGGCCGGCGAGGACAGCCTGGCCATGGACCTCGTCGGCTCAGTCGCCCGCGTCACGATCGCGATCAACGCCGAGTCTGCCCAGGCCCAAACGACATTCAGCTTGTCACACGTCCGGACCAACACCGAGAATAGCAGTACGGACGGGCGGACCAGCGTCCCTGTGCATCCGCTATTCGGCAGCAGAGTGCAGGCCGGCATGCCTCTGGTCCCCGGTCACGAGAACTTGAATCGTAGTGACGGGAATTTCGGCGGCGATTTGGGAGGCAGCGATGTTACCTAGCACCAGCATGTTGGAACCCGAACACACGGAAGCCTTCGGGACGTGGAAGGGGGCCAAGACCCCCGAGGCCAATGCCGCCATCCTCACGCACCTCCAACCAACCATCGACAAGGCGATTCGTACCCACGTCGGCGAGCCCAACCCGCTAATTACCAGCCGGGCTCGGCGGATGACCCTCGACTCACTCGGCACGTACGACCCAAAGCGGTCCCGGTTGCAGACGCACCTGTTCAACCAGCTCCAAGGGTTGAAGCGAGTCAGCCGCCAGCAAGGGTCGGTCATGAAGGTCCCCGAGCGGGTGTCCCTCGACCGGTACAACATGGAGAACGCCCACCAAGAGCTGTCGCACGAACTGGGCCGCGACCCGTCGGACGCCGAGCTGGCCGATCGCACCGGCTTCTCCCACAAGCGGATGAAGCACGTGCGGACGTACAACCCGGCTGTGGCCGAGGGGACCCTGGAGGCGTCGAACCCCGAGCAGATGGTGTTCGGCGGCACCGGCTCACCCAAATCAACCATGTGGCACCAGATCGTGTACGACGACCTGACGCCCACCGACAAGCTGATCTTCGAGCACACCCTCGGGTACAACGGCAAGAAGGTCTTGGCCAACCACCAGATCGCCGACAAGATCCGCCGCAGCCCCGGCCTCGTCAGCCAGCGGAAGAAGTACATCCAAGAGCAACTGAACAAGGGCGACGAGCTGTCGCCGTTCTGAGGACACCATGCCCGACGTCGCCAAGCCCGTGTCCAAGGTCGACATGGACCCCGTGTTCCAGCGGCAGCTGGAGCGGGTCCAGCAGCTGTGCCAGGAGCAGGAGCAGCAGCTCCGCACCGGCGGGCAGATCCGGTGGATGCGGCCGACGGGGTGGAACGGCAACCCGTTCGACCACACCGGTATGGCGACCCCGTTCGACCGGTCGAAGTCGAACAATGATGCGGTCCGGGCGATCGAGAGCCCCAACACGCCGGGTGTGGTGCAGGACATCATCAACGCCTGCACCATGGTCGATTACCTCGCGGTGATGGAGCGGTCGTTCCGGGCACGCATGACCATGAACCGATCGCGGCGGTTCGCCCACCTCGCGGGGACGCGACATGGCCAGGGGTCTAGCCTTGGGGTGTTCAAAGAGTGCGGGATCGAGTTTGTCAGCCGCTCTATCAAGAGGGCGAAAGGACCGCAATGACCATTGCCCCCAAGACCACGGTCGTCGACTACGTCGGACGCACGATCGACATCAGCTGCTTTCACGGTGCCGGCTACGGTACGGACAAGCAGGTCGACCAGGCCATCGCCCAGCCGGGCGAGGGCGGCGAGGTCCTCACGGGCATCTTCAAGCTGGCCCAGAGGTTCCTCATGCTGCTCCTCACGGACAAGGGGTCACAGCCGTACAACCCCGACGCCGGTTGCCCGTTCATGCAAGACGCCCGCCAGGGGCGGTGGCGGACGTCCACCGACGTGCTCCAATCGTTCTCGTTCTCGATGGTTGACGTCAAGCGGCAACTGCGGGCACTCCAGCTGGCGACTGACCCGCCCGACGAGCGGTTCAACGGCGTGACGGTGCTGTCGATCGTGCTGACGGCACCCGATTATGTTATCCTCCGGCTGGCTCTGGTCAGCGAGGCCGGCACCAAGCGGGCGTTTATCGCCCCCATCCCTGTGACGTTGCGATAAGGGGCAGGACGCCATGACGATTGCACTCCGAGACCTGACGACCCTGGACGCGGCCGTCGTGGCTCAGAACCTGTCCGAGGTCACGGCACGGGTGCAGGAGGACAACCCGACCTTGGACCTTCGGTTCGGGGTGCTGCACAACCTCCTCGCTTACTACCATGCGGTCCTCGAAGCCCAGCTCGACGCCAACGTCAAAGATTACCTGTCGGCCCGCAGCCTCATCGACATCCAGGCCGATCCGACCCTGGCCGACCCAGACACGGTCGACGGCGTGCTGTCGAACTTCGGCTTGTTCCGGTACGCCGGGACGGTCGCCCAGGGTGAGGTCGCCATCGTCCTGTCAACGAACACGATCGTCACGCTGTCCCTGGGCACCACCTTCGAGGCCGACGGGCAGATCTTCCAGACCGACCAGGTGTACGCGGCGAAGAACGACCCGGCCCAGATCAACGACGCAAGCGACCGACTCCTGACGCTGCTCCAGGACGGCACCTACGTGTTCACGATCACCGTGTTCGCCCAGGCCGTCGGGTCGGCCGGGCTGCTCAAGAAGGACACGCCGATCGTTCCGACTCAGCTGCCGTCGCACTACCTCCGCAGTTATGTGGTCAGTGACTTCACCGAGGGGCGAAACACCGAGACCAACCAGGAACTGATCAACCGTCTCCAGCAGGGCATCGCCGCCAAGACCCTGTCGAACCGCGTCAACATGAACGCCTTCCTGCGGTCGATCACGGCGTACAGTGCGGTGCCCGTGACATCCGTCATCGGCTACGGCGACCCTGAGATGCACCGGGATCGGCACACCATCTTCCCCGTCAGTTACGGCGGGCGGGCCGACTGGTACATCCGGTCCCAGGACGACCTGTTCCACTTGGCCCTCTCGAAGACGGCCAGCTTGGTGCGGGTCAACAATGATGGTAGCGGCCTATGGCAGTTCAACGTAAGCCGCGACGACGCCCCAGGCTTCTACGAGGTCGCCAACATCCGCCGGGCTGACGCCGAGAACGTCATCGGCGGGTTCACGATCAACTCAGACGCCCGTGCCCTCGACTTCACCGGGTTGACCGGATTCGTCCCCGACATCCGCACCTTGGCCGAGGGGGCGTACACCCGCTACCAGACGGCCGTGATCCAGTTCACCGATACCGTCACGCCGACGACTGGCCTGCTACCGGGGGCAACGAACCTGTACACCCTCGAAGTCCGGTGCTTACCCCTCATTGGCGACATCCAGGACACGATCAACATGCCCGAGGTCCGCAGTCGCGGTACTGACGTTTTGGTCAAGGCCCCGGTGCCGTGTTTCGTCCAGCTGTCGTTCAAGATCGTCAAGCGGAACTTGTCAGCCGACCCGGACGTCGCGGCGATTGCCAACGCCCTGGTCCACACCGTCAACACTACCGGGTTCACAGGCACCGTCAGTGCCAGCACGCTCCAAGCCGTCATCGCCCCCTACCTGTCGGACGGCATGAGCACCGGTGCTATCGACATGTTCGGCCGCATCAGATACCCTAACAACTCGATCAAATACATCCGGAGTGACGAGACCCTCCAGGTCCCGAACTCTCCGGCGAACATGGTGACACCACGGACGGTGCAGTTCTTCTTGGACGCCGCCGACGTCGGGATTGCGGTAGTCTCGGCGGTGCCCACGAACGTGTAACTGTCAAGGAGGACGGCAATGAATTCGAGCACAGATCCGAGCAGCGGGCACGTCGAGCACGCCGTGCAAGCCCTGACCGACTTCAACCGAATCAACGACTCGCGATCGGCCAAACCAGAGGCCCGGTTCGCCCTCAATTACCTCGACGCCTTCGGCTACCTCGGCAAGGAACTGTCCGGCTGGACGGACATCAGCCTGGGGGACATCGTCAACGCTGTCTCGGCGTTCCAGAAGTTCTTCGGCCTGAAGGAGAGCGGGCAGATCGACGCCAAGACCGTCCGGGCGATGGAGCTGCAACGGTGCGGGTGCCCCGACCTGGTGCAGCCGGACACGGCCAGCGGTGCCCAGTACATGAAGATGAAGCAGTTCGCCGAGCTGAACCTGCCCCGGTGGCGGAAGACGTCGATCAAGTATTGCATCACGGATTACGTCAGTGGCCTCGGCAAGATCGAGCAGGACGCGATCCTCCAAGAGGCGTTCAACCGCTGGATGCGGGTCGCCAAGCTGAACATCGAGAAGGCCCGGTCGGGCGAGTCGTGCGACATCTTAATCGGTACTGGCCAGGGGCAGAAATCGAACTTCGATGGCTCCGGCGGCGTCCTGGCTTGGGCGTACTTGCCCGACGGCAGCGACCAGCAGTTGCAGATGCGGTTCGACGTGGACGAGACGTGGATCACGGACCCCAACCAACGGGGCATTCTGATGATGAACGTCGCTTGTCACGAGTTCGGCCACTTGCTCGGCCTCGACCACAGCAAGGTCGGCTCGGCCCTCATGGCCCCGTACTACAACGTCAACATCAGCGGCCCCCAAGGCAACGACGACGTACCCCGTATCCAAGCCCGGTACGGCCCGCCCGACAACGTACCGCCGCCGACTCCCGTACCTCCGACGGTTCCCGTGCCGCCGGGTCCGACTACGCCGTCAACCCCCGGCAACAAGTCGTTCCTCCTCATTGAGGGGGCCACGGGGATCTTCCTCGACGGTAAGAAGATTGCCTGACGGAGTGAGCCATGACCCCACGGGTCGCACTGATTCCGGCCGTCCTGCTCGGCCTCCTGCTGGCAATCCTGCCGGCGGGAGGCCAGTCGGACGTATTGGAACCACCGGACGCGGGATGGGAAAAACTCCGATTGAAGCTCAACCCCGAATTGCCCGCGTGGAGTCCCGCGTATGTCGTGGAACGGGTGGCCGAGCACGTATCGGTCATGCACAAGTATTTCACAGCCGACTTCCTCGCCGGTGGATCTGATCTGCGAACAGCAGAGAAGAAGGCAACGGAGGAGGTCGCCTACCTGCGATTCTTCGACCTGTCGGGCGTGCCGCGTAATCGCCTCCCTGAAGCCACTGCGTCCCTCCTCTTCACTTGCAACTCGGCCTCGGCCGGGCCAGTCGTCGAGCGACCCCGCGTAGTCCCGAATACGGACAACCGCCTCTACTGGATCGACCTGCGGTGGTACTGCTGGACGCCCGAAGTGTTCGAGAAGATCTCGGCCGAGGACCCTTACTTCCGCGAGCCCTTGATCCCGTCGGACAGCCGAGGTTTGGCATACACGAAAAGCATGATCGGCAACGGCGTCGTCCGGTCCGACTGGTTCGTCTACTACGTTGGCGACACCACCCAATTCCTGGCGTCGGCCGCGACTCAAGCTGACAACGCCTTCTACTACCAGCTCCTGTATTCGTACAGCACGGCCGAGAAGGAGGTCGAGACTGAGGTCGAGACTTCGACCGATGAGGCGTACGAAACCGGGCGGATGGTGGAGAAGATCTGGCCTGGTGGTCCCGATCTCAAGGGGACCGTGTTTCCGAAGGGCCACAAGTACATGGAGAAAGAGTACGCCACCCGGAAGGTCGTTCAGAAGACCAAGAAGACCGTCAAGCAGAAGATTGCCGGGACAGTCCCGAAGACGACGGACGAGTTCTTCAAGTTCTGGGGCGTGGACGAAAAGCAGGCTCGTAAACGGTACGCGGATCGCGGTGTTGTCGTCGACCAGGGCGAGAGCTACGTGTCGTACCAGAACCGCGTACTGCGACGCATTCAGGGGCCAGGGGGCGTGCTGTGGCAGACGTACGACGTATTCCGCACCGCCGGGGACCAGGACTTCCTGGAGACCCTACCCGTACCCCCGACGAAGTTCGATGCGGCCGAGATCATCTTCCAGGACATGAAGGGTGCCCAATACTACCTGCTCACCAACGGCGAGAACCAGCGTGTGGAGTTCGGCGACCCTCGCGTCGTACACGACACGATATCGGGCGAGAAGGGTATCGTGCTAACATGGAAGAGCTGCGTGGCGTGCCACGTCGAGGGCATCATCACCCCCAAGAACGAGGTAAGTGCGATCCTTCGCAGTGGTGTCAAGCTGAACGCCAACATTCAAACCAAGCAACAGATCCAGTCCTTCTACCTATCGAACATCCAGCGGCTGGTGCGGAACGACCAGGAAGCCTACAAGGACTTCATCAAAGAGTGCAACGGGCTGTCGGGTGACGAGAACGCCGAGCAGTTCAAGAAACACCGCCTGTGGTACATCGCCCCACTGAGCCTGGAGCAAGCCGCCCGTGAGTGCGGCAGCAATCCCCAAGAGTTTGCCGACGCTATATCGCTGTCGACCAAGGGCCGCATCGGTCGATTGATCCTCGACGGCAAGCCGATCCCCCGCACGACGTGGGAGAGGGGCGGATACCAGGAGGCGTTCCTCCTTTTGATGGAGTACCGCAAGGCCGTCCAGGCGGACCGCGAGCTGCGAGGGCTACCGCCCTTGTCCGTAGCCCCGTGACCAGGGATAATGCAACCCGCGTGTCCGCACGCACATATGGGAAGGAGTCCACATGTTCCGCACCGCAATCGCGGCCGTCGCACTGCTGCTCGTCGCGGCCGAGGCGAAGGCTCAAATCCGCTGCCAGACGTACTACCAGCCGACGTATCAGTCGAGCGGGTACAACTACTACACTGCCCCGGTCCAAAAGGTCGTCGCCCAAGAGGTGGTCGTCGCTCCCCTGGTCGTGACCGTCCCCGTTGTCAGCTACGCTGTCCCAATTCAGGCGTACGGGGCGACACACTACTACTCGGTCCACGACGCCTACCAGCAGCGGGCCGCGATCCGCGACGTGATCCGCGAAGAACTTCGCAACTATTTGGCCACCCAGGGGCAGCCCGTCGCTCCGGGGGCAACATATACGCCGCCCCCTGCCGTGGCCCCCGCTCCTATGATCCAACCGCCTGTGACCCAGTCGGGAGTCCGGACTGACCTTGGTATCGACGACAAGGGCGACCCCCAAGTGATCGCCGCGTTCGTGGGGACGTGCTACAAGTGCCACGGCGGCTCCATGGGGACCAAGGGCAACCTGCGGCTCCTGTACGAACAGAACGGCAACTACGCCCTCGCCAAACACGGCAAAGAGCGGAAGTGGATGATCTACGGGCAGGCGTCGACCGGCGTCATGCCGCCCGAGGCCGTCAATGACGGCAGCAAGGCCCTGAAACAGGAATACCTGCCGGCCTTGCTGAAGTGGACCGTTTCGCCGTAGAATACGGTCTCTGGAACCTACCGGCAGGCATGTGTGTCTGGATGGTAATCGCAGTTACAAGGAGGTTAGTTATGCGGACTCTCGCTTTGGCCACTCTGGCCCTTCTCTGCCTCGTCACCGACGCCTTCGGCCAGGTCACTGTCGTCAACAACCGTGGCCTCCTCGGCCGTCGGACCAATATCGTGCAGGTCGGCGGCGGCTTCATCGCTCCACAGCGGATCGTGGTCGCCCCCCAGCGGGTGATCGTCGCTCCTCAGCGGGTGATTGTCCCCCGGCAGCGTCTGCTCGTTGCCCCGGTGCACGTGCAGCAGGTGCGGGTGCAGCACGTGCAGCAGATCCAGCAGGTGCAGGTGCAGCACGTCCAACAGGTCGTGCAGGTGCAGCACGTGCAGCAGCAGCAACTCCTGGTTGGTCAACGCCTGCAACTGAACCAGCTGAACACGTACAGCTACACGCCGTACAACACCGTTCAGAACATTCAGTACGCTCCGCAGCAAGTGATTCAGGTGCCGGCGTACCAGTACGTGCAACCGGTGCAGGTCGTGCAGGCGGCTCCAGTTGTCCAGCCAGCCCCAATGGTAGCACCGGCTCCAATGGTCGCACCGGCTCCGGTGAAGGCCCCTGACGCCACTCCGTTGTCCGTTGTCGATCCTTGCCCGCCGCAGGTGCAGCAGGTCGTGCAGGCCCCGCAGTACGTTAGATACGTGCAGGCCCCGCAGTACATCGTGACGGCACCGCAACGGCAGTACATCGCCCAGTGCCACTGATTCGGTGACCTTGCGTACCCTGCCCGCAACGAGGGGTCAGCTCTGACGGGCTGACCCCTCATTCGTTAGAAACTGGCTTCTAACCATGACGCAGCCCTACACCTATCCGACGAACCAACTGGACAAGCCAGAGGCGTTGCTCGCTCTGGTCGGGACGTTCTGGGAGAACGTCTACCAGGGGTCGTTCCCCGTCCAAAGCTACCTCTACGCTCGCGGCCAGCTCGACGCCCAACTCTACCTCAACACCCTCGACCTACTGGCCTCCGTGAGTCGGTACACGGTCCCCGTATTCCGCAAGGAGAACTGGTACTTTCTAGAGCTGCTGGAGTCGCAGAGGAATCTATCGGACGCCAATCTGGCGAGGTACATCGGCACCCACGCCTACCAGCCGGGCGACCTCGAATACGGCATCCCTGTCGCCGGGTCGATGTTCAGTTGGAACGTGGACCCGCAGCTGGTCGATGTGCCGGCGATCACCAACCGCATCACCGACCCCAGCCTGACTTTCTTAAACGGGGTTGATTTCCTGCTTGAGAAAAATGCCAACAACGGGAAAACAAGTCTCACGTTCCGCGACGACCCGTTCGCCGACCCGCTGACCCCGATCCGGACGCTGCTCAAGGACAACAAAGTCATTGACCGTCAGGCTGGGCTGTGGATCTACCGGGGCGAACTCGACCTCAATACCGTGTACGAGCAGTTCGGTTACGCCCTCGGCGTCCACCTGTCCTCGTCCGAGGGCTACCGGGAACTGATTAACGCCGTCTTTGATGGCCTGATCGACGGCGGCTCGTCGTTGTCTCTCGACCGCCTGTTCGCGACCGTGGCGGGCGTGGATTTGGCCCACGGCACCGAGGTCGTTGAGGACATTGTTTACGAGCCGAACACAACCCTCGTCATCACCGACAAGTTCGTTTACCGATTCAACCCCCGGTCGACGATCGTTCCCGCCGTGGGCGACACCATCCGCAAGGGCGACAGCCTGTCGGACGCCTTGACGGTGTTCGAGTTCAACCGAGGCCAGCTGCCCCCCGACCTGCGGGCACTCGCGGTCGGCGAGGGACTGCTCGGGTCCGGGTACTTCCAAGACCTCGTGTTTGAGAACAAAGTAGTACCCCTGGTCGTCGAAGAGGACGTCGACGGGTACACCAAGGTATCGTTCGAGGTGGGTGGCGTGCCGGCCGACGCTGAAGCCTTCTGGGCCGACGTGCACCGAAACGGCGTGGCCTCCGGGCAGACGTTGGCGATGCTCCTGGACCAGCGGCCGGCGTCCGCTCGGACCAGTCAGCCGACCGCGATGGCCCTGCCCGCGACCGTCAACCCGCTGGGCTTCCTGACGAGTAACCTCTTCCGCGACAACCTGTTTGTCGTTAAGCTGCGGACCGCGTCGTTCGGTCCCGGTGCGTTGGGCATGTCGGTCGCGACCTTGGCCCGCCGCCTCGTGCCCCCTGGGCAGTGCTGCGTCGTGCTGGTGGAATTGGTTTTTCAAGACGACCCGGTTACACTGGACGCACCAGGGGATGACTTGCGACCGGGGTTCACCGAGTCCGTCAAAACATTCACCGGCACGGCGTACCAAGAGTCGCTGCCCTACACCCTCATCCGTGAGAGCGTGCGGGCACGATACCACAGCGGGCAGTGCCTGTAAGGAAGGGATTCCATGACCGAGACACTGCCGCTGCCTCGTGGCCGGGTGAAGGCCCACCACGTCCCCGCCATGATGGTGATCCCCTGTGGCCGGGCCATCGGCAAGAGCACCACCTCCATGGTCACCACCTTCGTCGGTGCTATCCGCAAGAACTGGGAGCCGATCACCGACTGGAAATCGAACTTGGTTCTACGGGAGTGGGCAGCGATCGGTGCTCAGCTGCTGGCATCCGGCCGTCGCGAGTACCGCATCGGCACCATGTACATCGAGTACGCCAACGTCGCTCTGCCTGGCGACCCGGCCCCTATCCCGACGTTCGACCGCAACCCGGCCTCGGGCGTGACGTACTACAACGCCCTCATCACCAACCCCGCCAACGACTACCTGCGGGTGCCGATCATCGCGGCCCCGGTCGACACGTCCGACCCGGTGTTGTACCCGAAGGGCAACCTGGTCACCTTCTTTGCCCAGACGCAAGGCACCGTCGGCGTCCACAGCAAGCCGTTCGGCGACGTGTACAACTCGACGGTCATCGGTGCGGCCCTGGTTGCGACCCCGAACCCGGACGATGCGACCGAGGACCTGGTCCTTAGCCGGTTCTACTTTGACGTACCGGAGCAGAAGCCCAAACTGCCGACCGGGCAGATCGGCCTTGAATGGGAACTCACACTCCAGTGAAAGAGGGGGGTCAAGGATGGCCTTCAAGGACCAGCTGCAACTCATCAAGCGGGGCGACCCGGTTATCGAGGGCAGTGTTAATGACCCGCTCGTGCAGCTCAACCAGAACGTACGCTACCTGTACGACCTGATCAAAGCAGCCACGATCGGGTCGACGATCTTCGCCCGCCAGGTCACCGTCGAGCCCGGTGCCGTCCCCGGCATGCCGGTCTACTACAACCCGGCGACTCAGCGGTTCGAGCGGGCGGTCACGTCCCTGGAGACGGACCTCTCCAGCGGCGTCCTCCGGACGTCCCCGAGCACGAACGTGTGGGGCGTCATCTACGAGAAGTTCGACACCACCCTCGCCGACCTCCTGCTCTACGGCTACGCCCCCTTGGACCTGACCCTGGCCGTCGACGGCCCGGTGGTCGCGGGCGTGTACTTCCTGTCGGGCGTCACGCCGGGCAAGATGAACGTCAACCGCCCGCCCGTCGCCGTGCCGGTACTCCGGTCCGACGGCAACGGCATGGTGTTCGTAACGCCGACGCTGGTCGACTTCTTCGACCGGCACATCCACTACCACTTCGGCCTGTACTGCCAGCCGGCTGGCGATACGATGCCACCTGCCCCCGGTGGGCGGCACATCATCACCAACCCTGATCCGAATCTGGTCGGCTGGTTGCCCGCCAATCACGCGGTCTTCAACGGACTAGCCCCTCCAGGGGCCGTGTTCGGGTACAACATCAAAGCTCACCAACAGCTCAACGCCGCATGGCCTCCCCTGCCGGCTCAGAACTCCTACCTGGAATGGAACCGGGGCGACAACGTCATCTTGAGCGGCACCCCCCTCCCCTTCGGCGGCGGCGTACCACTCGGGGCCGGCGGCATGGCGATCATTGACCGCAACGGCCTGTGGTGGTTGACGGACTGCAACGGCGATTGCCCGTGGCCGGCGACCCTCGACACGGCCTTCCCGAACGTGTCGTCGCAGAGCCTGGGCGAGTGCCCGTACACTCCGGACATGCGGATGGACCTTTGGTTCACCCGAATCAACTTCGCCACGGACACGACGGCGGTCACCAGCCTGCGGTCGATCGACCCCCGCATCAAGGTACTCTGTCTTCAGACGGGGTTGCCCGCCACGGCCGGCGACCTCGAACTCATGTTGGACTTCAGCTTCCTCATTCAGAACGATACGGCCGTCGGGTCGCTGGCGTTCAAGGAGCTAACGGGAAACCAGTTCCGGCGTGGTCGTGTGGTGGAGGGCCTGCTTAAAGGCTCTCCGAATGTCGTGCTATCGTCTCCGGTTACGCGACCAGTGGACCCAAATAATCCCCTGTCGGCGACGCTCTATCAGGACATCGTCACAGTCGCAGTGACGCCCCAGAACACGCTGGAACTGGATACACAGCTGGTCAGGCTCGACAGTGTGACCGAGGAGTATTACCAGAACCTCATGTACCTGGGGTTCGGGGCCACGGAGCAGACCAGCCTCCGGGCCAAAATCCACGTGCCCTACGACCTGGTCGTCCCCAACCCGATGCTGTCCCTTCGGTTCCGGGTGCTCGGTCGTAACATCGGCACGACACCGCAGATGACCGTAACGGCCCGTCGCGTGCCGCGACCCTCGACGCCTCTGGCTACCTTGGTGCCCTTGCCGCTCTTAGCCACGGAGTTCCCGATCACGATCAACTTCCAGACGACCTTGGTCACCGCCAACCTGTGCTACGAGGCCGAGTCACTGCCGTTTGCCATCGCCCCCGGTGACATCGTCTTCTTCAGCATCACCCGAAACGCCCCCGACGGCTACAACGGTGAGATCGGGTTGTTGCAGCTGGTTGGTGCCGTCAGCGGAGCGTAATTCGACTAGGAGGCACGGATGCCACTCGGTGCGTGGAACCTGGAATGGCTGAACCTCAACAGCCAGAGAAACTACCCGATCGCGGAAGACGCCACCGGCGTCTCCACGACCGGCGACTTCGCTATTCCCGACGACTTCATCGTCGAACTGGATCTGGCTGTCCACGCCGGCCTTGACGTCGCCCCCGGTCAGTTCTTCGTCCTCCACATCGGTGCCTATGCGACCGGGTACTCGGTCGTGATCGGCTACCAGCCAGTCGACTTGTCGGCCCCGATCCCCGTGGCAACGGCTTTGATCGCCCGTCCGCTTCACACCCGCAACAAGGTCTACGCCCTTGGCGGCGTCGCCCCATTCGACGACACGGTCGGCAAGATCGTCATCGGCCGACTCGAAGCCATCGACGACCAACCCCCCGGCTTCCATACGTTCGACCTGGACGGAGGTCGTCTCGATCCTGATGCCATTCGCCCGATCATTCGCGGCGTCAGCTCCATCGTCCTTAGCAACCGGGGCCAGTTGTCACCCCCGCTATACGGCGACATCGAGCTAGTCGCGGGCACGAACATCCAACTGGTGCCCATCTTCGTATCCGGCCAAGACCCCAAGATCCGCATCAACGCCATCTCCGGCGAGGGCACCATTGACGAGTGCGTCTGCACCGGGGAAGATCAGACCTCGCTGCCCATCAAGTCGATCGACGGCATCGGTCCGACGGCAGCCGGGGACTTCACGATCATCGGCAACAGCTGCCTGGAAGTGAGGCCGATCGCCAACGGCATCCAGCTCGTCGACACGTGCTCCCAGCCGTGCTGCGGATGCCCGGAGCTGGAGACCATCACCCGAGACCTCGAACGGTTGCAGGCCGAGGCCCTGAGCGTCGGTGAATTCGTGAACCGCCTGGACACCGCAATCAGCACGTTCGATTCCATCGTCCTGGGCAGTCGCCTGGGCGACCGTTCCTGTATCACCTGTTGAGGAGAAGACCATGGCCAACGCTTTGTTTGAAAAGGGCAGGCAGAAATTTCTCGAAGGGAGCATTCTGTGGCTGACCGATAACATCAAGTGCATCTTGGTGAACGGTTACACCGTGAACCTGTCGTTGCATGAGTTCCTGTCCGACGTTCCCGGCGGCAACATCACAGCGACCTCGCCGAATCTCGCCACCAAGACCTCCACGGGCGGTGTGGCCGACGCGGCGGACGTCACGTTCTCGGCCGTCGTGGGTCCGGCGTCGCAGCAGGTGATCATCTACAAGGATACCGGCAGTGCCGCGACGAGTCCGTTGATCGCCTACATCGACACGGCCCTGGGCCTGCCCGTGACGCCGGGCGGCGGTGACATCATCGTGCAATGGGATAACGGTGCGAACCGCATCTTCAAGCTGTAAGGCCCACTCGTGGCAGACTTCATCGACCTTAGCGGAGAAGCTATTGGCTCCGGCGAGGCTCTCGGTTCGCCGGGAGCCGTGCTGAAGCTGACGGTGACCGGCATTGCCTCCGGGGAGATGTTCGGCTCCCACGAGTTGGACCGCATCATCGTCCCGGTCCAAATCGGCGGCGGCGTCGTTTTCGGCATCCCACATCTGATCGCGTCGGTTATCCAGCTCATCACCGGCATACCGTCGCAGGAGGCGTTTGGGACGCCGACCCTCCCCGACAACATCCACCCGACCAGCATCGACTCCGGTGAAGCGATCGGCTATGCCAGTGTCGGCAAGGGCATCAACCCGGCCGGCATCGTGTCCTCAGAGGCGGTGGGGTCGCCGACGCTCACCGGCCCGCGAATTATTCCGGTCGACATCCCGTCCGAGGAAGCGTTCGGCACGCCGAACATCAACGCCCCGGTCATCGACGTCTCCGGACAAGGGATCGCATCCGCAGCAGTGTTCGGCACGCCCAGCCTGCTGTGGACGATCCAGCCGTCGCCGATCGTCAGCCGCGAGCAGTTCGGCATCATCTCGATCGCCAACAGCTTCCTCCAGCCCACCGGCATTGCGTCGGTCGAAGCATTCGGATCGCACTCAGTCGCCTTCGGCATCAAGCCGCCAGCCATCGCGTCGGCCGGGGCCATCGGCGTCCCGTCCTTGGGTCGACCGATCTACCCGACCGGCATCCCCACTGAGGAGGTGTTCGGGACGCCGAAGCTCGCGGACGGCATCCGGCCGTCGGGTATCCCAACCGAGGAGGCGTTCGGCACCCCGTCACTTGCCCGCCTCATCCGCCCGACCGGGTTCCGCTCAGACGCGGTCGGACGTCCGAACATCGCCCGTGTTGTCAACCCGGCCGGTATCACGTCGGCCGAGGCACTCGGCACGCCACGACTGGGCACCGGCGTTCGCCCTGTCGGCATCCCCACTGACGAGTCGTTCGGCGTCGGACAGATCGACCAGCGGATCTTGATGACGGGCATCCCGTCGGCTGAGAAATTCGGGCGGATCTCGATCTGTGTCACGAACTATGACTTGCGTGGTCGCCAACCGACCACGGTCAACGCCTCGCAGGGGATGGGCCACGACTACCCTTTGGTGGCCCCGTCGGACGACATCCAGCTCCTGTTCAGCGACTTCTACCTGTCGTACCCAGACCAGGGCTGTCAGTTCACGTACCCACTCTTCCTCGACTGGCTGTACGGCTTCGGCTGCCGACTCAACGACGAAATCCCCGGCTTCCCCGAGCCGACCCATCGGCGGGATCTGATCGTCGTCGACGCTCTCGGTAACCGCGTGTTCGACAGCACCCTGGCCGAGTCCTACGTCGAACGGCCGTGGGGTGATCGCCTGCTCATCTGCGAGTGGCACCACGGCGACACCGTCTGCCGGATTGTGCAACACACGGCGTGGCCGTCGGATGGAACGTCGACCCGCGACTACGACGTGTTCATCCAACCCGTCAACAGCGAGCTGGATAGCCGGACGTATGAGCGGCTGCCGCCTCGGGTGCGGAGCCTGCAATTGGGCCTCGACCGGTTCGACCACAACGTCCAACTCACTGACGGGTACAACGTCACCCTCACCTACGCCGCGACGACCAGGGTGGACGGCGGCAGGTTCGTGACACGGGCCACCATCGACGCGACGCCCGGCAGCGGGCAAGGCCGCTCGCCCGGCTGCGAGTCCGTCGAGCCGATCCTGCGGCGAATCAACACCATCAAGCCGACAGACAGCGGCAACTTCACGATCGACGCGACCGATTGTTACCGCATCCAGATGCCCTTGAAGATCAACGCTGGCCCGCCCCGGACGGCCTCGTTCTTCAGCGACACGCTGACACCGGAGCAGGCCGCGTCCGCCATCCGCCTCGACAACGATTGCAAGCCGTGCTGTGAGTGCGATGACTACGCCCGCGTGTACAAGGGTCTGCGGCACGTGTGGTTCACTTGGCTCGATGTCGCCCAGCACGGAGAACGGGTCAGGGACCTGTACGAGAAGGACAAGGTGCGGTGGTTGGAGCAGTACCAGTGCCGGCTCGAACACCCCGTTAAACTCATCGGCTTCACGGAGAAGCAGTGCAACGGACAGTTCGCGGGCACCTACTGCAACTTCTCGGTATGCTGTCTCCAGGAGACCGAGCTTCGGTTCACGGCCCAGCTGTTTGACGGAGTCACACCGATCCCGTCGGGCACCATTCAGGCCACCATCAGTGAGAGCTTCGTCACCGGGTCGCCGTGGGTCGGTCGCGAGCCGTACGCGATGGGCGGGGAGTTCCCGGTCTACAAGGCCACGATCCCCCAGATGGACCCGCAATCGAACGCCTCCGTACAGTTCCGTGTTTGCACGAAGGGGTGCAACCCGAACTGGTCCCTCAAGATGACTATGACGGCACACGCACCCGACCCGCTCCCCAACGACGCCGGCGTGTCGTGCCCGGTTCCGGTCGTCGCAGTTCCGGCCGACGTTTCGGCCCTGTGGACCGACTCGCCGTCGCCGGTCCGTGGGTTCATCCAGAAAACCATACCCCTCAACCCCGTGGCACGGACTTACCCGTGCGGTGACTGCTGATGGGTGTCATTAACGAGAACTGGTACACGCGAAACGAGGGCACGCCGTACCCCGTCGACGAGTCCGCGTCCAACGTCGATGACGCCGGCAAGTATCTGCCGTCCGACATCCTCGCCGACCTCTCCATTCGCTACCCTCGCGACCTGGGTCCGTACCCGTTCCTCGCGGCCGTGTCGGTGACCGCCAACCTGGTTACACTCGTCTTCGAGGTCGCCGACAACCCCGTCATGCCCACCCGGTTCACGCCTCTGTGTGTGGTGACCGTCCCTCAGCCTGTTCCCATCCACTCTCACGTCGCCGTGCAGGCCCAGGTCGACGGCGTCGGCGGCTGGATCGTCTTCGGTCAGGGGGCACTCGATCAGGTCGGCTACCGTGGGCGGTTCTCATCCCCCCAGCAATCTTTGCTGACCCCCCGGTCCTGCCGGGGATACGCCAAGCTACCCGTTACAGGCGTCCGCACGCTCGGCCTCGCCGCAGACCTAACGGACATCGTGCAACTGTCGGCCGACTCGCCGCTAGAGATCGTCAAAGAGGCCAGGGAGATCGACAATGTTCTCCGAGACGTGATCGTCGTCCGGCTGGTGACTAACGACCAGGCCGCGTCCTCCAGTACCGCGACAACCGGCACCCTATCGAACACCAGCACGTTTGCCGACTTTGCCGGGCCGTGCAGCGGGCGACCGGAGTCCGCTACCTGCGGCGACCCGCAGCCGATCCAGTCCGTCAACACCGTGGGACCCGACTGCACCGGAATGATCACCCTGGACTTCCGGGGCTGCTCGATCTTGTCGCAAATCGCCGAAGCGTGCGGCATCGCCATCGACTGCAACCTCGGCCTGTCTGCCGCGTGCCCGCCCAAGTACCTGCCGAACGAGGACGGCCTGCTTCCGTTCGAGGTGCCTCCGGCGAACGTGCCCGTGCCGCCACCCGTGCCGGTGGTGCCGGTGGTGCCGCCGCCCGCCGAATCAGTCGTCATCATCGGCTCCTTGCCATACACCGAATGCTTCGACGAGGAGTTCGGCCTGTACTTCCAGGAGCTGTCCGGGACATGGGGCTTCTCGACGACGGATACCCCGGACGAGCTACTCTACTGCCCGGCGGACCTGGACAACCCGTACTCCCTGGTCTACCCGCACGCGAGCTACCAGACCCAGGACGCCTCACGGGAGAACGTCACCCTGTGGCGAGGGTTCGACACGACCACGATCGGTCGCCGCGTGGTCACCACACTGAAGATGCAAGACGGCCCGAGCGGCTCCCGGTCTAACGGCGGTGTCGTTATCAACTACCGGCCGCATACGACTGTTGCCGGGTTGTTTGAATACTTTGTTGCTTCCCTTGACGTCGACACCCAGCAGCTGAAGCTCGAACGGTTCAATGGGTCCGTGTACCTGCCCGTTGCGTCGCTCGATTTGCCCGGACTGGTTCGGGAGAAGTGGTATCGCGTGAGCGTGAAAGTGTCCCCTGTCCTCTACGCGGGGCAAGCCGGCATCACAACGCAGGTTACCGAGATCGGCGGTGTCGTCGCCGCAACCCTTGGGCCGGTGACCACCAACAGCTACGGGACGTCGGACGGAGTGTTCGGGTTCCACTCTAACCGGTCGATCACCAGCTTTTCCTACTTCCACGTGGAGGTCGCACCGTAATGCCGGAACGTGTCCTCTACCCCCAGTGGCGGAAGCAGAACGAGACGACGAAGTACCCGTTCGGTGACGACTCCACACTCATCAACGATGCCGGCTTCGCGGTCATCGAAGGCACGTTCCTGGACGCCGCCCTCTACCCGATTGGCGGCGGCGTCGGCCTGTACATCTCGTCCGTCACGGTCGACCACCAGTCCGTGACCGTGATCATCGGCGACCTGGACAACCCGGCCATCGCGTCGGCGACGTTCCCTCTCATTAACCCACCAAACCTGGTGAGCCTGGTGGACGGGTTCGGTCGACCGGCCGGCGTCTTGGTGAGCGAGACCGCCCGCCTCGGCATTTTCCAATCGTGGTCGATCGGCACGCAGGAGTTCTTGGCGACCGAGACCGGGTTCGCCGCCACGGTCTGCTTCCCGACGCCCGAGACCGGTGTCCGGGGGTTTCAGCTCCCCGACGGGACAGTCATGACGGGGGACGTGTGGATCGTCGGCGAGGACGGTGTGGTGCTCACCGAGGAGACCGTCGCCCTACCTCCGGTGTGCGGCGTCACGGGGTCGGCACGGGTCATCCGCGTGGACATCGTTGGCGACCCGCTGTTTCGCCGCCGCCTGTGCAACCCGCACTCACTGTTCAAGACGCCACGGTTCATTCAGAAGGTCCGGGTGGTGGCGAAGAATACGCAGTTCATCTGCGGACCGGACGCCAACGGCGAACTAAAGATGACGGTCATTAACGATCTGGCCCCGGACACTGTCCTTCGCGTGCGGGCGGTCGATGGCGGTATGATCATCGAAGCTGTCGGGTCGCCCTCGTCCGGCTAAAAGCCAGTTTCTAGGAGTCATCGTGGCCCGCCCCGGCTTCTACAACGAGAACCGCAACCGTGCGTTCCCGTTCTTGCTCGGCACCGTCAACTCGCAGGTCCTCGGGCCGGCGACGCTGCGGCACCTGCCCAACTCTGTCGTCGTCGACGCCGGGTTCATTGTCGGCAACAATGCCGGGTTCATCACGGACGTCAACAAGATTTACCTGGCCCGCGTCCGACGGACCGGCTCCGCGTTCCGCTTCGAGTTCGGCTCGGACGCGGCCAACCTGGTCGGCACCAAGCTCGTGTTTGTCCGCTTCCTCGGCGACAACGGATACCTAGCGGAGCACGTCGACGAGTGGGAGGTGCACCTGACCAGCCAGTCGGCCGGACCGTGCGACGAACCCCTCTGGTCCGGGTACATGGTTTCGGGGAGAATCGACGATCTGGTAGCACTGCTTCCGACCGACGGCTCACTGGAGCGGCAGGCCGATGACGCCACCGTCGAGCCGGCGTTGATCCAGAACCTGGCTCACACTTACGTACGCGGCGTGAGTCTGGCCAACGGCGACCGGACCCGAGTTGTGGCCCCCGAGGGCTGCCCGCCGGTCACCTGGCCGTTCCCGACAGGCGTAATCTATCCTGGAGCACGGTGCATCCAGGGCGACATCCTCTTTAAGCCGGGGTACAACTGTTCGATTTACCAGGACGCCGCGAACAACGGCCTGGTGTTTCGGGCCGTGCCCGGTGCGGGAGATGGGCAGCCGTGTGTCGAGACCCCGGTGTTCGCCGGGGAGCAGCCGCCGAACGACAGTAGCCTCTACGCGGGCGGGCCGACATGTAACGAGACGCTGCGGTCGATCAACGGGCAAGGTGGGCCGAATTTCACAATCACCCCAGGACAAGGGGTGTCGATTCAGCCCGATCCGGACAACAACACGCTGGTGATTGACGTCAGCATGGTGGGGTTGCAATCGTGCAACGGAGTGTCGCAGGTGTCTGAGAGCATCTGATGGCAGGACGACAACAAAGAGTCAAGGATGGCAGACCCGGTCTTCAATACGCACAAGTGCGTAATCGAGCCGATTCACCCGGTCCCGAACGAGCACATGCTCACGGACCCGAGTGTACCCGCACCTCCTCCGGACATCCCTGACTGCCCGGCCGAAATCCCGACGCCGGTGCCCGAGCCGCCGCCGTGCCCCGGCATCCCGGCCACAAACATCGTCGCAACTAAGACCGTGTCGACCTGCCAACCGACCGGCAGCTTCACGTTCCAAATCGTCCCACTGGATTGCTGTAACTTCGACTTTAACCTCGACATCGACTTCCCGTGCCCGACCCTGCTATTGAAGGGCCAGGCACCGCCGTGCACCGGCGGCTCCATGGTCCTCGACGGTCTCGCCGAGGGACAGGCGGTCCAGCTGCCTCCGGGCCAGACGCCAAACTTCCGCTTCATCCTCACTGTTGGCCCCGATTGCTCGTTCGACTTTGACTTTGAGATCGACTTCCCGTGTCCTCAGATCTGCATCTGCGGTCAGTGCCCCTCCAACGGCGGCTCGGTCACCTGCGGGGCCGGCAAGGCGATCCAGAAGGGGCCTGGGTCCAAGCCTGAGTTCCGCTTGACGCTGACCGTCGGAGCGGACTGTTCGTTCGACTTCGACCTGGAGATCGACTTCCCCTGCCCGCTCATCCTACTCAACGGCAGGCCCGGTCCCACGGTCCTATCGGGCCAGGGCGACGGCAAAGTCAACTACCTGGCCCCCGGCTTGCCGCCGGACTTCACATTAACCCTCACGTCGAACAGCGATTGCTCGTTTGACTTCGATTTCGAGATCGACTTCCCCTGCCCCCTGTTGCAGGTCAACTCAACGACAGTTGGTTACCTGCCACCCGGTTCGCCGCCCACACTGGCGTTCCTGATCGTCCCGACGGCGGACTGTACGTGGGGCTTCACGATCGACATCGGGTTCCCGTGTCCGCTGCTACGGACCGGCACCGTACTCACGCGATACCTCGGTCCGGGGTCGCAGCCGGTGTTCGTCCTGAACATCATCCCGCTGCCCGACTGTACGTGGGAATTCAACGTCGACATCGCATTCCCGTGCCCGACGTTCGTCGTTCTGCCGTCCACGGTCCGAGTGCTGCCGCCGGGGGGAATCCCTCGCGTCCTGCTCACCATCGACGGCCGTGACGACTGCACGTTCGATGTATCGGTCGATGTCGACTTCCCGTGTCCGACCCTGCAACTCGCCGGTGTGGCCGTCAGCCGTCAGGCCCCCGGCGGTCCCGGCCTGTTCCTCGTCAACATCGCCCCGGCTGCGAACTGCACCTGGAACTTCACGTACACGGTCCAGTTCCCGAGCCCCGTCGTCGTCGCTGGCATCCCCATTGTGTTCCAGCGACCACCCGGCTTCGGCCCGATCGTCATCCTGACGGTCACGAACCCGGCGGTCTGGCTGTTCCGTGTCGACTTGACGATCGGGTTCCCGTGCCCGTTCGTCGGTGGACCGCCGCCGGTCGTCAACTACCTGCCGTCCGGGTTTCCCCCGTTCGTCCAGTTCATCATCACGAACAACGCGAACTGCTCGTTCGACTTCTTCCTGCGGATCGACTTCCCGTGCCCTCGATTACGCACGCTACCGCCGCTGGTCCGGTGGCTTCCCGCCGGGCAGTTCCCGAGCGTGGTGTTCACGATCACCAGCAGTCCGGGCTGCATCTTCGACTTCTTCCTCAACGTCAACTTTCCGTGCCCGTCGATCATCCTCAACTACCCGCTGTGGTTCCTACAACCGCCGGGCGGGTTCGGTCTGGTCAGCTGGAACGTCGAGATCACGGACTGCGAGTTCACGTTCAAGCTGCGGGTCGCCTTTCCGATCCCGGACATCATCCTCCGGAACCCGACGTGGCGGTACGAGTGCAACCTGAAGCCTCGTGTTCAGTGGGCCGTCGGGTACGTCCAGAATGAGTTTGAACTCGACTTGAACGTCGACTTCCCGTGCCCGGACATTACGCCTAAGCTCTACATCCTCGTCACCGGGCCGTGCTCCCGGCCGCAGGGCAACTTCCAAATCATCTGCAACGACGACTGCAAGTTCGATCTCGAACTGAACCTGTTCCTGCCGGGGCCGTGTAACTGGATCTTCGACTCCGTTGTGACGACCAGGACCGGTCCCGTACCGGCGGCGACGTTTAAGGTCTCCGTTGTTGAGTGCTGTCGCTGGAAGTTCGAGCTGGACATTACGTTCCCGCCGGGCTGCCCGTGCACGGGCAGCGGAGCACTCGCACTCAAGGGCACCGTGGGGACCATCTGATGTCAGCACAGAACGTACTTGCGAACCTCAACGAACTCGGCGTCCGCGTGTGGCGAAGCGGGGAGAACATCAGGTTCTACCCCGCCGAGCTGGTCCCGGAGCCTCTGCTGGACGCCCTCAAGGTGTATAAGGCCGACCTGCTCGGACTCCTCAGTACCGAGGGTGGCGAGGGCGAGTTGCCGCCGCCGCTCTCGCTTAAAGCTGCCGACGTGCCGGTCGCGGTCGTCATCGGCAGCTACAACATGCCGTCCGCCGTCGAACTTCAGATCCGCCTGGTCCGGCACCATTGCGGGCCGGACACCCCGATACTCATTGCGGACGACAACAGCGACGGGATGATGGACCGCACGGGCGACACGGCCTACGACCGCCTGGAGTGGCTCCAGCACCGCTACCCGAACGTGGTCATGTGGCCGAGCGTCCAACGTGTCGGGCACTCCGGCGGTGACCTGTCGGCCCTGTGGAAGGGGTTGCAATGGGCCAAGGCAACCCAGGTCAAGGTCTTGGCCAAGCTGTCCCAGCGGTTCATGATCGACAGGACCAACTGGCTCCAGGACGGGGCCAGGCTGCTCGCGGAGTCGGGTCGCCCGCTCGCCAGCAACGCCTGCATGAGCACGGGCTTCCCACTGCGGACTGAGGCCATGTTGCTCGACGTCGCCGCATGGACGCAGCCGGGACTCATCGCCGACCTGTGCCCACGGCCGATCACGATCGCGGCCGAGCAGGCCCTGATCGAGGAGGTCTGGACAAAACTGGGCGGAACCTTCATGGTGTGGGAGCTACTCGGGCTGGGCCGTGCCGTCTGGCACCCCGACACGTACTGGCACGAGGTGACGAGTCTCGGCGAGTACCACAACCTTGCCGACAAGCACCGCATGCCACTGCGAGAGGACTTCCACGTCGAGCCGTGGCGTAGTCGACCGGGTTATATTGGGGGATGACCGTGTACGAGAACCTTCAGTGGTGCGTTAAAAACATTCCGAAGGCATGGCACGACCTGATCGCCCAGCAGTGGACGCCGCCGCCGGACAGCGACCTGTTCGCGTGGCGGGCCAACTTCCTGCGGGGCACCGAGGCCACCGCCAAGATCCGAGAACTCTTCACCGGGGACGCCCCGGCGTCCGTCGTCAGCCTTGGCGACTCGGACATCATCCCCGCTTGCCCCGAGGCGTTGCTCGACGTGCCCGACCTGAACCCCCACCTGGTCGTCCATGCCCTACGGTGTGCCGGGTCGACGGTCGAGGACTCTTACATCCTGCGGCACAACATCCGCGAGGCGATGGCCAACTCGCCGGTCTACCTGCTCATGTACTGGTGGGTCCCGGTCGAGATGGCCCAGGCCCAGATCTTCAAGCGGATGGGGTTCAACCTGACCGACCTCGGCAAGCCGAAGATCGACGTCAACGCCTGCTACAGCATGAACACGCACGGCAACTTCTTCCCGTGCTTCGACGGCAAGCGGGTCCTGGTCGTCGGCGGGATGTCGGAGAAGGTGTCTCGGGTGCTGGCCGACCCGGCGTTCCAGGAGCGGCACCGCCGGTGCGGCATCGAGAAGGGGTACACGGTCGTCGGCTTCGTCGACACGCCCAAGCGGTGGGAGGTGCCCAAGTGGTCACGCCTGCCCGCCGTCTACGCCGCGATCGACAAGTTCGAGGGGCAGTACGACTTCGCCCTGGTCAGCGGCGGCACGATGGCGTTACTGTATTGCGAGCACATACGGAAACGCGGTAAGCAGGCGTTCGACTACGGGGCGATCGAGCGTCAGCTCCTCGGAGAGAAGCACAGCATCGGCGGCGTCCAGTTCGACGTGCCGGAGAACAACTTCTACTATGACGGGCCTAAAGCGAAGTGAACCATGAGCCATCGCGTCAGCGTTGTAGTTCCGTGCCACAACTACGGTCACTACCTGGGGGAATGCCTTGACAGCATCTTCCACCAAATACGCCCGCCCGACGAGATCATCGTCGTCGACGACGACTCCACGGACAAGACCGTCAAGGTCGTCACGCGGTATCCGTCCGTCCGCTACCTGAAGGTCAGGTACAACCACCCCCTGCCGACGCGGCTGGCGGGAATCAAGACGGCTCGGGGCGACCTCGTCGTCTGCGTCGACGCCGACGACAAACTGTCCCCGGCGTACATCGACTACGCCCTGCCGTACTTCGCCGACCCCAAGGTCGGCATCGTCTACTCCGACCTCGCCCACTTCGGCGATCAGTCGGACGTGACCTCCTTCCCCGACACGGCCACGGCGGACTACCTGGCTCGGGAGAACTGCATCCACTGCGGCCCGGTCGTTCGCAAGATCGCGTACAGCGTGGCGGATGTGTACTCCATACCCGTACTCCCCCACGCCCACGAGGATTGGCTCCTGTGGCGGCGGATCGTCGCGGCCGGGTACGACGCCGTGAAGATGGCGGCTGCGTACCGCTACCGCAAGCACGGGAGTAGCCTCGTGAACAAGCGAAACGACCACTCTTTCTTCCGCCGGGCCGCGTTGTCCCTGGAGAAGGTGACACTGTTCATCCCGATGTCCGGTCGGTTCGACTGCTGGGCCAAACTGAGCACGTACCTCGAACGGCAGACGTGGCCCCACGACCAGGTCAAGCTCGTCATCCTCGATACGACCAGCACGTGCGACAGCAGCGGGTTCTCCTACGCCGTGCAGAGCTGGCTGGCGAAGTCGGACTACGCCGACTACCGGTACATCAACCAGCGAGTCGGCGAGCCCGGCCTCGCGGACGCCGACCGGATGGATCAAGCCGTACTGCGGGCCACCAACCGGGCGATGGCCAAGATTTACAACCTGTTCGCCCGCAACCTGACGACGGACTACGCCTGGGTGCTAGAGGACGACGTCATCCCCCCGGACGACGCCCTGCTGCGGCTCTTCTACGCCATGGACGAGAAGACCGCCAGCGTGTCCGGGGCCTACGCCCACCGCTACCGCGAGGGCTTCGTTGCCTGGGTGTCCCGCCCGGACGTAATCATCAAGACCCCCGGCACGGGCGTCGTCAAGGTGGCGGGCAATGGCTTCGGCTGCGTCCTGCTGCGGAGCAGCGTCGTCCGCAACTTCGTGTTCTCCGAGCAGGAGTGCTACGACACCCACTTCTACGGGCAACTCAAGGACGCCGCCAAGCTCGACTGGGGCGTGACGTGCGACCACCTGTCGGCGATGGCCCTGGTGCCTACCGTCTCCGGGTACGTGTCGCAGGAGGAGTTCGACGAAGACTACTATCTGACGAAGCACCTGGACGTGCTCTACAGTGTCCAGAAGGGTGAGGTGGGCAGCGGGTACGAGCACTTCCGCCGCTGGGGGCAGGCGGAAGGCCGGACGGCACGCAAACTGGAGGAGAAGCGTGCAAACGCTGATTCTAAGACACAAGTTTGCACTGGGTGACACCGTCCTCGTGACGGCCCTGGTGCGGGACATCCAGCTGGCGTACCCGAACCAGTACCGGCTCATGGTCGACACACACTGGACGCCGGTGTGGTGGAACAACTCCCGCGTCGTGCCCCTGGACTTCACGGTCAAGAACCAACGGGTCATCGAGCTGTCCTACAAGGACGGCATCCAGGAAGCGAACAACCGGGAGAAGGTTCACTTCCTGGCGTGGTTCCATCGCGACTTCGAGCTGAAGACCGGCATCCGCGTACCCGTCACGGCCCCCAAAGGCGAGCTGTTCTTGGCCGAGACCGAGAAGCAGCCTCTCGTCAAAGGACGGTATTGGGTCATTTTGTCGGGTGGCAAGCTCGACATCACCACCAAACACTGGCACGTTGACCGCTACCAGCAGGTCATCGACACGCTGGCCCATCAGGGCGTCCAGTTCGTCCAGGCCGGGGCGACCCACCAACACCACGTCCACCCTCCGCTGGCCGGAGCCCTCAACGCCGTGGGCCGGACCGAGAACGTCAGGGACCTACTCTCGCTGATCGCCAACGCCGACGGGGTGGTGTGCGGGGTGACCGCCGCCATGCACATCGCGGCGTGCTTCGACAAGCCGTGCGTCGTCCTCGGTGGCGGTCGGGAGGCTCCGTGGTGGGAGGGGTACGTCAACGACTACTACCCAACAGCCTTTGGGCCGGCGTGCCCGCCCGTGAAGGTGCCCCACAAATATCTGCACACCCTGGGCATGATCTACTGCTGCAAGGACAAGGGGTGCTGGAAGCGGCTGACCGTGCCGATCGACAAAGAAGACCTGCTACCCGGCAACGCCCAGAAGCGTCTGTGCTCTGAACCTGTGCGGCCACAGGGCAGCATGCCCGTGCCGCTGTGCCTTGATATGATCAGTGTCGACCATGTGGTTGAGGCCGTGATGTCCTACTACGAGGATGGCGTGTTACCACCAATCGGAAAGCCCAGCGGCAAGTACAGCCTGCCCGTGATCGTCCCGGCGAACTACCCATTGGTCGACGACCATGGCAACGAGGTCGGGCTGTACGTCAACGGCCAGCCCGAGTCCACCTTGGAGTTCACCCGCCCGCCGGCCGAGGCGGCAAAGACGCAGCCGATACAGAACAAGATGTTGCCTCCTGAGATCTTCGCCAAGGCCCCCCACCGACCGAACCTTCTGTCCCACCCGATCATCAACGGTAAGTTCACCGTGTGCGTCCTCTGTTACGGCAATCATCCCGAACTGGCCAAGCGGTGCATCGACTCCATCCTTCGGTACGTGCCGCCCAACTGCATCGACCTACGGGTCGCGTGCAACGAGTGCTGCCCTGAGACCCTTCAGTACGTCCGGGACCAGCCGATCACGCGGGTCTACGTCAACCCCGTGAACAAGCTGAAGTACCCGGTGATGCGGGAAATGTTCTGGGACCAGCAGACGCCGATCGAGACTAGCCACGTCATCTGGTTTGATGACGACAGCTTCGTGGTCGACCCCCTGTGGCTGGAGAAACTGACCGAGACGATCGTGGCCAACCACCCCCACGGCTCGCGACTGTATGGGTGGAAGTTCCAGCACGACTTCAACCACTACGCCAAGGACGGCCACCGCCCCGACCTGTGGTTCCGGGGCGGCGACTGGTACAGGCACGTCAACTTCCGCCTGAAGCACGTCGACCAACCTGCCCCCAACGGGTCGGTCGTCGACTTCGTGGCTGGCGGCTTCTGGTGCGTCGCGACCGAGGCCATCCGCCGGTGCGGCATCCCTGATGTGCGACTGCGGCACAACGGTGGTGACATAGTTATTGGCGAGATGGTTCGGCAGGGCGGGTTCAAGATCAAGAATTTCAACGAGGGGAAGAAGTTCGTGCACAGTTCCGGGCACTCGCCTCGTGGCGTGTCCCATGGTCCCAAGAACAAGGAGTTCCCGTGGGACGGCCGCGTACGACCTTCGTCTTCGACCGTCTGACCCTGCTCCAGGCCCTCAAGTTCCCGGACTTCTACAAGGTCCCTGGAATCGAGTCGTGGGCTGTGGAGGGAGCCGGCGTCTACGAGCGGGCTCTGGACGGCTCCCTGCGTGGCACAGGCTGCGGCAGCTGCGGCGAGGGTAAGGGCGAACTGAACGAACTCCTGTGGAAGCTCGGGGCCGTTGCGGCGGCGTCCGAGGCCACGCGGGCGGGCTTGGTGGCGTTCATCACGGCCAAACGTCGCTACCGCCCGGTTCCGATCTTGCTGTACTATAGGGATGACACAGGACGTGTGCAGACCCTGACGATGTAGGAGGCACGGATGCCCGTCGAGCGTGCGATCAAACTCAAGAAGTTGGCCGTCCTCAACGTCGACTACCTGTACCTCAGTGCCTTTCGGCTGCGGGTCGAGGTCGAGTTGACCCACGGGATCGAGCCCCAGATCTTCGTGTACCGCCGGGACCTGGCTAACCCGTACACCGGCGACGTGCTCGACACGTTCTTCACGATCGCCAGCCCGGTTGACATGGCCGAATACCCGTCCGAGGAGCCGGACCCTCAGAAGGCGTACCCGTTCTTCCGGAAGCGGTTCGTCGAACTCGATTTCCGGTCGACCGCCTTGGCTGATGAGGCATGGAGGTTGATCGTCGAGGAAGCTACCACTTTGGTGCACGCCTTGAACCGCCTCGAAGATTTGGAGCCGGTTGAGGAAGTCTGGATCGGCCCGTACCCTGAAGATCCGCAGGGATCTCTAAGTGAACCGGCCCCGTAGCATCAAGCTGCAAGGAGATAGCGATGACGCCGACCCCACAACCACAACGCAAGCTAGTTGTCATCGAAGACGGCACGCTTCTAAGTATGGCGGCGAACGCCAAATTCGTTGCCGCTTTTCCGTTCCTGGCAGCCCTCCAGAATCCTCAGCTGCGTGTCCCCAAGCAAGGGTGTGGCACGTGCGGCGGCAAGGGACGGGAACGGAACCAGCTACTGCTCTCGGCTAAGTCCAGTCTGGCCAACATGGACGTGGACAGCAAGCGGCGGCTTAAGGAAATGTTGAACGCCCAGCAGGTCAGGATCGTGTACCAAGACGGCGGTGCCCGGACGATCCAGAAGACCTTCTAGAAACTGGAATCTAGCCACACGACCTCCGGTGATCCCGGAGGTCTTTTCGTTAAGTTCGATGGCCGGACACGCCGGACACGTCCCGAGCACGTCTACTAAATTAAACACTGATCTGCGTCATATTATCTGAGAGGTATCTTACCTCTTCTCGTTTACCCTCTTCAGGAGTCTCACATGGCAACGGCAACAACGTCCAAGAAGAAGACCAAGACCGAAGTCAAGGACGACGAGGCGAAGCCGACCAGCCTCATCGGCTCGATCTTCGGAGGGTTGTGGTACATGGCCGTAACGACGGCGACCATGCTCTACAACGCGGTGTCGTCAGCCTTCGGTCTGAAGATCGACCCGCTGGCCCCGCAGGTAAAGACGACGTACTGGCAGTACGTCGCCACCGCAGTGTTCGTGGTGACGTGTCTGGTGATCACCGGGTATGCGTTCCCGTGGCAGTTCGGCTTGGCAGCTGTAACTGGCATCGTGCTGGTGTTGGAGGTGCCGTACTTGGCGGCTTTGTCGGTCGAGTTCAAGAGCAAGGCCAACCGACGCCGAGTTTATAAGAGCACCGTACTCGCGTGTGTGCTGTTCTTGTTGGGCGTGGTCACCGTCGAGTACCCGGTAGCCGGGTCGCTCGGAATGGTGTTCTGGGTGACGTGGTTGAGTTTGGATAAGCTACTCGGCGACAACGTCGCGTCGCGACTCTACCACAAGGAAGAGGAAGAGAGATGGGCGACCGAGGAAGTCGAGTATGCCCGTCATCTGGATGATGATGCCGACGACGAGTGATCACAGTTTCCATTTCCACATACCCGACGAGGACCACTCGGTCCTCGTCCCTACTCGGAGGAGTCATGAATGGCGAAGAAGAAGGAAGCGACCTCGGAGTCGTTCGAGCCCAGCTCGACCGATGCCTTGGTCCCCGTCGTGACCAGGGACGAAAGCGACGACCCGCTCCTCGTGATGACGAGGACACGGGAGGAGATGGCCGGGCGTCTGCGGAGTCTGCTGGCGACGGTACGGACGTCGATCCTGTCAGAGTTCGAGATGGTACAAGCAAGCGTGACAGAAGCAGCATTAAGCGAAGTCGCCGAAAGGTTGACCGAGCTGAACACCCAGCTCGGACAGAAGAGCCCGATGACGATCGTCCTTCTGCCGGCTCTACGGAGGAAGACGACGGCGTTGGAGGCGAGTCTGGCAACACTCTACCGTCAGACGGGTTTGAACATGACGGAGTCGGAGTTGGCGGCGAAGGAGGCGGTGAGGGCGTTGGTCCCAAACTGCCCGGCCTGAGCGACGACGAGGTGACAGCCGCCGCTCAGGAACTGGAGGAACGACGTGAGGCTGCCAACTGGCGGCAGTTGCAACAACTCGCGACCGGGCGGCGTGCCTGGTTCGCTCTTCGGACGGCCATACGGTGACCAGGCTGCGGCCTGCACATGCAGTTCTCCCGCTTAAGGGAGATTCATGTGCAGCCCGTTAGCCTGGCCACCGGGGTCGGCATGAGGTACACTTCAGCCGTGTACCCATGCCTTTTCTTTACCAATCGGAAGATCGCATCATGTTGAAGGTCGTCTCGGAAGAGAGTAAGTTCGAGGAAGACTTCAGTCGCGGCGTCGTCGTTGTCGAGAGTGACAACACTGCCAACTTCGGCCTGGCTATCGAGGAGCTGGGGTCGACCCAGACCCGCACGCTCGCTGCCGGGTTTGCCGCCCAGAAGGGCATGGGCAGCCCCCGCATCAACGGGAACGTCGGCCCGGCGTACCCGGTCAACGTCGAGGGCAAGCCTCTGGAGGCGGTACGCGGCGACAAGGACGAGGTGCTGCCCCTCACGCACCCCAAGATGCGGCCGGCGGCGTACCGCATCGACGTCCCGCTGACGAGGCCGCTCCTGTGATGACGCCGGTGACCGTTGAGCAGTTGAAGCGGGTCCTGGTGATGCTCGAACCGGAGCGGTTCGCCTACCTGGTACGGGGCTACCTGAAGGTGCAGCCCCACCAGGCCAAGAACGTCCCGCTCCTCGTGCAGCTAAAGCTGATGCTGGCCGACTGGATGCACTACATCGGGTTCATCAGCGACCAGCAGCAGCAGCTCATTCTGACCCGCCGCAGTCGCGACCTGGCCGAGTACCAGGCGTTCCTCGGCATCGGCCTGGACGACGGCGACGCGAGGGAAGAACTACCGTCGTTCGTACTGACTATCTCCGACATGCGGTATGTGTCGACGACAGCCAACGAGTTCTGGCTGGACCTGCAAATCGACGAGGAGATCCCGGAGCTTCCCGACGCCTGTATCACCCACGTCAACTGCGACGTGACCGCGTTGTACCTGAAGACGATGAACCGGATACGCCAGATCTACGGGGGCACGGATGCCGACAAGTCTCATAAGGACGTCCGCAACAGCAACGGTGACTGACTTCGGGCACGGCCCGACCAAGGCCGTCCGCGACATGCTGCGTGGCGAGGGCACGTACGCTACCACCGTGCTGGTGTGGGCCATCGACCACTTCGGGTTCGACCCTGAGACGAAGCAGCCCAATGTGTTCGTCTGGGCACCCGAAACCATCATGCACGAGATCCGGCGGGACACCGGCGTCGAGCCAATCAAGCTGACCTTCGACAAACTGATGGCGGCGATCACGATCGTGACGACGGACCTGTTCTTTAAGGACTTGTCTCGCTTCTTGGTCCTCGCCACCGTCCTGTCGGGCGAGGAGTTCCAACCGGACGAGGTCTCGCACCCCGACTCGGCTGAGACCGCGTGGGCTCTGACCGAGGCCCTGTTACTGTCGCCGCCAGACGAGGATGAACCGTTCTGCGGCGACATCCGGCACTACATCTCGCACCTTCTGAAGGAAGAGGGGTACGTTACCCCTCCGGACATTCTCCGGATCGCCATCGGGGCCGACCTGAGCAACCAGGTCCGCTTCAACTTTAGTGACGACCCGGAAATGTTCTCAATGATCTACCAGAACCAGCAAGACAAATCGGACGACGTCGACGCCGTCATCCGCCAGGGCACGCAGGAACTGGTACAGCAACTGAAGGCACTCCCCCTGCGTGAGGGGACTACGAAGGAGCTGGAAGAACGTGTCGGCAGTATCGCCCAGAAGGCAGAGGCCGCAAGCGATGCTGCTTCTCAACTTGGAGGCCCGCAATGATTAACGTGGACAAACTACTGAACGCCGTGGACGCACTGGCGGCTGAAATCGACTGGGACGATGAAGAGATCCGGTTTCTTCTCGTCGAGTTTATCCGCGAGCAGAGCATGACCAGGCCGGCGATACTCGCTGACCTGGACGCCTTCCTGCGGCAGCGGATCGCGGACGATCTGTCCGCCCAGGCCGTTGAGGACGACTTCCACGACGTGGACGAAGACGACGACTTCCTTAACGACATCGCTGCCCGGCACGAATGCGTGGCCGTGGACGACACCGACGAGGAAGATGACGACTTCAGCGACGAGGACAGTGACGAGGACGATGACTACGAGGACGACGATCTCGATTTTGATGACGACGAGGATGACTGGGACGACGATGAAGACGATGAAGACGATGAAGATGACGACGAAGAAGAGTGAAGACTGAGATCGGATGAGAGGTACGCCGCCACTACAATAGGGGCGGCGTCTTTCATTATAGGAGGTAGGCTGTGTCACACGTTGTGGAGTACGCACCCGGTGCGGTCGAGCAGAAGCTGCGGAACATCACCGCAGCGAAGATGGCGGCAGAGTGCCAGGACAACCTGGAGCTGGTGCTCCCCAAGGGGCATACGATCGGCGAGGACGGCCACGTCCGGGACGCCAACGGGCAACTGGTCACCAAGGGCGGTATGCACTACCGCACCTGGAAGGACGACCACTCGGGGCGGCTGGTCGGCGACTGGCCGATGCCGACGGGCATGACCCTCGCGGACGTCGGCGAGAACGCGGTGGCCATCCTCCGCGTGAAGGACAAGTCGAAGGTGAAGAGCTACGGGACGGCCCCTTACGAGATCGGGCTGGTCCCACACGTCGACAAGAAGACCGGCGAGATCACGTACTCCCTGGCCCACGACTTCTATCAGGGCGGGTACGGGATCGAAGACATCGTCGGCAAGACCGAAGTGGACCGGAGCAGCAAGAAGGTCATCTCCGCACACGGAGAGTACCTGATGTTCTACCAGATGATGTCCGCCAAACTGGCGGCTCAGGAGTCAGGCTGGGACATCAACTTCAAGAAGCTCGCCGACGGGACGTACGAGGGCGTCGCAGACACCGCGAACACGGGGCTCAACCAGGCCATCCCGGCCCCGCCCCAGTATTGAGGAGAGACCGTGATCCGAATGAAATTCGACCGAGGCGGCAAGGTGACCATCTCCCCCGAGGGTTACCCTGGCAAGGAGTGCCAGAACGTCACCGCCCACATCCGCAAGCACATGGCGGGCTCCACCCACAGTGAAGTTCCTACGGACGAGAGCCAAGAGCCCGAGCGTGCCTACACGGTCGCTCAAATGAACCCCCAGGAAAAAGTATGAGCACGGACAAGAAGAAGAAGTCGACCAACCCGCTGCGGCGGGACTTCAACGAGTGCGTCTGTTCCGGGCAGGCCGGCATCCTGTTGCTGTCGGATGAGCGGGAGGACGCGGCCGTCGATATCAGCGAGAGCTGCCGGTTCCAGGGTTGGTCACTGATGACCTGGAACGCGGCGGAAGGGATGGAGGTGGACGAGACGAAGCCCCAGCCCGGCGACGAAGAGTCGCCCGCGTCCCACCTGGCTCCGACCACGGCGTCGACGCCGAAGAGCGGGGGCGGCGGCAGTGCTAGTGCCCTGGCGGCGGTGAAGTACCTCCTGAAGAAGGTCAAGCAGGACGACGACCCGATGGCCGTCCTCCTGATGAAGAACGCCCACATGCTGTGGGAGCCGTTGTTCAGCCCCAACCCGGAAGTCAAGATGATCTTCCTCCACCTGGTGGAGGAGTTCGTCCGGGTCGGCAAGAGCCAGTGCAAGTCACTCGTCTTTCTTTGCCCGCCGGGCACCACCCTCCCCAACGAGTGGATGCCCTTGTTCAGTATTATCAAGCACGAACTCCCCAAGGCCGAGGACTTCCTGCCGATCTTGAACGAGTTGGAACTCGACGGCGAGCCCGTCGAGTTGAGCGACGAGGAGGCGTCCGTTCTGGCCAAGGCGTCCACGGGCATGACCCGGCTCCAGGCTGGGGGTGCGTACGGCCGCAGCCTCACCCGCAGCAGCAAGGTCAAGACGGAGATCGTGGAGGAGATCAAAAACCAGCTCTTGAACGCCAACGGGCTGCTTAAGCGTTGGGACATGAAGGTGCCCGTCGATCCGCAGAAGCCTGACGGGCCGAAGCGGGACTGGCCGCTGTGGGACGACATCGGGGGCAACGACGCCTGCAAGGACTTCTTGATGAAGATCATGCAACCCGAGAGCCGCAAGAAGCGGTCGAAGATGGGGGCGGTGCTGCTCATCGGCCCTCCGGGTACGGGCAAGACGCTCCTGGCGAAAGCCCTGGGCAACGCCGTGCAGCGGAAGACGTACGGCATGAACCTCTCCAACCAGAAGAGCAAGTGGGTGGGGGAGTCCGAGGCCAATACCCGCAGGCTGTTCAGCCAGTTGACGGCGATGCACGACCTGGTCGCGTACATCGACGAGGTGAACGAGCAGGTGGGAGGCGAGGAGTCGGATGGCCACTCGGTCGACAAGGCCCTGAAGCAGCAACTCATGGAGTACCTCGACACGCACAGGGATCATGACGACGTCCTCGTCGTCATGACCGCCAATGACATGTCGAAGATGCACATGGCCTTGACCCGTGAAGGTCGCGTCGACGCCATCTGGTACGTCGGCCTGCCGGGCAAGGAACAGAAGGCGAAGATCTGGGACATCTGCATGCAGAAGTACGGGCTAGAGGAACAGACCCTCCCGGACGACAAGGGTTGGGCCGGCGTCGAGATCGAGGGGTGCTGTCGCAAGGCCGACAACCTCAACCTCACCCTGGTCGAGGCCAGCGAGATCGTCATCCCGTCGAGCGTGCGGGTGGCGGATCAGATCGAGCGTCTCCGCGACTGGGCGGACGGTCGCGTGCTCGACGCGGAGACGGGCAAGATCTATCGGAAGAACAAGGAGGCGGCACCGGAATCGACGGGCCACCTCCCCGTGGGCGTGCGGGCCAAGCGTAAGGTCCGCAAGTTGCTGTGACGGTCGGCGTGTAACCGACTACTGAGCTAGGATGGCCAAGGGTGCTTGACGATAATGTCGGGCACCCTTGGCTCGTTTTTTAAGGTCTACGAACCCATGACGAGTACCATGACCAAGCCGGCACCCAAGGCCCAGTCGGGCAAGAAGCAGTTGAAGGTCGTCACGCTCGAAGAGCACGTGTCGGCGGTGAAGAGTTTGAAAGAAAAATGTTTCGAGGTTCAGTTCACGGTCCACGGCCTGCCGAAGAGCCGGAAGATCGGCGGCAAGATGGCGACGGAGATCGCGAAGAGCGTGAAGGGCAAGACGAAGGGCGTGCGGGCGTCGAAGTCGATCTTCACGTCCGAGCACCCGGCGGTGAGCGAGCTGAACGCGGTGATCCGCCAGCTCGACGAATACCGCAACGCCTTCACGATCGTGAAGAGTGCCGACGTCGTCGAGGACGACTCGGGCAAGAGCAAGATCCTGGGCGGGGTGCGGCTGATCTTCGAGGCCGATCACCAGGAGTTCTACGAGGGCGTGATCGAGAGGGCAAAGCGGATCACGGACGCCGCCGCCAAGGTCCAGCACGCTGTGGATCACGAGACCACGCACTACGACAAGAAGAACCAGCAGATCATCGTCCCGTCCATCAAGGAGATGGACAAGATGAACTGCGGCGACGCCTGGGACGCCTCGGACTACCCCGAGGACGTGACCAAGGTCGTCGGCGTAACAGGTACGGACGAGATGTTCCGGGAGTACCACGTCAGCACGAAGCTCGCCCCCGAGATCTACGCTCGGGCCGAGCAGCGGCTCATGGAGAAGCTGTCAGGTGACCTGGAGGCCGCGACCGTCCGGATGGTGGACGACCTCAACAGGGGGTTCGGCACGCTCTTGAACGAGCTGGTCAACCGGGTGCGGATCGACCCGGTCGCCGACCACCCGTGGAAGGCGTTGTACCCGGACGCCGAGGTCATCAAGACCAAGCCCGCCGAGACGGAAGATGAGATCTACGTGTACCTGTCGTACAAGACGTACGATACCGAGCTGAGCAAGGAGGCCGGCAAGCCGGTGCAGACCCGCAAGACGCACTGGGTCGGGCCGATCTCCGAGAAGGCGTACCAAGAGAAAGTGCGGCCGACCGAGGTCGATGAACAAAAGAAGATCTTCCCGAACGTGATCGAGGGCATCTTGAAGGAGATGCAGGAGATCCGGACGAAGAAGAAGCAGATGCTCGGGGCCTACGGCGACAACATCGACGCCAGCTTCGACAACCTGGCAGCGACCCTCGACAAGCTGCGGAAGCACGGCGACGACAACGCCTCGCTCGCCCAGAAGGTCGCGACCGAGGTGAAGTCGGGTGTGTCGTACCGCAAGGACCTCGCGACGGCGATCACCGACGCGATGGAGAAGCTGGGGTCGACGGCCGAGGAGGTTCGCGTCGTCCGGCGGAAGGTGACGGGGGCGAAGAAGTTCCAGGAGATGTTCGGCAAGGAGTAACCATGGTCCGGCTGAAGTTCTCACCAGGCGGCAAGGTCCGGGCAATCCACGACGACAACTTCCCATGGGAGAAGGCGTTTGGACCGGACTTTGCCGCCAGCCGGCGGCGGGCGTCCATCATCAATACGGTGGAGGACGGCCCGAACGCCGGTCGGTTCTACGTGGACTTCAGCCACCTGGCTGACGCCACGGGCGACGAGAAGTACCGGGTCTGCCTGACACACACGTTCGACCGCGAGGGCGTGGCGAAGGAAGCGGAGGTCGTCTGGCTGACGGCCAACTACATCCAACGGAGAGACGATGTACAGCCACCAATTGGAGAAGATGGCCGAGCTGGTCGCAGCGAAGCTGACCGCGAAGCCGCTCAAGACCAAGAAGGCGATCAATAAGGCAGTCCTGGCACTCCTTCAGGACTACTGGAAAGATAAAATCGCCATCACGTGGGACGTCAGGGACGTGCACAGCATTTACGCCGGTCTGACCGACGAGCAGGCCATGGAGGTGCTGCGGGAGGCGAACCGTAACCACGACGCTGAGCAGGGCGTCAACTGGGATACGCTCCGCTACGAAGCAACGGAGCAATTCGGTGAGAACCCCGAGGAAGAAGAAGAGGAGGAGTTCGACAACACGTTGATCCGTGTGTACAAGCTGATAACCACCCCGGAACTTCGGGAAGAACTCTCTGTTAGGGAGGCGGCTTTCCCGGACGCCGGTAGTCGCAGCGTCGAGCAAACCGACCACATAGACGCCATAAAGCGGGTGCTCGAACTCCGCGAGAAGGACGAAGACGAAACGCTGCCGGCTTAAGTTCGACATAGAATCCGGTTTCTAACTCGACCCTAAGTTCGATTTTTTATGGGGTCATGGAATTCCAAAACCATGACCCTATTCCCGGAGACCAAACGTGCCTATCGTATACGACCCCGAAAAGTTGACGCCCGAGCAACGCGAGGCCACCAAGCAGCAGTACGTCGACGCGACCGTGAAGATGCTCGCCGAGAAGGGCATCAAGCACGACGTGCCCGACCACGTGTCGCTGGGCACCGAGCAGGTCTGGGTCCGCGTGTGGCTCCTGGTCGACACCAAGGAGAAGGACAGTGGCAAAGAAAAAGCGGTGGCGGGTAACCCTCCTCCGGCGTGAGCAGGTTGACTCGACGATGGACATCACCGTCGAGGGGGCGACGCAGCAGGAGGCCGAGCACAACGCCGTGCAGGCAGCCCTGTCGGGTCGCTTCCCCGCCAAGGCGTGGATCGTCGAAGACAGCGAGACCGAGTCCGTCAAGGCGGACAAGGACCAAACCGAAAGGTTGTGATGACACTCAACAAGCAGGAAACAGCCGCCGTGCTGTTCGCCCTCCGACGCCTTCAAGAGAGCTTCAACCAAGACCTGATGCTCGCCATGAAGGACAGCGACCACTTCTACGATGTCGACCCTCCTTCGGCGTCCGACATCGACGTCTTGTGCGAGAAGATCAACTACGGCAACTCGGTCTCGGACGAGTTGTCCAAGACGGCCGTGGTCCGCGAGGTCATCCTCGACGACGACGAGTTGTCGATCACGCCCGGCGGCACCATCGCGGAGGTGCTCATGGCGGGCGGGCGGATGCTCGACGGCTCGGGGATGCACCCCACCGTGCTGTTCCGCGTCGAGGGCGACGATCGTTACTGGGTGGCCACGGTCGAGATGAACATCGGCCTGGCCGACCCGGAGTTCGTGAAGGACTCGCTGGCCAACCAGGAAGACGACGACTACGAGCACGACCCCACGCAGGAGACGTGATGCTCCTGAACAAGGACACCAAATCTAAGCCTTTCCAGGGGCGGATTTACGTCACCCTCTACGACGAGTCGGGTGACGACACGTATCCGCACGGCATCGCGGTAGCCCCGCCTGCCGTGCGGACGAAGGCGAGGGCCATATCCGACATCAACCGGACGCTGGCCAAGGTGAAGAAGAGCAGCCCCAACAGCTGGGGCTACGACGACCTGATTGACGCCCTCCGGAAGATCGGGTGGGACCACATCAGCCCGGTCGTCTGGGTGGAGGAGGATCAAAAGGAATGAGTAACGCGACGAAACCGATCTACCTGTCCGTTGTGCCAGGCGGCAAGGTCCAAGTCAGCCCGAAGCTGGCATCTGTGGGCGACCGGTCTAGGATGAACGGCTGGTTTGCCGACGCCGTTCACTCCCTGATTAACAACACGTTCAGAGAGTGCGGCTTGGAGTGCGAGGGAGGCACATCCGAGATGACGTGGGACTACGCCCAGGACTTCGCCAACACCATCATGGACGTGATCGGCCGAGACGTCGACGCGACGTTGGAACATATGAACCACCTGGTCATCGCCAAGGAAGCGGTGGTTAAGACCAAACAGGAGCAGCTCGCCGACGCCTTGGCGACGGTCGAGCGGCTGAAAAAGGAGTTAGTCGTTGAGTGATCAGAACGAGATCCCGCCCCAGGCATGTTGCCAGGGGCGGTGCGAGGCGTGCTCGGAACAGACCCTGGCCCGAGCCGCCACGCCGTGCGATGAAGATACAACTAACGACCAGCTCCCCGAGGAGCTTGGTCCCGATCTTGGAGGCGAAGGATGATTCCGATGTTTCTGCTGTCCCAGGGAATGGCTGACGCGATCGAACGGCAGGAGAAGGATTTCTTCGAGAACACCCTCGTACCCAACGCGGAAGCCTGGGACGAGGACAAGACGAAGTTCCGTGACTCTCTGTGCCTGAAGGCTAAGACCTTTAAGCCCGAGCGGCTGTTTGACACGCCGGCCGTGAAGCCCAAGGAGTACATCGTCGACCCCAAGCAAGGGGTCAACAGTCCGTGCGGCAAGTTCTTGTACTGCAACCGGATCTTGCCACGTGGCGAGGCTCTGCCCATTCGCCAGGGTCGGCGACGGGGCCGGGTGTTCTTCACGGGCGACGTGACGATCCCCGTGCTGGCCGAGGTCAACAGTCGGTCGGACAAGCCTAAGGTGTGGATGAGCCTGACGCCGGCCGAAATCCTGACGCAGCGGCGTGGGCTCATGCTGGCCACGGGGCGAGTGGTCATCGGCGGGCTCGGCATGGGGTGGTTCCTCAACAAGGTCTGCGAGAAGCCGTCCGTGACTGAGGTCGTCGTCGTCGAACGCAGCACCCACCTGATGGACTGGCTGCGGCCCCGGATCGAGAAGACGTACCCGGCCACGACCAAGGTCAAGTACGTGGCGGGTGACGTACTAGAGTTCATGGCGGTAGACACCGACCAGGACGAGACCCGCTACCTTCTGGACATCTGGCCGTCGTATGGCGACGCCGTCGACGACAAGACGTTCCAGAAACTCAAGGACCGCCTGCCGCACGTGTGGGGGTGGGGTGACTCGGTGGTCAAGTGACGGCGGCACCGATTGACTCCGAGAAGCACCTCCCGCTGCTCTTCTGGGCCGTGACCCGGTTCAAAAGAGCGGGGGAGTCTGCCTTAGACTTAATGGGACCGGCCGGCATCGGGTACATGCACGCGGTCAACAACTAAAAACCCGGTCCGGGGAAGTTCAGCACGTACTGCGTCAAGTGCATGTACTTCGAGATACTGTCGTGGCGGGCCGAGCAGCATTGGTTCGCCACGATACGACGTCGCAGGGGACGGATTTACCGTCGGCCGTATGTCGCATTGTTCAGTGAGCTAGGAAACTCGTACGTACTCGGCACGGCCCCCGTTTTTGCGACCGTTGACAACGAGGGAGAGCAGCACCTGGCGGACGAGGAACGTCGTGACCATGTCGCTACGATGCTGCGACACCTGATCGCCAAGCATCGCCACGTCATCCACGAGCGGTTTTGGAATGAACTCACTCTCGGCGAGATCGGCAATACGTTTCCGATCCCGGTCTCCAAGGAGGTAGTGCGACAGAGGATCGTGAACGCACTTCGGAAGTGCGAGCAGTACATGCACTTACACACACGCGAGCTGTGGGAGGAGTACAAGTGAGCGACCTGAAAGAGCAGGAGGAGCAGGGCCTCTACCAGGAGGAGGTCCAGAAGCTCGTCGACGGGGTCGTCGAGGACATCCGCAACGGACACGTCAGGAGCCATCTGAAGGCTCTTAGCCATCTGCATGCGTGCGTCGACACGTCGTGGTGCCTCAACGGCGACGACGACAACGCCCTGGTAGTCCTGCGGTGGGCCAAGTACCCGTGTGCCTTGCTGGCAAACATGTGCACACTGGGGCCGCTGCACATAGACACTCTCGACGACGGGAGGGCACGCTTCCCGCTTCTCAAGGCGGCTCGCTATGCCGTGCAAAAGGAGTGTCGGGAAGAGCTACAAAGCCGCCCGGAGTACAAGAACCTGCACTACGCTAAACGGAAAAAACTCAATGGCCCAACCAAGGAGAAGGGGTCAGAACAAACTCCCCAAGCAGACGGACAATAAGCAGGACGCGGCGAAACGCAAACGAGGCGAGACGCTGACCCTGCCGTGTCCGAAGTGTCGGGGTGTGGTGCAAATGAGAGGCAAGGGCTACGCATGCTTCTCCGGGACCTGCGAGACGTGCGACATTGAGTTGGAGCACGTCTCGCAGGGGCCGAACGTCGGGCTGATCGAGATCTATCCCGTGAAGGTCAAGACGACACCGAAGAAGAAAGAACCAGAACCGGCGAAGGACGCCCCGGCTGCGGCCCTCCCCGAAGACGACAGTGACCTATGGTTCAACTCCGCCACCCCGGACGAGGGGCCACACAAACCGAAGAGGAGGCCACGTGAGCGGAAGCATCCGAATAAGTAAACAGCACGGCGTCAACCCGTGCATCCCGCTGTGCTACTTCTGCAACGAGCCCAAGAACGAGCTGATCCTGATGGGCGAGTTGAAGGGCGACCGGGAGGCCCCCCGCAACACAGTCTTCGACGACTATCCGTGCGACAAGTGCGAAGGCTACATGAAGCGTGGGGTCATCCTCATCTCAGTGTCGAACAACGCGGAGGAAGATGACAAGCGTGACCGTGTGGCGTACGAACGCGAGAAGAGTCACTACCTCAGCATGCGATACGGCAACAAGCCGTTCCGCCCGTACTTGCAGAATCCCCACCGCACGGGCGGATGGGTGCTGGTTAGTGAGCAGTACATCACTCGCGTGATGCAGCCGCAAGAGTTGGTCGACCACCTGCTGAAGTGCCGGACGGCGTTCATCCTGGACGAAGTGTGGGACAAGTTGGGTCTGCCGCGAGGAGCGGCCAAGGAGAAGACGAATGTTTATTAAGCCGAGCAAGACGGAGAAGAGGTCGCCGGGGGACCTGGCGTGGCTGATCAACAAGGCTCTGGAGACGAGCCGGTTCCGAGCGAAGGTGGAGACTGAGTACCACCCCCGGTGGAAGGCGATCGTCCGAATTGACACGGTGCGGCTCAAGAAGAAGAAGGACTACTGCGGTCAGCACCCCAACGCCTGCATCGCCAACCCGTTCGTGCAGAAGAAGCACCGGTGCGGCAGCTGGCTGGAGGGTGCCGATTGGGTGGGCTTCAACGACGGCCTGAACGATGTGCTCGACAAGTACGCCGTCGCCGCCGACGTGTGGTCCTTCAACCGCGAGTGCAAGGAGGGAGGCCGGTACTTCCTGCGGAAGGGCCTCGAACGCCGGATGGACTACGACAGCGAGTACACGCAGGGTGCCTTCCAGGGCTTCTATGCGTGGGTGCTCGAAGGCGAGCACGAGAACTGGTGCGAGAAGGTGGCCCCGCGTTCCTTCTTCCCGAAGGACACGCCAGGTTATGCTTGTTGGTCCGTCGAGCAGGAAGCTGCTCTGACCGCGTCGCTGGTGTAGGTTCCAATCCCCGCCCGGAGCATCCGCTCCGGGCACTTTCGAGGAGATCACCGTGGCTACTGTCATGCCCAAGGCTCCGTTCCATGTCGACTGTGTAGTCGGTTCCTCGGGCAGCATCATTGCCCGGAACAAGTTCTACACAAATCACGGCCCGAATATGCTGACGACGTTCTTGCAGGAGGCCGGTCTCGACTACGGCAACTGGGTGTTCCGCATCCAGGAGCCGTTCCGGGTCAGTGGCAAGACGCCGCCGATCCAAGTCCGGAGACCGGTGGTCAACGGTGTATCCCTCTGGCTGAAGCCGGGCGACAACGGGTCAGGGTTGAAGGGCGTCCTGCTCGTCACCAAAGACAAGAACAAGACCCCGGAGGACGTGTATAAACTCCTCGACGAGAAGCTCAAGCAGGAACGAGCACAGACGGCCGAGTCGCGGTGCGTCGACCACATCGACCTTGATGTCGACGATCTGACCTTGGTCCTCTTGCTGGAGGCTGTCGACGAGGTCGTTACGGAGGGCAGGTTCCAGTTCATGAACACGTTCGTCGATAAGGTCGCTCGCCGGATGACCAAAGAAGACGTCGACGTGTCCCATTGGTTGGAGGTGCTGGAGCATGCAGTGTGCTTGGGTCTGCTCAAGGATGAGAAGACTCATTACGCGGTCACCCAGAAGGGTCTGGAGTTTGTCGCTCACGCCGACGACAGCGAACAGGACTGCCGGGTGTCCGAAGAGATGGAGGAGCCTGAAGAGACCGAAGAGCCTGACCCCGAGGAGGTAATCGTTCCAGTGACGCCCGCCCCACACGCCAACGGCAACGGGCACCGCAGCACCACCCCCGCGTACAAGCCATCCAGCCATTTCGGTGTTTCCGACCAGGCCGCTGTCGACCGGGTAGCTGCCGCCCGTGCGGCCATCCCCCGTGCCGTCGTCCAGCCGCCGCCCCCCGTCCCCACGGTGCTGCCCGTGGTTCCGTCTGCGACACCCGCCGTCGCAGCAGCGACCCCGCCAGCAGCGTCCGACCCGGTCGCGATTTTGATCGCGAACCAGAAGAAGTTCGCCGAGATGTCCAAGACGGTTGATCAGCTCATGACCAACCGCACGAACCAGGCCAAGGCCGTGAAGGCCATCGAAGACAGCAAGGCCGAGTTGATCCGGCTGCAAACGGCAGAGAAGGAGATCACGAAGGGTCTCGATATCGCCGCAATGGCGTCGTTCTTCAAGTAGGAGTCTGACATGTTCTGTATGAACTGTGGCAAGCCGATCCAGTTCGTGGAAGACCTCCCTGAGCTGGAGATCGCGGACTGCGTTGAGTGTAACACCCGTTTCGAGATGACCCCGCACGACGACCAAGACGGGTCGATGTCGATCATGATGCAGAGCGTCGAGTCCATCGACCTGGCGGAGATGCCGAAGGAGTTGCTCCGTTGGAGCAGTGCCAACCCGCCGACGAGTCCGACTAAGACGGATCGAGAGACGAAGCCGCTCGCGGGTGGCCATATGACGGACGAGGGGAACCCGTCGGCACCGTCCCTCCCGTTCAAGGTGACCCAGGAAACGTACGGCATCTCCGTGGTCGCGTTGGATGACACTGGGCACCAGCTCGGTGAAGTCCTCCTTGACTACCACGGCAATCGGCTAGCATGTATGTGCTATCACCCCGATATCGACGACGTGGTGTCGACGACTGTGTTTTGCGACGACGTGAAGAAGGCCCGCAAGGGTAAGAAGCCAAAGAAGGAGTGACCATGAAAGTCGTCAGTTGCCTGCGTGACCTCGAACAGCTCGGGATCTTCATCCTGACGGGCGAGGCTGACAAGACCGGTTACCGCGTCCTGTGTGACGTCAGTGCCAAAGGGAAGAAGTGCCTGGAGCGGGCGTTCGGCATCCCCGACTTCAAGCTGGCCGAGGCGTGGAACAGCTCTACCCGTGGCGAGGCCCACGTCGGCAGCATCATGCTGGCCCCGGACCTGTACATGGCGATCGGCATCTACGGCCTGCTGGAATGTGGTTGCCGTATCGTGTACGTGCCGTGCCTGACCGAGGAGTCGAAGAAGGAGAAGCGGGGCTGGTTCATGTTCAGCCCCACGGCGGCGTACGGGTTTGAGCACGGCGACAGCATGGTGGGCGAGACGGAGTGGCTGGACGCCCTGGCGAAGGAGGGCATGTACGCCCGCAAGTTCTGCTACGGCGAGCACAAGGACCGCAACCAGCACCAGATGAGCGGTCGTGTGACGTAGATTCCAGTTTCTAGGGGATGCCGTGAGTCTATCTAACGAGTGGACTGAGTGGCACCTGACGCCGCGAGGTTGGGAGAGCGGAAGTGAGAAGGTCGATTTCGGAGGCGTGACAACGGTGACGCCTCCGGTCGACCGTGTCCTTACCTGTCGATACGGTGAGTTCGTCGGTGCGGTCGGTGCCAGATTGAAGAAGAGTTTCGTAGAGATGTGGCGAAGTGACGATGGCCGGCAGGTTAGTGCCCTGCCGGCCGCGTTTGGCGAGTGTCCGCAGCACCTTTAGTAGCCTGCCGCGAGTGCCGCAAGCTCCTGGGCCGAGAAGCCCTGCTTAGCACTCGCGGCCTTGTTCATCTGCGGGAACACGCCGCTGTCCGACATGAGCCGGTCGAACAGCTCGGCGTCGGGTCGCGGCAGGGTGTGGACCAGTTCGGCCATCTTCTCTGGGTCGACCTTGTCCAACCCGGCCTTGACCTCCTCAGCGAAGTCTGTCCCGAACAGGGACCGCACATCGTCGAGGGCGATCTTGGCGAAGTCGGCCTTCTTGTAGATGTTGCCCGAGGTCAGGGCACAGTGCTCGGCGATGTCGGACGCTGCCTTGCTGAAGGTCGCCTTGAAGATCACGTCTTCGGGGCGGGGCAGTTTGTCGGTGTACTTGCCGGCCAGGCCGATCGTCCGGTCGATCTGGTCGACGGTCTCAGCCAGCTTGACCATCATGTCGGGCGTGAGGGCCTGGCGTGGCTGGGTCTTGACGATGTGGGCCAGCTTGAGGATCTGGTCTTTCAAGGCCGGCAGGGTGGCCAGCTTGGCCCGGTCGGTGAGCATAGCGACGACCTCGTCGGGGTCGCACACGCCGTGCCCGGCCTGCTTCTCCAGGAACTCGATCCGGTTACCGACGGCGGCACCGAAGCTCGCGGCCTTGGTGAGAATCTTCTTGGCAATCGTGTTACGATCGCGGAAGGTGAACCGGTCGGCGTACTCGTGCAGGTAATCAGCTGCCGCCTTGACCTCACGGGCGTTGACCATCCGCAGGTGACGGTCCTTCCGCCCGGTCTCGTTGTCGGTCCAGACGAAGGCGTATGACGAGTCGGGCAGACCTGCTTCGGCGTCCTTGTTATACTCTGCGTGCTTGACCATATATTTGTCGACCGACTCCTTGATCCGCCAGTACCCGACGTAGTGGTCGAGCCGCTGCTTGATGCGGACCTGGTCCTTGGGGTGGAACTCGGCCTTCTTCTCGGTGAAGTAGACCGTGCTCAGCCAGGTTGAGGCGGCGTTGTGGCAGGGGAACTGCTTGCGGATGGGGTCGGCATAGACCGTGACGGCCAGGTCGTTCGGCCTGAACACCTGGTCCATGTTGGCTTTTTTTACGAAGTCGGGGAACTCGTACAGCTTACTCAGCCTGGACAGTTCCTCACCGTTCACGTCGGAGACGTGGTCTGACAGAGGTGGCATGGATGGGGGCTCCTTTAAGATTATCCCTGGACGTTCACCTTCGGTGGACGGAGGTGTTTGCCGTTCTTGGCATTCCCACTAACGGTCAGGCACTTCCCCAGCGTACCGTATGTCCGCTGTGCGGAGGAGATCGGTTTCACGTTTACGACGACCCGATCCGGAAGGCCGTCTGGTGCAACTGCTTCGGCTGCGGGTCGTCGGGCGACATGATCGACCTCGCCGCCAGCGTCTGGAAACTACCACTCCCCGAGACGCTGCTCAAGATTACCGAGAGCCAGATCGCAGTCCCGGACGGCACGTTCACCGACGAACGCATCCGCAAGCACGTCGACGAGATCGTTGCCCGCCGCGACACGATGCGTGGGTTATGGGCGAACGCTCAGCGTAACCTGGAGTCCCACTCGCGGACCCCCGGCCACAACTTTCTCCTTACCCGGTTCCACCTGACGATCAACCTGAGCCCCGAGCTGTGGCGGCGTGGCCCTGGCAAGATCTTGGGGGCGTCGCTGGCGGGGCTGGCGTCCAAAGCCTTTTGTCCCCGAACGACCGTGCCGGGTGTGAACCGCATGCTCCGGCACAGCGGCACCCCGCTGTTCCGGGGGAGGGGCTGGAACGAGATCCTCGTCGTGCCGTACTACGACCTGCCCGACCGTCTCAGTGCGTTCTTCTTCGTAGGCCGACGCGGCTCGAAGGAGGACATGGTGGTCAAGTCGATCGAGTCCATGAAGGGCGGACTCCGAGGCCGTGACGAAGTCGGGCTCGCGGGCCTCGACTGCGTCATGCCGTCCGACGCCTCCAACGCTACGGTCATCGCCGTCAACAGCCCGATGCTCTTGGCCCGCATCCAGGTCCGTAACGCCAAGAACAGCATGAACCCGCTCCCCATGGTCGCCTACCACCACGGGGAGACGCAGTGGACGCACCGGGCGTGGCAGCTCCTGGCGGGCCGCAAGGTGGTGCTGTGGAGTTGGCGTATGGACGCCGCGACCGTGCTGCACGCCATGAAGGTGAACGGCCACATCTCCCTCGCCTCACCCGAGGACCTGTCCTCGCGGAGCGTCGACCACTACCTGCGGTCTTGCGACGCCGGGCAGATGTTCCAGAAGATCGTCAGGCAAGCGAGGCCGTGGCGGGTGGCGGTGTCGGCCTTCCTGACGGGGGCCGAGGACCACCAGGCTGAAGGGCTGCTGTTGGGGCTCAAACGGGAGAAGGTCGACATCAGTGACCTCCGTAAGGAGTTGACCTCGGACGCCGCTGCCATCGCCAACAGGTTGTGTGAGCCGGCGAAGGAGCGGCGGGTGACCCCGGCCCCGAGGGCCAACGCCGCGTACGTCGAGGAGGGCGGCAACCTGTACTACCACAGTCCGAACCACAAGACCCGCCTGCGGCCGATCATGAACGCCTACCTCCGGTTCGACCGTATCGTCCTGCGAGACGGCCGCACGAAGTACCACGGGCGGCTGCTAATGGCGGGTAAGGAGATCCGCTTCGAGGCACCCTCAACCAGTGTCGAGAATGACCTGCCCGCGTACCTGGTTAAGGTCGCCCGGCAGAACGGGGCGATCCTCTACGTCCAGGCCAACTTCGGCAGCGGTCACCTCATGACCGCCGCCCTGGGCTTCCAGCAGCCGATCCACGACACGGGCGGGGCAGAAGGCGACTCGTAGGTGAATGCCCCGTAAACGCGATCCTGGAGCGAATGATGGGCTCCTCTAAGTTCGATCCGGCGGTCGCACCGTGCGACCGCTGGGGGATCTTCGAGGCGGAAATAATCCAGAGAAGGTTTTCAAACATTATTTCCGGCACATCGAACTTAGGCTCCGGGGAAAACCGACACCGCCCTCGAACTTGGCAGAAGTAGCGGCGGTGTAAGGAGTTAGGTAGCTGTCGAACGTGTGACAGATTTTGTCGTGGGTCTGCCATAACAGACCGGGAGTCGGAACTCAGTCGGATCGGCCTCGAACTTAATGCTGACCCGAAGTTCATCGGAAAGTCGTACGTGTTGGTGTATACGTCTGAAATCGAACTTAGGGCGGACGTTCAAACCAAGTTTATCCGGTCAGGAAATGTGCAACGCGAGTATCAGGGACTCTCCGCACGTCGAACTTAGCCGTCGTCTTTCTTACAAAATCTCGCAAATCCCTGACACGATACGCCGGGTGCTTAACTGGGCAAATCGAACTCAGCGGTAAGCTCACGCACGCACAGAACTTAGGACTGAAAGATTCTGACAACGCCATCAAGGTACGTCAACCTTTATCCCCATCGAACTTAGGAGACAGTATGGCCGACACGAAGAAGCTCAAACCGTACGAACCGACGAAGAAGGACATGGAGTTCTTCCGCATGCTGATCCGCAACGTAAACGAACGTGGCATCTGGTGCATCCCCCGCACGGGCCAGTCGTACGTGATCTTGCCTGGACGAGGGACGTTCACGCTGGTGAGTCCGGACTGGGACGCCAGCCCCGAAGTCATGTTTCACCACCATCACAATCACTACATCCTGAAGAAGCTCGGGTGGAAGTGCCTGCCCGAGATCAACTGGGAGGATCTATGAGCAAGCGAGCCAATGAACTCGGTCAAGAAGGTTTCGATGTCGCTGCGTGGGTCAAGGTCCACGTCGAGGCGTGGCGTGAACGCCACGACATAATCAAGGACAAGGCCGACGACTACATGATGGACCTGATTGACGTCGCGTTCGGGTTCTTCCTCGGACGCGGCGAGACCCCGGAAGACGCCCTGGATCTGGCCAGAGAGTGCAAGGATCGTGGACTCACAGGTAAGGAGTAGGCATGACGCAGCCGACGAGAACAAGGGCAAGGAAGTGTTCGACACGACAACGAACGAGACCGGGATCTTGCGGGAACGCCGCAAGGTGTCGGGCGGGTTCGGTCACTCCTACTGGGTGGGCGTGGTCGAGTTCCCCGGCAACGTCACTCGGGCGGTGTGGTTGAAGAAGCTGAACGTGCGGGTCGGCAAAGGGTCGGCGGCAGCATCGACGCCCGCGACGGTGTGTGCCGCCTACAGCTCAATCCTCCACGGCCTGCGGAGCTGCTGCATGGCCACGTCGCACGCAGCCAACCAGCAGACCGCGACGGCGACCACGCGGGAGGAGCAGAGCTTCGCAAGCCTGTTCAAGCGGCTGTTCGGTCGCAAGCCGACAGCGGCCGAGATCGAGTACATGCTCGGCGGGCTTAGTGCTGGGCGGTGTGACAAGTGCCGGGCCAGCCAGCAGATCGTCTTCCGCCCCGACGGCACGTACGGCTACGCTTGCAACTGCACGGACGCTCTCAACGCTGTGAATGAGTTCGTTGCGGAGAAAACAAAGAAAGGATAACACGTGGATCTTGACAACCCCCTGTTCCATACTGGAGATCCGAGTTCAAGTTCCGACGCGGCACACGCTCACGTCACATCCGGTGCTCAGGCCAAACACGCCATCATGGTTCTGAGCATGGTCGCAGCTAGGCCGGGTTGCACCGCCGTCGAACTGTGGACCAAGGCAACGGCTAAGCAGCAGAAAGAGCTGCGTGAATTACAAGAGGTGCGTCGACGCCTGACCGACCTGCACCACGCTGGGTACGTGCGACAAGGAGTAATCCGATCCTGCACCGTACGTAAAGACCGAAGAATGGTGCCCTGGTTTGTGATCACACAGCCGACGATCGCAGGCAAAATCGGAGGCAACAACGGTCCAGGACATAAGCAACAGATCGCACAACTGCTACTGGCGATCGCACATGTAGGTAAAAGTCTACCCACCGGATGCGGGCAGAAAAAAGCATTGCTGTACATCGTCCAACAATTGCAAGAAGGCAACGTCATCGACGAGATGCACGTCACGGCTTTGCTGGTTCAGCAATAAGGCAGAAAGGAACCTGATGGTCCTTGACCAGGAGTTGTTGACGCACGGCATTGCGGCCATGACTCAGCCGCTCGAACGGACGGCGTTGTTCTCGTTCGCCGACCACTTGAAGGAGAGCGTCCACAGCGACGACCCGTGGGCCGATGCGTTGCTCTTGTACCTGAACGACAAGCCCGACCCACTGCACGCCCTACTTGACTCGACTATCCACCAGCCGACGACGCAAAGGATCGCGAACAAAATCATGCTCTACCTGCCCGCACACTCGTTCGTGGCTATACGGGTCGGTCGCCAGTACATCAGTAGCTGGCTGCCGTACTACTTGCACAGTTACAACAGCGGCGGGTGGGGGAGAAGAACCCCGACACGAGTCGCACGGCGAACACAGCGTGGCAAGATGGTGACGTACGTCCGGTGGAGGCCGACTGCCGCGTCCGTCGAAGAGGTTGCCCGCGAGTTGTTTGAGTTCGGGGCATCAGCAACCTGGTGCACGCCATCGTCGGCGTGCACTACTTTAGCGACCCCCTCAACCGATAACGGAGGAACATACTGTGGACCAGCGAATGATAGCGAACGCCTGGCGGGAGATCGAAAACGAGGCGGGCACTCTGCGGAGGGCCGCACACAACCGCAACCAAAAGGAACTGCACAAGTCCATCCGGTCGTTGCAGATGTTCAACAGCATCCTGCAAAACTTCGGTATGACGTGGAACCTCAAACGGCTCCTCATGGTCGTCATCCGCGACAACGAAGCTCGCTTCGACCCCGCCATGGACCAAGAGGAGTGCTGGTCGCGGTCGTCGAAGACGACGCTGGGCACGGTCATGGACGCGAGCGACTCCGACACCGAGTTGTTTCCGGGCTTCCAAGCGAACATCAAGGAGATCGCCGAAGAGTTGGACGAGCTCATTAAGAAGAACGGCATCGGGGCGGACGTCGTGTACTTTCTGACGCTGGACGATTGGGCGTCGTTCCATCCTCCCTTCGCGGCAGCAATGGAGAGGCTGCTGGACCAGCCGAGACCTTAAAGCCAGTTTCTACATCACAAGGGGTACAGACGTGGATTCGCGAGAGCACGCATCGGCATGGAGAGTGGTCAAAGAACAGATCTGGGATGACGTTGAAGAGGCTGCGGTGAAGATCAAGAAAGCCGCCGAGCACCGCTACCCGATCCCGCTCGGGGTGGAACTCCACAAGATCTACAAACGCTACTTGATGCTGTACGCCGAGAAACTGTCGTGGGACCTGAAACGGGTGCTCATGGTCGTACTCGTCCGCACCGGGGGCATCTTCGACAAGGAGTCGGGCAACGTCTACAACCAGCAAGGTGTCGAGCTTCTGAACATCACCCTTGCCATGGTCGCAGACGCTCTCGAACCCGACTGCAACGAGTTCCAAGGCATCGACATCGTCCCCATTAAGACGGAGCTGGAGGGCATCGTAGCGGAAGTTGGATATCACGCGGAGGCCGCGTACTTCGTCTCGGTCGTCGACTGGTTCCGGTGGGGCAAGGAGATCAACGACGGCAAGGACAAACAGTTCCACCACTCGGTCATCGACGTCTACAACAAGATCCCGCCGCACGTCGTCGAAATGTCGCTAAACGAGACGCGGGCCGAGATGCGGCAGAGGACCAAGAAGAGAAGAAGAAAGCACTGAACTCGGGAGACAACATGAAGCTGTACAAGATCATCGCTAACAACACAACCGAGGCCAACCGTATGGCCGTTGGTCTCGTCGAGGCAAGTCAGTGGTTTGAGGTGACACCCCTGCCGTACGACGAGTACGAGTTCGTTGTGAAGGCCGAGAACTGGCGGCTGGCGGTCGAACTCAAGACCGCCACGCCCGCCGAGAAAGAGGATTCCGATGGCAACGATGGATGACTTCAAGGACCTGACCTGCCAGCTGGGGGTCGACGACGACTGCCCGGTGTGTGCGTACTCCTGGCCCGCCTGCCAGGGGATGTGCGTGGCCCACGAGTCGATGAACGGTCGGCCCGGCCCGTTCCACACAGACTTCAACGACGACTGCGAGCAGTGCAAGGACGCCCAGCACGGTTCCGTCGTACTGACCAAGGACGGCCTGAGCCCTACGTGGACGTTCACGTGCGGGTGCGTCGGCATCCCGCTCTACAAGCCGTCGGACACGGTGTCAGCCAGATGTGTCTAATTCCAGTATTTACGACGGTTTACAGTCCTGCCGCAAAAGCATCATTTTGTCACTACTGACCTTGCTGATTAGTGCACAGACTGGCTAGTCTCTCTGTGCGTACATCGCTGCGAGTGCGGCATATGACAGCGTCGCGAGTGCGGTGTTATACGCCGCACTCGCACCGCTCACAAACACCGGAGGTGCAACATGGCTTGGTGGGCTCTCAACAACGGCAAACCAGAAATTGTGCTCATCACACAAGAGGTCGCAACTGAGTGGTCTCAAATGTTGGCGGCAGGAGTCGACCGCGATAAGGATGCCGTTCGGCTCGAAACTCACGAGGATAACGTCGCCACCGGAATGTTACGAGCTGTCGAGTGGGCACGTGTTCTCTGTCGCGAGACAGGGTTAATCTACCGGCTCAACGGCAAACACACGTCAACTGCACTGTCGAAGTGCAGTACCAAAGGTCGCAAGCGGGTCTACGCCACCGTCCAAGACTACGAATGCGATACGATGCAGGACGTCGCAGCCCTCTACGGGACGTTCGACTCAACCGTATCCGTCCGTAAGTTCAACGACATCAACCGCATGTACGCCAGCATCATCCCGGAACTGTGCAGCCTCGACGGCAAGACGGTCGATCTGCTGGTGTCCGGGTTGTACACGTACGTTTCGACGTACAAATGCGAACCGGAGGGCCTGGAGAACCTTACACTGTGTACTCGTGATGCCCCAAGACGGGCTCAACTTCTGCAACACTTTGTCCCGTTCTGCTTGTGGTGCGTGGACATCCTGAACAGCACCAAGGCTCGCTTCCTGCGGCGTGCTCCGGTGGTCGCCGCGATGTTCGGCAGTTACAAGGTAGACGCCAATAGAGCTACGAAGTTCTGGACTGAAGTTCGCGAGGAGAGCGGTGCTCCGGCAACCGTCACCACCCGCCAACTGGCGAAGTGGCTGGGTGTCACCGTCATCAAGAGCAAGAACGGCGGGAAGAGCAAGAAGCCTCGTGAGTTCTTGTTCTGTTGCATTTCCGCTTGGAATGCCTGGCAGAAGGACCGTAACGTGTCCATTCGATACTACCCCGATAACCCGATGCCAAAACCAATCTAGCTCCCCGCGTCGTCCCAGTCCGGCTGGTGCTGCGGGTGGACATGGGACAGGACGTCGAGCGGCAGGATCAGGTGGTTCGCCGCCGCCACGTCGGGCCACTGACCGCTCAACTGGAACAACGCACAACACCCGATGTTGACCCCCTGGGCGAAGTCGTCCGAGGCGGTCGGGTTGCGGGTAATGCAGTACACGTCGCCGCCGGATGGCCTCTCCGTCTTCTCCTCAATGAGTGCCAGGAAGTCACGGATCAGCCCGGCGTCGTCGGAGCTGCGGTAGTCGTCCTTGAAGAACCGCAGCTGGCCGGACTTGATCAACTCACACGTGAGCTGGAGCGATCGGCTCTTGTCGACCGTCCACCAGTCACGCGGCAGGTCGTCGGTCGGCGGCTTGTGTACCATGATGTTTTTCTTGGCCGAGGCGTGGTACGCGATCGGGATGATATTGCCCATCGGGAAGCCCGCCTGACGCACCAAGGTCTCACGGATCGCCCCCGCCCCATTGAAGTCGTGCACGAAGTGACTGCACTTGAACCGCTGGATGGCGGCGATGCACAGCTCGGCCTCGTGGACGTGGGCGTGCGTCCGCAGCGACCGGAGGCCCCAGATCACGTCGATCTTCCCGTCGGGCCGCATGCCCATGACCACCAGGACGGTGTAGCTCGTCCGCTCCCGCTGCTCGCTGCCGGGCTTGGCAGCCGAGTTCCGCAGCTTGCCGCCACCCCCACCCCAGTCGACCGCCAGGATCTTGTACAGGTACTGGTCCAGGTGCTTCTCGGCCTGCTCGATCTTGTTCTCCCACGGCAGGCAGGCTGCCGCCTGAAGCTCCGTGACCGTCACCAGCTTCGACCCCACGTCGTAGCTCTCGCCGCACACCTCGTTGAAGAAGACGTTCATGGGCGTGTTGCCCCGCCCCTGCATCTTGCCGACCAGCATGTCCCACTTCTTGGGGGTGGCGTAGTGCATCGGCATGATGATCTGCGGGATGTGGTAACCGGCGAATGACCACCGCACGTTGGGCTGGGCGTGAATCCACCGGCCGTTGCGGCGAGGGTCGATCGGCTTGCGACACTTGGCACAGACGATACCGGGGCACTGCTCGGAGATGCCCGAGTGCCATGGCCCGATCATCTTCACGAGGTCGTGGGACAGGGCGGGGACGTTCCAGTAGTTGCACCCACCGTGGTGGCACTTGATGGCGAACTCGGCCTGGCTGCTGTCGGTCCACAGCTTCTCGATCGTGTTCTCAAGCGACTTGGGCGTGCCCGCGTACTGCTTGAGGCCGAACGGGGAGCCCGACAAGGTCTCGTGGATGATCGACAAGAAGTCGTAGTTCATCTCCTGGCAGTTGTGTACCGCGACGCCGCCGGCCAGGAACGTGTTGTGGTTTTTGGTTTCGAGATCGAAAACGCGGTGCTTACCCGTCCACGTCACCCGGACGAGATCGACTTCTTGGAGGCACGCCACGCCCTCTTGTACGCCAGTCTCTTCTCCCGGTTCTTCGCGTACAGGCGTGCTGCCTTCTCCCGCTCGTACTTGCGACGGGTATCCAAGTCCGTCGCATAGCCCTCCCGCTGCTTGGCGTTCTTCTCGCCCCGCTTGCCGGGTTTCGCCATCAGCGTTTCGTTGAGTTCTTTGTGCCGCTCGGCCTTGCACGTTGACGAGCGGCAGCACGGTTTCTGCTCGCCCGTGCCGTACACCCGTTGCCCGTTCGTAGCCGGAACGAACGCCTTCGAGCACCAGTGACAGGTCAGGGCCTCGGCCTTCGCAGGCAGGTCCAGTTTGTAAGTCATCTCCGGGAACACGTACGGTCGGATCAGTGCCGCCAGCGTACGCGTCGAGTCGACCGACAGTCGCACGATCCAGTAGCTCGCAGTCGGGTTGTGCCGCGACGTGATTCTCGCGGCTTTCGCGTCCACCCCGCGAACCGTCAACCAGTTCGCCAGGAGTTTCACTTCCGCCGACGTGAAACCCTGCGTGTTGAACACGGCCGTCCGCAGTTGGAGCGAGCCGTCGTCCATGTACCACCACGCGACCGCTTCCCACGTCATCCTGTCGAGCCACTCCGACGTCACACGCTTCTTGCCGTCCCGGAGACACAAGGAAGCGATATCCTGCAAAGCCTCCGATTGTCGAGTCTGCCACAGACTCGACCACTCGCCGTAGCCGTAGTTCTTCACTTTCCTGGGAGGCGTGCGTACGAACTCGGATAACACCTGGAACTTTCGGCAGTTGTAGGCGTGCTGCTTCCAGCCGTGACGACTCGTGAACGCCGAATGCTTGCCGGTGTTCCGCAGATACCCGTCGCCCAACATCGAACCCAGCATCATCTGCTCTTGTGCTGAGGTCAGTGATGACAGCTTCGACCCGTTTCCATCCGGCGGTGGTGGCGAGCCAAGAATCGCTAGTAGCTTCGACCGCCGACCCGCCGGAGAACTCGAACCTGTAGCAGTCGCGGACCCCGTGGTCGGAGCACTTGACGACTTCATCTTTTCGGACATGACCAGCCTCGTCGAACCCCAGGACCGCGTCGCCGGGCGAGAACGTCTCGATCGGGCGTGAGCCGGTGTGGGTACTGATCATTGTACCGAGTCTTACGCTCTCGTCAATGACAACTTTGTCGGCGGGGATACCTCGGGTACGCTCGGCGTCGAGGTACGCGAAGCTGAAGTACATGGTCGAACCGTTGCGGAACGACCGCTGGAGGACGGAGTTGATCGTCTTGGAGTTCATGAACAGTCGCTTCACGGGCGACGTCTCGATGAACTGCCGGACGTAGTTGTGGCTGAACCGCCGGATCATCTCGTACAGCGGTGTGACGTACAGCGTCGAGAAGTACGGGATGGCGTTGCTAAAGATGATGCCCTGGGACGAGAGACTCGTCGACTTCGACACCTGCCGGCCCGTCTTGAGGAGGGTCATGTAGGGCATGCGGGTGCGGAAGAAGGGCTCGAACGGGAAGTGATCGTTGAGGTGGTACGGCTTGCCCTTGAGCTGGAGGAGGGCGGGCAAGATGGGCCGCAGGCTGGCGACGTTACTCTTCTTCAGGTAGTGCTGGGCAATGATCAGTCGCTTGGTCCACTCGTCCTCGAAGCCCGTCAGGCCCATCTCCTTCTTGGAGAGGGACGCCGTCTGGAGGAACGCCGACTGCTGTTTCTTCTTCTTGATCTTCAGCTGTTCCGCGATCGTCAACTTTTTGGAGGTAGACATCCGTGTCTCGTCGTAAGAAGAAATTCGATCTCTACAAGGACCCCAGTACCGACTCGTCCATCGACTGGGCGGTCAACGCCATGCTCGTCCTTGTCGGGGCCACGTGGGCGTTCGTCAGCGGCATTGCTGCGATCGCCTGGAAGCTGTTAAAATACTCGACGTCGACAGAAGACGCCAAGAAGAAAAAGAACTAGTACCCAACTTTCCTTACAAGCTGGAGGACTACGGATGGCCGTGTCTCGATCCCCCCGCGAGTTCCTTGAACGGGTCGGCCTCCTGCGGGCCACCATTCCGCCGAACTCGCGGTTGGCGGTAGGTGACCTCCTCATTCATAAGATCCCCTTGGCGAGCCCGCCTGGGCCTCTACAGGAGATCTTGATCAAGTACGAGGGAGAGCCACCGCCAGATCGAGGCATCACCCACCCGTGGGCCGACCAGTGACCTGGAGTTTTGATGCCTCACGATAAAGGTCCGCTGGCCGTGGTCACCATGATCGGCGGCGGTGCGGTAGTGGTTGCGGTCGGCTGGACGCTCCTCACCGGGGCGTTCGTTCACTTCTTGCCGATCGGCCTCGCGATCGGCATGGGCATGCTGGCCGCGAAGGCAGTCTACAGCGAGCCGATGGCAAAGGACAAGCGACGTGGAAAGCGGAAGTGACACACTGGCGGCAATTGTCGTCATCGGGCTCGCCGTGTGGCAGACCGTCGAGGTCTGGCACCACAGCATCCTGACGGCCGGATGGCGGGCACGCACCCAGGTGTGGTCCGGGAGGCTCGGGGGGTGGCTCGGCGACATGCTGGGCTGCCCCTGGTGCACATCGGTGTGGGCGGGGTTCGCCCTAACCCTGTTCTATTACGCCGGGTCCGGGTTCTGGCTGTTCGTCGTCGCCCTGGCGGTTAGCCGCCTGGCTAACGCCATGAACGACGCCGGACACGACTGGTGCCGGACGCCCAAAGCGAATACCCTTCCGGACGTGGAAACTTAGAAACTGGAATTTAGAGGGCAACCCGTGAGCGATGTTCCCGAGCAGCCGGAGACCGAGAAGGTGCAGTTCGATGAGCACCTGTGTAACGCCCAGAAGGAACTGGCCCTGGCGTTGTTCCAACAGTTCCCGATGCTGCGGAGCATTGGCGTCACGTTTGACTACTACGGGGCGTTAAACGACGCCCAGGTGCAGAAGGGCGTCTGGATGTCGGACAAGGGTCCGGTGTCGTCCGCCGATGCCATCTTCGGCTCCATGTTCCAGACCCTGCGTCTGTTGCAGGAGCAGTTCGCACGGGCCATTGACTACGGTGCCCACCTGCGAGAGAGTGTCGAGGTCATGACCATAGAAAGCGTAAGGCTTCACAATGACATCCAAGAAAAAACTACCGAGCTTCAGCGACTCGAAGCCGCCATCCAAGGCAAAAGGGACGACGCCCCCGACGTCCAACGAAACCCTGGATGACTTCGTCGCCCGGATGGGTATCACCGACTGGGACTGGCTGATCTTCGGCGACGGCTCGGGCTCCAACTGGAACCGGGAGTGCGGCTGGGGATCGGTCAGCGTCGAGCGGCAGACGGGTGAGCGGCTGGTGTGGTGGGGGTTCGCCAACCGGGGATCGGTAAACGTCGCCGAGGTAATGGCTTACCTGCTCCCCCTGGAGTGGCTGGCCAACCGCGAGCAGGAGAGGGTCAAGGCGGGCAAGAACCGCCGACGTGCCCTCCAGATCCACGTGGTGACGGACAGTCAGTACGTGCAAGGGACGGGGGAGGTGAACAACCCCCTCGTCGAGAAGAATGGGACTCTGTGGGAGAGGTTCGACAGCCTCGCAAGACGGGGGCTGATCCTGAACTGGCACTGGTTAAGAAGGGATGAAGTTGCTCTCAATTCATACGCCGATGAACTCTCGAAGCTCGCCAGGCGTGAATTTCGGAAGTATAATCTCCAAGAGCGTGTGCCCGCGAACCGATCCGAAGCGGGCACCGTCTATGATGTCAACCCCGACGGTTGACACAAAGGAGGCAGACCGTGCTGACTAAGAAAGGGTTCGTCGACGTGCGGTGGTATGACCGCCGTGCACTCGCCGCCCTTGAGCACGTGCACCGAATTTGCTTCCCCACGGAAGGATGGACTAAGGCGGACTTCCGAGAGTTCGCCAACAAGTCCGGGCAGATCGTCAAAGCCGTGTTCATGGATGAAGAGATCATCGGCTCCTTCCTTTACCGGATGAGTGCCGATGAGGTCAGGATCGCCCGCATTGCTATTCTACCGGAATTCCAACGGCAGGGCATTGGAAGCCACGTTGTACGGACTCTGGTAGGACCTCAGAGCCCGAACCGTCGTCGTGTGTACACCGCCCGCGTGCGTGAACACAACCTGGCGGCTCAATTGTTCTTCACCAGGAAGATCCTGGGGTTCAGCTGCGTGGAGACCGACCGTGGTTTCTACGAGGACGGCTCGGATGCCTACTGGTTCCGGTTTACCCGACCGGACCTTAGTCGTCGTCGTCGCGAAGCTGTTGAGGCCGCTAAGCTCGTCCCGTGACGTGCTTGACGGACCGCCCTACTCAATACGCGAAGGCCACCCAGATCTGGGTGGCCTTCGCGTTCACACTAGAGGAGTCATGGCCAAGCGTAAGAAAGAGTACCGGAGAGAGACCAAGCGGAAGGTGCGGCGTGAGAGGAAGGGCGACAAGATGATCATCACCACGCTCGTCCAGACCACCACGGACGCGATCATAGACTTCAACGACATCCTGGAGGCTTGCGAGATCGTAGTCGACGAGCACCGCAGCGAGCCCCCATGGGAGGACTGCGACGGGTACGAGCACACGCTGCGTAACGTCGAGGACGAGGAGCCGCAGTACAACCAGGGGCACACGGTCTGGTTCAACAGACGCCGCCACCTGGTCGTGATCGACAAGGACAAGTGGGAGAAGACGTGCGGCAACTTCGCGTACTTCCACCACCGGGGGTACGCCACGCAGGTCGCCCGGCAGATGGAGGCCGAGAACCTTCGCCGGACGTACGAGCAACTGGTGAAGTGGTACAGGGACGGCTGGGAATACTGGGGCGTCAAGTGTGAGTACCTCGACGCCGAAGCCTCCGTGTGGGGCATCGACGACTACGCCTACGCGAACGACGAGGAACGCATCCAGATCGCCCAGGACGTGGCCTGCCAGCTGAAGCGTCTGGGTTACGACATCGTCAACACGATCGACTACACGGCCCCTGAAGTGACGCAGGATCGCCTGCGTTGGCAGATCGCCCACAACCTAGGGTTCAAGACCCCCAAGGAGTACCGAGCATGGCTGACGAAGTAGCACCGACACCGGCACCGAAGCCGATCAAAATCCTGGTCGTCGTCGAGGGCGGCGTCGTCCAAACGGTCCTGTCGAACAAGCCGAACGTCGAGGTCGAGGTGCGGGACTGGGACGATCTCGACAAAGACAACGAGGACGAGGTCACGAAGAACGACGATAAGGACTACCCCTACGAGGCACTCTAATGAGCAAGCCGCACAAGCTGAGCGAGCCGTTCCGGATGCACGGCCCGTACAAGAAGGTCCGGATGAAGGACCTGTGGCACGTCCTCGGCACCGAGGACGAGGACTACGATACCATCGCCGCCGAGGTGACGGTGGAAGAGATCGCCGACATGATCTTGCAGTCCCTGCGAAACAGGGAGTCTATGCAGTGCCTGCTGCCTGGAGTGGATCGCCGTGTACCAGATGAAGAACGTCACCATCATGGAGTAGCTATGCCCGTGTACCGCGTACACGTGTCGAGGGAGGAGAAGCGAACCAACAGCTACCTCGACACCGCTGAAGTGGACATCCAGGCAGCCAACGGCCCGGCGGCTATAGAGTACGTCAACAAGGAGCTTCAGGAAGGCGAGATGGAGCTGTACCTCGACTGGGAGACCAAGGAGATCTCCTCGTCTCAGATCGAACCAACTCGCTCGCCTTTGGCCGAGAACGCCGTGATCGCCCCCGCAAGGGCCGAGGCCGAGTTCATCGTGCCCGAAAAGATCGAGATCCTCGACGTCGAGGAAGAATTCAAGGAGACCACCGTGGGCTACCATAAAGATCTCGACGACGTCTCGACCGTCGCCATGAAGACCGAGATCGACCGTCGCAACGAGGACCTGCGGAAGGGCCTCTGCCCGTACTGTGGCGTCGACTTGAAGACGCACACCTGCAAGTATGTTGGGCGTGTCGCCGACTACCACAAAGCCCCATCCGAACGGAAGCGTGACCGATGAACGCAGGCAACGACAAAAAGAAGGCCCTGAACCAGGCTCTGGCCAACGCACGAACCGACGGTAAACCTCGGTTCGTGTTTATCTACAATGGCGTCTACTGGATCGACAGGGACCCTCCCAAACTCAGCTCGGGGGAGGTCTTGGAAGTCTTCCCCACCGGGCTGATGAACGTCTTGGAGGATACCTATGGGACTGCTCAGCGGGCCGGAGATCGTCAGGCAGATAGAGAAGGGCAACATCGTCATCGACCCGTTCGATGAGGCGAGGCTGAACCCGAACAGCTATAACCTCACCATGTCGCCGCAGCTGCTGGCGTACAAGGCCCCGTTGGTCACCCGCGACGATCAACTGCTGCTCTTCCAGAACGACTGGACGCAGAGTGCGTCGACGCCGCCCGCGTTCGACAGCCGAGCAGAGGGCGTGTGGTACTGGGAGAGCGTGGCTCTCGACATGAAGAAGGACAACCCGACCCAGCAGCTCATCATCCCCGAGCACGGGGCCATGCTGTTCCCCGGCACGCTCTACCTGGCGGCGACCAACGAGTACACCGAGACGCACGGCTTCGTGCCGTGTATCGAGGGCCGCTCGTCGGTGGGTCGCCTGGGTATGTGCATCCACATCACGGCGGGCTTCGGCGACGACGGGTTCTGCGGGACGTGGACGCTGGAGATCACCGTTGTGCACCCGCTGCGGGTGTACGCTAACGTCCCTGTGTGTCAGATTGCTTACTCCACACTCGAAGGTGCCCGCCGCCCGTACGTTGGCAAGTACAGCGGGCAGCGTGGCCCCAAACCTTCCGGCTTCTGGAAGGAGTTCATAAAAAAGGACGCGGCATGACGAACGAGAAGTTGAAGTCGACATTGCGGTTCTATTACGACGCACTCACGTCGCTCGACCAACCGTTCTGCGGGCGGTTCATCAAAGAGTTCCCGGTTACCGCCAAGCAGTTGGACGAGACCGAGTACGGGTACAACTACATCGACGTCGGGAGCTTGGCGGCACACCTCGCGTGGATGTGCCGCCGCTGCCTGGACGCCTTCATCCCGGAGGGTCCGGGGCAGGACATTGGTAAGGCCCATCGCTGGCTGGGCTACAGCCAAGGCGAACTCAGAGCGGCACAGGTCTCCACCATCTCGGAACTCCGAGACCACAGTAGGAACTAACCGTGGACGAGACAGAGTTCAACGACGGCAACGGCAACCCGTTCCCATCCAACTGCGACGCGAAGACACGGAAGTGGCTAACACGGCTCGCCAAGACGTTCCTCAAGTTCGTGACCGTGCCCGAGAACACGGTGCTCGCGTACTCGGCCGCGTTGCGGAAGGACACCGACCCGGCCGACCCGATGAGTGCGTGGGCCATCCAGTTCTGCGAGGCCGCTGGTGAGCGGGTCGGCGGGCACCGCGACGGGGAGTTGATCTACAAGGGGTTCGAGTTCTGCCTGAGCGGCTTCGTGAGCTGGCTCCAATCGAAGAACTACTACGACATCTATGTTTCGGTGGACCTGTCATCCTATCGGGAGGAGGACGATGTCAGGATACCGCATGTCCGCATCTCCGGCTTCAGGAAGAACGGTCGGCCGTTCGCTATCGTCATCCACACGACCCCGCACCCCGACATTCCACCCCTCTACAAGGTGGGCGAGGGCGACGAACAGGCCGAGGACAAGTAATGCCCCCGCCGAACAGACGCCGCCGCACCCCAGGTCGCGAGAAGGGACCATCTGACGAGGTCATGGCGGGATGGACGCAACAGCAGCGGGACGTCTACAGGGTCAACCAACTCTTGCGGACGCCCATCGCAGAACTCAACATCCCTGTGCGGATTGTCAACACGCTGGAGAACCACGGGGTCATCCTCGTGGGCAACCTCGTCGAGCAGTCCGTCGAGGCCCTCATGGGGATGACCAACTTCGGCGAGAAGACCCTCGTCGAGATCAATGCGGCCTTGCGAGAACTCGGTCTGAGCCCGCCCGTCGGGTGGGTCACGGAACCCAAGAAACGGAGGAAGTGAACCATGGACCCGCTTCCGCCTGGAATGAAGAAGTGCAACAGCGGTAAGTGCGACCGCCTGTTCTCTGCGGACAGTGCGTTCGAGACGTGCCCGCAGTGCCGAATCCCCGTGCACGTTCCGAATAAGAAGCCCATGCGGTACGTCGATGACTCCTGGAATCAGCCCGATAGGTTCGACCCGAGCCCCAGCGACGAGAACGGTGCGAGAGCGTTTGAAGACCGACACGACTAACGGAGGTGCCCATTGGGTGCCAGCAAAGAACAGTGCCTCGGTGCAGCCGCCCTGTTATTCAACCAGGGCCTCTTGAAAGACAATAAAGCCGAGACCCTCGCACGGGTCAACAAACTCCTCTACGACTTCCTCCACGGCGACTACATCCCCAAGGCGACCTTCTACTGCGGGGGTAAGGAGGACATGACCAACGTCCGGGCAGCACCGCCCGGCATGCGTTGTGCCCGGCAGATCGGTGACGATTACCCCCAATCGGGACCCATCTACTGCGGCAACCCGGCGGTACTCATCGCGGACAGCATCGAGCGGCCGGGGGCGTACTACGTCGTGTGCAAGCGGCACTCGGGCCACATGCCGAAACCGCACCCCGAGACCACAGCAACCGTCTAACGAGGACTACATGGCCACGTCGATTAACGGGTTTACCTTCACGGCGTCCACCAACAACGAGGGGACGTTCATCACCCTCATCGCCCACAAGGAGGACGCCACAGGGGTGAAGACCGTAGTGTTCAAACTCAGCCCCACCGAGGCTAACAACCTCCACGAGCTGATCGACAACAACTGCAAGGTCGCCAAGGATCGCCGCAAGGAGATCAAGAAGGGCGACCGAGAGGAGGAGAAGTGGCCAGAGAACGAACCGTCCCCAAGTGCGACGCCTGCGGACACGTTGACTATTTCGTCCGCCCCATCCAAGTCCGGCGACTCTTTGGCATCCACGCCAAAGAAAAAGGTCGAGTCTTCGATCAGAAGGTCCGGTACTGGTGTCACGCCTGTCGGGTCAAGAACGACGGTCTCTGGCGAATTGCCAAGAAGGACTGCGACTGCAAGTAAGCCGTGGACATCCCCCAGCTTCGCTCCCCGTCAGATCGCGAACAGCGTAGATAACTGGGTGTGCGAGGTTCGCTGTAGCGAGGCGGACGGCGACGTCGAGGCCCTCGTGAAGCGGATCGTCGAGGTCTTGAACGAGCCCGTACCAATCTCGGAGGGTCGTTACAAGAGTTGCAGCTACACGGAACTGGAAGACGCCACGGCGGGTATCAACTACTCGTTCCATTGGACCAGCGAGCACCCCGAGTTCCCCGGCATCTATCCCCTGGTGGGCATGCTCAACACGCTCGACGAGCAGGTCGGTGGGTGGGCGTAGCGGAGGGTGCAGTGTCTAACGTGCGTGGGTACAGACCGGTCTTGTGTCGCGGGCCACCACCGTTTTGTCGACGTGCGGAGCGGTTACTGTCGACATCAGCATGGTAGTAAGGAAGCGTACAACCCTGTTGGTGTCGACATGTCGAAGGGTCGTTATCTTCTGCAAGTCCTCCTGGGCTCCAAACGAAGAGCAGGAGCCATGGGAGCTTAGTAGTATTCTACTAACGAACCAAACTTTAGTTCGTATGCCCCCCTGTTTTGGGGGGTACTCGGCACCGGAAAAAAACTTTGGTTCGTTATAACTACCTAAAGTTGGAGTTGCTTGTGTCCACCGCATCCCCGACCGACATCAAGTGGGAGTTGAACTTCACGCCCAAGTCGTACCGCCAGACGGCGTGTCGCCTGTGTCTGATCCGCCGCCTCTACGACGGGATGGACGTCAAGGAGCGGACCGCCGCCAGTGATCGACTCGCGGTCAGGACGTCGGGACTGTACCGCATGCTCCTGACCAACCTCCGGAATGAGGGCTGGGACAAGCTGGCCGACGACAAGAAGTTCCAGTTCGTCCGGAACTGCCCGCCCGTGGGAGTGCGGACCAAGAAGGCGTCTGGGCAGTCGTGCCGATTCGACCACATCTGCCCGTTCTGTTGGGTCCGGAACAACGTCTTGGAACCATTCAAGCGGATGGAGAAGGCGTTCTTCTCTGACAAGGGGCTGAAGCCCGACCTGCCGCCGGTCAAGTTGATCTCGACGATGCGGCAGGACTTCGTGACGGCCAAGCCCTACCACGAGGCGATGACGGTCGGCGAGGTGTTTCGGGACAAGCTGCGTCTCGCGACCGCCAGCGTTGTCAGCCAGCGGCAGGGCGAGTTAGTTGACATCCCTAAAAGCCAGTTTCTAGGTGGCGTGGTCATTCAGTCGATCGACTTCTCGAAGGAGCAGCCCCTCCGCTACCGTGGCGGGCTGTTCGTGGTCCACGAGGACGCCGAGAGCCCGCTGGAGACCGTTAAAACCAAGTACCTCCGGGGCCGATCGACGGAACTGAGTCGTACCCAGCTGCTGTACGCTCTGGTGCGGGTGGCCCCGTACCCCGGCGGCTGGATTCGGCGAGCGGAGCCGTCTCAGGTGATCGACTATTTGAATGCCGTGCACGGCGTGCGGATGATGTCGACGTACGGCAAACTGAGGAGTGCCTGATGGATGACAAGATCGTTAGTCTGAAGAAGAAAAACCCAAAGATGGCGGTGAAGGTCATCGCCGCCAAGGTTGGGGTGCACCCGCATCGGGTGTACAAGGTCCTCAACTCGAAGTTACCTGGTTGGGTGAAGTACAACGGCATGTTGAGCCGTGTGCCGTTGATCGTGAAGCTCAAGGCTGATAACCCGGAGATGAGCCTCCGCGAGATCGCCCGGAAGGTCGGTGTTTCGTACCAGAGGGTGTACCAGGTGTGCAACGCCCACCTGCCCGGCTGGTGCTAAGGAGAGAGCCATGAAGGTCGAGTGCGAAGTGACCGAGATCAAGAAGGAGAACGATCGTGGCGTCGAGCAAGACGCGGTCTGCGTCCAGTGCGGACGGTGCGACCATGAAGTCGAAGTGTTCGGGGTGGGAGACAAGTCAATCAAGCGAGGACTGGCGACACTCCGGGAGGAGTGCCCCGAGTCCGAGGAGAACTTTTATGTCGACGCTAATGATGAGTGAGCGGTACGACGAGGACTTGCTGACTTTCAAGTTGCCTCTGGTCTACAACCGGTATAGTCGGCGGGTGGACAACATCTATACTTCCGCGAGGAGCATCTCCGAGGTCACTGACCGTGTCCTCGAACACGACGAGCGGGCTTGGTTGGAGGTGTACAACCCGTGCAACCTCCTCGCCTGCGTCGACAACCTGCCTGACCGGCTGTACCGTCTGATGGCCGTCGCCTTTTGCCGCCTGACGTGGACGCGGCTCGACACAGTCCACCGCAGGTTGGTGCAGGTCGCCGAGATCGTCGCCGAGGATGAGTATCCCTACGAGTTTGTGGAGCCTCTGTTGGAGAACCATCGGCAGTCGGTGATGCGTCGCGACAGGCGTGTGCTGGGGGCGTTCAGCGTCGCCTACAACATCGGCAATACGCCCAGTCCGGTTCCGAGTCCGATCTCTTCGGACGACTACTACATCAGTCGCGAACCGATTTCGGGCGGCGTCTCGTCGTTCGAGCGGGACATGGCCAAGGAGGACATGAAGCTGTGGCGGCGGATGTACTGCGAGCGGGCGGCGTGGTCTGCTTGCCTCTACAACCCCAAGTACGCAGCGTCACAGACTCTGCGGCACGTGATGGCGACGGGCATCTCGAAGAAGCTCGCGTCCATGGCGATCAACGTGCTCAATCGTGGCGACGGCACGCCCTACGACAACGGCGTCACTGACAAACTTTGCCATGTCATCCGTGATACGTTGGGTAACCCTTACCGGATGTACCCACCGGTCAAGCCCGACCTGCTATTGTGGCACGGCGGTGCGATTCCGCAGATGGCCCAGCACATCTACGACAACCGCGACTTCCAGGTGATGCCCATCTTGGCCGACATGCTCGAAGAGGCCGACGCCGAGCCGGTCTTCGTCGAGCACGCCCGGCACGGCGGCTACCACCACCGGGGGTGTTGGCTGTTGGATACGTTACTCAACAAGAGGGAATGACATGCCTCCCAAACCGACGAAGTTGTCCGATGCGGAGGTCGCCGCGTTCCGTCGGACGATGGACGTGTACGCGAACGACCCCGACCGGTACGTGGCCGAGGTGAGCCGCGTCGAAGCCCTTGTTAAGCATCAGGACCGGTGGGGTGCGAACTCGGATGTGAAGTCGATGCTCGGCGTGGTCAGTCGTCATAAGTCCAGCTTGCGTCCGTTGCGGTTGTTCTCGCTCGCGTGCTATTGCCGCTTGCTCGACCGCTCGATGGCGGGGTGCGAGAAGTGGATTAAGGAGCAGGTCGAATTCATCGACGAGATGGACGACTCGGAGTACGTGTTCGAGTCGTCGGACTGTTCCCCCGTTCTCGGCCTAGCGTACGTGGGACCTCGCATCAGATCGTGTATACGGATGGACGTCGTGCACACACGAGTCGCGTCACCCGTTATCGACATGCGGAGGTGGCGGCTCGGCTTCACGTCTTTGGCGGGCGATTGGTATGACGGTCGCCGTGTGGTAGAAGCTACCAGAGTGACGGCTGCCCTTTGTTACCTGGCCCATGTGGACGAGGAAACGGCACGGGGGTACTGGCGGGACGACGCCCCCATTAGTGGTATGATGTGTTACAGTCGCTATCAGTCTGCCTTGCTGCGTGACATCTTTGGCGAACACTATGGAGGTCCCGATCCGGCCCCCGTGTTCGACCCGTCGTTGCTGCTGTGGCACGGCGGGGCTATCAAGGGCATGGCGGAAAGTCTGTACGCCAAAGGCGACTTCCACGACATGCCCGTTTTGGCGGACATGCTGGACGACGCCGGGGCGGACCCGAGGATGGGTGCCCACGCTCGGAGGCACGGGCCGCACGTTCACGGTTGTTGGGTGCTGGACCTGATATTGAACAGGGGAATGGAGTCGTATTTCTGTGACCAACAAAACAACGAAGACGAAGACGAAGACGAAGACGAAGAAGAAGCTAGGTAAGCGTGTCGTGTTCCGTGCCGACCGCGAGGGCGTCTACGCCCTCTTCCCTGACGACCCTGCGACCCACAACGGGTTGTGCTTGTGCTACGTCATGGTGGGCGGTCACGTTGCCGCCGACTACGAGCACTGCATTACGACGTCGTTCCCGGCCGCTCCCAAGCAGTACGCTCCGCTACTCAGGGAGCTGAAGAGGATCGGTTACAACGTCCAAGTTGCTGTGAGGAGGTGACATGGTGAAGAAGCCGAATGCCTGCCGGGTTGCATGGCAGGAGGCAGCTCGAAAGCGGGTTTGCTTGGTCTTAGATCGGAAGTTCCAAGGGAACCAGAGTGAGCTGGCGAGGGCTCTCGGCGTGCACCGGGCTCTCGTTAGCATCGTTTCCCGTAAAGTGCAGCCGCCCACCAAGGACCTGATGGCTCGCCTCGGCACGATCCCAGGCATCAATCCACGCTGGGCCGTAGACGGAGATGGTGAACCCTTTGTTGATCACCGGAGGACTGTAATGCCTGGGACCATATCATCACCGTGCCTGTACGACGTGCTCTACAAGCACATTCAGGCGATTCGAGCCGGGGCGAAGGTGGCCGAAAAGTCTGAGCGTAACACGGACCTCGGAGACTACTGCGAGGGCAAGGTACACGTGTGTGATGAGATCCTCCGGTTCATGACGACGATCGAGGATATGGTGATCGCACCTGTCCCGCCGCCGCCACCCGAGCCGGACGTGTGCAAGCATTGTGGTAAGGTCAACGGGTGCCCGATCTGTTCGGTGCACCCAGCTGACCTCTAGGAGGAGCTATGCCTGCGAACCCCTGTGAGCAGGGAATAATCAACGAGGAGATGCGTAAACTCGTTGAGGAGAAGTTGAGGGAGCTTGGTGACACGGAAACAGCTGTCGTCGATACTCTGACGGCGTACGGTTACACGGGCGAGACCGAGTGTGAGCTTACCTGCCCCGCCGCCCGTTGGCTGGAGTCGATGCTGAGCACGGACGACGACGGTAACTACTTGTACGCATTCATGGTCGGCTGCGACAAGGTCACGATCTGCGAAGAGCCGCGTCCGCGTGTGTTTAGGGCCGTCGGGACCGTGGAGTTGCCCGAGCCCGTTCGTAAGTTCGTCGCAAATTTTGATGCCGGTGAATACCCGGACCTGGAGTCTTAACCGATGAGCAAGGATTCTGAATTGGAAGTGCAGAGCCCGCCGTTCCCGTCGATGACGGTGAACGCCGTGCAACTCTACGGCCACCTGGAGGAGTTGGGGAAGTTCCTCGAATACTACCGGGCCGGCTCGAACAAGATGGTGGGGAAGAGTGCGGAGTGCGTCAAGCAGCCCCGCCCCCTGGCCAGTCTCGACATCCACACCGCGTGCTCCTTGCACCGCCTGGCTTGCCTGGCTCAAGGGATGCGGGTGGTTCGCGAGGGCTGGGATCTGGTCGTCCGCAACTTCGAGAACTGTTGGGAGTCGCCACGGGCACACGAGGACCGCCACATCGTGCTCCACCGCGTGGCCGACATACTCGACACCGTCCACCTGCCTGATGAGCAGCTGGAAGCGAGGCAGAGCACGGCCCAGGCTGAGGCCATCAAGCAGACCCTCTTCGGGCCGCTGACGAAGTTCTTCAATCTCGGAGACCACAACCCCTTCGGCCAGGGGCCGTCGGACGATGAGGACGAGGATGATGATGACGAAGAAGACGACGACGAAGAGTAATCCGTGGGGGGCGAGTTACTGGCCCCACGGCATGCCCCTGCCCGACTCCGAGGGCTTCAAGAAGTTGGACTGGCCTGCGGACGTGCCGAGTCTCGTCGCGGCAGACATCTGCCGTGAGGGGAAGAAGTCGGGTCGCAAGCGTCCCCTGTCGGAGTGGTTCGAGTTGACGTTCGACGAGGGTCGCCCGGCCGGCGACCCTGTCGGCAAGATCGCCTTCTGCTGCATCCTCGCGGTCATCGCCCGCCGGGCGGGGCAGCCGCTGGCGATCTGGGAGTACAACAGCGACCCGTCGGTGTCGCTGGAGACCCAGGCCGACGCCTGGGGTGAGATGTTGACGTTGCTGGGCTACGAGATAACTGGTTCGAGCGACAGCCCGCTCGACCAGAACTTCGACGAGTTCTTCTCATAATGGCAAAGACCAAGGTCCGAAATCACAACGAGTATTTTGAGGGCGTTCGACTGGGCGGACGCAAGTCCTGCCCGACTTGTGGCGTAAAGCACCCCGACGGCGGGCCGTACTACTGGTGGTTCGAGTACATCCGGGCCAAGCGACGCACCGTCATGCACTTCTGTGCCCACTGCTTCGAGGACCGCGTCAAGGCCAAGCTCGTCGAGCACGCCGGCGACTGCGGGTGTACGATCGAGTTGTGCTGGCGTGGGTGCGGGGAGAGACCGCCATGGCTTTCGTTGGGAGGTGGTGCTTGTTCAACAAGGCCGACGACGGCAGTCTCGGAAAGCGGATCGAGGTCGTCGACGACACTAGCGACGACTACCTGATCCTCCGCGACAAGGTCAACGGCGTCGCGTGGGTGCAGTACCGGGGCGGTCGTGCCGCCCCGGTGTCCTGCCACCCGTGCTACGCCAACCCGGTGGCGTCGACGCACGCACTGTTCGGCAAGCACGCCCGCGTCAGGTCCGCCCATGGGCGGTCCTTCGACACGAGGCGGTGCGTGGTGAAGGGGAAGTACGGCGAGATCGCCCGTCAGCACTGCAAGTGCGGCGGGGAACACACTCGGTTCGTGCCGAGGTACGCCGGGGAGGAGAGCAAGGTGCCTACCGGGACGGTTCTGTCGAGGGAGTATGCGTGCAACGCGGCCAACTACTGCGAGGACTGTGCCCCGGACGGCGTCGAGCCCGAAGCGATGCCGTCCGAGGTCGACAGCCCGCTCACGTGTGAGGCGTGTAGCCGTCCGCTGTACTGCACGCTGACCAACTACGGCGTCAAGGCGTTGCTGGAGAGCATCATGGAGACGCTCGATGCGGGTCCCGGCAGCTGGGACCACGTCGTGACGCTGGAGGGCGACTACTACAACGGCCGGCGGCAGGTCGAGGTGATGCGGGACATGGTCACCGCCGCCAACCTGCTCGACTACGACCTGAGTGATACCGAACGCTGGTTGGTGGGCTACTTTCTGGAGGCGACCAAGCCCCCGCAGGAGCGGTTTAAGAAGCCCAGCGTCGGCAAGCAGGCCCATGGGATCGTGTACGAGAGGAAGAAGCGGATCATCCGCCGGCCCAAGCCGGTTGACGAGTCCGAAGGAGAAGTAGACCCCGCGTGACGGTTCGGTCACAATACCCGGCACAAGGAGGTGCCAGGGTATGGTCACGGAAGGACCCGACCCCGGTCAAGGCAGTGCGGGCAAGATGCCCCACGCTTCTGTTCCGGGAAAGCGTAACTGTATGAAGTGCGGCCGAGAGTTCCTCTCCCCCGACCGGGAGAGGATACGCCGGTGCGACCGCTGTAAGCGGGGCGAGGACGCCTCCGCGACGCGGGTGGCCAGGATGTCCGACGTCCGCAACGCCATCCGAAGATACTTCAACGACTCAACATAGCAGGAGTAAGCATGGGTTCTGAGAAGCCGCACGTCATCGTCATCGGTGACGTGATGCTCGACGTTACGACTAGCGGCACGGTGAGCGGGGTGTCGCCCGAGCATGATCACGTCCTCGTCCTCAAGGACGAGGGCACGACGTACAACCTGGGCGGTGCGGCCAACGTCGCGGCGAACTTGGCGGGTCTCGACCGGCGGGTGATGCTGTTCGGACTCGTTGGCGACGATACGCACGGGAAGATCGTGCAGCAGTTGTGTGCGGATAACAAGATCGACGCTTGGCTGGCCGCCTGGCCGGAGCACGTCACGACGGTAAAGCACCGATTTGTCACCAGGTCCGGGCAACTCATGCGGCTGGATCGCGAGATGCTCGTCAGCCCGGCCGACAACTGGTTCGACGAGGCATTAACGCAGGTGACCGTCGCCGTCGAGAGCTGTCGACCTGTGATCGTGTTCTCGGACTACAACAAGGGCTTCCTATCGGAACGGTTCGTTCGGGCCGTGCTGTCGTTTGCCCGCCTCTACCACCTGACCGTCTTGATCGACCCGCCGCGAGACCCTCGGGGGTGGCATAAGTACAGTCACAACCGGGCGATCTTCAAGTGCAACCTGGATGAGGCGATCGCATTCAGTGGCTTGGAGGGCACCAAGCTGGCCAAAGAGTTGCGGCGGTATAGGCCGGTCGACATCGAGGAGTCCCACTTCCAGTTGTTTGACACCCTATACCGGAAGATGGCCAAGGACGCGGACATTTCGTTCGAGTACGTGATCATCACGCTCGGGCAGTACGGTGCCATCTTCGGAACGGACACCGGGTTACTGACCCGAATGCCGCCGACGACCCCCCGAGTCCTTCTCGACACGACGGGGGCCGGGGACACGTTCCTGGCGGCGATGGCGGACTGGTTCGTGGGGGCGTCCGAGTCGGACCGCGATGATATTGACGGTGCCGTGAAGCGGGCTAACTTGGCTGCGTCGCTGGCGGTGGCCTATCAGGGGGTTTACAAACTCACGACGGAAGATCTCGGGAAGGCTTACCAGGAGAAGAGATGACCACGGGTAGTCGTTACTGTGAGATGCTGAGGGACGAGAATGTCTGCATGTGGCACCAGGACGGGCCGCTCAAGAACCGGGTGAAGGAATGGAAGGCGATGGATGGTTTCGTCGTCGTCGTCAACGGGTGCTTCGACCTACTTCACGCCGGGCACCTCGCCGTGCTGCGGTACGCCAAGACGCGGACGTGGCTCGACCCCGAGAAGATGATGCTCGTGGTCGCGTTGAACTCCGACCACTCGGTGAGGCAGCTCAAGGGCGAGGGCCGACCGATCGTCGCGTTCAAGCAGCGGGCCGAGGCTGTGCGGCAGGTCAAGGGCGTGGACTGGGTGACGGGCTTCGAGGAGTCGACGCCTCTCCAGCTGATCGAGACGATTAGGCCCGACCTGCTCATCAAGGGCGGCGGCTACTACGACGACGAGGACATCGTCGGCGAGGACTTCGTCATCAAGAACGGCGGGTGCGTGCTGTTCGCCCCGATGCTCGACGGCATGAGTACGACAGAGATCGTGAAGAAGATCAGGACCTAATAACTGGATTCTAGATTCATGGCAAAGACGAAGGCTACCACCGAGCCGAAAGACATCGCCGTGCTCTACGCCGACCTCCACTGCGGGGGCGGCTACCCGAGTCGCGGCATTGACGACTCGCTGCACGCATTGCAGCAGGTCATCGACTACGCGACCAACAGCCCCACTGTCCAGACGGTCGTCGACCTCGGCGACTCCCTGGACCGTGCCCGCAACCTGAGCATGGCGGTCACCCCCCTCCGCATGAAGCTCAAGGAGCTGGCGGGCGGGGGCGTCAACTTCCTGTTCATCCAGGGCAACCACGACCACGCCGGTCCTGGCGTGCTGCCGTGGCTGTTCGACAACGACGCGATGGTGCAGCACGTCCACAAGAAGGTCGTCACCATCGGCGACTTTGTGTGGGCCGGCCACGACTACGCCCCGGCGGCGGAAATCCAGGACTGGCTGACCAACGAGATCCCCGGTGAGGCGACTGGGCTGTTCCTGCACCAGTGCTGGGGGGACTTCATGGGGAGCATCGCGTCGCCCCAGATGTCGGCCGCAGACATCCCGCTGCCGATCGTTCGCGTGGCAACCGGCGATTACCACGGCGAGTCCATCGTCAAGACGTTGATCGGCAAGGACGGGCAGAAGATCCTGGTGACCAATCCGGGGTCGATGTCGGTCCAGAGCATCATCGAGCCCCAGGACAAGTTCTTCGTCGCCTTCCGCAGTGACGGGTCGTTCCGCCGTATCCCGCTGGTCACCCGGCAGATGCTCACGGCGTCGGTCTTATCCGAGGAGGACATGACCGAGTTCCTGGAAGAGATCGAGCGGTTCATCGACGAGGCGTACGCTCGGGGTGCCAACGCGAACCTGCCGGAGGACATGCTCCGGCCGCTCATGCGGGTAGCGTACTCGGCGTCGGTGACTGGGGCGTGGCGACGCATCCAGAAGGCGGTCGGCGACCGGGTGCACCTGTTCCCGAGCGAGGTACGCCCGGAGAAGGTCGACGGCAAGAGCACGGTCGTCGACGTCAAGGGCCGCGTGGCGTCCCTGGAGAACACGTTCCGGCCGTACGTCGAGCAGTTCCTGGTCGACAACGGCATGTCGGGGTTGACGGTCGAGGTGACAGAACTGGTCGAGCTTCTAATCAACAAGACGAGTGCCGAAGAGGTCCGTCGCGAGATCGAGGCTTGGCGTGTTAAACAACTGGAGGGGTGATGTACATCACAAAGGCGGCGTTGACGAACATCGGGCCGTTCTACGGGCGGCACGATTTCGAGTTCGATCGCGGGGCCAACGTGATCTTGGCCGACAACGGGGCCGGCAAGTCGACCCTGGTGGACGCCATCTACGCGGCCATCACGAACGACTTTAGCCGGTTCGACGGCGTCCGGACGGACGTCATCAACAACCGCTCGACCAAGGACGACGAGTCGGCGATCCGGGTGACCATCGTTCACGACGACGCTACCATCGCGATCAAACGGTCCCTGCGGCCGGCGAAGTACGAGCTGAAGGTCAACGACGAGAAGCTCATCACGTCGGACAAGGAAGGCACGGAGCGGCTGCGGCGTCTGGGCATCGACAAGAAGATCCTTGACTTCGCCGTGTTCAAGCGACAGCCGGGGACCGTCGATGGTGCCCTCGACGACTTCCTGCACACGACGCCGGCCATCCGGGCCAAGGCGTACATGGCCTTGAACGGCACCGAGCACTGCGAGACGGTGCAGGACGTGCTCGCGTCGGTGATCGCCAAGGACCGCGAGGCCATCGACCAGGCCGTCGACAACACGGACGAGTTGACGCACGAGATCGGCGAGCTGAAGGACCAGAGGGACGACATCAACCTGCGGATCACCTTGGAGAAGGAGAAGCAGCTCGAACCGACCCGCAAGGAGAACGCCGAGGAGATCCTGCGTCGGGCGGAACGCCAGGCGGCGGCTCTGACCCGCCTCGGGCCGCTTAAGCTGGAGTCGGACACGCTAGGTGAGGAGTTGCGTGGCGTCACCACCAACGCGAAGAAGCAGGAGAAGGCGTACGAGGGGTTGAAGAAGGCGACGGACGCGATGGCCCAGCCCGCCACCATGGCCCGCTCGGCCTTGGCGGCGTTCGAGCAGTGCGAGAAGCAGCAGGCCCGCAAGCAGAAGTTGCTCGAACGTAAGAAGCTGTTGACGGTGAAGAAGGAGCCGCCGTTCAAGCCCAAGGCCCCGCCGGTCAACGCCGAGCAGAAGCTGGCGGCGTACTCGCAGGAGCTGATGGAGGCCAAGAAGACGCTCGCGTTGTTCTCCCAGAAGGGCATGATGTATTGCCCGACGTGCAGCACCGAGATCGCGGCGATTGAGTCGCACTTGAAGCACCTACGGGGCATCAACAACGACCGCCCCGGCCAGATCAGCGAGTTGCAATCTTTGATCTCCCATTGGAAGGAGTACGAGTCCAGCCTTGCCAAGTACAACGAGTGGAAGGCGACCAACGACGCAGCGGTCAAGGAGAACGAGGAGGCCCTTGCGGCGATCAAGGACCTCCAGTACCCGGACGGCGACAAGGAGGAGCTGGCCGAGACGATCCGGGTCTACGAGAAGAACGCCGAGGTGACCGAGGGGGCGAAGAAGCAGTGGGAGGGGCTGACCAAGTTGGTGACGCGGAAGGAGGCCCAGCTCGCTGCGGTTGACAGTCACATCCGCGAGTTGTTGACGACGGCGTCCGAGAACCAGGTACTCGACGAGGTGTTGGTGAAGGCCAAAATCCGCTTGAAGGAGCATCGCACGGCCGAGCTGGAGATCGCCAACCTGGAGGGCCAGCTGGTCGGCATCAACACGCAGATCGCCGCCAAGAAGACGCAGTACGAGCAGGCCAAGGCCCGCATGAAGCGGAGCCGCAAGCTGAAGGAGATGACCAAGGTCCTGCAACTGACCCGCGACATCTTCCACAAACAGGCCCTGCCCCAGGCCGTGGCCCAGGCCAACCTGACTCGGATGGAGGGGGACGTCAACAAGGGGTTGGAGTTGTTCGGGGCACCGTTCTGGGTTGAGACCGACACCGAACTGAGTTTCCTGGTGCACAAGCCGGGCGACCCGCCGCACCGGGCCGAGGCCCTGTCGGGCGGGCAGAAGGGCGTGCTTTCGGTGGCCTTCTGGATCACAGTGAACTCGCTCTACCGGTCGGGTCTTGGTATGCTCGTGCTTGACGAACCGACGGCCAACTTGGACGACGAGAACATCAAGTTCCTTGCCCAGGCAATCACCTACTTCTCGAAGAAGGTGAAGGGCAAGCAGCAACTCATTGTGATCACCCACGCCGAGGGGCTGAAGGCCGCGTTCGACCGGGTGATCCAACTGAAGGCGTGACCATGCCCCTTGTCCCGCTTGAAGAAGACGTCGCGTCGGTCGTGGACTTGCTGCGGTTGCACACGGACGACCAGGGCCACGTCTGGTACGGGCACGACGGTGCGGTGGGGGAGAACTCCCGCTGTACCGTCGCCGTCTTTTTCGACAAGCTGAAGTGGCTGGGCGTGAACTTGGGGTCGGTTCGACTGATCCGACTCCTCGGGGTGCCGTCGAACGCAGAGTTGATCGTGTACCTGCACCATATGCGGGTGCGTAACAAGTCGCTGTCTCGCGGGCAGCGGGTTGTCCTGGGCAGCCCCATGGTGTGCCCCACGGCCGAGGACCGGGGCAGCCCGGCCCGCGTGCTGTCACACCTGTGGCAGCAGTACGCCGTCCTGCCATCGGGGTGCTGGCACGACCTGAGTGACAAGGACTACACGACGTACGCCATCATCGCGGCGTTGAAAGACAACAAGGGTGAGGTCGACGAGCAGGTGCGGCGGATCTTCCGCTACCACCCGCTGTGGCCGGCGGTGTCGTTCATTCCGTCGGGCGACCACGACGCGGCGTGCCTCCTTGCCGCCCGCATCGTCGACCCGAGGTGGTTCCGGCACCCGACCCGGCCCCACCGGCTGAGCCGGCTGTATGTGCACCTGGGACTGACGCCCAAGAATATGCACGCTTGGATGACGAACTTCAACGACAGGGATCGGAACTTCGATTGGTTGACGGTGCTGATGCGGTCGTGGCTGGGGCGGACCGGCGTTACGGATAGGACTCGGCCGCAGCACTTCCTGTGGCGGGCACACGCGGCAGCTGGCGGGGCACACAAGGGGACCATGGCAGCTACGCGACGGTATGTTCGGTTCTTGTACGAGGTGTGGTCCGGCGAAGTCGCTGCCCCACGCCCCGAGGGCGGTTTCTTGCCGTCGTCGTTCTTCAAGAGTGCGGAAGAGGTTGACGCTTACTCGGTACACCTCCGGACGCTCGACAACGCAGTTTGAGCCGTGCGACATGTCCGGGTAGATTGGACACACTGGGGCAGGATGCCATGCGAGAACTCACGGTCCGGATCAGTTTCACCAAGCATTGCCTGGGTAGCGTGAAGAGTCGGGCGAAGGATGCCTCCTTCACCCTGCCGCGTAGCCCGTCGGGGACTGTCACGTTCCTGGCGAGCTGGCACCATGCCAATATGCGGTTCGCCGCTCAGCTCCTGGGCAAGCATCAGGACGAGGTCGGCAAAATCCTTTGGGACATCAACGTGGATGGCCTGCCGCAGGGCGACGGCTGGTATAGGCGGTATTACTGGGCGTCCAACGGGAAGCGTCGGTACGTCGTACATGAGGCGTTTCTGGCCGGTCAGGTGGTGGGGCTGAATTGCGTCGTCCCCAGTACAATAACGGACGACGACTTTTGGCGTCTGATGGCACTCTCTGGGCAGTACCGAGGCTTGTCGCCTTGGAAGCCAGGGGAGTACGGTTTCTTCGGGGTAGAGGGGTTGCGTCCGCGACGGAGGCAGCACGAACAAGACATGGAATCCGGCGGTCCGGAGAAACAGAACGAGCCGCCGAGTTGCCAACTCGACGGCTCATTCTCGTGTGAAACAGACGAGCTTGCCTGAGCCAATTCTAGCTGTCGTCTCACGCCGTTTCAACGCTCCGCACAACTGAAAGGATGAAAATGCCGGAAGTAATGCTACTCCGGTCCCAGAACCGGATCGTGGTTGAGCCGACCACGCCGGCCATCCGACAAATCGTCGAGCCGGCCCTGACGTTCTTGGAGAAGGAGTTCCTGTACGGTAAGGACCTGTACGACGCGAAGCGTAATGGTCGTCTCCCGTTCGAGGAGAATCTATGGGAGTGCTTCGTGGACGACCACAAGGGGCGGATCGCCACGTCGTACGGGTTCTCCGACCGCTTGACGGTCCTGCTCAAGAAGGCGGGCTACACCGTCCGTGAGAAGAACCTGACGCCTCACAAGAACCCCAAGGTGTTCGAGCCGCTGTGGGACCACCTGTTCGACAGTGGCGTGGTGCTCAAGGAACGCCAGGACGAGTTTCTGGCCAAGCTGGTCACGTACGACAACGGGCGGTTCGATTGCCCGACGGGGTGGGGCAAGAGCTTCCTGCTTCGGTGCATCTGCAAGCTGCTCCCGACGGCCCGCATCGCGATTGTGAGCAAGCGGCTCGCCATTCTCCGGGACCAGATCTACCCGGAGTTGCGACTCAACCTCCCGTCCGTCGGCCTCGTCTGCTCGGGCAAGCGTGACCGTGGTAAGCGGGTCATGTGCTTCAGTGCCGGCTGCCTCCCCCACCTCGTCGCCGACGACCCGTACGACATCATCGTCTTCGACGAGTGCCACGAAGCCGGGTCCGACTACTACGCGACCCAGATGGGCCTCATCCCCGGTCAGCCCCGCATGTACGGCCTGTCGGCGACCATGGACATGCGGATGGATGGGAAGGACATGCGGGTTGAGGGGATGTTTGGGCCGGTGCGGATGAAGGTTCACTACCAGGAGGCTGTCGCCGCCGGTGGCGTTGCTCCGATCGAGGTCCGGTTCCGCAAGGTGATCCTGGACGTCGACCCTTGCGGAGACCGCATCGGCACCGACAAACTGCGGCACGGCGTCTGGTCCAACGACTACCGAAACGACCTGATCGTCAAGGACGCGACGTCGTACCCAGACGACCCGGTCATGGTGTATGTCAAGACGCTCGAACACGCCCTGCGGTTGCTCATCCGGTTCCAGAAGAAGGGCGTCAACCCGCCGCTGATCTACTCGGAGCGGGAGCTGCCGCCGGCATTCGTGAACAAGTTACGCGGGTGGAATCTGCCGATCGACGACCTGCCTGAGATGACAGTGGATAGACGGGTGATGCTGACGCGGCAGGCCAGGGATGCCGAGATACCGATCTTCATCTCGACGGACGTGCTCGGCGTCGGGTTCAGCTCGAAGCGGCTGAGTGTGTTGGTGCGGGGCGACGCAGGCGGTAGCCGGATCGCCGACAGCCAGGTCCCTGGTCGGACCAGCCGTACGCACGAGGACAAGGAGTTCGCGATCATTCACGACTACGTCGACAAGTTCAATCGTGGGATGAATATGAAGTCCGACGGTCGGAAGGAGAGTTACAAGGCTCTGCGGTGGAAGATCAAGACTCTCGATACTCCGTTGCCCGGATCGCTCCGTGAAAAAATGTTGTGGGGTTAATACCATGCAAAATGACCATTCCCGGAGTCGGCTCGTCACGGACGATCAGCCGTCGCCACGCAAGAGGAAGAAGGCCCCGCCGGTTGCGGAGGTCACCGCCGCAGAGGAGGCTATTGGCCTGCGTCTGCGGGAAGCGTATGTTGATGCTCGGAGTGCCTTCGACACATACTTGAACGGTACACTGACCCGATACACGGTGCCGCAGCTTTACGACCGGGGCGGCGGTGCCGTGGAGGTTGAAGGCGTTGTCGTGGAGGGGAAGAACGCCGCCCCCTTGTGGCCGAAGTTGGCGAGAAAGTTCATAGCCCTGGAGATCGACCCAGTCGAGTACACGCACTGCGTGTTCGGCTATGCGTCGGACAACCACGCCAAGACTGCCTTTGGTGACCACTGCCCGCCGGAGCCTAACCAGCTGTTGTCGAAAACGTGGCTGAACTATTACCGGGAGTGTGAGCTGTCGGACGCCAACGGGGTGTTGGTTAAGAATGCGTTGCTGAACCAAGCCAGTACGGCGATGCGGGAGATCAACTTCCTGCACCTCTGCGGTAAGCAAACGATGCTTAACTCGCAGTACCTGGTCCTCCTTAACCCGCAGCTGGAACTGTCCGCACTGTTTCGTTATTGCCTTGCTCGTGAGCTGAGTGAACAGAACTCGGAATTCGACAGGATTGCCAACCTGCACGAACGAGGGGCGGTCATTCAGTTCTGGTCAAAGAGAACCCAATACCTCAAGCACTGGCGTCGTCTCTTGCCTGATGACTTCGTGGCCAATGCTCGCGGTCTTTACACGGAGACGTTCGGTAAAGGAACGTAAACTAGGAGCGTGAAACAGAATGGCGAAGCATAAGACCTCCAAGATCTTGTCGGAGGACGGCGAGCCCTTGGCCAAAATTGGCCGGCGGGGCATGCTGTCGCTCCTCAAGAAGCAGCTCATGTTCGCGGTTGCCGTCCGCAACCCGACGGTGTTCGAGTTCGCTCACAAGGTGCTCAAGGACGCCGACGTCGCGAAGATGGGTGAGTTCTACGCCGTCATCTGGCGGTGCGTCCGTAAGTGTTACAAGCAGACGCAGCAGCTGCCCGACGCACAGATTCTCCTGACCGACGTCAACAACGAACTCATCGCCTACCCGACCCTCCTGACCGAGGACGAGATCGACGAGTGCGAGGAGTTCATCAAGGGCTACATCTTCGAGCCCGCCACCTGGCAGGACTATGACGTCACCACGTCGACGATGCACGCCAAGGAGGCGACCAAGGTCGTCCGCCAGTTCAAGGACGAGTTGGTGGCCGGGGATCTGTCACTTCTGATTCGCGATGGCACCGTCTCGAACAACCTGATGCAGGTGCTCCAGGACAAGGTCGCTTCCATCGCGTCGGCTGCTGAGGACTCTAACGCCCTGACCGACGCCCTGTTCGACGACGGCTGGCAGCACGAGACGCAGCCCAAGTTGGAGTCCACTGGCGTCAGCGTGCTCGACGAGTTCATTGGCGGGCAGACGGCAGGTGAGTGTTACCTGTTCTTCGGCCCGTTCTCGTCCTGTAAGACGACCCTGGCCGTCCAGGCGTTCTGTGTCAGCGTCAAGGCCGCTCACGACCGGACGGTGACCGAGAACGCGGCGTACGAGGCGGCGGGCAGTGAGACGCGGGTCCTGTATAAGGCTGTGTACGCCACGTACGAGACCAAGAAGAACGAGGTCCGCCAGCGGTGCCTTGCATTCCTGGCCGACATCTCACGCGACCGGATGCTCGGCGTCGCCAGCGTCGCCACGATGCAGGACCTTCGGAAGACGGGCGAGTTGCCCCTCCAGAAGTACGAGGAGACGTTGTACGCGACGGAGATCGCGAAGGGTGTCGACCCGGCGTCGCTGATGGGCGAGTGGGAGCGTGTCGAAGCGGCGGTCGAGCTGATCCGTAAGCACGGCATCTTCTTGGACATGACTAGCGTCGGGTCGGAGATCAACCCGAAGGGGTGCGGCGGCATGCTGGAGCTGGCCGCTCGACTGAAGGCCCAAGCGGCTCTCGACAAGTGCCAGATTACTGTGGTGTGGATTGACCACCTCGCGGCCATGATCGACAACATGGTCGGGTCGGACGACAAGTTCACGGACGACAACAAGCGGCACATCCTCAAGCGTGCCCCGAAGCAGGCCGTCGATTTCATCGGTGTGCCTCTGGGCTGCCCGGTGTGGATCGTCCACCAGTTCTCCGGGTCGGCTAACGAGCGGGGACCCTCGGCCCAGTTCCATCACACCGACGGCGACGAGTGCAAGACCGTGGGCATGTTCGCGGACTTCTGCATCGTCACCGGCCCGGCGACGAAGGACGGAAATCAGTTCTGCGTCTTCGATGTCACCAAGTACCGCCGCAAGCCACCGAACTCGCGGAAGATCGTCAAGATCGAGGGCGAGTTCAACCGCATTAAGAACATGTCGAAACTGTACTGCATCCAGGGTGCGACCATCATGACCCTCGCGGAGGCCAACGGCGTAGCCAAGGACAACGAGCCGGAAGAGGATAACAACAGTGCTGCCGCCACGCCGAAGGGTAACACCGCACCGAAGAAGAAAGAGAAGGCGGCACCGCCCTTCTCCAACACGAGCACGGAGGCGAGCCTATGACGGCTCTCAACGAGGTCCTTTACGACCGGCTGAAGGAGGTGTTCGGCGGGGTTAAGATCAGCAACAAGGGCCAAGCCTTTGACGGGTACTCCCGTCCGGGCTACACCCCCGCCGTCGACGGTCAGGTGCAGGGCGACGGTCAGGTCCTGAGCCGTGGCGGCGACTACATGGTGATCAAGCAAGACGGGGAGTATTACCGGGTGTGCTGCCCGTTCTGTAACGACACCACGTTTCGGCTGTACATCAACCATCGGTACGGCACCAAGGACAAGGAGTCCGGTCGCAGCTTGGACTTCATGACGATTTGCTACAACGAGTCGTGCATGGGGAAAGGGGACAACCGCAAGACCCTACGTGACATGCTGTACTCGCCGACCCTGAAGCTGGCCCGTGCCACGATCCGGGTCGGCAAGGTCGTCGACTTGTCCAAACTCAAGGCGAGGCTGCCGGGCGTGGTGACGCCGCTACATGAGCTGGATAAGGGCCATCCGGCCTACAGCTACATCAAGGGCCGTAAGCTCGACCCTGTCGTCCTCTCGAAGTTTTACGGGGTGGGTTATTGCGAGGAGTCCGTCCACTACCTGGCCCGGAAGAGGATCATTGTCCCGATGCGTAACCGGGGCAAGTTGGTGGGCTGGCAGGCCCGGTACTGCGGGGAGCTGGACTGGAAGGGGCCGAACAAGCGTAACCTCCCGCCGAAGTATTTCACCGAACCGAATATGCCCAAGAGTGCGTTCCTGGCGAACCTCGACAACGCCAGGGAGTTCCATACCGGCGTACTCGTCGAGGGCTGGTTTGACGTGTTCGCGTTTGGTCCCATGGCCATGCCGCTGTTGGGCAAGACCCTGTCGTCCCAGCAGCAACGTGACTTCGTGGCTGTGTTCAAGAAGCGGGCGGGCGTGGTGCTCCTCGACCCCGAGGAGTTTGACACGGTCGCCACGAAGGACTTGGTCCGGAAGCTGAAGGCGAGGATGGAGCACGTCGCGGTCGTCAAGCTGCCCCCCAATACGGACCCCGGCTCCCTGGACCGAGACTTCCTTCGCGAGTACGTGATCGCGGAGGCGGAAGACCAGGGCGTCGAGGTGTCGTTCGCTAAGGTGCCAACAAATGGAAATTGAACGGCTCAAGCGTCGGGTCGTGACTCTGGGTGCGGAACTTCAGAAGAAGGTCGTCCGTACCCAGCGGAAGATGATGTTGAACCGGGGGGCGTACCACTGGAACGCCCCCGGCATGCCCCCGCCGGGGCCGAACTTCCTGCGGCTCACAGACCACGAGGAGAAGGACGACCCGCCCGAGCTGAAGACTGTCTTCATGAAGGAGAAGAAGACCGGGAAGCTCATTTACCGGCCGTCCCAGCGGTTGGACACGCTTTACCGCCGGGCACTCCGGGAGCCCCTGTTCCCGTTGCGGGTCGAGGTCCGCCCTGGTCAGCCACCGAAGGAGGTGACGTTTGTCCCCGGACACATCTGGGGTCAGCACATGGCGGCGTTCATCCAGTCTGAGATGGACCCGTACGTAAAGCCACCGGTGACCGACGGCCCGCACCCTGCGAAGGTGATGGTCATTGGCAAGATGCCGTGGAAGGAGGAGAGCGAGAAGTGCCGCTACCTGGTTGGTTCGACGGGAGAGATCCTGTTGGAGGCCATGATCGAGGCCCGCATTAGTCGCCAGGAGATGGCCCATTGGTACGTCACCAGCTTGGTGAAGTTCATGCCCCCCGACGACCAGACCACGCTCAAGTCGGGGTGGATCGCGGACTGCATGCCGCTGCTCCACCAGGAACTCCGCATCGTCAAGCCGGACTACATCCTCCTGCTTGGGGCCGATGCCTCGAAAGCCCTCCTGGGCAGCAAGGCTGGTGTCGGATACATGGAGGGGCGGCTGGTCCCGTTCGAGTTCCCGGTTCACTTCGATGAGGACAGCGAGCCCATCATCCACCAGGCGATGTGCATGACGGTCGTACACCCTGCTCAGGTGGCCCGTGACCCTGCGTCCCGCCGGACGTTGGAACGCGGGTGCGGCCGGTTCGCGTTCGTGCTCAAGGAGGCCAAGACGGGGCTAACCGAGACCGACATCGACCACCGCAAGTGTACGTCGTGGGAAGAGTACCTGGCGTGGGAGGAGGAGGCGGCTGCCGACCTGGCGAACGAGCCGCCAGGCATGAACATCATCGCCATCGACGCCGAGTGGGAGGGCACCCACCCGGTCAACTCTAACTCGTACGTCCGCACCATCCAGATGTCGTGGGGGCACAAGAAGGCGATCTGCTTCGTCCTCAACGATACCGAGGGCAAGTGCTGCTTCAAGGACAAGAACGGCAAGGACGCCACCGCTCGGCTGGCCAAGGCGACCACGAAGTTCGTCAACCAGTACCGGATCGTGGGCCACTTCTTCGTGGCTGACTTGGAGCACCTCGTCTACCACGGGTTCGACTTCCGCAAGGGTTTCTTCATTCCGACCGAGGACGCCGAGGACGGCACGCCGTTCTGGGTTCGGTGTATGCAGGGCGAGGGCGGGCTCGATACCGGCATGATGATTCACTCGATCGAGGAGACAGCGTTGCTGGGACTGGAGTCGGTGGCGATGCGGTACACCACCTGTCCCCGGTATGACATCGCCCTGGAGGACTCGGTCGTCGAGCTGTGTAAGCAGTTGAAGATCAAGCGGAAGGCCCTCGAAGGGTACGGCAAGATTCCGGACGACATCCTGGTGCCGTATGGCAACTATGACGCCGACGCCACCCGCCGCATCGCGGTCACGGCGATGGGCTACCTCGACGAGGACTACGAGTTCAACTGCGTGTGGGAGCCGTTCGGCGGCAGCATGTTGACGCTGCCGATCATCCTGGAGATCCACCAGCAGGGCATCTTCGTTGACATCAAGCGGGTGAAGAAGTTGACCCGTGACTTCTCGACCGCACGGGCGAGCCTGGAGCAGGCTATTGTCGACGAGTTCGGGTGGCCGGAGTTCAACATCCGCAGTGTGCAACACGTAAAGGAGGTTCTGTTCGGGGTCGAGTACAACGGCAAGGTGACTAAGGACGGCGAGCCGATTCGCCTCCGGCCCAAGGGTGCTAAGTGCCTGCGGGTGGAGCCCTTGCTGACGACTGACAAGCCGCCCAAGAAGTGGAGCGATATCGTCGCCATGGGGCGGACTCGCGACCACACGCCGGGCACGGGCAAAGCGGTCCTGGCGATCTTGGCCCAGGAGAACCCGGAGGTGGCGGATCAGATCAACATGATCCGCGATTACCGCTTCCTGGATCAGGTGCTCAAGAGCCTGCTCCGTACGCCCGAGGAGGATGCGAACCAGAACTGGATCACCCAGAAGGACGAGCAGGGCAACATCTTGCTTGACGACGAGGGCGGGGAGGAGTACGAGTTCACGGAGGGTATCGCTGGGTGCATCGACGACGACGGTATGGTCCGGACCCACCTGTACCCGACGGCGGAAACCGGCCGCTGGAAGTCGTCGCGGCCGAACTTGCAGAACATCAGCAAGACCCGCGACCCGGACTACGAGCGGCTGCTGGTCGGGGACGACGGCAAGACGCTGTACAAGCACAAGCTGCGGTCGATCTTCCGGTCGCCGCCGCCCGGCACCCTGACACCACAGACGTTCTGGAAGGACGGCAAGAAGGTCGAGGGCTGGGTGGCGACGACCGCCGAGGACGAGTGGGAGTTGGGCGAGCGGGACCTCATGGGGGCCGAGCTTCGGGGCATGGCCATCATGTCGAACTCGACCCTCATGATCGACCACACGGCTCGGGCACTGACGTACGCCGAGGACGGGTACTCGATCGACGGCATGCGGTGCACGCACGGCGAGGCCGGGGCACCCCTGAAGAAGTGCAAGACGTGCCCGTACCCGCACCCGGAGTTCCACGATATCCACAGCTCGGTCGCCAAGATGGCGTTCAAGCTGTCGTGCCACCCGTCGAAGCCGGGCTTGGCGTCGATCGGCAAGGTTCACCTGCGTAACATCGCCAAGACGGTGATTTTCGGCATCGCGTATGGTCGCCAGGCCAAGGCGATTGCACTGGCGGCGAAGGAGCAGCGGAAGCCGGGCGAGCCCGAGGTGTCCGTCGACGACGCTCAGGCGGTCATCGACGCGGTGTTCGCGATGTACCCGGAGTTGCAAGACTTCTTCGCGGAGGCCCGCTTCCGGGCCGTCAACGTCGGGTGGCTGTGCAACTGCTTTGGTCGGATGCGTCGCTTCCCGGCGACCTCCGACTCCAAGCTGGAGGGTGAGTTCGAGCGGCAGGCGATGAACTTCCCGATCCAGTCCATGATTGCGGACTTCGTCGACCGTTGGTTGTCCGTACTTCACCAGGCTCGGGAGCGACTGCTGCCCGAGTTCGGTGAGTACATTTTTTACTGGCAGTTGCAGATCCATGACGCACTGCTGATCCGCAACAAGAAGAAGTATCGCGACTACATCCACAACGTGCTGATCCCGTGGAGCCTCACCCAGGTCCCCATCTACCCGACCCGCCTCAACGGCACGCCGATCGAGGGCCGGGGGCCGTACTACCTGGGGTCCGACAAGGAGATCTGTACCTGGTGGGGCGAGAAGATCTGACCTACCGAGTTTGGCCGGTTTGGGCCGGTCGGGTAGGATACGTCCTCCTGCAACGGAGTGTTTCTGTGAACTACAGCATGGTCGGTTTGCAAGAGCGTGTCGATGAGGCCAAGACGGTCCATCGGGCGTTCATTGAGCAGAAAGAGGAGAACTACCGCCAGCGTAAGGCGTGGCGTGCCACACACGGTATCCCGGTGTTTGCCATCCTCGGTATGGGCCGGTCCGGGAAGGACACGGCCGCAGAGTACATCTGTGCCGCGACGGGTCTCAAGTACGGCGGCAGTTCGTCGAACAACTTGGTCAAGTTCGTGGCACACGCGACGGAAGGGGAAGAGAGCGTGGTCTGGGCCGAACGGCACCAGAACCGCGAGTTTTGGATCACCGTCGGCCACATGGTGCGGGGCAAGGACCTCAGCCTGTTGGCCCGGATGATCCTCGGCGACGGCGACTTCGCCGTCGGGCTTCGGGGTCGGCAGGAATTGCACGGGGCGGTCAAGGACAACACCATTGACGCCTCGATCTGGATTGCCAACCCCCGAGCGGCCGTGGACCCCACTGTGGAGTTCGCGGCGGAAGACTGTGATTTCATGATCTCGAATCATGGATCGTACCTGGAGTTCTACCGCAAGCTCGACAAGCTCATTGAGCTGACGGGCCTGTTCTGTACCTCCACACAGAAGTGAAAAGGATAACCATGGCTGAGTCTGATAAGTCTCGCGGACGCATCAAGCGGAACCTGCCGTCGATGACGACCGAGACGTACGACAACGAGAAGCACGGCGGCAAGGAGGATCGCGGCAGCGGTTCCTCCATGGTGCTCAACGTGAGCAACGATTCCGACAACATCCCGAAGTACAAGGTGATCCGTGGCAAGTACGACGGCGAGCCGCTGTACTGCCGCCTCGCTCCGGCGTTGTCCATGGAGAACCCGACGACCCAGTTGCGGAGCTGGCGTAAGTCGGACAAGTTGACCGGCTTCACGCCGTTCTTCTGTCACCTGCCGGCTGTGGCGGCATACTTCGGGCACCCCGACTGCCCGAAGGTGAGCTTCGTTCTGCACGACCCGACGATCGACCAGGCGATCCGCCCGCTGAGTCCGTTCTTCCCGTTCATTAACGCCTGCTCCGACGCCCACAAGGCGTCGATCAAGGGCGAGAGCACGGATGGGTGGAAGCTGTCGTGGAACAAGTACATGGTGGGGTCGAAGAACAAGGGCTCTTGCATCTCGTGGCCGAAGGACATGTACTTGGCCCAGGGCGGCGTCTACAAGGTCGGCCCGACGTCGTACATGATCAAGGACGGCAAGCCGCGTGAGGTGCCGTACGGCCTCAACCCCGGCGACCCGCTCGTGGTCCTGGAGCTGTCGGCGTCGGCCGGCCAGGGGTTGCAGGACCTGATGAATATCAAGCGTAAGGACGCCGAGGCTGCTCAGCCCGGCGAGTACCGCAAGATGTTCCTGCACGATCCGTTGGGCGTGTACCGCCCGAAGGAGAACAAGATCGTCGGGGGCAAGATCGTCGCGGTCTTCAATCCCCGGTTCAACAAGAAGTTACACCCCGAGAAGGAGGGCATGGCCCGGTGCACGTCGTGGGACGGCAAGTCCCCCGAGGGCGGCGAGAATGGCATCTGGAAGTACCAGGTCGCCCTGCTCAAGTCCGTCAAGATCGACGACGAGGAGTTTACGCCGGATCTCGAAGGTGACGCCGTTGACGAGATTTTCAACAAGAGCATGCCGTGGTTCGATATGGTCGACGCCGCCGGCAAGGTGATACAGAAGGGCCTCGTCCGCGTTATGACTCCCGAGGAGCAGCTCGACGTCATGGCTCGGTGTTTCGCCAAGGAGCCGGGCATTTTGATCTTCGGTCTGAACGATCACCCCGAGTGGCTCAAGCAGATCAAGCCGATCCTGGTGAACGCGAAGTCGTTTGTGAATCCGGGTGAGGCAGTCATTCCTGCCGACACGGGCGATGACGACGATGACGGCACTGTGGTGGTCGGTGCGGACGATGACGAGCTGCCGGTCGCTCCGAAGAAAAAGAAGAAGGCGGGCAAGGACGTGAGCCAGCCGACGCTGCCGGGCACGACCGCTGGCGACGATGACGAGGACCCGCCGGTTGAGGAAGAGGAACCGGTCAAGACCAAGAAGGGCAAGACGCCTCCCCCGCCACCACCACCGGCCGACGATGATGACGAGGAGGAAGAGGAGGACGAGGATGGCGAAGACGAAGATGCCGATGACGGTGACGACGGTGACGACGGTGACGACGCTGACGACGATGATGACGTCGAAGCTGAGGACGATGAGGAGGCCGACGACGCCGACCCTGAAGCAGGCGACGCTGACGAAGGGGAAGCTGAAGAGGGTGACGAAGACGACGACGAGGAGGTAGATGAGGAGGGTGACGAGGAAGAAGAGGAAGAAGCAGTCGTCGCCCCGGTGAAGCCGAAGGCGGGCAAGCCCAAGTCCAAGCCGAGCGGTGACGAGGTGTTCGATGAGGTGATCGCCGCCAAGCCGGTCGCGAAGCCAGCGGCCAAACCGGCAGCTCCTGTCGCGAAGCCGGTTGCGAAGCCGGCCGCTGCGGCTGCCAAGCCGGCGAGTAAGAAGGGGACGCAGACCGAGGAGGCTGAGGCCGTGGCGTCGCCCAAGAAGAAGGACGCCGAGATGGCGAACACGCTTCAGGCTGCCAAGGCCGCTGCTGCCCGTGCTGCGGCTCGCAAGAATCCTGCCGCCACCCCGCCGCCGGCGGCGGGTGGCAAGGCGAACAAGAAGTAGAAACCGGCTTCTAGGTCGTGCCAACCCCAGTCATGGGGTTGGCTTCTTTTTGTCTAGTGACTTTCAAGGGGCTGCAATGGCTCGGATCAAGAGAGACTACCTGAAGCCCGTCGCCCCTAAATCGGAGGGGGACGGATTACCGATCGGCGGCGTGTCGGCCAAGGAAGAGGGTGAGACGGACTTCTTCGACGTCACGACCCTCGAACTGCCGACCGTTGCGTGTGATGATGACGAGAAAGAAGCGAACACCGATCCGGTGCCGCCCCCCAAGGCGGTGACGACGTCGGCGGGTAAGGCCGTGAAGACCGGACCGAAGACGGTCAGTCTGGGGGAACCCCGCAAGCTGACCCGGAAGGCCCAGGACAGCCTCAAGGGGTGGCGAAGCGGCGGTACGGCACGCGGTCACAAGATGGACGATTACATGAAGAGCGTGGCCGACCAGGCCCGACTGGGGTCGGGGCACACTGGCGTATTCTTGGGGTCGGAGAGCAAGCAGCTGGTGGTGTCGTTCCCTGTCCCGGCGTTTGCGTTCGAGTTCGTGATCGCTAATCAGGGCTTCCCGATGGGTCTCGTGTGGCACCTGGTGTCGACGCACGGCACTGGCAAGTCGGGTCTGCTGGCTGAGATCGCCCGGTGGCACGATCTGGCTGGTGGCGGTTTTGAGTTAAAAGAAAATGAGACGAAGTTCAACCCCCCGTGGTACGAGAGCATCATGGGGCAGGAGGCGTTCGAGCGGATGGTGTTGACGCGGTGCAACAGCGTCGAGGATTGGCAGAAGGCCATGACCGACGGCGTCAAGATCCAGAAGAAGATGATGGACGGCACGAAGGACAAGCCCGGCCCTGGCCGGACGTTCCCGATCCTGTTCGGCGTCGACTCGATCATGGGCAAGATGAGCGACGACAGTCAGGAGTCGATCAGGAAGGAGGGCTCGGCGAGTCGCGGCTTTCCGGTGGAGGCCCTGAAGATCACGCGGTACATGAAGACCATGCCCCAGTGGCTCGACGGGTGGCCGTTCAGCGTCGTGCTGGTCAACCACCTGAAGCTCGACAAGAACCCGGACACCGGTCAGGACGTCCGCAACATGGCCGGGGGCAAGCAGACGCTGTTCCAGGAGAGTTTCGAGTTGGAGCTGCGTCGCGTCGGCCCGAAGGTGATTGAGTCGTCCGAGTGGGACGGCTTCCAGGTCGAGATTAGCTGTGCGAAGAACTCGTTCGGCCCTACGCACCGCAGCATCGTGACCCGCGTGCTGTGGTGGGAGGAACTGGATGAGGAGACGGGTGAGTTCAAGCAGAAGACGATCTGGGACTGGGACTGGGCGATGGTACGCCTTCTCTGGTCCATTATGGAGGGCAATAAGGAGAAGAACATCCGCCTCCGGAAGTACCTCAAGGAGGATGGCTTCGACATGGGGTTCAAGAATCCTGGCGGTCACGTCGACTGTCAGGCGTGGAGCAAGGCGGCTGGCGTTTCTGAGAAGGACCCGCTAAGTTATTCCGAGATGGGTGCTAAACTCCGGAACGATCCGAAGCTGATGGCTCTCTTGCGGCGTGCCCTGCGAATCCGGTCACTACCGCAACTTGAGGGCGACTATCTTGCCAGCATGGCGGCAGCGGGTGAGGGCATGCCGTGAGCGACAAAGAGAAACCGCACCCTTTCGGCGACATGCAGAAGGGGCGTGACAAGAAGGCCGAGTGGAACCTCTCCGAGGCCCGTCGCTTCGAGGAGGGGAAGGTCCAGTTCCTGTTGAAGAGGTTCGGCGTCACGAACAAGAAGTGGGACATGCTCCGCAAGTCTCGCGATCTTGTCGGTGAGAACCTTCTGACGGTGAGTCTCTTCAATGAGATGTTTCCGACCTTTCCGATTGTTCTTGGTTGTTCCCGACTAGGGGGAGTGAAGCTGCATACCGATCTCCGGTGCACGACCCCTGCGTTGTTCCGACGCTTTCAGGATGCCCCGTGGGTTGAAGCCTACGAGGAGTTCTACGAGCAGGTTTCGGGGCAGGCCCTGGATCGGACGATAGGGCTTATTTTCCCCCGCAAGGGGGTGCAGCAAGGTTTGTTGATTCACAACGGGGGGCTGGACGCCTATTGGGTGCGTGGCCTCCGCTGGACGTACTTCGGCGGGACTAAGGAAAAGCCCCAGCTCCTGTACGTCCAGCCGTTCGCACCCCTGGTGGGTGCGATTCACAACAACGGTCACGGCTGGCGTCCCACGCAGGACATGGCCTGATCGACACAGAGTCTGAACATTACTTAGGAGACTGACGATGGCGAGCGAAGTGGCGACGACCGGACCGAGGGAGAAGGAACTGGCGAAGTTGTACGAGTCGATGACACCCGCGACGCGGGCGGTCGTGGATGCCCGGAGGACCAGTAGCACCAAGCGGGCCGTGGGCACGGTGCTGATAGCGTACAACGATGGGTTGATGGTCCGGGACATGATGGACCCGAAGAAGGAGTCGACGTACGGCACCGGGGCGGTGGCCCAGATGGCCGCGTACTTCGGCGAGACGACGGCGACGCTGTACGGCCTGAAGAACTTCGTGGACAAGTTCGACAAGGACTACGTGCAGGAGTGGACGGATCGCCCGATGCCGTACCAGAAGCATCTGACGCTGTCGCACTGGCTGGCGGTCACCCAGTTGGACAAGGTGGCGGATGCCGAGAAGCTGCTGAAGCGGGCCATTAAGGAGGGCCTGTCGGCGAACCAGGTGGAGGCGGAAGTTCGGTCCGGTGCGATGACCCGCAAGAACGCCCGCAGCGGCGGTCGCCCGCACAGCCGGCCGGCGAGCCCGATGGCCGGGTTGCAGAAGCTCGGCTCCCTGGCCCTCGGCCTGCTGAACTACGGTAAGGCGTGCACGGAGTCGGTGTTCTCAAACATCGACGAGTTGGCCCCGGCTGACGTGTCCTCGACGCTGCTCGATAAGCTGACCGCGACGCGAGACCAGATCGACAAGACCGAGACCGAGTTGGGTGACCTCAAGGAGTACCTCGCGAAGAACATCGTGCGAGTTGAGACGGTGCTCGAAGAGAAGGAGAAGGCTGAGGCCGAGGCCAAGGAAGCGAAGGACGCCGAGGATGCCGAAGAGGCCGCTCGGGCGACCAGCCCCAAGATGAAGACCAAGCCGGCTGCTGCGGCCAACGGCAAGCCAGTAACCAACGGCAAGCCGGTCGCAACCAACGGCAAGCCGACGGGCGACAAGAAGAAAAAGAAGAAGGCCGGCAAGCCTGTCGCTGCGGTCTGATAACCAGGAGCAGGGATGTTCTCCGTTTGCGTACTCCTGTACGGCTCGCACGCCGATCTTGCTCGGCGTGTGTTGCTTTCACTCATTCAGCACGCCAACTGGAAGTTCATTGCCGACGTGCGGATCGGCCTCAACGCTTGTGGCGAGGAGACCTGTACCACGGTGGACCTGCTGGGCGGGACGATCAAGAAGTTGTGCCCGCTCATCACGTACACGCCCGATCGCAACGTCGGCAAGTACCCGCTGATGCGACGGATGTTCTACGACACGGCGAACCCGGTCGCCGAGAACGTGATGTGGTTCGACGACGACAGTTATCTGCTTGGCACCAACAAGTACGTGTTTGAGGTGGTGTCGACGTATCTGTCGAAGAACCACATCAGCGGTGGCTCGACGGTCGTGGGTGCCCGGTACACGATGGGGCTGATGGGCAACCAGCACCTGGGCATCAACGCCCAGCCCTGGTGCATGACGCCCGTGAATAGGCACCACGTCTTCACGTTCCCGCAGGGGGCGTGGTGGGCGGCTCGGACATCGTTCTTGCACGAGTGGAACTACCCGTTCCCTGAACTGCACCACACAGCAGGCGATCGCATCCTGGGCGAGCTGCTTGAACAGCGTGGGCGGCACCTGGTCAACTATCGACAGGGCATCGCCATTAACGCCGACGATGCGGGCCGAGAGTCCAAGGCCCCTCGCCGAGGCGAGAGCGGCAAAATTGAAGCACTGTGGGCGGACTACAGGCCCGGCCCGCCGGACCTGTCCCACCAAAAGTTCGACTGCGAGATCACGAGGAAGGCATGAAGTTCGACGTGCAGTGGTGCAACGTACTGCCCAACCTGATTACCGGCGTACCGCCGTCGTACGTCATTGAGCGTGAGTTGCTCCACGGCGTGAACCCGCACGGCAGCGTGTTCAACGTCGCCGAGGTGAGCCGCGTCGGGCGGTACGTGGTCCCGCAGACGCCGGTCTTGATCGAGAACATTAGGTGGGGGGTGACGAACTCGGATCAGTATGTCCGCATCCCGATCTTTGCCTACCGCACGAAAGGGCGGTCACTGTCGGAGATCTGGGGTCTGGGCATCCAGATTGGTCTGGCGGCGGCGGAATCTTTACGGTCTATTGACCCGCTGCCACCCAAGTCAGCGGTCCTCGTGTTGGGACACGAGTGTACGGACCTGTCTCCGGAAGACGCCTTCCGCTGTTATGTGGGGGTGGCCTTTAGGACGGACCAATGACCCCTGCCACGACCGTGCCGGTTCCCCCGCGAACCTCGCCACCTCGCCCGTCACGCACGCCGCGTGACATCCTCGACAACATGACGGATGACCTGTTCAAGATGGAGCGGAGCCTTGCCGGGTACAACTACCTGTCGGGAGCCCTCAACACCATCAACGACACCCTCCCCGACGGCGAGCGGGCCAAGGGCTTGCCGATCTTTCACTACAAGGCGTCCGTCGACGGCGTCAAGATGATTGACGTCGTGTCCGACCTCAAGGAAATCGACCCCTCTTACTTGAACTACATCCTTGCCCCCATGTGCGACGCACACGGCAAGACGATGCTTGCCTCCATCGACAGTCTGATCAAGAACGCCCAGGAGATGTACAAGCTCGTGCAGGGGGCACTGACGGTTCCGGAACCGAAGGCAACATGACAACAGAACGATATGATTTTAAGCCGCTCAGCCCGCGTGACGGCTACCGCGTCGAGCGGGTCGAGCTTGGAGAACTGTCGCTGTCTTTGTACCTCTACTTGGTGGTACTCGACGAGCGACAGCCTCTTTTCAAGGGTGATACGGATCAGTCCGTGCTGCTCGCGAAGTGGGAGAACCACACCCAGGCCGACCGGGCGGACTGTGCAAGGCTGGAGCTGCTACTCCAGTCCGTCGTCAGGTACTTCAACACCGGCGGCAACGGCAACCTCCTCGGCGTCGTCCTGAAGACGCTCCGTGGGCTTGTCGGTGACCGGTGGTTCCCAGGATGGGAATACTTCGAGGGTGTTGTGAACGACAACGGCGACTACGAACACCTGTTCGTGGCGACCGATCAGAGCGGTGACGCAGTTCTGTGGGTCGAGGATCAGTTCATCGACGCCGAGACGTCGCTGAAGAAGATCCGCAAGCAACAGGAACGCCATGCCGAGCGAGTACAAAAAGGGAAAGTCCGAAGAGCAGAGCAGCGGGCAGCTGCCGACGGAAGGGTCTATCGAATGGAACTACCCAATCCAGGCGATTATTACCCTCCGCAACTCCCTGGTCGAAGTTCTGATGCACGAGTTCCTGGGGAAGACCCCGGAGGGTGATCGGTTCGAGGCCATGGTCGACATGGTCGCCGAGCAGTTGTCTCCGTCAATACTCCGGGATGTCATCCGGGAGTCGCTCCGGCCGCTGATCGGCACCAAGCTGGACGAGAACCTCATCCGGATGACCTGCCACCTTTTGGCCGGCAACCAGCCCCGCTTAAAAGCCCTCCGACCAGTTCGCACGTGGACCACGCAGCGGTTCCCCGAGTGGGTGCCGGTGCAGATCATGGCGTGCAACCGTACTCTCAATAAGCGAGGCGAGCCGGGGGCCACGTTTGTGTTCAAGGTGATCGCGGGCACGCCCGCGTCGCTGTTGATTCGCAAGTTCTGGAGCAGCAAACTCTGCCGCTACATGGCCACGAAGTCCTTCGGCTTCGAGCACATTCCCCGCCACGCCCGCGAGGGTGTGACGGCCCGCACGTTCGACTCCCTGGAGCAGCTCGTGACCATGCGGCTGTACGTGCTCGTCGAATCCAAGGCGTGTTACGAGGGCCGGCCGGGGTTTATCAAGACGAACGTGCCCCCGAGCCTGCGGGCGTGGAACTTGGGCCAGGTGCGGTTGCGGCACCGGACTCTACCCATGCTCGACCAGTGCAAGATGGGCAAGCTGCCGCATCTGGTGCCGTGCCATAGGTGCAAGTACGGGTACAACTCGTGTCGCGGCGGCACGCACGCCAGCGACTACGTGTTCCAGCACTGCGACGAGTGCGGTGAGGACAACGTCCCTTTCGATGTCGACCGCAGTAAGGCGGCGTGTGTGGGATGCTACATGAAGAACGCTTGGAAGAGTAACAAGAAGGAGTGACCGGTGAGCGTGTTCGACAAGCACGACGAGCCGTCCATGGTTAAGACGGTGAAGCGGACCCGGAAGAACGACGTTCCGGGCGGGTTGGTCGTGATGGTGCCGATGTTCGAGTCGGCCTGCACGCAGTTCAGGTTCATCGACAATGTCGCCGAGCACATCGACGATGATACGGGTGAGGAAGACGGTGACGTGTCTGGTTTGTTCTTCGGTCAGTACCGTGTCAACTACAAGGGTAGGAAGTTCCACTGCGGGCCGGACACGACCTGGGCAGCCGTCGAGGCTGCTGTGAAGGTGTCCGAGTTCCCGCCCGATTACTGTATTTGAGGAGTATCGGATCTGGAGACAGCTATGTATAAGGTGTGGTTGATTCGTTTGATTGGGCACGATGGCGTGCCGGGTTCTTGTAAGTTCTATGCCAAAGAGCGGAGCCTGCCGTTGGCTCCTTTTGTCGGTTTGGGCGTGTCAGTCGACCGTAACTCTGACCCGACCAGCATTGAATCGGTGACCGTCAACGAGCAGGGAGCCATTGTCTGTTGGTTGGAGGATCAGGTATACAGCAGCGACGGCAACATTTGTACCGTTGCTGAATGGCCAGAGCAGCTCGAATGGCACGTTGCAGGTTGGACGTGCGTTCCAAGTGCGGATGTGTTGTCTACTCCCGAATACAGTGAGAACAAATAATGGGTCAGCTCGTTAAGCCGGAAGTGTTCCTGACCGGGTTCACGGAGATCCACGAGCCGGGTGTGAAGGCGTACCTGGAGAAGACCAAGCAGATGGACTTCTGGGACGACTACCTGGCCGCCCGCGTGGCGGGCATCTCCGGCGGCGAGTCGCTGTGCTCCATGTACGCCAAGCTGTGCTACAAGAGCCTGGTGGTGGGCAAGAACGCGAACGTGAGCAAGGTTCGGTCGGTGAAGGCCAACCTGGAGAGCTGTTTCGACACGGGCCACGGCTCGGTGTTCGAGCACTGCAACATCAACTTCCTCGTGACGGACTGCTCGCGGGTCTACTGCTACGAGCAGGGCACGGAAGTCTACACGAACAGCGGTTGGAAGAAGATCGAAGACTTGACCGTCGCTGATGAACTCCTGACGCTGAACCCGGACACCAGGAAGGCTAAGTGGCAGACTCCTGCCAGCGTCCACAGCTTCGACTACGACGGGAAGTTACTCGGTTGGAAGACCGGGCAGATGGTGTCGCCCGGCATGACGCCCGACCACTTGTTGTGGGCGGCTCGCGTCAATCCGCGTCGGGCTCGTGGGCTGTCGCTGGCCGAGAACGTGGCTCTTTACTCCGAGAAGGTGCCGATCTCGGAGGTGTTTCGCAAACCCATCGTCATCGACCACGAAGTTTCATTTGCGGCCGAAGACGACCGCGAGCAGTTCCAGATCGGTGAACACACCTACGACGCTTACCGCCTGATGGAGTGGTTGGGATGGATGGCAACGGACGGTACTTTTTCCGTCGAGCGTCCGAACCAGTGCGTCATCAACCAGTCGAAGGTCGGCAACCTGCCGGCACTGCACTCGCTCATGAGCGAGTTGTTTGGGAGCCGGTGGCGGCACCACGGCCCGTACTCTGACAGCCGGATCGAGTATTTCCCGTACTCTGACAGCCGGATCGAGTATTTCACGATCTCGGACGGTGAGTTGTCGGCGTGGGCTAAACAGATGATCGGGCCTAACAACAAGGAGCGGCATTTCGTTACTGATCTGTTCAATCTGAGTCGGCGACTTCTTCGTGGCTTCTTCGCTGCGGCAATGTCTGGTGACGGGACCGTACATCACTCGAACGGCCACCAAGCCTTGTACTGCGAAACGGAGCACGCCGCCGGTCAGTGGCAGGTTCTCTTAGGGCGACTCGGTCTGTGTGCCAACGTGCGAAAAGACGACCGCTCCGGCGTCACACGAGACTTCCGCGATGGCATCATCCGGCACACGAAGCCGAGTTGGGTCGTCAGTGTGAGTCGTAAGTCGGTGTCGATCATCAAGACCCAACACTTCTGGGAGGAGGACTATCACGGGAAGGTGTACTGTCCGAAGACGCAGGACGGGATTATCTATGTTCGCTGTCACGGCCTTGCGTTCTGGTGTGGTAACACCCACGAGCAGGTGCGTCAGCGGGCCGGGTGGGCGTACTCGCAGACGTCGGGGCGGTACTGCCGCCTGGACAGCATCGACCTGGTCTGGAGCAATCTGCTCAATCCCGTGAAGGATCTGTGGCTCGAAGGGCTGTCGTGCATCGAAGACCTGGTGTACCTGACCGAGTGCAAGCTCGGCCTGCGTAAGCCGAACCCGAAGTTCCCGCACGCCCCGGCCGAGGCGGGTCTGACGGCCAAGCCGAACGAGTCGAAGTGCCTGGCGGCGTGGGCGAACATCCCGGCAGGCACGCTCCGCGAGGATTTGAAGTGGGTGCCGGACGACTCGTTCAACTTCGACAAGCGGAAGGCCATCACCAGTGCTATCCGTCGCATTGCCCCCAACGGGCAGGCGAACGAGATCGGCATGACGGCGAACATCCGGGCTCTGCGGCACGTCGTCCAACTCCGCACCGCACCGTTCGCGGAGACCGAGATCCGCGACATCTTCGGGCAGGTGTTCAACCTGACACGGGCGAAGTTCCCCACGCTCTGGTACAAGTCCCGCACCAAGATCGTCGACGATCTGTTGTGGGTGTACGGGATGAAGAGTAACCCGTACGACATCGACGCGGGCGACCCGAAGGCACTGGAGTTTTGGACGACCGAGTCCCTCCAGGGCGAGCTGGCCAAGCGGGCGGACGCCGCGTTGAAGGCGTAGCTCCTCTTGATCTTTCGTGCCGTGAAAGAGATGATCGTCACGACCGTGGCCGAGTCCCCGGTCGTGTCACTAAAGGGAGTTACGATGGCAAACGCAAGCCGCACACCGTCCGCTCGATACATGGCAGCCAAGGTCCTCTTGGCCGCTCTCAAGGTGGCCCACGGCCAGTCGACCGAGGAACTGGCCAAGATGTTCGAGTCCCGCGTCAGTGACGCGAAGAAGACGAAGGTCGACGACCAGATCGGCAAAATGACGAAGAAGTTCAAGGAACGCTTCCAGCGTATTGTGGACGCCTGGGAGAACCCTCCACCTAAGAAGCCGGGTGTGAAACCGCCCGTCGGAAAGAAGAAGGCATGAGTGACGAACTGTTCGCCGACGCCGTCAACACTTACGGCGAGAAGATTCTGGCGTGGGCGAAGAGTAAGGAGTTCTGGAAGGACTGCCCGGAGTGCAAGGGAACCGGCGTCGACGTCCACTGCGACGAGTGCAGCCCGGTCAAGTGCCCGGACTGTCGCGGCACCGGGACCGAGCAGCAGAACTTCGCCGGGAAGCTGATGCTGACGGTTAGCGAGTTGTCTGAGGCGATGGAGAGCCACCGCAAGCACGGCTTCGACGAGACGGACGAGAAGTGCCCGCAGTTCACTAACATCGAGATCGAGTTGGCCGACGCGGTGATCCGCATCATGGACCTGAGTGCGGCCCTGAAGCTCCGGTTGGGCCAGGCCATCGTGGCCAAGATGGCGTTCAACCACACCCGCCCCGTTAAGCACGGCAAGCGGTACTGATGTAGATTCCAGTTTCTAGGACCTGAACATGAGCCTGCAAGCACGCCTGTCGGAAAACGATCCGCGACTCTACAACTCCTATCGAGACGTAGCTCACTGCTTCGGCGATGTGATGCGTGAGGTCGCGGCTCGCCTGGAGGACCGGCGGTGGCCGGAACTCGATGCTATCCTCACCAAGGAGGGCATCACGATGGATCAGCTCGGGGATGCCTGTGCCGCAGCCTGCACGTTCGTGCAGACGGCGACCGAGCTGCCCAAGGAGAAGATGCACGAGGCGTTGGAGAGGTCGGGGTGGTGGAAGGTCCCAGCCCCGGCCCAGATGGCTCTGTGTGCGATGATTGGTACGGTCATGTTCGGGTACTTTTACGCGGGAGTCCGGGAGGCCACCCTGGGCGGTCAGGGGCCGTGCCAGACCTTCCAGGACCTCCGGGCCTTCGGCAGCCACGCCCAGGCGTTGCTGTCCATGGGGCCGTGGAAGCGACGCTGGGTTCGGTTCACACTTCGTCTCGAAGCAACCTGGAAGGCCCTCCGAGGCCGGTAAAGGAGTCGGCGTGATCGTTCCGATGTGGCCCAAATGGTTCACGGACCAGTACGGCGGCAAGTTGCCTCGCACGTACTGTTGTTTCGACACCGAGACGACGGGGTTCAAGAAGGGTGTTGACGTCATCACCGAGTTCGGTCACGTCATCGTCGAGGACTGCAAGATCACGAGCCGGTACAACGTCGTGGTCGACTGGCGGAACCACAAGGTGGTGCCTGACCATTGGCTCCGCGAGCGGCTCGACTACGTCCGGGAGAGCATGGCCAAGACCGGCCAGCACTACACCACCAGCTACGAGCGGATGGCCGACGAGGGTGTCGAGCCCGACCGGGCGTTTGACCTGTACTACGAGATCCTCCAGGGCCTCATCGACAGCGGGTTCTATTTCGTCGGGCATAACATCGCGTTCGACGAGGAGATGATCGCGTACAACATGGCCGGGTTCTACAAGCGGGAGTTCGTCCTGCCCGACGACCGCGTGTTCGACACGGCGGCGATCGAGAAGGGCAACCAGATCTACGACCAGGCCAAGGCGTTGCCGATTGTCGGTGAGACCATGAAGGACTACTTCAAGCGTCTCGGCCGGTTGGGCGGGGCGGGTGTGCACTCCAACCTGACTCGGCACTGCGTTGAAAAGTACAAGCTCAAAGAGAAGTACAACCTCGACATGACGGACGCCCACCGGGCTGAGTTCGACGCCCGGCTGACGCACTACCTGTTCGAGGAGTTCCGGGACATGGCGGCTAATGCCCCGCCGCCACGGCCGGGCATGGCCCACCCGCCGGTCCGCGTCGCCCGGCCACCTGTGGCTAAGGAACGTAAGGT